TTTTCTGGGGTTCAGGGAATTCCATGGCCGGACCTTCAGGCCGGATTTTCCACCAATGTCAGTGCATGTTTTCTCCATGCTGTCGTCCCATTGGTTTCACTTCGTTCAACCCATCCGTATCTTTTTCCCCTTTTCCTTTTCGCCAATAGCATAATTTTCAATGCCATCACGCGCTGCGAATGTTACTCGTCCTTCCATGATAAACTGGCCATATGTTCTGGAACTTCAGCCGTTTTGCGTTGTCCATGTCTGCCGGCTTACGCCTTCAGCCATTTGGACAGGCCCCACTTGTAACTGAAGTTTACAGTACGTGTTTTGAATCCCTCAAATTTTGGGTGTCTGACCCCTGGGGACGGTTTTAGCCCTTGAACCCCCGGTAAAAATGCCTCGAAGTGCGGAAAATGCCTTATACTGCCTCGTTCTAGACGACATTTTTTCAAAAATCTTTAAAATCCGAATCTGTAAAGGGTACATGAATGCTTTAAAATCAATGAGTTACGATTGTTAATGTGACAACAAAGATTACACACAATCGCAAGTATGGAAACTGTCGCTGAGCGTAAAAGGGGAAGTAATGTCAGCAAACGAAGGCCAGGAGAAGGTCAAACGCGAGTACAAGTATCGCAGAAGACCTCCAGTAAGTGAAGAGTCGAAACAGACTCGGAGATACGCCAATGAAGTACGCAGGCTCTATAAAGGATTTTTTGTCGTGAAAGACTCAGCCACCTATGTGGACGAAAAGACTACACTAGCTCATAGCTGCCTTATTTGCGGCAGCACAGAAGTAGTGAAGCCGAAAACCGTGTTATCTGGTCGTGGTTGCAGTGAGTGCAAAACCACTGAAGAGCACATGAAGCTGCTAGCCGATCACATACAACGCTTGAAAGAAGTACACGATGGGCAGTTCGAGCTTATAGGATTGCCACCACGCTTTACTGGGGCGAGTAAGGAAATGCACCGCTGTAAGGAATGCACGGGTCAGTTTATTGTGCGTCCCGGGGCTGTACTAATGCCTGACTTCAAATGCAGCTTCTGCGAGGACAATAAGAATCAAAAGCGCCAAGTACGAGCATATAAGAACAGACTAGAGCTTTTATACGGTGGGCAGATTCGCTTGACGCACAGATTGAACTTGCACGAGCCTGTGTCATATACTTGCTCTTGTAACGCGCAGCACCCAAGCATGTGGGTTGCGAGTATCGAAGAAATGCTTTCGGGTAGCGGATGCCCGAAGTGCGGCAACGCAGTTGCAATGCCTAAGCTTGTGAATCCAGTGATGAAGAGGGGTAAAGGATTCATTCTACGCCGCTCACTTGAAGCCAAGGCGCTAAATGCAATCTCGGCAGAAGTACCCTCGTTATTGGATGTAGAAACGGCTTTGACTTACCCGATTCCGGTGATCGGGAAGAAGCATGTGCCTGCATACTATCTAGTTAAGAAGAACAAGCTGGTTGACGTAACTACGCTAAAGCTCTTTGATGAAGCGCGACCTCGCTATGTTTCTCGCTATAGGAAAGCGAAAAAGCTAGGATACGAATACGCTCTGATTGTAATTGATGAGAAAAAAGATATTGTGGTGATGTTCAACAGTGAGGAATGGCTGGCCTCTGCTGACAAGAAGTTGCCGCTCAATTTGAGGGAAGACTTTGTGATCGGCCCTAAGAACGTTCGATGCAAAACGTTCAAAGGCGAGAAGGAAGGGAAGGTATAGAAAAAAGAGTGGTCTGGGAGCCAAAGCGATAAAGGGGATAAATCGCAGCTCACCAGACCACTGAAAAATAAAACTAAGGAGGACTTACAAAATGAATCAAACGCAAAAATCTAATGCGCAGACACAAGCACGCAGGAACAGTTTCAAACAGCCGAGTAGTGCGATAATGCATCAACATGCCGATGGGCGCTTATGATTGGGAGCATTCGCCTATGACCATCATTCACGTCCTGCGTATTTTGAAATTATGATTTATGCCGTTTCGCGGCACACATCCATCAATCAAATTCCCAATGCTGCTCTAGCTTCACGCACCAGTGACTTAGCACGCTTCACCTGAGGGTCGTTCATTTCAGACTCTTTCAAATACCTCTTCAAACCAGTTGTGATATTGAACTTCGGAAGATCGCGGATCGTCAATTCAGCCGAACGCTCACCTTCTTCCTGCTCCATGTTGACCTTTACTGATTTCGCTGCACCCATCAAGTAGATGATGTTCGGGAAATCACGCATGATGTTCTTCGGAACAATCACGCCTTCGCCAGTTAGGATCTTGTAGCGAATGTTTTCGTCATGCGTCAATGTATCCCAATCGTCTGAGCTCTCGATTAACTTCGTCTCGAGCGTGAAGTCAGGATGTGAATTGACGAACTCGTGGTGCACAGACAGCTTACCGCCATTGACGTACTTCGCCGTGAAGTCCAAAAAGCCTTTCGGCAGCGCTTCACCGAAGTTCTTCTGATACAGTGATCCACAGTAGGCAAATCGTTTCGAGCGCAGGAACTGCTGTTGATGAATGTGGCCGGAGAAGATGAAGTCACCAGCCTGGCGTTTGAACTTTTCGTCATCACCATGCTTCAACGGACGCCCATTATCACCGATAGCACCTGCAACCTCGATGTGTGCAAACACCAGCGGTGGCTTAGGTGCCTCAAGCACTTGATTGTGCGGGAACGGCATGAAGCAGCAATTGATACCGTCGATCTTCTTCAGCGTAGGCTGGTAGAACAAGTGGAAGGTTTTGAAGAACCCACTATCAGCCAACACCTTCAGAACGTCCATCGACGTCTTTGTGGTGTGAGCAACGTCGTGATTGCCCAGCTGATAGTAGGTATGAATATGACCGTCGTATGTGAGCAGCAACGTGATGATCGAAATCAGCGTGTGCTCGTCCATACGAGGAACGTCGCTCATGTCTCCAGGAACGAAAACATGGGAGATGCCATGCTCTGCTGCATAGCGGTAGGGTTTGTGAATCTCAGCGATTTGCTTCTCAGTCGGATTGCGAAAGATTTTCGCCATGCCGTTTAAATGCCAATCGGATGTTACGATTCCTCTGAGTGCCATAGTATTCTCTAATGCGTTGATATATGCACTCTATTTACATTATTGCTCGTGCTGACCTCTTGGCGTAATTGAAATGTCGATCAGCTTGAACCAACCTTCGATCTGCAAAGTGTACGCAGTTCGACCCAAGGGCTTCTTGCTAGGAGGGCCACCCACAGCTTGAGCATTTAGCACTCTACACAATGCCGCAACAAGCTCTTCTACTGAGGCTGCATCCTCTACCCAAGGTACTGCGATAATGTCGTAGTCACGCGCCTGAGTCCCGTGAACACCTATTGCATACCCATTATCCCTAGCTACTGATCGGATCAGATCAATGGGCGGATTGGCTGGCTCATGCCAAGCATCTGCTACTGTCCCATCCTTACAGCGAAAACATTCACGCTCGGGCGTCCCATACACTCGGGAGCCATTACAAATAGTACAAGGCTTCTTACTCATTCTAAAAACTCCTTCCATTCAATAGGGAAGCTGCAACGTCTTGTAGCCCCACGAAACATTGGTGCGATCTCTCGATCCTTGTACCCAGCCAGTCCGCATCCGATTCGCGTGACGAAAAACATCAGCTCACGATTCTCTTTAGTGAATTGCCTGAAACGTTTCACCGCCGCTTTGATTTCACTCTTTGACAGAACGTTTAGTGAACCATCCTTAGTCGGTATGGCATAACAACGTCGCATCAATCCCTCACCTATACCTCGTCGTGCACCGTACTTACGTTTAGCGACTTCGGCGGCACCTTTACCGTGGCGACCAGCGGTGTTCGAGCCAAACACAAACACCTCGTCTTCCGCTGGCGCACATCCATCTACGTGGTAGCGATACCTGGTGAACATGGATCTTCAATGCGCAAGAAGGGGAGCTCTGTGACGACCATCTCGGTCTTACCTTCGGTGTTGCCGATAGGGTAAAGCTCGAGATTTCCATCTGGATTACGGCGCCGAATCACATCACCTGGTTCGAGGAAGTCTATGTAAGATTGTTTCCATGTGCCGTCAAGCTGCTTCACTTCGATAGTTATCGTTATGCTTGAGTCTCTCATTTCAGTCCTCCACGATTAGCAAGGACATTGCTTCACCACGATTGCCTTGAATGGAGGCCTCGTAAGGCATATCCCATTCGACCATATCGGAACCGATGGTGACAGTCGGTACCTGACCCTCATTGACGCACAGAGTACCTAAGAAGGCCGGTGCGCCAAAGAAGACACAGGCATCGGGATCGATCACGCGATGCTCTGGCGTCCTGAAAGCGTCACTCATTACAGGCATGCCATACAGGTGCCCCATGTTACCGCGCATGACGTTTTCGATCTTCGAACTTGGATCGAACATGCTGCGAATTTCGGGATTGGCAATAAGGTTGTCACTGTAGAAGCGAGAGCCCATGAGACACGCATACACAGGAATGTCGTTATCAGTTACGATAGAGCGAACCTGAGCAAGCAGTTGCCCAGTCACTTCATTACGCTTCACACGAACGATCCGACTAGCCTTGTTCTTGAACGCTAGGCTGACAAGACCCCGATCTTCTGACGCGAACATTTGCTCCTGAGCTGAAATGAATTGCTCTTCCATCTGCAGGCGCTTGTTCACACGGTTGCGCTCAAACTTCATCGACACGGTCTTTTCAGACGGCTGCGCCCCGGTCATGGGAATACGATTGAGAAGACGCCGAGCAAAGCCTTCATGCTCGGCCGTACTCACTAGCTCTTGTTGAGTGCAGATAGCAAACGTAGGGTGTGCGTAATCGACGATGCTGTAGAACACATCTTTGCTGATCGTGATGTTCTCTTTTTTCGCGAGCTTCTCTTCTTGCTGACGCGCTTGCAAGGTCTTGAACATCGTGTTTATGTCCGGCTGTTGATCCATTTCTCTTCCTCCTTAACGTTTTATAACTGCTACTACCTTCCCTATCAGTTCAACTCCTGCATCGTGGATCAGTTGAGAAGGATCTGCACTGTTCGACAGCTGAACTTCTGGTAGCACTACCTCCGACTTGATCTGTTGCCTCGTCGTACTAACAACCACGCCTATGACGATATCGCTAATATCGTACTCTTGCGAAGCACCGAAGAAGTCAGCAGCAGCCTGTCGCAAGTCTCTACGTGAATACGATTGACCCGGATCGAGCGAGTCAATAAAACTGTTCAACAACGCTTTCATGTTGCATCACTCCATGGATTCTCTTCGCTATTTCCACCCATGACAGTGTTGTCCGAAGTGTTTACGAAGAAGTGGGTTCCTGTTAAAACCTTTTGCGGCTGATGGCGAGTAGGATCAAGAGCTCGAATCGCAGCAAGCGTCTGCTGAATTTCCCGTTCCAGCATTTTCGAGTAGTACATCTCTACACTACGCTTACCGCCAGTCTTCTCTTCAGACGTGTAATCCACCATCATGCGGTATGGATCAGACATCTGAACACGCGCTTTCTCAAGGCGGCGTTGAGCGATGATGTTGCGAAGCTCTTGTAAGCGTGTCATCATACGCTCGAACAAGTTCGATGCTTTGCCGCGCACCTGATCCCAGATCACCTGAAGTGCCGCGTAATCATCTTGCGCATACGCTTTCTTAGCTTCGACAAATAATGCCTGGAGCTTAAGATCTGTTGTCTTATCAGGATGAGTCTTTGCCGCGATCTTACGGAAGAGCTTTTTGACCTTTTCAGAGACCTTAACATGCTGTTCCTCCATCTGTTCGGACATACGCTTGTTATGCTGCTCGTTATGATAACGGTGCATGCGCTCGATCTCTTCGTCAGTCAACTCAGGACCGCTCGATTCCTTCTCTTCAGCTCCGTCAACCGTGTCGCCCATCATCTTTTTCAAGTAGACGAGTTCGAGCTCTTCTTTAAGCTCTTTCAGCTGGCGAAGAGTTTCAGAGTGTGCCTCCTGCAACTCCTCTTCCATGGCTGTAATCTTCGACTTGATAGACTCAAGTTCATCCTGCAATGCTTGTGCCTCACGCTCGAGCCGCGCCTCTTCTGAACGCTGCAACTCCTCGTACTCTCGCGTAGGCTTCCACATTACAAGAGCACGGCAGTCGGAAAGCTGAAGCTTACCTTGATACAGTGCTAATGTCATTTAATTCCCCTTTACCACAAACCCTTTGATTGCTTGACCCGATCCTTCAGGTGTTTCTTGATCTGCACGAGCGTCTCTTTCAATTCGTAACGCTTGCACAGCTTCTCGATGCGTTCCACATCAGGATCTTTGAACGCGCAGTTCTCAAGAGTCACCTTGTGCGGTATGTCGAGCTTGAGCTTAATCAACTTGCGGCCAAGCTTGTGCCACTTCTTCTTTTTCGCAGCTAACAGGTGTTCAACGACGACCGGAGTCTTTTTCGGCTTCTTGGGCTTTCCGTTCTTGCCCATTTCAGCTTTAGGGATCAGTTCATCAATACGAGCAAGCAGTTCTTTCAGCGTGCCGAATTGATTCAACCATCCAGCAGCGGTCTTCGGACCGACCTTATCAACGCCTGGGATGTTATCGACCTTATCGCCAAGCAGCGTGAGGTAGTCGACGATCTGATCGGGACGTACGCCGTATTCAACACGAATGCCTGCCGGATCGAGTAGCTCACGTTCCTTTGCGGTCACAATGTTGACGTTCTTCGTCACCAGCTGTGCCATATCCTTATCGTTCGTGGAGATCAATACCTCGCAGCCTTGCGCTTCAAACTCAGTGGCCAACGTGCCCATGAAGTCGTCGGCCTCAACGCCCTTCTTACCCAGCAGACGGAAGCCCATCGCCTTCAGTATCTGGCGAATTGGCTTGAACTGCTGTTTGACCTTCTCGTAGTCGTCTGTCTCTTTCGACTTGACTCGCGACTCGGAGCGCTTGTACTCTGGATACACTTCCGAACGCCAGCTAGTGCGGCCACCCTTATCAAAGATTACCACGACACGATCAGGCTTCAGCTCATTGATATCCTTGAGGATGATGTTCAACGTGCCTTTGATTGCGTTCGTCGGGAAACCTTCTTTGGTGGTCAACGGCTCGACCGCCCAATAGCCGCGGTGTACGTAATTATTTCCGTCCACTAAAAGGACGCGCAGCCGTTTGATCTTCTTTTCTTTCTTAGCCATGACGGCTCCTATTTGTCAAAGTCTATTGCGTGATGCTTCCAGTCGAAGCTCAATGTATTGCGCAACCATTCGGAGGTTAATCTACGGTCGTAGCGCATCTTGTACTGATACACTGTTGATCCGTACATGAATACCGTGCCGCTGGACAATGGCCTCAATACAGCGACGTTGAAGAACTCGCACAAGAAATCAATCTCGCAGGTCGAGAACCGTGCCTCAGCATTCGCCACCCAAGGATGCAAGTCCTTCGGTACAGGAACATATTGCCCCGTAGTGCCACTTAACACAGCACTCACATGCGCCCACTGCTTAAACGCCCCATCAAACAAGCGCTCAGCTAAATGCTGACGAAGCGAATCTTGCTGCGTTGAGTCTAGCCCAACCGCGTAGTAGGGTATAACAGGGCGATGACCAGTCTGCAGCAGTCTAGCCTCTTCAACCGTGTGCGTAATGATCTGAATCATGCTTTTGATCTGCTCGACTATAGACGTTTTGCTGTAGATCAACCTAGTATCCTCACCGACGCCGAGGACTTTTGGAAAACTTGGAATATTTGGATTGGTGAAGATCATGATTGCTTCTGCTTATCAGTCGATTGTCTGTACGCATCCCATCTATGCGGGTGCGATTTTCCTAAGGGACGTTTTGAATCTACTGCAATGCACTGCTCGCCAGCTTGCACCAAACAAAAAGGGCATACGACTGATCGTACGCCCTCACGAAGGTCAGGCAAGCTTGGCCTGATGTAATCTGGTCGAGACAACTACGCCTCCGTCTTTTTTGGCCCCTGTAACCTTGTACACAGGCTTTCCGATTATGTGTACGATCTTTGCTACGAGGAGATTGTCGAATACGTTCTGAACAACCGTCTTCAGCGTCCTTGCGTCGAGGTCCGCATTGGGGAAGAACTGCTTGACGAAGATCATCACGCCTTCAATGTCTACCAAGGTGTCGGTCTCTGCGCCTTCTTTTACACCCAACGCTGTCTTCACCACAGAGCTCTTAATCTCTCTCGACACTGTGTTCACGATATTTTCGATACGGTCCATCACACTTCCTCCACTCTGAGAACAACCCGCTCGATTGCAGAACCATTGCGCACACAATGCCCTTTAAGCTCGAACTTGTCACCGATTTTACGCTGCATCATCAGTCGCTGGAACGTTGCTGCTACAAGTTGATCCTTATCCAGAACCTTTTTGTCTTGTACCGATGCAACGTTGTCCAGCTCTTTGAGAATGTCGCTCTTGAAAATGATTCGCTCGCGGAAGCTAGCGTTCATCCCGCTTTTGAAGCGATCACTGATCTTGTAGGCTGTATCAAACAGCACTTCATCCGCGTCGAATTTACTGTCCATTATGTGACCTCGACTGTTTGACAGGCTTCAGCTGGAGGAGTCTTGTCGTAGTCCTTCGATTTAGCTAGGACTGCCAGCATCTCATACTCCATAGCACGCAGACGCTGCAACTCAACCAGCTCACTGGTGATGAAACGCTTGCGTTCGTACATGGCTTGAATTACATGCGCTTCCCATGCTGCATCGAATAGCGCGTGATGCTTGACATAGTACGCAGGACTCTTGGACGTCGCTTCACCTACCTCAGCGAACTCCCGTGCGGTACGAACATCGCGCTCGTCACGGAAGTAAATGTCCAGCTCAAGACCCATGTGATCGAAGGCATCACGAAGGATTGCGCAGTCGAATGTAGGAGCATTAGCCCAGACACGGCGTGGCTTCACCACCTTCAACCAAGCTGCGAGACGCGCAAACGTGTCGATCAACTTCTCACGATGACCGGCCGCTACCTCGAGCATGTTGTAGGACTGCTTCTCCCACCACTTGATCGTTTCAGGATCATGCGTGAAGCCGTGACGCAACGTCTGATACAGCGACACCGGCGTGTAGAACAAGCCGACACTGTTTGGATTGGACAAGTCTTGGAACGTTTCGATAGGCATACGCCCATCTTTCAGGAACGCCCCTTGCTCTTCCGAGATAATGTCTTCTTGAGAAAGAAGAACAGTTGGATTGAAAGAGACAGCGCCGATACTCATGATACCAGCCATCTTCTTCTTTGATCCAACCAAATCCAGGGTTTCGAGATCGAGGGATACTTCGGGTTGAATGCTCACTTCATTTTCCTTTCGCACTACTCAGTGAGCATACACGCGAAATCTCGTTTCGGATGTTGAACTTCACTGGCTGGGGTTTTTCGATTTCTGCTTGAATAGGGTTTAGTACCTGTTCCGCAGTCATAAGATTTGCTTTGTTCGTGGTTAAGTTCTTCCACTGTTTGCAGTCCTTGCAGCACTGCTTAACCGTGACGACGTTCTTGGGCTTGCGATTTGCCTCACACGCATTCACCGACATGGTGGATAGTAGAGTAGGGCAATAGAAATACATTACTGACTTGACTTCGTTATTGGTGTTCTTAGCTTTGGGCATGTTATTGGTCTCCCTATACAATGTATATTTACAGATATTACGTGGATAAAAAGCTTGAAGAGTACACCACAACTGCATCACATTGCCCAGGAATTTTATGATTACCCAGTGAAAGGGCTTGGTCGAGAACGACATGCTGATTGTACGTGCGATACTGACGCCAAAACAGCAATCCAAATAATCCCACAGTGCAGATTAGGCCGGATAACAACATGACGTTGCCCAGCCTAAACGAACTAGATACGATGTTAGGTTGCATGATGGTCTCCAAACGTAGACACATCAAATTACAGTACGCGACGCACAAATGAAAATGGCCGGTGCAGCTTTCGCCGCACCGGCCACTCGATCAATCCTCGTCGTCGTTATCCGACGGCTTGGACTCTTCTTCCTCTTCAGCGCCACCTGCTTTCTTGGTAGCGAAGAACTTGTCTACGCCGCTACCCTTCTGCAGATCGTTGAAGCACCACTCGCGCAGATTGAACGGCTTGATTCCGAGATACTCGAAAATCTTCTTCTGCTGTTCTTTCGATCCGACGATCAGCATCTTGAACTCGAGCCACGAAATTGCCTTCTTAGCTTCTTTGCCTTTGATAATGAGCTTGATCGAATTGCGCTTGCCTGCACACTGGCCGGTATCAGCCAGGTAACGCCACGTATCCCACACGGGGTCGAAACCGCGTGCTTTGCCGTCACCGTCTTCGATCCACAAACGCAGCCAGCCTTCCAGATTAGGAACGCTCAGCTTGTTCTTGTGGGCACGAACATGGATCATGCGATACTTGTCAACGCCACCGGACTTGCCTACCGACTTCTCTTCGACGATCATGCCTTTGTCGGTCACACCAGGCGCCGAGTTCAGAACACGAGGCTGCATACGCAGACGAACATCGGAGTAGAACTTCGGTGCTTCACCGCACGGCTCGTATTCAGGATTACCATAAGTAACCATCGGAGCCTTACGCAGCTGATTCACCGCGACGATACAGATACGCTTCGCACGAAGCTTACCCTTGATGCGCTTGATCTGTTCGGAGAACATACGCGCTTGCATCGCCATTGCCGAACCCGGATCATCAACGTCCTGCTTTTCAGGAAGCATAGCTGGCAACGAATCGAGAATCACCAGAGCCTGCAAGTTGCCGTCCTTTGCGGGGACGCGATACTTGCCAGTCTTCTTGAAGTAGTTCTTGTCGAACTTGTCACCAACGATCTTGACGTTGTTCTTGTTGACCTTGCCGTCCGGTTGATAGTGGTCGTACACATAGTACCACTGTTCGCCCATGAGGATCTTGTCCGGCAGTGTACGTTCCAGCTTCGCAACGTAATCGAAGAACTTCTCTGCAACGCCTTCAGCGTAGTAACGAACACGAGGAGGCACCGCCCACTTCGACGTCTTGGGATCACGAACACCGAACACTTGCTCGATCGGCATCTTGATGCCATTGGTGCGCATGATGTTCTCAATGTACTCGGGCGAGGACGAGCCTTCGTAGTCCCAGTACGAAATGACAGGAACTTCCGTGAGGAGAGCTGCCGTCATGAACGTCGATGCACCAGTCGATTTACACGACTGTTCACCACCGAAGAACGTGTACCAGCCTGGTACAAGACCGCTACCGAGAATCAGGTCGAGCTGCAAGTTACCCGTGCTGAGACGATCTTCAACTTGACCGAGCGATGTACCCGACAACTGGTAATCTTTCTCGATGCCATCAAGTTCATCGTCGATGTGAGCCATAGGATTGAAGAACTCGATCTCAGAGCCAACGTCATCGTCGCCCTTCTTGCCCTTCTTTTTCTTGCCCTTCGGCTCGTCGTCTGCATCGTCATCGTCATCGGAGGATTCTTCATCCTTCGCCTTCTTGGACTTCTTGCCCTTCTTCGGCTCGTCATCCGCGTCTTTGGACTTCTTGCCCTTTTTCTTCTTGGGCTCTTCATCCTCATCCTTGGATTTCTTCGACTTCTTTTCCTTCTTGGGCTTCTCGTCGTCCTTCGACTTCTTACCCTTCTTCGGTTCGTCGTCCTTTTCCTTCTTGGACTTCTTCACCTTCTTGGGTTCGTCATCGTCCTTCGACTTCTTGCTGCGCTTGGACTCTTTCTCGGTCTCAGCTTTCTTACCGCGCTTCGACTTCTTTTCCTCCGCTGCTTCGGACTTTTTACCCTTCTTCTTGGTATCAGCCTTCTCAGCTTTATCTTTGCGTGCCATACGTTTCTCCACATGCAATACGAAAATAGGGGAAAGGACTTTTACATCCAATCCCCTATGCGTTACTTCAAGGCGTCAACGATTAGAACGGAACATCGTCGTCATCGTCATCGTCTTTCTTCTTTTTCTTCTTGTCGCCCTTACCGGACTTCTTGTCAGCCTTCTTGTCCGACTTCTTGTCCGACTTCTTGGATTCCTTTTCCTTGCCCTTTTTCTTCTTGGGCTCGTCATCCTCGTCATCGTCATCGTCATCGTCGTCATCGTCCGAGTCCTCGTCGTCCTCGTCTTCATCCTTCGACTTCTTGCCTTTGCCTTTGACTTCTACTTTGCCCTTGCCCTTTTTCTTGGGCTCGTCATCGTCATCGTCATCATCGTCGTCCGAGTCATCATCCTCGTCATCATCCGAATCGTCCGAATCATCATCGTCTTCATCGTCATCATCAGAGTCGTCGTCATCCTCGTCATCGTCATCCTTCGAGGATTTCTTGCCGGCCTTCTTGTCCTTGCCTTTGCCTTTGGACTTCGGTTCGTCGTCTTCATCGTCGTCGTCCGAGTCATCATCCTCGTCATCGTCCGAGTCATCATCCTCGTCATCGTCCGAGTCATCCTTGGACTTCTTGCCTTTGCCCTTGGCCGGCTTAGCATCTTTCTTGCCTTTGCCCTTTGCCTTCGGCTCGTCTTCATCGTCGTCCTCGTCCTCGTCCGAATCATCGTCATCATCAGAATCATCGTCATCATCGTCGTCCGACGGCTTGCCCTTCTTGCCCTTGCCTTTGGGCTCTTCCTTCTTGCCCTTCTTTTTCTTCTTGCCGAGATCTTCATCATCATCATCATCATCGTCGTCATCGTCTCCGTCACCAGAGTCGAGGTCTTCCTGACCAACGATATGCATACGCTTCAGTTCAGCCTTTGCGTCTGCTTCAGTTTCGCGACCCAACTGATCGAGCAGTGCTTCGCTCAGTTCCCAGACCAGGTATGCCTTCTCTTCGTCTGTCAACGCCGACTTGTCACCGAGGTTGACTTGGTACTGCTCAGGGCCCTTCGCGTCCGGATCGTGCTTGACGTTGATGTCCACGCCGTACTTCTCATGCGAGACAGGGAACGTCTTCGTGCCGTCCTTGGTCTTGTGCTTGTTCAGCTCTTTGAGGCCCTGGATCTTCGCCATCAACGAACTGGTGATACGCAGGACACGAACCGGAGTCCACGAATCGCTACCCATCTCTTTGTGGCCACTTTCCTTCTCACCCTTAGAAGGCTTGCCTTTCTTGGCCGGCGCGTCTTCCTGAGCAGCGCGCGAAATGACGTTAGCCAGGTAGAACACTTCACCCTTGCCGCCCGACTCGAGATCGTCGTATGGGCACTTGACGCCCTTCTTCGCGCCTTCGGTTTCCGGATCGAACGATACGCAAATCTTCGGGATCTTGATTTCGCGCTTGTCCTTGCCGGCGATGATGTTGATCCAGTGGCGCTTGACTGCGAGCATGTCAAGATCAAGAACGCGGATGGTAGTCCACTTGTTCTTGGGCAGCTTGATCATCTCGAGCAAGTCTTCCAGGCGTTGCGACTCACGACCAACGCGCGGTTTGGCATCTGCTAATTTAACCATTTTGTGTTCCTTAGTTGTAGTAACTCTTTGTTAAGGGTGACTGATAACGTCAATAATGCATTTACAGTATTGACGCAGCTATTGCAAGTAAGCGATAATGCCTAGGACGATTCCGATAATGCAGAAGCCCAGGACTATCCATGGGAAGGGGTCAGGAGGTTCGTAATCGTTATGCGATCTCATACGTCCACTGGCCAATGCCCATTGCATTCACAAACTTGCGCTGGACTTGACGCAGCCACACCAGGTGGTACGTATGCCCTTGCGGACCTTTCTTGACGGCTACGACCGGATGCCACGCAAACCACTTGTGTGCATTGACTCGATCAGCTTTGAGTTGGATGCTTGCCATTTTTCTTCAACCTCTTTTTCGGCTTGACTGCCGGAGTTTTTAATAACTGCTGCTCCCTCATGGTCTTACGCATAAGACGCAGCTCCTTCTTTGAAAACACTTCGTCAATATCGAGATACAGACGAGCTAAACTACGAATGTCGGCACACTTAGCAAGATACCGGACAACCTCCATCTCTTGGCGTTGCTCCAGCTTTACCTCTGCACCCACATCACCAACAATGTAATCCTGAAGTGACGTTGCACCGTCTTCACCACTATCAGAACTAACAAGCTTGTCCAGACTGACACTAAAGTTCACGTCTCCACTTGAGTTCGTACCTTGTGCCATCTGCTTACGCTGCATTTGCGGAATGGAATAGGCGATACCGTATTCGTGGCCATGATCCGTATTGGAACACGTCTGAGCGTTCAGTACCCAGTAATTGATGTACGATGTAAGAGCACCTTTCGTGCAATCGTACTTGTCAACGGCCTTGGTAATCGCAGTCAGGAAGTTATGATACACATCCTTGAAGTCGAAGTTTTCACCCTTCATCTTGCAGAAGGCCTTCGCTTGTTTGTACGCCAGCTTCACATAGTTGCTGACGATAGAATTTCGGAACTCGTAAGCAAGCTCCAGGTAGTCTTGCGCGATGTTGATTGTGGAGAACAACCGACTGCGCGAGTTACCTACGTTCTGCTCCAACGCCCTGAGCTTCATATCGAGCATGATACGTTCATGCCCAGTTGCAAGTAAGTAGCGTTGATAAAGCTCTGCGTAGCCTTCAGTCTCTTTCAAGAACTTGACTACGAAGTTGTAGACGAAACCACGCTCGATCTTTGAGTTGGTCAGGATGTGAATCTTCTTGTCCCGATCATCTGTAATCAAACAGTGGCACAGTGAGGTCATGAACTCCTCACGCGGAAGCGCTGAGAGCTTCCGTTTGCGATTTCTCGCTGTCAGACCGAGTAAGTACACGATCTGAACATCAAACACGTCGCTAGTCTTTACCAGCGGTGCCAGAGATTCGTAGATAAGGAAGTCCAACACTTCCTGAATCTGTCCCCCTGTTAAATTGCTGGTCAAGTCCGCGTTCGTCGCCTTCGCTAGCTCTTCCGCTAGTGCTGGCTCTTTTGTTTTGCGGGCTTTCATCTGTGGTACCTTCGCCGTTTAGGATTCTTTGGGCAGACTCTATACGTCTCTCCCGTGCCTCATTCATCGCTTTCATTCTCTGAGGGCGATCCATTGTGTTCCAACTCTCAACGTCTTCTTTAGAGCGGAAACACGTAGTGCACGTTTGCGTCTGCACATCCATTTTACAGATACGTGTACACATCTTTCGGCTCCTCAACCGTCATAATGCGTCATATCGTGCTTGATCTTGTTGGCACAAGTAGGGCACTGAAAGCCGTAAGCACGCTTCACCATCTTCCTGCATCCGAGGCGAAAGCAATACGGTGTCCAATCCGGATCAGAGCGTTGCTTGTAGTCCTCGAAGATTTCACCATCGACAACACCTACATTACCGTCAGGCGCGTCAATCTCTTTCCATTCGCCCTCGGTGTACTGGTAGTATTTGCGTTGATCGTTCCTGAACATGAGCTTGCCTTCCTCGATGGGAACAGGACCGACGGCTGCCCATCCATTGGAAGTCAACCGCTTAAACGAGCCATCACGCATGTCGATATACGTATGCCCAATCCTCGGAGAACGAATCATGTCAAACATATCTTTGAGTGGATCGTTCTCCCACTTGTAGTCGGGGTTCATCTTAGGACTGGTTGTCATTTGCACCTCGCTCTACGTTGTTTCTTTTTCTTGTTGAACCGTTTGCACTCAGCTCTTTTCCAGATAGGAAGCATGCGCTGAACTTCTTCTAACCAACGCTTGTCCTCATGCTCGCAAATTGCTTGAAAAGCAACTTCTTCAGAATTGGTCATCACGCTGCTCCTTTTCTTCACGAGCTTTACGTAGAGCATCTTGCCGTGCACCGAAGCCTGCAGGCATAGGACGTACTGGAACCCAGATAGGAACCTTACCGATGTGGCTACGGATATAGCCTTGCTTCTTCATCAGCTCATTGTATTCAGCTAGGAGTAGCTCTTCTTGTGCTTTTCGGCGGGGACGCCATGACATCACATAGTAAAGACCCGCCCACCCAATAATGGGTATGGCGGCCTTCACCAGCAGCGACATAGCTTGTGGATCGTCACACATTATGCCCCCACTGGTTGCGCTGTCTTACTACGCGAACCCTTGGAAAGCATATGACGGAACAAGGGCGACAGGCCCTCGAGGTAGGGGTTGAGGTCCATGGGAATAGAACGCCCACGATAGAGATTCAGATTGAAGATCGAGCTTGGCTGATCTGTCATCTTCACAGTGAGTTCTTGCCATTCACCTGGAGAGTACTCGATGCAAGGCAGTCCAACTACGATAGGGCCATTGTTCGCCCGATCTGCGAGATCATTGTACCACCTTGCGAGCGCGTACTTGTCATCCTTCGGTTGGGCCGGATCGTTAGCGTGTACGAATGATGTGATCTGTGCTTTGGTGAGCGGATCAAGATTGATGCAAACGTTCGTATGCTTGTTCTTTGGCTTGAGAGCGTTCTCGATAATGCGGTTGACTTTCAGATCGCGAAAGCCATAAACATCACGCATCAGTTTAGCGAACACCTTCGGTGGGATAATCAATGTTGCCATTTCTTATTCTTTCTTTAGCCCATACGAGCTAAGTCTTTAAGCTTCAGTACTTCGACTGTCAGCTTGGGGTTGTCGATCAGACCTTGCAGCGTGTTCTTACCTTTCAGAATTTCCAGCTGATATTCCGTCTGGCCGTAGTCTTGCACGAGCTTGCGTGGCGACTCTGCACTGTTGAGAATCACCTTCTGATTGTCGAGGATAATGTACGGGAACTGGAACGCATCGATCTTGACCGTGTAGTGGTCAGGATGCGTGATCTTCCCACCTGTGATGCGCAAATGAATATCTGTTTTCATCCCACGTCTTTCAAAGCGTCCAACATCTGGTTGCATACGTCTGCCACTCCCTTCTTGTACACCTCGTTTGTGTAATGCCCAGGATCCTCTGCCCAATCGCCGTCACTCTGATCGACATGCCCATGCCCATCGAACTCCTTGGGAAGGTCGTCACGCAACTGGTCGAGCGACTCTTTGACCAACTTGATGATCTCGTCTCTGTGCTCGCACATGCCTTTCAGCTTGCGGATGAGTTCCATCATCTGATCTTGAGTAGCAAGTATCTTAGCCGCGAAAGCTGGATCCATGAGGCCAGGCCTATCCGCAACCCGTACCCAAACGCCGTCACGCATGATGTACGTTTCATCAGGAGCTCGATCTACCTTGTACCGCTCCAGCAGGAACATATGGCCTTCGCGGAACTTCTCCGGATCGGCTTGGGGAAGCACCGGGCCTTTGAAGTTCTCGAAGTCACTGAGTTTGAATGCAGGTAACGTGTTCATTTAATCACCAGGCTTTCTGCCTTGCGGCCAGAAGTGCTTTTCAGCACAGCGAGGACAAAACACGAGTCTGCAATCCAAGCAGCGTATTTCATCCCGTGTTTCAAATATTGGGTATTTGCAGGTGGCACACCAGCGCATGTGAATATCCCTATACGCTTTCAATACCGCTTCAGTGAACTTCCACTGTTCGGTTGGAATATTCGTGGGAACTTCTTGTCCGGTTTTCTTGTACGCCACACCCATGACATAGCGCTGATCTCGCCAGTCACCAGTCGGACTATACTCACCATCACCCTGAGGGGTTGTGCCTTTGACTAACATCAGTCGCCTCGGTCTTTAATCAACTTCAACACCGGCACCAGGTGACGGCACACGAGAGGCACATTACCTGGATTGCGCACGACCGCTGGTTCACCATTGGAGTGCTTGATTCTCGCTGCACCCCAAGTGCTCAAAGCGTATTCGCAGTAGAACAGGAAGAACTCACAGTCACAACTGACAATCACACGCTTCTGCCCAGCTACCTTGTTCTTTTCAGGATCAAGGCCAATGACATGGCACTTGTGCGGCTTGTGGCGTTGTGGAAACACCGTTTGGCAAATCGCTTGCAACGCTGTGTGCCCACCCTTCGTCTTCGCCTTACCGTACTTCTTGACCACAACTTGATCGCGTGCTTGCTCTTTGATGTATCGAGGTGTATTCTTCAACAGCCCAACTATGCTGAGTCCTTTCTCGATACGCGCTTTGTCAACGGGAGTTGCCACGATATTTCTCCATTAGATATTCGGGTCTGAAATGCGAACAATATCGTCTTCACCGAGGTATGAACCATTCTGAACTTCGAGCACTACGAGGTCTTCACTACCCTCGTTAGCTAGGCTATGTACAAACCCAGCTGGAATGTCAGCGTACTGCCCAACATTCAATTCGATGCGCTGCAAGCTATCCTGCTTGAACGTGCTGCCAATCGTAACTACCGCCTTACCTTTCAAAACCGTCCAGCGTTCATCACGCGACGTATGGTACTGCAGCGAAATAGCTTTGCCTGGCTTGATCGTGAGGCGTTTGACCTTAACGAATGGAAGCTCTTCAAGAATCTTGTAGGAGCCCCAAGGACGATCAACAACTTTGAGTTCAGTCAGTACATCAGGTGCCGACTTGTCGTTCTTCAAATTATCAACCAAATCACGAACTTGATGCGTTTGACCCCTTGCTGAAATGAGAAGTGCGTCTTCAGTGTCAATAACGATCAGGTCGTGAACACCAATCAGTCCGACTACTTTGTTCTTCGGTGCGCACACTGAGTTCATTGTGCAGCTAACTTCAACTACATGCTCCGCAGGAGTTAACTTATCAATCATCTGATCGAACACGCCAAGGTCGTTCCATTTGAAACGAGCTTCGAGTACCGTCAAGTCATCCAGATGCTCGAATACATCGTACTCGATTGAGGACATCTTAACGGCTGGGCCGTCCATCATGTAGGTGCATTCTTCCGAATTGCCTGAAATCAGGTATCGCTCACTCGCACTGATCGGAATGTACTTGTGTACGTCTGCCATGAAGCGCTGTGCTGGGAAAGCTGTGATGCCGCTATTCCACAAAGCACCGCTTTGAATTAGTGTACGAGCTGTTGCCTCCAACGGCTTTTCGAGGAATGAATCCACGATGTGAACACGCCCGTCATAGTCACAATCACGCTTGTATGTGATGTAACCGAACTGCGTCGAAACCGTCCAAGGCTTGATGCCCATGAGAGCGATCTCGTTACGCTGATCCGCCAGACTGCAAATCATCTCTGCATCAAGCACCCACTGGTCAATAGGATCAATGTCGTGATCTGAAGCCATCAACAAGATGGTCGCGCTTGGATTGAGTTGAGATGCAGCAAGCGCAATATGCGTGGTCCCATTGTTGAACGGACCTACCATCCAGTTGACCCGCTTGCACTGACTACCCAGTTCAACTGCTTCACGGCGAGCCTGTTGGTACAGCTCTTGAGTGATCGCTACTACGATGAACGAACACTCCAACGCTGATGCGCGAATCAATGCCTTTTGAAACAGCGTCTGCCCGTCGCTCAAACGAATGAACTGCTTGGGATTTTGTACGCGCGAATACGGCCACAGTCTTTCTCCTTTGCCTGCGGCCATGATTACTGGAACGATATGCATATTGCGCTTTCTGTTTAGATTAAGTGTGAGTAGAGCGCCTCACCGTTAAAGAACTTATCAAGGTGCGGCTGATAGAGTTCCATCTTGTGACGCATGATTTCCTTTGTCTTTACAGCATGAACAATCCAGTCACACAGCTTCTGTTTGTTCCGACGATAGGAGTTCTCGTCGCTGGTCCACACGCTTGGGTACAGGAAGTCCTTGTGGTACATTTCACGATAGGACAACCGATTCGGCATCAACGGGATTGCACCGTGCAGCGTGCCCTCGTACATACTGATACCCAGGTTTTCATGCAACGAACAGCTGAACACGAACTCCGAACGCTGCATCAGTTCATGATACGCACGCTTGTCGAGGCCGAGTTCCTGAGTACACACGAAGCGATAGTCGATCTTGGTCTCGAGTGTATCACGCAAGTCTTTGAACAACCACGGCTGCTTATCAGAATTGAGCCGATGCGGGAACAGGATGACGTTCTCTTTCTTCTTCGGATACTTGCTATTGTACAGCTTGAGATCCTTAAGGTACTCCATCGGCCAGCCAACAACATACGAGCGCGTGTTCTTGCTACGCGGTTCCGGCTGAATGCCGAGAATCTTCTCGAACAGGCTGAGGTGATAAGCTGATGCGAAATAGTTCTTGTCGTAGGCGTAGTACATCGCCCGTTCAGCGCCATAGCTCCAACGCTTGTCCTTGATCGTGAAACCAAGGATATCTGTTTCGTCATACGAGCCTGCGTGCCACAAGCCATGCAGTTCTACGTTCAGCTCCATCAGGTCGATCATGTAGCGAATCTGGAGAACTACTGGATTCCAAGCATCAGTGATAACGATCTTGTCACCGTTCTTGATCGCACCGTCCTGAAACATCTTCGCGAGCTTTGCAAGCTGGGTCGACTTGTAGATATTGGTCGCCGCCCAATCGAGGAACTGACCAGGCGGTACCTTGTTTGTCACCTTTGCACCAGTAACTTGCTTGACTTGACCGAGATTACGGATGCATGTCTTGCGATCAACGTTTTGCGCATGTTCGAGCAGTTGGCGCGGAACGAAACGGAACCACTCTGCACTGTACCGGGATTCGACCGGCTCAATCGGGAGGATGAATACGTTATGCACTTGCTTCTCCTTTGCCTTGCAGGAATACCGTATCGAAGCCTTTGACGCCTTCAAACTTCAACGTCGCACCGCACTCGCCGTCCTCATTGACTTCAATTTCAATGTCACGCATGTACCCATACTTGTCGAAGATCTTCTGCATGAGCTGTGCGGCAATCATTTCGCAGCTCTTGAAATCCAGAGGCAACTGCTTGTCTTCGTACAAGCCCATCAACCAGTTCTGGAACATATGGAACTCGATCTCACGATCATCGTGGAATACCTCAATCGTCACCCGGAACTTGAAGAGGTGACGATGTGGCGAAGCGAGATACTGCACTTCATCGGGAGCACCTGGATAACGATGAAGGCCATGCTTCTGGAACGTGACGAAGATCGTTGTCTTGATCTTCTGGATGTTGTTTGAGATCACGCGCTCAGCCATTGCTTTGGCCATTGCCTGGCGCTGCTCCAGCTCAGCTGGCGACGCCTGAGGAATATGTACACCGTTCGTCATGTTACTCTCCTTGCTGTTGGCCGACGCTGGGAATCTCAGGAGCATCGACAGGTTTCTCTGCGCGAGGAATCGACTTCTCGCCCAGCTGGGAAGGTTGGCGGCCTTTAACAGTGCCGTCCAACATCAGGTCGTCGCGGAACACGTCTGTGTGCCAGATCTTGCCGTCAACGTGAGCCATCGTGCGATCAGTATGGTACGAATTAGAACCGAAGATCCACTCCACACCGCCGATTGCATTGCACCAGAACTCGTCGTAGCCACGTTTGCCTTTCGGCCATTCGTTCAACACCTGAAACATATCAGAATTGACTCGCAGCATGTCCGCCATGTACGCGCCGGTCGACTGCTTCGGCATCTTGAACGTAATCAACTGATCCGGAATCTCCTTCATCAGGTGATTTGGCAGGCAGCGAATGCCATTGACCTTCACGAACTCGAACATGTCTTCGAGTCCGAGCTTCGTGTCGTCCCAGTCTTCGTAGTCGCGATAATTGATAATGTCGAACTGACCGTACACGTACAGATGCGTATCAGGCTTGTCAGCCTTCGATGCCAGCTCGAACAGCTTGAGCGTCTTGTACGGGATCATGTAATCGTCATCAACGTTCAAGTACCAGCAACGATCATTCTCAGACATGGTCCGGAAGGCACCGAAACGATTCTGCCATTCGTCGAACGTTTGCGCGATCATCTTCGCTTTGCTGAACTCTGCTGGGTAGTTGATCCAGAGGAGCGCGTTCGTGGTCTGCTTTGCAAGGGCGAACAACAAGGCTTTACGAGTACGTTCAGCTTCATCCATGAACGACTCTTCCTTGTTGTACGCGATTGTGACTACAGCATTCTCCACATTCATCAAGATGTTAAATGTGGCAGCGTAAAGATCATGCACACGTTCGTTACCGACGCTGCACAACATTACGTGAATACGGCTGAAATCAGGATTGGTCATTTGGATCTTTCAGTGATTAACGACGGTTACGTTTCTTGCTGGCCTTAGCCATCTTCTTGCGCTGCTTGTCCTTGCCCGGGTCGCGCCACTTCTTGTTGTTGCCCACGCGCACCCACATTTCGTCGGGGCCGAGAACATCATCGGGACCAACTGCTTGTGCTTCCGGTTCGGCTTCATTACGATCAGGCCCTTCAGTGCTTGTGCCGCCATGAGCTTCTTTGAAGTCCATTTCGTTCATGTCGTTCAGTGTGCGATGTTCCATGATTACTTCTTTCCTTTCTTCAGTTTGACCTTCTTTTTACCTTTGACCTTCACAGCCTTCGTCGAATCAATCGAGACCTCTTCGTCTTTGATGACCTTCTTGGCTTTCTTTCCGGCCTTCTTATCCTTTACAGCAGCCTTCTTGTCTTGAGCTTCGACCTTCTTCGGCTTCTTTGGTTTGCCGTCGCCGCCGTTGTTCAGGTCTTGCACGACGCTCTCCATCGCTGATATACGAGCCAGCACACGCTTCTTCTTTTCGTCGAATGTCTGCAATTCATTGCCTGCGTTGTCATCACCCGTAGTGGTCTCACCCGTAACAGGGAACAGCGAGTTGGTCAGCGTGATCGGCTTCTCAGAAGTGATCTCCAGGATATTGCGGTAACGCTTACGCGCCACTTCAATGCCCTTCTCAGTCGCAACGTCGATGAAGTCCATCGCTTGTTTGACAGACTGCAGCTTCGGATGGCTCTTCAACTGTGTGTACACCAGCTCGTTGTATTCCTTGCTGGTCAACGAATCGGCTGCCTCTTGCAACTGCTTCGAGTAACGCGTCATTTCGATTGCGTTGTGGATCGACAGTAGTTCCAGCGTGAAACGATTAGCACCAAAAGCCAGAATGTCAGTGTACTTCAATGCCTTGCAAACCTCGCACTGACATGGCAGCAGCTTCTGAGTATTCGGGATTGATCCACGTGAGCCGATCGGGATACGCTTCGATGTGTGATACAGGTCGAACTGGAAGTGGTATGCCTTGTTCGACGCCGACTGAATGTGCGACGTAGAGTCAGACGTGATGTGTGGCTTCCAAGTGGAATTGGCGAGCTTCACCAGAACCGGAATGTGCAGCGAACCGAAAACACCCAGCATGTGATATTGCTTGTATTTCTGTCCGGTGTTCACCAAGTCCCAGATGATGTCCACACCGCCTAACAAACCTTGGCGGTACAAACCACCGACCGCGCAACGAGGCAGACGCTTGTCTTCAACGATCTTACGATACGCACGACGTTGATTGATATTGTGACCGTGAAAGATGTTCAGCAGCTCCACACCCTTCGCACGCTCGAGCATGATCTCGGTCGAAGCCTTCTGAAGCTTCGCCGCACGATCAATGATCTCGTCATTAGCGACCGAAAGCGGAAGATCGAGTACCATGCCGGCGTCTGCATTCTGATTGTAGAACTCAACCAGATCTGCAGGGCTAATGGCTCCGATCATGTCACGCGCCATCTGAAGTCCACCGGAGTCGGACAAAACATTGATACGTTGATCATCGGGAATGCGGGAAGGAGTACGGGGATTGACCGTGCCCTTCGAGTGCGCGAAGTTCGTCATGATGTATTCGATACCTAGACGCTTGCACACTGAATCGTTGAACAGGTTGAAGTCGTAGAACTCGTCAAAGGATTCGCCGTATGGATAGAATGCATCCATCATATCGTTATTGCGAACGATCACGATCTCACGATCAGGACAAACGAACCAGATATGCGTACTCGTTTGTTCCTTGATCGTGATCTTGTGCGGGTCACCACCTTTGTACTTGATGTAGACTGCGAGACCGCCGAAGCTGCGAAACAGCGCTGCAGCTGCGACGAATGAGTACCCATGATCCGGGCACGGAGGAGAAGTGTATTTTGTTTTGGTAGATTTGTCGGACATGAATTAACCCCTTTACTTCACGGATGGATATGCGGTGTAATTATGTCCAACATTTACAGTTTTACTGTTTGGGTAGTCTCATGCCAGGCGGCCTATCAAACCAAGTCAACTTGAGAAACTCCTTTAATTGCCGTGGATTGAAGCATAGATGGCCCTTTGAAAGAGGGCATGGTGTGTACGAGTCGTAGTGCTCCTTGTAGAACTCGTAGGAATCACAGGGCTTCTGCGCCACAATGTCCATGAGCCCTTTGAACGTCGTAACCGCCAGCACTTCATCCCATTGACGATCCCACTTCTTGATCTTCTTGAGATACCGAGCCTTCTCCTTCTTTGAGATAGGCTTACCTGTTGCGTACACTACGTCCATAGGACTGTCACGCGAAACATACATCAAGATCCATCCACTGATCTTAATGTCGAACATCAACTCGATCAATGCGCAGTACGCCCTGATCTGTGCCACGTTGTGATGGTACGGGAGCATCCCGTGAGACTTCTGAGATTGAATGATTCGTGCGGAGCTCGTCTTATAGTCGATGACGTAGTACTCTCCGTTCTTGGAGCGCCATATGCCATCCAAATGGCCAGACACATTCTTGAATGCCTTGACGGTAAGTTCTTCATAGTTCATTCGCCCTTTGCAGATCGGGCACTTGTTCTTTCTCGATATGGCGCGGAAGCCCTTGCAGCCCGGCGTCCGGCATTTCCACTGACCGTAAATCTGACCGGCCCGACCCATCCAATCCTGCATAAGCTCGTGAGCTACCGTCCCGACCTCCACGTAATAGCGACCGCTCATGTCAATGTCTTTCTTAACGTGGGCGGTCATCTGCTTGTAAGCATGCTTCAGCGGGCAGTATGGGAATCCAGATACACGTAACCGTTCTTCGTGAGTCCGCTCGTCTTCTACTTGAGTGGCTACGGCATCTAGATAGTATTGTTTGAATTCTTTTAGCACTCCCGCCATGTTCACGGTGGCGAATGCAGGTAAATGTCGTGCCATTTTTTTAGGCCTCAGAACTGTAAATAACGCATATACATTAACATCTTTTTACACATTCTGGAGGGTCAAATGGCTCAAGGAATTGATGGATTTACCGCAGGAGTTTTGATCGGTGCGGTGAAGACGAAACCGGACCTCGATCAGGTTTGCGAGTTGGTGAAGAGCCTATCAAACAGCTCGGATCGGCCGAGCGACGAGGACATTCAGAAGATCTTCGCAGAGGCTCAACGCCGTTTCAAGCCGAGGGACTTGGTAAAGATCGATCATACAGATTACGTCGGAACCATTGCCGGGTACAACACATCCACAGGCGGCTTTTACCCAGGCTGGAGATTTCCAGTTTATGTAAAGATTGATGGAAGCTGTTTTGAGGACAAGGAATCACGAACATTCGAGTACGTGCTCGATCAGGTGTTACCGCTTAGCGTAGGACCTGTTTATCAACCTTTCTCATTAGGAGAACAAGCATGACAGTCGGATATGTTGAACCCACCCGGGACTTGATGGTCTTGAGTTTCCACATTAAGGGCTACAAGACAGAGCGCGACGGCATCCAGGTACGTGTTATGGGTGCAGATGATGTCTACATCCATCATGCTGGAGCCACATCTTCCATATCTCTCACGATCAACAACATCTTGGTGGGTAACAAATTGACAGCTGCGGATGTCATTTCGATCAGCGGTGATGTAACGGGTATGCGAGATGCTGGAAGCTGGGACTTCTGGATGTTTTGTCGCAATCCATATTACGTTAATCCTGCGGCTGCAATGGCCGCTCTTGATACAAACTACAGCAGGTAATCATGGCGAAGAAAGAGGAAGAAGTCGATCACCGCGATAACTTCCAGATCATTTCGGACGAGATCACGCGATTCGGTGGCCGTCAGAAAGCCACAGCTGATTCTCGCTTCATTTGCTGTCCGCTGCCTGAGCATGGCGGCGTAGACAAGACACCGTCACTTGGTGTCTACATGCAAATCGAAGGGAAGATACCACTAGGGTTCTTTCACTGCTTTGGGTGCGGTACAAAGGGGCCCTGGAACAAGCTGGCAGAAGCCGCGGGCTTGCAGCCGATTAAAGACTGGAAGAAGAATTCGACGGTAGCCGCAGAGACGATTCTCACGAAAGATGTAGAGGAAGGCTTGCTTGGTGAAGAAGGGCTGACCTTCAAGAGCATCTTGAAGAAGATGCGTTGCGAAGAGGCTCAACGCTGGCCAATCACAATGGACTGGCGTGGCTTCAGCGGCCAATTGGTTTATGCCGTTGGTGGTCACATCATCAACGATGAATACGCTGAATCAATAGGCGTTCTGTTCCCGATTAAGATCAATGGGAAGGTACGCGGCGGTGTGAAAGCAATCTACGAACGTAAAAGCGACAAGCAGCGAGCGTATGACAACATGAAGGGCACTTGGGTCAAGAAGTACGGACTGTTCCCTTATATGTACGCCGCGAAGATGATTCGCAAGCTCAAGCTCAAGTTTGTATTCATCGTTGAAGGTCCCCGTGATGCGTTACGCCTTTGCTCGTTAGGCATTCCCGCATTAGCGATATTGGGCGCGACCTCAATGTCGGAAGTGAAAGCGTTGTTGGTAGCAAACTTGGGTGTCACGCACGCCTACATCATGTCCGATAACGACAAGGGCGGTGATGTTATGGCAAAGACTGCCAAGAAGTTTTTGAAGAAGGCTGACGCACTGAAAGTGCAAAGGCTGAAGCTGCCGCGCAAGAAAGACGCGAACGGCAAACTGATAAAAATGGACCCGGGAAACATGCCGAAGAAGATCGTTAAACGGGTAATGGAATTCCTTAAGGAGGAACATGATTTTGAGCCAGACTAACCCCAACTTCCAGCAAGTGGAACGCAATTCCCCGATCATGGGAGCCTTCGCTGAAATGATGCAACGCTTTCGTCTCGCAGTGCTTGAGCAGTCGGTGAGTATGCCTCTCGGTACTGTCGGTACGTCCGACCAAGGCAATGGCGTCCTGTACCACAAGCGCTCCTTCGACTACGAACTGGAAGGTGGTGTGTAATGCAAACATTCGGCATTGCAGCGGAACCGTATCAGATGATGTGCGGTGATTACAAGGAAGAACTCGTGGCGTTGCATGGCCCGAACGGCCACATTGCTTCTGGCTTGCGCGTCGATCAAGCAAAGCCAATCATGGAAGAACTGAATCGTTTGCATAAGCAAACAGAAGGGAATTGCGATGTGGTTTCCCCGTCCGCAGAAGAGCACTTCTAACATCGACTGGCCGAAATTCATTGCGCTCTGCCTGGTTCTCGCACTCATTTTACTCCTCACAGTTGCCCTCACGGAGTACTACAAAAACAAAGAAAAGATCGCTAAGGAAACGGCTGAAGTAGCTAGTGATTGCAGCGTAATAGGCGATGTGCTTGACAGTGCTCACGGTGGTGCCGTTGAGCTGCGTAAAATCTACAAATGCCCGGATGGCTTGATTCGCATTCGATAAGGAGAACGAGATGGCAGTCACATTTATGGAGGGCGAATTGCTCGGCAGTCAGATCATGCGCGTAGAACTTGAATGCAAGCGCGTGATCGAGTTCAATGTACAGCACATCTCACCGGATAATCGCCAGTGGGTGGGTGAGCGTATTGAGGCTCAGGTGAACCACATCGTGTCACTTGAACGCCAGGCGGCCGTCGAAGAACACAAAAACGCTGTCTACGATCTGATTAAACCAACTACAAAGAGACTGTTATGAAGGCTGAGATTTTAGGCTCGGTGAACGCCGTGCAATGGCATAACCATGGTGATCATCCCGATGTGCAGAAAGCATACGCGCGCTTGCTGTTCAACAAGGCTGGTACGCACTATATGCTGATTCATCCCCGCCATTGCAAGGATCACTGGATTCCGATTGATCCTTCGATTCACGCCGAATCACGCATGGAAGAAGAGATCGACGAGAGCAAGACGTTCGAGTTGAAGCTGGACGAGCAGATTTACGGTGATGCAAAGGTCGTGGACTTCGTGTCACGCGCTCTAACTGCATACGGACAAACGATTGACCAGTATTTCCCAACCGGCACAATCAAGGCATTGCGCCCCGATTCGTCGATCAAGCTCTCTACAAACTGGGTAGTAAAGCCCGGTGATTGGATTGTGGACTTCGAGGATGGTACGCGTCACGTCTATACTGATGCAAACTTCCAGAAACGCTACCGCATTGTTCCTGATGTGACCGATGCACAACTGCTGGACTTCATTTCGGAATGCATCCTATACGAAGACAGCAATGGGTTGCAGAAGGGATGGCGTGTGGGAGTAAGTGAAGTGGCGTTTATGCCTGGTGAAACATTCCGGGAAGCTATCATCAATCGCATGAAGAAGGCAGGGCGGCTGTAAAAGAGAATGGGCGAGCAACTTTTACGTTGACTCGCCCTTCCTTGTCTATGCCTTTGCTTCGACAACGCCGTCCTCACCCATCGAACGTATCACGTTCATGTACGTTGCACTGATGACTGCAACATATATCTCTTTCATACTGTCCGGCACACGATGCTTGTCCCAGAACTGATTGCGTGTAGTCAAATACAAGTAACGCGAATCTGGGAACAACGCCAGCGTCTTGCGAATCGGCGCGTACAGCTTCTCAATCAAGTCAGTAGGTGTTTCATTGTGTTCGATCTCCACCTTGACTTCAAACTCTACTGCGAAGATCTTCCCCGATCCAATATCCCAGATCGCACCTTCACTTGGCTTCAACACCCGCACTGTTGCGCCAGTAAGATCCTTTGGGAACACTGGCAGATTCCCCAACGTATAATCAGGCATTTCATTCTCCTTGAACAGATAAAAAAGGGCGAACAACCGTTAAGCTGTCCGCCCTAAAACCCTTTGGGAGGGATTAAACCGATTTGTGCTTACACAAGCATTTCAGCTGCCTTAGCCTTCACACGCGGGAACTGGCTGTTGTCAGCGATATACTTGAAGTCGGCTTGCGACATGCTGGACTCGTTGTTGCGCATCGTGGTCAAGACCTGATCTTCGTCCATGCCAGGTGCAGCAGCCAGATTCAGTGCAAAGCCGGAAACGCTACCATCGCCTTCTGCGACTGCACGTTGTGCTTCGGACGGCATCGCCTCTACTTCCGTGGTCAGTTCTTGTGCACGGCTGTAAATCTTCTGTGCTTCTTTCTGAGCATCCGGCTGTTCCATGGTGGCCATCGCTTGCTCTTCATGAACCAGCTTCAGCATGCCCATCGCAATCATGCGGCGGAACGTCGGGCTGCCCAGGATCGCCTTGCGAGTTGCCTGAGTGGTCAGATCAATCGGAATCCAGGTAACGGGAACCGAAACAACGATCGTCTGGCCTTGGCCGTCAGACATGGTCATGTTGACGTTGCCCTTTGGATTTGTGTTGTTGAGCACCCAGACCGAAGATCCTTTCGAGTTTTCGAGGTCTGCAATTGTCAACGGCTTTGCTTTTGCGACTGCTGCTTTTACTTGGCCTTGGTTGTTGTTCATTTTGACTTCCTTCCTTAAGTTGTTTAATGAGAGTCTCGTATTTCATACGAGTGAGATTCAACAGCGCATGTACAGGAAACTGAGAAACTTCCCCGCCCTTTTTCTTCACAAACTTCTTGTACACCTTTTTGGATGTTAGATACGGCCACATCCAGTTTTGGAACTGGAGTTTTCGTATGCGTAACGGATACTCTTCTTCCAGCTTTTCAACCATCTTACCGGAGTAAGACTTTTCCTTCGGCTTATAGTTCTCCCGAATGTACTCGACTAGCGAGTTCAAAATCAGGATCGCCTTCACCCGCATGATAGCCTTCTTACGCTTGATCGAAACCAATCGAGTACTGACCTTCACGCCACTGAACTTGTACAGGTGCAGCTCAGCATCACTAATGATCTTGTTCCCAATCGGCTGAACGCGGTCGATTGCCAAACATTTGTGCTTCGTTACTTCGGTATAGTTTTTGCAGGTCCGGATCGTGCACTCGTAGAACTTAAATCCCTCCACGTAAATGCACGAATTGACTTTTTGGTCAGCTGGGAACACAGGTATTACCCTCCGTTCCTCTGATCCATTTTTCTTCTGCACTTCCATCTAAGCGTCCTTTACATGGTCGCAGCTAGACCCTTTTTGAATTTACCATACCCTGACTCCAGAAACTCGAATGGCTTAACATCGAGATACACTGACGCGCCGTAAATACTTATATTCGCGGCGTCGATCCTGTGAGGAACCAACTCTGATTCCTTATACAATGCATCCAGATCTTGCACTCGATTGAAAGCGTTCTTCCATTGTGCTGCAGTCAACAGCATCAAGTCCTCTACCTCGAACTCCGAAAGCACTCCGAGCATGAACGAAACCAACTCGCCTGTGTTACCGCCCATGCGTCCCCGGTTCATAAACCGTTCTGCGACGATGACGTCCACATCGTACTTGGCGATCAGCCCACCGATCTCTGCCTTGAATGCTTCCTTCTGACTGATAAGTGCTCCAGTCAAATCCGTTACCGTGTTCTCAATCATCCCCGTCTCGTGAAACCGATAACGAAACGGAAGTTTGAGCTTCACTTCTGTGACTGCAAACGCGAAATTGCTTTTTCCAGGGTCGAGCCCGAGAATGGTGAAAGATTTCATGTTGTTCTCCTTTCACCCACATTACAAAAGACAACCTTGAATTTGAACACCTACAGATTGCCTCTCGAATACAATGTCTTTACAGTATCTGAGTGGCAATTTTCGTAATTTCCTTGTATCAACCACATGGGAATTCATCATGGGAATCAAGAGTGGAACACCTAGAATTAAAAGGGTTCACGCTAAAAACTACATCAGCAAACAAGCTGATGCTCGTCTTAAGGAAGCAGTACGTCCTTATCAAGAGATGGGAAAGCAAGCGTTGGGTGTGGACTCATTTGAAGTAAAATATTACCAGCAGACGAAATCAACTACGATCTGCACATGCAAACAGACCACGCTGTTCCAGCATCACGCTTCAGTTGTTGAGCCGAGCCGCAATGTGCCAGTCACGTTGGCGAAGAACGACAGCATAATCGAAGAGACAGTTAGCATCGACTATGATCGTCCACTGTTCGGCTTCCATTCCGAACGTGAATTGCAAGATGAGCCAACAACTCTCGGCGATGAATTTGACTTTGTTGACGAGGAAGATGGCAGCAGCGGAGGCCAGCCTGCGACACTGGACAACTTGTTTGCCGCCGGCACAGACTGCGGCATCTGCTACAAGACTGGCTTCGTACCCGGCTACTCGGCATATGGCTTTGAACGGCATGTTTTGGCGACGCACAACATCGCTGATGTTTATGGCTACCACATGGACGTAACGAGCGCACCGCACAAGATGAGGCGTCTCGACATGCGCGAAGGCTACGTTGACTTTGAAGTGGATGTACCTCGCTACTTCAAAGACGTTAATGTGTCTGTGCGTAACAACACTGACATTCTGCCGGACACGCTGTACACCATCCTCGGACAAGACGATCGTCTGACATTTAACGAAGTGAAGTTGAATGCTGGGAAGAAGATGGTGGTGCGCGTATTGGCAGCAGAGTTTACCCACGTAGTCATTGAGTTTGACCTCGGCACAGAGAAACTTCTCGCCAATCTTGCTCAAATGACCAAGACCGTGGACTGGACGTTGTTCGATACACTGGGCAATATCAACATCATTCTGCCGATGACTATCAGTTCGGTAAACGCAAACGATGTTATCTATGTACCGAAACGTCAAGCACTGTTTAAGATCACGGATGTAACTTATTTGCGCACTGCAGATGAGCGAAATCTGGATTGGAGCGTGAACACTCGTGTGCTTCAACCACAAGAAGCGCTGGGTCGTATCAGCAAATCATTTAAACTGTTCTAATTGATGCAAAGGAGAGGAAAATGAAGAAGTCTTTGCTGTAATCTGACAAATCGCGTTGCATTTATGCTACAAACTGTGCCAAATCGGTCAATCGAACACGTTTGGCACACGTTTGTCATGCACATTGTTGAGATCAAAAGTGTGTATTTTGTAGCGCAGCATAATAATTTTTTGATGTGATTTCAAAAGACATTTTGAGTCATACACACATCAGATCTGAACTGTGTTGATTTAATTCTCATTTCAATTTCCTAACAAGGAGTAACACCATGGCAATCCAACGCCGCCTGAAGAACGTGGCTGACACGTCCATCGCAAAGAAACGCAAGAAGAAAAAGACCGACGCCAAGTCGATCGCCGCTCGCAAGAAGGCAAAAGCTTACCGCATGAAGAACAAGGGCAAGCTGAAGGTCGCGCGCAAGAAGCGCGAGATGAAGAAGACGGCCGCTGAAAAAGCGTTCGAGAAGAAGCACAAGGAAATCGTTGCCGAGAAGCTGCACGGCAAGAAGAAGAAGGCCAAGAAGGCAGGCAAGGTCGCCGCTGGTGATGCCAAGGGCGCACGCGCCAAGGCAAAGGAAGAGCGTCTGAAGGCCAAGGCAGCGAAGAAGGCCGCTGCTGAAGCCAAGAAGAAGGCAGCCGCTGCCAAGAAGGAACTCGCCAAGGCTCACAAGGCTGCGAAGAAGTCCCTGGTCACCAAGCACAAGCAAGCGCTGAAGAAGCTCGTCGGCGATCACAAGAAGAAGTTGTCCTCGCTCGGCGGCAAGGCCAAGACGGCGAAGAAGTCGGTTGCCAAGAAGGCCAAGGTCGTTGTGAAAGCAGCGAAGAAGACCGCTAAGGTCGCTGTCAAGAAGGCGAAGAAAGTAGCCAAGAAGGCAGCAGCCGCTCCGGCAGCTAAGGCACCGAAGGCCAAGAAGGCGAAGAAGGCAAAAGCAGCTAAGGCTGCTAAGCCGGCAGCCAAGAAGGCCAAGGCACCGAAGGCCAAGAAGGCAGCTAAGGTAGCAAAGGCACCGAAGGCTAAGAAGGCCAAAGTCGCCAAGGCACCGAAGGCCAACAAGGTCCCGAAGGCAGCCAAGAAGGCAGCTAAGAAAGTCGCTTCCAAGACCACGACCAAGAAGGTCGGTCTGAAGAAGAAGACCGCAAAGCCGCTCGCTAAGAAGGCACGTCCGCATCTGTAATCTCAGGTCGGAAAGCTGAATAAGCGATCTTAATGAAATGGGCCCAAATGTTTAATCGCATTTCGGGCCCATTTTTGTATCTACACTCAATCGAGGCAAACATGGCAACGAAGAAAACCGCAGCAAAGAAACCCGCTGCAAAGAAGAAAGCTGCGGCGAAGAAGCCAGCAGCCAAGAAAACCACTGTGAAGAAAGTGGCGAAGAAGACCACAGCCAAGAAGACTGCGGCGAAGAAACCGGCAGTGAAGAAGGCCAAGCCTGCTGCAAAGAAAGCTGCACCGGCTAAGAAGAAGCGCAAGCTGAAGGGCGTTAACGATCTGAGCATCGTCAAACAACGTGCCAAGGGCAAGAAGAAAGGCGCAGCTGCAGTCAAAGCTCGTCTGAAGAACAAGCAATACCGCCTGAAGAACAAGGCGAAGATCAAGCAGAAAGCCAAGGTCCGCAAGGCCAAGATGACGGCGGCGGAAAAGGCTTTCAACAAGAAGCACAAGGAAGTCATCAAGAAGCATCACGCCAAGACCAAGGGCAAGATCGCTAAGCTGAAAGAAAACCACACCGCCAAGATCGCGAAGCTGAAAGCCAAGAAGCAGACGCCGAACGTCAAGGCAAAGATCCAGGCTACGAAGGCCAAGCACACCGAGAAGGTCACGGCGCTGAAGCAGGCTCACGAGAAGAAGAAAGAATCGCTCCTTTCCAAACTCGGCGGCCTGGCTAAGAAGGCTGTGAAGACCGGAACAAAGGCGGTCAAGAAGGCCCTGAACATGGGCAAGAAGACCAAGAAGGTCAAGATCGACAAAGGCTTCAAGAACGTCACTCCGAAACAAGGCGCTAAGGCGAACAAGGCTCGTAAGGCCAAGCTTGGCGCGAAGAAAGTTCCGACCGTGAAGAAACGTTCTGCAAAAGAACTTGAGTCGTTCGAGGGATCGCCGCGCAAGAAGTCCAAGATCTCAAAGATCGTTCCGAGCAAAAAGGGCTCTAAGAAGGTCACGAAGGTAGTCAAGAAAGCAGCGAAGAAAGTCTCGCTGAAGAAGGCTAAGAAGCCGGCCAAGAAGTCCAAGAAGTAACCAACGGAGGTCACCATGGCCTATAAAACCGTTCGTGTGAAAACACGTAAGTTGACGCCGATGCAGAGCATCACCCGGCGACGCAAGTTCATCGCAAAGTTGCAACGCAGTAAAGACCCACGTAAAGTGGAGAAGATTGCGTTCCACAATGCTGCGATCAAATCGTTGCAGGCGAAGATGCGTCTGAAGAACCAAAAGCGTAAGTAGTAACGTAGGGACCCATATCTAAACGGTATGGGTCCTTTCGTCATTTGAGGTCGAAAAAATGAACGCACATCCTGAATTTCCTGTCGCCCTGAAGTACAACACTTTGCAGTTTGCAGCGAATGTGCTGATGCATATCCGTGGCCGTGAAGATACCGAAATGGGCACAATCGGTGAGCAGATGCTGGAACTGCTTTCTTCTTTCCGCCGAGTGCGACCCGAATACATCGACGAGTTCTATGAACTCCTAACCGGCCTGTGCACCTACCTGATTAAATACTCTGGACTCGCAGAATCCTGCTCGAAGTCCGGTGCGTACAAAGCACGCCGTCTCGAGTGTTTGGCCACAATCAAAACGCTTATTCAAGGTATCGAAAAGCAAGAAGATGTGATGAAACTGCTCCGGAATATGCGTCGCTAATCTGTCCAAAAACGGGCCTTATTGGTGCTCCGTATGTCTGCGGTTTTGCAAGCGAAAATGTAATTTGAATGTATAGTTTCAACAAATACCAGCATCTATAAGGTCCTATAATGAAGGCGAAATCTGCATTAGACACGATGGAACGCATTCGCAAGGCTCGTAGCCTGAACGACGTTGTATCCATCGTCCGCGACATTGCAAAGAACGTCGTTGCACAGCAAAAGAGTGTGACGAAAATGGGTGTATCCCTATCCGCCGGCAAGAAAATCAAAGACGAGACACTTGACATTGACCACACTGGCAAGAAGCCGGTTCGTGTGCGAGTCGGATCGAAGAAAAAGAAGGGTTCTGCACCTTTGAGTAGCGGAGCCAAGCTGGAGGGTTTCAAAGCTCCTCCTGCCGGACAAGTCAAAGAACACATGGAAGTCGTGCACCAGTTGCATGACAACGTAAAGCAACTGGAAGCCGCTCGTGCGCTGATCGAGCAGGCGTTTTCCCGTTCTGCGAAGAAGGATGTTGCCTTGAAGGGTATTGATGCCCTGATTAAGGACAGCACCAAGATCGTGAACAACGCTTACGACATGATGGAAGAAATCTCGAAAAAGCACATTCCTGAAGAACTCGAAGAGATGAATCAATCTCTGTTCGACTTCTTGCTCGAGGCTGTTCCACAAGACAAGTACGCCAACATCATCCAGGGCACCTACGTGACTCTGCGTGAAACGGATTCCTCAGTTGCTCCTGCTGGCAAAGGTCCGAGTAAGCTGAAGATGAATACGGACTTCGTGTTCTCGTGCTACAACGTTCTCGAAAATCTGGAAGCCAGCGATGGCTACTTCTTCCCGAAATACGTACTGGTGCTGACCGGCGTGGTCGACCACCGTACCAAGGAAGGAAAGCCACATAGCGTCCTGCGTTACTTCCTGAATGCTTTGCCGGATTTCCGCGAGCCAGGAAAATACGATCTGGGCGCTGAAGTGCGGGACGAAGCGGACATGATGCATCGTGCGTCCCTCCTGCTTGCTCACAATTCCGTAGTCGTTCCGTTTGAACGTAAACCGATGCCACTCACCGATTCCGATGTGAAGACCAAAGGCTTCCACGGCATCCCGAACGTAGCTCGCGCTTATGTAGATGACGATCAACTGTGCGTCGTGGTCAAGAAGGGCAAGGCCAATACGGCTAACATTCAGAAGATTCAGACTGAAGTGATGTCTCTTCTGACTGCTGTCATCCGCACACCGAAGAAGGTCAAAGAAGCGGGGCCGACGGGTAAGGGTGGTACTGTATTCAAATCCGCAGGTCGCGGCTCGGTCATTCTGCCGGCGCGTCCGGTGAAGGAAGGCGACAACACGGTTCTCAAGTTCTCGCTAATCCCTAACATCCCGGAAACCGATGCACAGCAGAAGTACACGGTCAATGTGGCTAAGCTGAAAGATCTGCAGGAGATGCTGGAACTGCCTGATGACGTTATGTCCGAAGTCAAGAAGGCCTTGAAGCATCACATCTAAAGTTTGGCTGAGAATGCTCGATACTTCTGCGCTATCAAGTGTAAGCGGTATCGAGCATTTTTACCATGGGTCATGGAGTTCTAAATGCAACATCGTCAACAGGTGGTGAACTTCCGAACGTCAGAGTTTCCTCTGTCGGGAGCATTTGCACCTTTCCTACTCAAGCCGAGGATGACGTACATCAACATCGGTGACCTCTTTGAATATGTCGCTGATCTGCTCTGGCACACAACTGGCGTCTTGACCAATCGCGTTGACTTCACACTCGTCAACGCTTTCTCGCCCTTCACCGGATTCTCATACGGCTCTCACCCCATCCCGCCTAAACTTGCTTGGCCGACTGGGAAGAGCCTTATCCTTACCTTTGCGATCAGTGCGATCGACCCGTACACTGAAACGACAGAGCTGAAACTGAATCAAACGGCACGGCTGAGCAACAAGCATACTCGCTGGAGCTATAGAGACGGTGCGCAGGACTATGTTTCGATTTCGGTGGACACCACAGTCGGTGCAGAGCTTGGCATTCGCTACCCCAAATTCAATGAGCTGCAATACATCTACAACTTGATCGGTGCAATGTCGAAGTCTATGGTTCGCCGTCAGACGGTTTATCGCAGCCCGAACGAGTCGTATGAAGAGCTGCACGAAAGCTATTCTCTGGTGAATTTGCATTCGCGCATTTTCAACATGCCGATCAAGAACTTGTTCAATCAGATTCCGTACCACTTGTGGGTGTTCAATGGCAACCTCTGGCGTTTGGCACCTAATGTCATCCCCCAGCGTTTGATTACCCCTCAGGCAGCCCTGTACTTCTTCATGTATCTGAGCGATGTAACTCGCTTCTCGCGCTGTGTCGGCGACGTGACGATGAAACGTCTCGGTCTCGAACTTGGAACTACGGAAGAAGGCATCGTCGGTCTGCTGACCAAGAGCGTGCTGAATATGGTGCAAATGATTAAGACTCCGGGCGACCGTGATCTGTCTGATCTGGAATTGCTTGCACCAGCGGTCCTTCAGGCGCTCCTGATTACAGGCAGCTCGACGATCAAGACACGTTCCTCATATCGTGCAGATCTCATTGCAAGTACAAAGATGTTGATCGAGGACCTTCAGGCACGCGAGAACGATCTCGGGCACTTGTTTATGCCGCCACGCGAAACAGCACGCAAACTCATTTTAGAGGATCGCAACTACATTCGGATGATCGAGAACGCAATGGTGTTCCCTCAGTCGGATTTAGATAGCGATCCAATGGAGGTATCATGATTCACTATGCGATTGACGGAGCCGTACTTGCGGTGACGCAGAAGTTCATTGACGAGGACTCGGAACAGCCTTTGCTTGCCGCTCCTGGGTATCCTCAAGTCAAACTGATTGATGCGGAAAAGAATCGCCTGAGTTCTACTATCGGTAGCCCGACCGCTATCCCAGGTGAATGGAGTGCCAATATCTCTATTCCGAATCTGGGAGTTGCTGACAAGACTGAGCTACGTTTGATCTGGCGTTTTCTCACCACCGATAACGAGCGCATTGTCGAGAAGGATGTGGTGGTTGTCGAGCCGCGTGTGGAGTCTCGCGTTTCGGATATCGTTGCGGTGTTCGGTGATCAGAAATTCGCACTGACGTTGCCCGTGTACTTCGGTGGCACAGATACGGCTGAGTATTATCTGTATCGTGACAACGATATGATTCTGAGTGCCCCAGGTAACCTGGCTGACACCGCGCTCTATCAACGCACTACAACGGTTGACCGTACCAATTTCCTACTTCCTCTGAATGTGCCGAATCCTTCGCTTCAAGCCTATCTGGTACGTGTCGATGTGGTGCCATGTGGCGTCGGTCACAAGAAGACGTTCACGTACAAGTTGTGGGCGGTGACTCCTCAAATCATGAAGGGCATGTCCTTCTTGGAGGACTTCCTGAATAAGGCAAAAATCGAGAACACGATCCCCGAATTGCAGTACACGGATGGCGACTTGATTAACTATCTCGAACGCGGTCTGAATCTGTTCAACATGGTAGGCTCTATGCCCACCGCCTTCACCGGCACGAACATGCAGGGTGTGCTGTTTGATGCATGGGTGACCTGTGCTTCGTACTATGCGCTGGGCGCTCAATTGATGGCTGAGGGCGCATTGGCATTCGATTTCAGTGGTCAAGGTATTTCGCTGAACGTTGATCGTACCCCGCAGCTTGACTCTGCGCTGGGGCGTATTGAGAGCATGATCGACAGCCGCATCGTCCCGCTCAAGAAAGCTCTGCAAACTCAGGGCGTTACCAGTGGTGACGGTTCTGTGGGTAAGACCACAATGCGTAATTCAGCTAATCTCGGAACACTCGGACTGACGAATGCTGCGACAACTCGTATCCGCGGTGTGCAGAACACCTTCGTCGGCAAGAGGTGGTGATGAGTTCTCTTTGGGAAAGTCCTTCGATTGTCCCAGCGTTATACAAACAGTTTGGCTGGAAGAAGTCCAGTCAGACTGAAAAGAGTTACAGCATTACAGAGCGTACAGATGGACAGTACGAAGTGAATGTAGACATATTTAGAAGCTTAGGTGGCTGTCTTGTTGAGGCTGGCCATCAGCATAAAGTATGCCGCAGTTTGACTGAAGCTCAGTCCTATTTAAAACGTTTATGAGGCTAACATGCCATTAGTTTATGTCCCCCGCAAAAAGAAGCTCGCTCAGATCATTCAAGAGCTATTCGTTAATGCGTCCTCTGTAGGAGCTTTCGGTACTGCGCTGAATGTGCCAGTCCCGTCAGGCGTGCAGAACGGCGACCTGCTGATTATGTGTATCACAGCAGCCTCTGCCTATACCGACCCGGTCGGCTGGACGCTGGTGTCAGCCTACACCTGGTCCTATGGATATCATAGCCGGATCTACAAGCGTACAGCCAGCAACGAGCCTGCAGCTTATTCGGTGGTTCCCTCTCAGACTGAGAGCCTCGGAACGATCATGGCGTACCGTGGGAAGACAGAGGTGGACGTCGTAGGAACATGGAGTGAGGGCTTGCAGAACTTGGCTATGTCGAGTATAACTACTACGGTGCCAGACACGATCCTCATTTCCTATGCTGCAGATCGTTCGCCAACTAGCCCTTCAGCCCCTGCTGGAATGACCTCCCGCGCAGCCTATGCAGGAACATATCTGGGTTTCCGCGCATCCGATCAAACTCTCGGTGCCGCTGGAGCAACCGGAACACGAAGTGCGGTCGGAGGCACTCAATACAACAGCGCAGGCATCTTGTTTGCGTTGAGGGGCGGTTTCGACCCATACTGGAATAAGGTAGTCGCGTTGCTGCATCTGGACGGCGCTAACGGCTCCTCGGTGTACACAGACTCGTCGTCACTTGCTAAGTCCTATAGTTCTCTTGGATCGACGCTGCTGCTCTCAACTACTCAAAAGAAATTTGGCGCTTCCAGTTTACGTACTGCTAATTCAGGAGCTATAGCTACCTCTAACCGGGACGGCGCTTTCGATTTCGGCACGGAAGACTTCACGATTGAATTCCAGCATTTCTACGTCCCTGGTGAAGCTGCATCTTATGGTACATTCTTCGATATCGGTAGTCAGAAGCTGTCAGTTCAGTTCGGAAATGACACCTCTAAGATGCTCTTCTACGCTTCCGGCGGAGGCGTAACTGGACTGTCGGACGGCGTAGGTGTCGCACACGGAATGGTAGCGAATACATGGAATCACGTGGCTGCAGTTCGGCATGGCTCAAACGCATATTTGCTCATTAACGGCGTGAAGCAGGTCATTTCCACTAACGTATCAGGGTCTATCATTGGTTCCACTGCCTCCAGTACAGTGGCGGCTATCGGCAATTACAGTGGTGGCCAAACATATTCACCTGGCGGCTATATGGACGAAGTTCGAGTTACGAAGGGCGTCGCTCGTTACACTGCAGATTTCTCGGTCCCGTCAGCTGCTTTCACTGCGTAATAGTTGCAGAACCAAGCAAAACATCGTAATTTTCATGCATAGGAAAGCGCATCCTATTAAACATCCTATGCATAGTAAACTCAATCCTTATAAGGAGCAAGAAAATGAAGAATTCCCGTTCGCAAGGCACGATGCGTGCTGTTATTGCTGGCGCACGTACCGGTGAGCCAGTTGTTGAAGTCAAGAGCTACGCACTGGCTGGTGCGGGTATGGCTCGCGTCCTCGTGGAAGTGACCCACACGGAAGAATCTCGCAAGGACCCGTCCGTGATCGCATCCGCAATCCGCGCCCGTCTCGACAACAAGATGGAAGCTGTTGCAGGCTCCTTCACCACCGTCGAGAAAGGCTCCTTCGTTGAACGCATCACCGGCATCGTTTCGACGATTCGCAAGGCGATTCCGGTCACCGAAGAGAACATGAAGGGCTTCCGTGCTACGGCTGCCAATATGTTCATGGACGAAGAGAAGGAAATGTGGGCACTCCACAAGACCCAAGCAGGCCAGATTCTGGTCCAGACCACCGGCATCGGCGACGATATGTCCCTGGTCAATCTGCTTGATTCCTGCTCCAGCGCTGGCTTCCGCAACAGCCCTGACTACGGCCGTCTGAGCGCCATGGCTTCGGCTACCGCTACTCAAGTTCAAGGTGGCGATTTCGTCTCCTACGTGAACTTCGACAACTCGATCGGCCTGGGCTTTGTCGTGGCTACCGCTGCTGACACCGACGACATTCTGGTACTGCCGCACGGCGCCGAAGAAGCAGAAGCAATCAAGCGCGCTGCTGTCACCCAGATCCATGCACAAGACGAGTTCCCGGCTCACGAGCTGACCTCGGAAGAGCAAGTCGAGCAAGTCGTGGCATCGGCACGTGGCGTGTCGGTTGAAGACCTCCTGTCGTTCTACAAGAAGGTGTTCGCACGTAACGCCAAGTTCTATGACCTGTTTGCCGCCCGCGTCCGTAGCCATCAGTTCATGTAATCGGCAAGTGCAATAAATCGAGTGGCCGGGAAACCGGCCATTCCTTTTATGGAGCATTGAAAACATTCGGAATTTTAACATGGCCAAGATCCTTATTTCTCTTTCAGCTGCGGCTGACCCTAGCTGGAAGAAAAGCAAATGGTTTCCTAAGAAGGTCCCTAGTGGTGAATCTGCAACTAAGCTTGCCTACGATAATATGCTGAAGGAAGCTCTGCAATCGTTTCCGGCACCTATTATTAAGCTTCTTCAAACTCAGGGCGTACACGTCGGTGGTAATTCCGTGTTCGACGCAATTCCTGATTTCATGTATGATTTTGAAGAGGCGGCTGCAGACTGGTTGTTTGAGGTATCGCTCGAAAACTTCTACAAAAACATTACTACGACTGGCAAGTTCTTCACAAAGTTGCACACGCAACTCTCCAAGTGCATGAAGACCTGGGCGGCTTACAATAAGTTGAATATCGACAGTAAGTATCCCGAATACTCTGCAGCAGTTAAGAAGATCAAGATGCCAGTTATTTCCATATCTTCTGACAACTCGCTAGCACCAAAAACTATTTCGTATGAGCCGGAGCTTGGAGCATCTTACGTGCAGATGTTTGCTAACGGTAAGCTGGCGGAACAGTTTGGTTTTGATTCCAGGGCAGCAAATTCTGCAGATCTTGCAGTAGCTAATGCTTTCTTGCTTCTCGTATCGCGAACCGAAAGAGGATATTTTCAACTGTTCACCGACACATGGCGTTTCAAGAGCACACTTGCGGCGCCAAAGCCTGCGTCGAAAAAAGACTATACAAACTTTTAGAGAGCTTGATAATGAAAACCGCTCTTTTGATGGTAACGTGGCAGAAGCACTTCATCGAAGCCGTGTTTGGCCCGTATGTCGCAATGACAGAGGCCATGATGTCTATCGTGATGAAAAACGCGATTTCCCGCACGGCGCAATTGCTCAAACCTACGTGATTCTGCGTCGTACCTGAACCCCTGTGCGTCGTTTGACAGATCGTGAACTTTGTGATATACTGGAATCGTGAAGGAGCTCTGCACCGCGTCGTTCAGGACCTTCAGGTTTGCGAAATTCACCAACCATCAAATTCAGGGAGTTCATCATGGCACGCAAAGCACAACCGAAGAGCAGCAATAAGCGCTACTTCATCGTTGATGATCTGGCTAAGGTCATCCACTACGGCCCGTTCAACAGCTTTAAAGAAGGCGGTGCAGAATGGGACAGGCTTGAGGCCGAGTGGGTTGCTGCAAACCCCAGGCCCAAGCGTAAAAATCTGCCTCACGCATATCCGCTGTGCTTGGTTCCCGAACATGACCTCGACAAAGAGTTCAAGTTCGCTAAGGGCGTGAAGCGCGTGAAGCTGCGTCTGCCGATTCATTTGACCACGAAGTCCGGCTTCAACGTGATGCAGTACGGGGCCGAGGTTGAAGTCGATTTCGCCAGCATGGACTACGTTGGTCGCATCGACTACACGGACCTCGAAAAGGTGTTCGACCTGCGCAAAGGCGTTCCTGTCAGGCTGTTTGATTCGACGCGCTTGTTCATGCGCGGTACACCTGAGAAGATTCTCCCGGCGTTGCAGACGATGTTGAACAATACGCCGAAAACATTTACCGCGCTGAGCAAGCTGAACTTCACTAGAAACTTCGTGAAAGCGCTTTTCACTTACGTCGGCGATTTGCAGGCAGCGATCAATGCTGTTCAGCAGTACGTCGATAGCGAATAATAGAAGTAAATACTGTAAAAAGACGGTGCAAACGCACTGTTTCACCCCGTTTTCCACAACAAACCTTTCATAGAAAGACCATACCGTGAACGCTAAAGTCATCGTTTCCCTGTCCGCTTCCAGCAACAACTTCCTGAACAACGACAATCATCTGAACGTCGCCAAGGTTCAGGAACTGAATGGCAAGATCAAGGAAGCTCTCAAGGAACTCCCGACCGTCAATGAAAAAGGCAAGGCAATCAAGCCGCCGAAGCCGCTCACCACTTACACGATCAAGCGTAAGGCCAAGATCGTCAAGTTCGACAGCGCGCTCAACAACGCTGGCAACCTGACATACCTGGCACGTCGCGCAATCCCGGTTAAGGAATGCAAGCGCCTGACCGAACGCGGTGCAGTTCGCAACCTCGACATCCTGACCGTGTACGACAAGGAAGTCATCGGCGACAAGCTGTACAAGCAGTGCAAGGAAGCAATGGCGGCAATGAAGACCCACATGGGCCGTGCCGACAAGACCAAGGAATCGGTCAAGAAGGAAAAGCTGGTCATTCGTGATGCCAATAACAAGGAATTCGCTCGTGGCGTCGCTGCATTCAAGAAATTCCTGAAGGCAGCAGGCGTTGACCTGGGCAAGGACCTCGTTGAATCGTCCGGCGGCATGGGTGGCAAGGCTGTGCTGTTCCGCCTCGACAAAGAGACGGTTGTCAGCATCGGTCGTTCCGACACCTCGAAGTTCAAGGCTGCAAAGAAGGCAGCTGAAGAAGCGGGCGACGAAGGCGACGACGAAGATGTGAAGCCGGCCAAGAACGTCAAGAAGGTCAAGAAAGACGGCGACAAGAAGAAGGTCAAGAAGAACGGCCTGAAGAAGAAGTCCAAGAAGTAATAACTGATAGCCGGCGAGGGAACGTGTTCATTCACGTTCCCTTTCCTGCGTTATGGAGCAATCATGTCTAAGATTCAGATTAGCATCGGTAGTGTAGGGCGCATCAAGAATGCAAAAATCCGCATACCTATCGGTCGCGATTTCTCTTCGATCTTCAAACGTGTGCAGAACCAAGCTGCGATCATGCAGAATGCTGGCGCACAGATGAAGGAAGACCTTGTTACGTTGACCAAAGCCGCCACGCCTCAGGCGATGACTTCCGAGGAAGTTGATAATTTATTGGCATCGTTGGATGAGGTCGAGAAGTATCTTAAGCTTGCTCGTTCCAAAGTCAAACAATAACCCACTAATTGGAGTAGCTCATGACTAAGAAAGCTAAAGTAATCGTCGCAAAGACCAAACCCGCAGCCACAAAGAAAGCAAAGGTGTTGATCGCAACTTCGGCTGCCAAGAAAGCACCTAAGCCTGCAACCAATGCACAGCACGGAACCTTGATGGGCGTGTATGCCGACCTGGAACAGATTCATGAAGAGCTCGAGGACAGCCTCGACAACGTGTCTGATCTGATGGACGAAGTTGAGGCATTGAAAGAAGGCACCTTCACTACTGAAGGCGCTAAGGCTTTCATCGCCAAGCTGAAAGATGCAATGAAGACCGTGAAGCCTATGATCTCGGCATCGCGCAACCTCGAAAAGGCCCTTATCAAGGCACGTGACGTTGGCACGAAGAGCGAGATCAAGCCCACTGAAACTGGAGGCGATGCAAACGTCCCGGTGGGTGACGACAGTGACAAAGCCTCGCCTCAAGGCGACATATACACTGTATACTCCACACTCGGCAACGATGACATTAACTCGATCGTTCGCGCCAAGTCGAAGGCCGAGGCGAAGAAAAAAGCAAAAGATCTGGTCGCGGGCACCGTGCAATCTGTGATGAAAATGGCTGAGCATGAGATCGAAGGCCAAGGCATTACTGCGAAGCACATTGCACGTATGGACAGCAAAGGCTTTTACGAGTATCGACGCGACGGTGGCATTTAAACAGCTGAGGCCTATATGACCAAGAAGATCAAAATCATGGTGTCGCAATCGAAGTCGAAATTCGGCACCGCTTGGGCTGTCATTCGTGACCCCAGCAATGGCAAGTACCTTATCTGTCGCCGTGGCCCTACTGCTAACAACGCGGGTCAGTGGGGCTTCCCTGGTGGCGGAGTGGATGAAGGTGAGATGCACATCGAGGCCTGCGCTCGTGAAACCTGGGAAGAAATTCAGGTCCGGCTCGCTGTGAAGAACTTTCATGCTGTCGCGCATAGCCCTGACTCTGCGGTCATCTGGTTCGAGGTATTCAAGCTCGTTCAGCCAAAGGCTACGGAAGAAGTCGATCAGTTCAAGTGGGTACACCCGTATGACCTATACAAGTACACCTTGCACAAGAGCATCAAGGACTATTTCAAGGCACTTCGCTTAGGTGCAAAGACTCTCTAAGGAAGCATCATGCGAAAACTTTCTCAAGCAGACTACGAGGCAAAGCTGAAAACGATAGTTCCTACTATCGAATGTCTCGGTCTCTACAAGTCGTCTGCTAAGAAGGTCAAGCACGCCTGTACCGTTTGTGGCTACTGCTGGGATGTGGTTCCGTCCTCATTCCTGCATCGTGGTTACGGCTGTCCAAAGTGCAACGGTACAGGTGGCAATGGTGGTATGCAAGAGGGCATTTACGTTGACCGTTTGTTTGAAGTCAACCCAAACATCCTGTTCATCGGCCCTTTTGTGTCAACTGACAGGGACGCTTTGCATAACTGCTTGCAGTGCGGTGAAGACTTCGAGATACTTCCTGCAAACGCTTTACGTGGTCGCGGGTGTTCGTCATGTTCTACTGAAAACCGTTCTGCATTTGGCAATGCATGGAAGACTCACGAAAGCACAGGTATGCGAGTACAAGGATTTGAGACCTTTGCACTCGACTATTTGAAAAAGAGCTTGCACGATTTCAGGCACTACACCTTCAAAATAAGCGAAGGCAAGCCTGTCATCCAGTATGTCGAGAATGGGAAAACTCGCAAATACTTTCCTGACTTCTATCGCCCCTTTAGCAGGACGGTTATCGAAGTGAAATCAACGTACACCTTCTTAGGCACGAAAGAGATGTTTCAAAACATCAGTGCCAAAAGGCAAGCCTGCGTAACACAAGGATACAAATTCAAGCTGTTGCTTATGAGTCGCACTGGTAGGCGCTTGAAGGTGCCGATCAATTGGTGGCTCATGCCTTACGAGGAATTACACGCAAAGGTTTATCATGCTTAAGAAGAAAGACTCCTCAGGGCTTGGGAAGAAAAAGAAAGTCAGCACCGAAATGGTGGTGGTTGATTCTAGCAAGCCTGTAGAAAAGAAGAAAAAGAAACTGAAGGCACATTCGCCTAAAGCAATCGAAAAGGCAAAGAACAAGTTGGTTGCGAAAGAGGCAGAAATCGAGCAAGAGCTTCAAACGCTGGAAATTCCAAAAGGTCGGACGCCGGATGAACGCCGAATGCTTGAAGAGTATTCGCGCATGCTGTACATGAACTCCCAACTGATTAAGCGGATGAAAAAGAAGCTTAAGGAGAACTTGAACAGCAAGGACATCTATGCGTTGTCAACTCTCATGAGTCAGCAGCGCGAAGTGATTGCCGATATTCGTTCCGTGTCTGATATGTCAGGTCAGGTTGCGACGTTGGAAGCGAATATGTTGCAACCCATGGTGCGTAGCATCGGCCAGAACATGCTCGATTCGTTCTACCAATTGCGCAAGCTTATTATCGAGACCTCGAAGCCGAACGAAACGCAATTCGCATTACAGAAGCTGGACGAGATCACCAAAGAGCAGGGCAAGTTCCTGCACATGCAGTACGGTGATGCGGTCGGCAAGATCAGTCAAATCATGATGGGATAAATCATGGCTAAACTTCATGTAGCACTTGCATCACAGCCCGAGCACAAATTCACGGGCTCGATCAAACTTCCCGGTATGACTCCTTTCTATTTCAATACAAAGGCCGTATCGGACAAGCAGGCAAAGAACAATGGCGTGGCTCAATTCGCCCGCAAGTTGAATATGTCAGTGGCGAACTTGCAGCGTCACATGAAGGACTATAAGCCGAAGATTGACATTTCGATGACTGAAGAGGCAAAGCCACCGAAAGAGGCTAAGCCCAAGCAACCCAAGCCTACGAAGGTCAAGATCGATCACGAAGAAGCTCCAAAGGCTCCTATAATCGTAGCACCGAAGAAAGACAACCCGCAAGGCTCTTTATTCTAACTGGAAGACATCATGAAAGTTCAAATCAGCCTCTCGGCCACCTCCTTTGAAAAGGGTGACCGCATCATTGCCAAGATCGCTAAAAACGAATGGCACACTGGAACCGTAACACGCGCTGGGGCTAAACTTGGTTTGAAATTCGATGACGGCGCAACTGCGACTGTCGATCCCGAAGACTTTAAACTGGTCAAGAAGTTGACTACCGATAAGGTCTCGAAGAAACCTTTGACCGACGTTCAGGCAAAGCCATTGTTCGCCAAGGTAAAGAAAGAAAAGGCGACAAAGGATCCGAAGCCGGGTAAGAAGGTAAAGGTCGATGTGTCGGCTCTCCCCAGCGAGAAGCAGCAGAAGACTACGACCGTCGATCTCGACGCTCCGAACTACGATGACTGGATCAGCAAGTTCACCAAAGAGAAGGCTCAGAAGCAAATCGAAAAGCTGAAAGCCAAGATCGAAAAGATCAATGCAGCGGGGATGCGTGGTGCTCGCAAGTACGAAGACGCAGGTCCTATGGACCTCGCTTGGGAGAAGGCACAGCCTCTGCAAAACCAAGTAGACTTGCTTGAGTTCTGGCTGAAGAATCCGAAGAAGCAACCGCCGAAGGAAATGATTGCTGCATTCAACGAGCACCAAAGCCGTGAGCAGCGTAGTAAGCAATTCAAAGCACAACGCAAAGAGGCTGCTAGCAAGTTCCCTAGCTTGATTGGCAAGACCATCCAGTTCCAGAGCAAACGTGGGCTAATCGAAGCAGTCGTTATCAAGCAGTTGCCTGGTAAGTGGAGCGACAAGCCGCGTTACAAAGCACAGGAAGAAGGCAGGGGCACATGGACTGTGTCTCATGATCTGGTGCTGAAGGTGATTGACAAGGGCACGAATGCCAACTTGAAGAAGATCAACGAAGCTGCGGACAACAAGAAGGCATTGGCTAAACTGCTCAAAGAGAGCATCGGCGGTGAGATCACTTGGACCTCGTCCCGCCTGAACAAATCGGTGAAGGGTAGACTTACAGCAGTCGGACCTTCCAAGGTCAAAGCTACTGCGTTGGACAGTGGCGGTGATTGGAAGATTCCGCTCAACTTAATTACCCACGTAGGCGGCCAGCCGCTCGATAAGGGCATTGCAGGCTTGAAGCCGGCTAAGCCGTTGGTGGAGTCTGGACTGTTCATGGTTTATGACCGTCAAGGCAAACCGTTGATGAATAAGCCGGGTACGAAAGCAGAAGCGGAAAAGGCTTCTATGGAATACCTGAAGAACAACATGCGTCCGGGTGTCATGACTATGACGCGACCAGTCTACAAGTAATATCATGGCACGTTTTCGTCCTGTAGGCCCGAAGCGTCCGTCAGTCGTTGCAAAGATCAGGCGCACAAAGACTCAGGCCTATGGGACGAAAGACCAGTGGGCTGTAATGTCAGCGGCATGTATTGCACGAGACGGGCATCGCTGTAAGCAATGCGGCAACCCGTCTCGTCCCGGCAATAGACTGAACGCGCATCACATTATCCCAGTTGCAAAGGGTGGCAAAACCGTTCTCTACAATCTCAAAACACTGTGCGAAACGTGTCACTCGAAACAACCCGGGCATGGGCACATGCTTCGCAGACATAGACACTGAAAGGCATCACCATGGCTGTACCCAAGACACTTAACTCATGACGACGTATGGGCTCCCTCGAAAGACGGAGCCTGTCCTCGTTTATGCGCCAATAAATATAATTTAAAGTATCGAACCACTAAGAGGATTCCTTATGGATGCCCAGGCAATCACAGGGCGTATGTTGACCTCGCTGAGTGCAGACAAGCACACTATGATCCGGCATTACTTGTTAGCCTTCGGGATCACTAATGCCGGCAGCGATAAACTTCCGCCCGTATTCAAAGAGAAGCACCAGCCAGAATGGGAAGCGTTCACACGCGAGTTTGAGCTGAGCGTTCCTCGTGCAACGAAAGAGAAGATCGCCCTGTACCGCGTACTGGAGTTTGTGCGCTACATGAAACATATGGGCATCAACCCATTCCAAGGAGCGTTTAAGCATCCTGCTGAAGCGAAGATTGCTAGCAAGGGTGTCGATCCGGTCAAGGTGTACGAGAAGCTGCTTGAATCGAGTATGTTCGACGTTGCGCGGTCGATTTCGAGACTGGCTCACAAGACGCATTTGCTTTTGCAGATGAAGATCGCGAAGTCAGTGTCAGATGTGAAGGCGAAGAACGGGCAGTATGTTCTTACAACAGCGTTCATTCTTAAACCTCAACGCAAAGATGACACTTTGGACGGGGTCTTGACAAACATGCGTGGTCTGTTGTATAATGACAGTAAAGTGCCAGTTCAACTCACTGAGCGCAAGCAAGCCCTGCCAAAGACCTCCCGCGCAAAACCCAAGATTCAAAATAGCAAAGCTGAAGTGCTGCTCCGAAGCGAATCCTTCATGGGATGGTATCCGCTGTCCAAGAACGATCACTTCGTTGCGTACTTGATCCGCGCACGGGAAGACCTGCTTGTGTTCAAAGTCAAAGTGGCACTTGATGTAGACGTAAACCTAGGCTCTTCTACCAAGCAGACAATCATGCGTCTTTGGACGAAGGCGTTTAAATCAATTTAATGTAAATCGAAGGAAATGGGCATTCACCATGAATGAGAAAATCAGAAGTACCATCGAAAAGATCTCGGCTCTTTCGTTTAACGCTCGCGTGATCGCTGATCGCCTCGGGGTTAAGGGTTCGGCCAAACAGGTATCTACCAGTGCGGGTGTCGAGGACGTTAATACGCTCAAGGATCAGATCATTACGCTCAACAAAGAAGTCGATGCATTGCGCGACCTCATTGATGACGAGCATGATGCAGTCTTCACCGACGAACAGGCAAGCACATTCACCGCGGCTTTCGAGAAGAGCCTCGCTGATTTGCCGCATGTGGTCATCAGCTCGGTGTACACAGCAGAATACTTGAAGGCAAACCCGCGTAACATTCGTTACCTGATCTGCCTGACTCTGGTGAACACGTTCACCACTCGCAACCTTGTGCCGATGCCTTTGTGGTACACGGTCATCGCAAACAACGGTTCTCTTAATTAACAGGGAAGAACAATGAACAACAGTTCCATTCATGAGGCAAGTGCTCTCGGCAATGCACTCGAGGGCGGTGAAGGCATGACTCCTCTGGAGCGTGCTCAGACTTCACTCTCGAACACTTCGTTCGAGGCGTTGTTGCCTATTCAGCTCGATCCGGATTCACAAGTTGCAAAGGACTACGACCAGGTATTCTACCCGCGTCGTAAGCCGCTGAAAGGTGCGTTCACCAATCGCGGTATGTATCCTGAACTGGCGAAATACCTCGCCGAAGTCAGCGGCTATCTCAATGCGGTGTTCAGCCAAGCTCGTTACCTGCTCAGTGAAGCACCTCTGCTGGCTACGATGCCGAAAGATGCGACGATGGCGATGACCACTCGCCACCTCGATACGGTCATCAAACGCATCGACAAAGACAACATCAACATCGCGCAAAAGGCGTTCATCGAATCCGTTAGCAGCGGTAAGGCTCACATCATCAAGCCGTCCAACCGTTACAAGAACGGCTTCGATGTGATCTACAGTGGCTTGCCGACGTTTGGTGGTGCGAAGGGTACCGCGATCTCTCTGCAGCCCGGTGCCGGTGGCATCAATCACGCTTTGCCGGAAAGCACTCGTGACGCAGGCTGGCGTGGTATGCGTGAAGAAGGCGGCTCGTTGACACTCGAAATAGGCAAGCGTTCGCTCACTATGTGCCGCGAACTCATTACCGACCTCTTCGAGGACGCAAACATCGGTACGCTGGCCACCGCGCACAATCGTCACACGAAGATCCTCCCGCTTGACTTTGACTTCCGTAAGGTTGTTGGTGATGCGGTTGATGCAATGAAGGGCCTTGGCGTTGACATGCGCCCTCTCGCAGACATCCCGAAGGTGGACCCGCTGCTGTTCAAAGGTCTCGGTAAGTACTTCTCTATCGTAGCCATCTACGAAGCCAACCACAACATCGTTCGCAAGCGTTTGATCGACGAAACCCAAACGCCTGAGAACTACAACATGAACGAGGACTTCCTCGCGATGCAGCCGAACATCGGCTTCTCTATCGTGATGCACCTCCCGCAGGAAATCGTTTCGTTCATCACCCAGACGAAGCCGAGTGATCGCGTTCCTCTCGCAGCACTCAATACCTGGGTGTCTGCATGGTCGCGCGCTCTGTTGAAGATTCCGAAAGCGAAGGCCAAGAAGGGCGAGCGTGTTACCGTTATGGGCAGCCCGCGATATGTCCTGCCTGCATCGACAACAACTGCACTGATCGAGCGTCGTAAGCAGCTGGGCTTCTTCACTGAGGAAGGTCGTACTAACGAAGACAACCTCTATGTGTCGAATGTCGGTACGTTGAACTTCTGCCCGAAGTCGTCTGATCTGGCGATGGAGAACGCTCGCAATTACGAGCGCCTGCTGGAGGAAGCACTTCAGTTGTCTTTCGACGCGGGTACTCCGCTCAATGCTTCTCAGATGGGTGAAACGAATCCGGTATTCGGCCTCGTGCATCCTGAATATCGTGAGAAGATTGCAGGCTTGAAGTCGCAACTCAAGCGTTACGCCGGTGCTGTGCAGACCTACAGCTGGGATTACAACTGCATTCTGACCAGTGCTATGAGTGACCCGGACAAGCTGATCGCTACCAATCTGGCCGGTGCTGCAAAGCCTGATGAACTGTCCGTCGCAGATTACCTGCGTAAGCCGTTCGCACAGTCTATGATGCTTCTGTTCCCCGACTCGAAGGCAGACGTAGTTGACGAATCGGATCCGATGAAGAAGGTCACTGCTGACGGCAAGACCGAAAGCAAGACCAAGCCGGCTACGATGGCCACTTACGGTCACGGCGGTTCTGCCACTCCGATGCTGCGTACCTCGGTGTTTCAGAACGCGAAGAAGCTGTACACCTACCTGCTTCAAGACAAAGCTGTACCTTCATTTCAAGAGCTGGTCGATAAAGCTGCTCAAGACCTAAACGTCAAGAACTTGGAGACAGACGAGCACGTAGCACCGTATGAGAAGAATCTTTTCAACGGCCTGCTCACAGCGGATCTGAAGGTGTCTCCTGTACTTAATCCGGCAACGTCCTCTCCTCAGCGTCAAGTTGACGCGATCTGGACGATGCTGGAACGAGCTATTCGTGACTCTTCCGGCTTTCCTGGCTCGAATCTGGCGCGGCATTGTTATGCAACTGGTGAGAACATCGACGAGAACGATCACTTCTTCAACCCGGAGCATTTCACACTGGCCGAGTTCAAGAACGTCTACAAGTATTTCGGTGGGCGTATTTTCTACCATGCGATGCAGGCACTGGCGCATGCTGATCGCAAGAAGCTGATGGTGATCAACCTCGAAAACCCGCAGCCGCAAGTGAACTTCACTGCACTCGTGAACGAGGTAATACCGCTTGCTGTCATGCTCAGCAAGTACGTCCCGCAGTCGGAACAGATCTACACGAAGGCAGACGAACTGGCAGAGAAGAACAAGCGCAACACTTCGATCACGGCTGATGACATCCATGTGCCGGGCTCGAAAGGTCCGAATGCTCAAACAGGCGATCCGGGCTTCCAATTGTTCCCGCACCAGATCGAAAGTCACCAATACCTGCGTAATGCTCCTCGCTTCGCTGTGCTGGACATTGCACCGGGCGGTGGTAAGACCATTGCAGTTCTGTCTGATATTGCGAACTTGGTTCGTGATAAGAAGTGCACGAAGCCGTTGATCGCATGCCCGAATGGCCTGGTACGTAACTGGGTTGAGGACATGCACAAGATCACCCAGGGCAAGTGGAATATCATCCCGATCACCACTTCAATCTATCGTACCTGGGGTGACGAGCGTCTGACCAAGATGATTCACAATGCACCGCGAAACACTATCGTGGTCGTCGGCTTGTCAGTTCTCAAGCTGCAGAAGTATCCGGTCGTTATCGGCAATCACGTTGAAGTCGTCTCCGGTACGCTGGAGTTCATCAAGAAGTTCGGCTTCGACTACGTTGCACTGGACGAATCGCATCGCGTTAAGAACCCGAAGACTGCTGTCCACAAAGCTGTTAAGCAATTGTGTACCGCATCGTCGGTCAAGTACATTCGTTTGGCCACTGGTACGCTGATCTCGAACAAGCTGACAGACGTAGTTGGTCAGGCAGCGATGTTCTCGTCGCAGATTTTCCGTACACCGGAAGAGTACGAAGCAGCGAACAGCGAACAGATCGGCGACACTAAGGTGTGGACGTGGAAGAAAGAGACGCCGCGTCTTGCGCGTGAACAGTTGTCGCGCCACTCAGCAGTCATTACGTTCAAGCGTAAAGAGTGGGCATTCATGCTCCCAGTACCGAAAGAGAAGTTCATCGCGGTTGCCCTTAGCAAGTCTGAGAAGGAAGGCGGCGATGCTCACCAGCTGATGTACGATGCAATTCTCAAGCAGACCCTCGAGGAGTTGAAGAAGGACGAGGACGTCATGAAGTTGCTGAAAGGCGATGATGACGACGAGAATGGTGACGACGACGAGAACGGTGACGAAGACAACGGGCCGTTGATGCCTGAAGACCTCGATGATGCCACGATGGCTGAACTTGAAATGTCGCTGCGCCCGTACTTGCAGCGTCTAGAGATGATGCTTGTCGATCCGTTGGGCGACCCGTTCGGTGAAGTGTACTTCAAGGGCATGAAGCGCGGTGACTTTGTCTCCAATAAGGTGCTGAGGGTTATCGAGCGTATCAAGCTCAACTTCATTGACTTCCATTGGGAGAAGGGCAAGGTATACAGCAAGAAGGGTGTTGACGAACAAGGCAACGACCTCGACCTGTGTGACTTCAATGGCAAGCGTTATGCGTTGATGCCGCCACCCAATGTCAATCCTCTGGATCGTGAAGCGTACTATGCACCGTACAAGTCGATCATTGAGCCGGACAAGGATCCACGTTGGAAGGAAGAGCCTCGTGGTAAGGTCATTGTGTTCTGCCGCTACACCCGTTCGGTGAATGCGATCTTCCATGCACTTGAGCAGTTGAGTCCTACACTCGCTAAGATGGCAGTACGCTTCCACGGCGAGATCAAGGACAAGTGGGCCAACCTCGATGCGTTCAAGTCTACGCCTATCAGCAAGAACAAAGGCGTACAGATCCTGATCGCAAACGAGCAAGCTATCTCTGAAGGCCACAACCTGCAGATGGCATCCCGCTTGATTCGTGTTGAATCGCCCTGGGCACCAGGTGAGCTCGATCAGTCGTCTGCTCGTATCTTCCGTCCTGATCCGACTGGGGCATTCACACGCGAAAACGTGTACCTTGATTGGGTGATGGCGAACGGTTCGATGGAAGTCGCTAAGATGGGTCGTTTGATCTCGAAGATGCTGACGAAAGCTCAGTTCGACGAGGCCGGCAATCCACTGTACGAAGCTCTCAACGAGTATCAGTTGGCACCGATTTCGATGTCGCTGGAGACAATCGCATCGACGCCGCTGCTGTCTGATATTGAGGAGTACACCAGCGCATACGGCGACCTCGCAAGTATCATGAGTTCAGAGTTCCGTGAGATGCGTGCTACGCGTCCTGCGAAGATGTTCTCTATCGAGCCGGAGCCGATGCTGGAAGATGCGAAGATCATCGACTACGTACCGTATGTCCCGAACATGCGTGTGCCGGATCGTAACAACTTCGGTCTGATTGCATTGCCTGAGTTCTTGCAAGACACGGAGAACGAAGAAGCAGTCGAGATCCTTAGCGACCCGAAGAAGTTGATCGGTATGTATGCACATACTGAAATGGGTAATGGTACGATCACGAATGTAACGTTCCGTACCAGCAAGGATAATCCGAATGCCCCGAAGCGTATCATTCGTGTTGAGGTAACGCTTGCAGGCAGCGAAGAGAAGTACGAAGGTGACCCGTCAATGATTCACATGGCGACAAACCTGACCGCTGAAACAATCAAGAACTTCCAAGTCAAAGCCAAGGTCGCGACGAAGAAGGACAAGGAACGTGCTGAGAAGTTGCGCAAGAAGGCAGCATTGAAGGCGGAAAAGGAAGCAAAAAAGATCGCACGGCAGAAGAAGCGTGAGAAGGAATCGCTTAAGAAGCTGAAGGAGATCGAGAAGCTGAAGGACAAGAAGGGCAAGGTGTCGGCACCTAAAAAACCAAAGGTTGAAGAGCCTGAGGAAGACGAGGATGATGATGTTGAAGATAACACCAGCGTCGAGCTTTACCCGGTTGTGTACAACGGCTTCCTCGCACTCGAAGCGATTCCTGAAGACGAAGACCTGAATCTGAAGAAGTATGGGTTTAAGCCTTTCGGCGATTATGCGTACATTGGTATCAAGGACTATGTGACGTTCGATGCGGTAATGAAAGCGCTCACGAAGAAATTCAAGATCGCCAAACCCGTGTTGAAGCGCTTGGAGTTGCTGCACGATTCGTTCCAGACGGGTCGTGGCCGCAAGTTCGACGTTGCACAAGCACCGATCAGCGAGTTCAAGAACTTCTACCGACTGAGCCACACAATGGCTAAGAAGGATGAAGAGACTGGTAAGGTCGAACTCAAGATCTATCCGGTCATCATGAACGGCCAGTTGATGCTGACAGTAGACTTGGCGACCAACCCGATTGTTCGCAAACTCCTGAACAAGACGATTCCGAAGTCCAAGTCCAAGTTCCAATTGGCGCATGGACTCGATGTGCAGTTCTTTAAGTCCAAGGCTGAAATGAAAACCGTCTTCAAGAAGATGGTGGCCGGCGGCATCGAGATCACGAATCGTAAAGAGTACGAGAAGGAGTTCGAGGCTCTCAAGCTGAAGCAGGACAAGGTCAAGAAGTAATTGAAGCACGCCACGGCCTTCGGGTCGTGGCTCTAACGGAGAATCCATCATGCAAGTCACTAAGTCACAACTGGAACGTCAACAGTTGATCCTCAAAGCCCTCGGTTTCTACTTCGGTAAGCTGGACGGCATTTGGGGCCCTATGTCAATTGAGGCGAAGAAGAAGTACGAAGCCGATGCTTCGTTCCGTCCAGGGATCCCGAACAACGGTATGCCTTTCGGTGAGCGTCCGCCTTATCCGGCAGGCATCACTCTCGATCATGCAACTGGCCTTCTGCATCATCCGCGGATCGATCTGCATACTCTTCCTACCGCAGCGCCTCAGCCTTCTGAGGAAGAGCTGGAGCAACTTACCGCTCCTGACACGGACACAGGCAACGAGTAATCCTCTATCCCACCACCCAAAGGCGGCCTCGTGTCGCCTTTCCTCACCTTTAGGCTCTCTTCGCCCCAAACGCAAAACTGTAAATACGATATGCGTGATTTAATGCGTTGAGAGAACCTATGCCTGCCTATAAATATACAACCTTTGAGTATCAGTTCGGAGGCTCGTTTGCAGAGGTGTCTGATTCCTACGGCTATGTCAAACTCCCGTATCGTCAAGAGGCGAATACGAAGAAGATATTGTTCGTTCTGGATTTCGTACCTACTGAGGACTTGAAGTCGGGGAAATTGTTATCGGGTGAGACCGGTGACATCCTTGAGAACTTGATGATCGTAGCAAAAGATGTTTTCCTCAAGGATCAGTACGAGCCATTTTCATGGCTCGCCTGCACCTTTAACGCATTTCGGACGATGGGGAAGTCCAAGCAGTTTCAAGATCAAGCACGAGAAGCTTTCGCAGACCGTGTTAAGGCTTTGATTGTCAAATACAAGCCGGATGTAGTTGTTGCATTCGGAGCACAGCCGATACGTGCATTGCTCCCCAAGAAGGTAGAACTGAGCCGTGGCCGCCTAGCCAACTGGTATGGTGTGCCGATCAAATCGACCATCAAGACCGACAAGGGCGAGCACAAGTGTCGCATCATGCCTACACTGTCTCTCAATCCACTATCGAGTGGTGACAGTGCAGCACCTTCGATCATGGGTTACATGGCTCGCAATCTTGCGAATGCAATAAATGGCAAGCTGATGTACGCCATTGACGCAGACGAGATTGAGAATCACAAGTCCGTGCTGATCGACACGATCAAAAAGTTCGACAAGATGATGGACATGCTCGCTGAGCAGAAAGTCGTCTCAATCGACACGGAGGACGAAGGCCTGCTCAAGGTCACCAACCGAGTGCTGACAGTTCAGTTCGCGAAGTGTACCAAGTTCGGTTACGTGCTTCCATACCTGCACAAGGACACACCGTTCGATGGCAAGGAACTGAATTACATCCAGCAACGCTTGTGTGCCTTCTTTGAGGGCGAGAACAAGAACGACTATCACGTTTATGCCAACGCGCAGTTCGACTTGAACGTGATGCGTACTGCGTTCAAGACATCCTACATGGCGAATCGAGTGTGGGATATCTTCGCAGGTGAGTATGGCCTGGACGAGAACATGAAGTTCCTCCAAGCAGTCACCGGCGACTATTACTACTCGTTGGGTAATCTCTCGACGCAGTACGGCTTCGACGGCTATTTGAAGGCAGCGTTCGGTAAGGAAGATCGTAAGAACATATCCAAGCATGATCTGAATGACGACCTCGTTCGATACATGACACTGGACGTTGTGGTGCCGTTTGCAATTCACCTGAAGCAGCAAGAGCAGGCAATACGGCTCGGACACGGCAAGTACAACTCGTTGGTGAGTGAGCAGTTGAGTGACTTGATTCACGGCTTCTCGCGTATGGAAACAGTAGGCTCCGGCTTGGATGTCAACTACTTGTTCCACTTGCGCACACCTGCATCGCCAATCGAGAAGGTCATTAACGAAATGACCTCGGACTTGATGAACACTCCGGCGGTCAAAGAAGCGAACAAACTGCTGCTCAAGAAGGAAGGCATTCCCGAGAAGATGGGTGGCTGGGCAGCACAAGGAGCAACGACGCAGAAGTTCTCGTTGCGTACCGATGCTCACAAGAAGCTGCTGTTCTTCAATGTGCTTGGCCTCGAACCGATTTCGTTCGGTAAGGCAAAGGAAGGCGGCCAAGGCGCTGGTAAGCTCGACAAGCACTTCCAGAAGCATTACGAGAACATACCCGAAGTCAAGATGTACACAGCGTTGGGTAAGGCGAAGAAGCTCAAGACTGCATACGTCAACAACTTCCTCAAGCTGCTGGCATCAGACGCCGACTTCAAGTCAGACTATCGCATTCGACCCAACTACAACTATTTGGGCGTTGTGACGGGACGTACCTCAGCGTCAGATCCGAACTTGCAACAGATTCCGGCACACTCGGAGCTGGGCAAGCACATCAAGCGTTTGTTCGTTGCACGCCCAGGCTTCCTCTACATCAAGGTCGACTATCGCGTACACGAAGTTCGTGGTTGGGGTTTGATCTCGTTCGACCGCGCATTGGCCTCGGTGTTCCAGGCAGCAAAGAACTTGCGCGATGCGTATCGTCTGCATCCTACCGCAGAGATGGCCAAGCGTTTGAAGTATGAGGCAGACATTCACATTATCAACGCAGCCTACTTCTTCACGGTTGCAATTGAGAAGGTGGACAAGCCGCTGCGTAATGCTGTTAAGGGTGTTATCTTCGGTTTGATTTATCAGATGTCGATTAAGTCCTTGGCAAAGACGCTGAACAAAGAGCTGGAGTTCACGAAGAAGCTGGTGAAGGACTTCAACAAGCGTTTCCCGGCAGGTATGAAGTGGATCGAGACTTGCAAGAAGTTTGCGCAAGAGCATCTGTACTACGAGAATCCACTGGGCTTCCGTCGTCACTTGTGGGGCTATCTCCTGCCAGAGTCTACGCAAAACGGCAGCAAAGTACACGCAGAGATGGATCGCCGTGCAGTGAACTCACCGATTCAAGGTATGTGTGCGCAGTTCATGGCAATCGGTTCGCGTCAGCTCGACAAGATGGTGTTCGATCTGCGTAAGGCCAAGAAGCGTGTGATGAAGCTGTTCATCAACAACTCGGTGCATGACTCGCTCGAAAACGAAGTGGCGTACAAGGACTTCATCCTCGGACTGGACTACGTCGAACAGGCGTTGACCACCAAGGTGCGTGAAGAGGTAGCACGCCGTCATGGTTTCGAGTTCGTAGTTGACCTCGAGATCGACTTTGAAATCGGTGCAGCGCTGTCGCAAGTGCAAGCATGGGACTTCTCGGTGCCTGAATTGGAGCGTATCGTCAAAGATGCTCTGGTCTTCCAACGTGACGAACTGAAGTACGATGTGAACGTTGACAGTGCTTTGAAGAAGATCTTCAGCCAGAAGGAGGACATGCCGACTTGGATGACGAAGCAGATCAAGAACATCGGCTACAAGTTCGACTACGAAAAGACTCCTGAAGAGCGCGCTGCAGAAGCGAAGGCTAAGGCAAAGGCTGAAGCGAAAGCCAAGGCAGAAGCCGAAGCAAAGGCCGAGGCTGAAGCTAAAGCGAAAGCAAAAGATGGAAAAGGAAAGGAAGAAAAAGCTAAGAAGAAGTGACGGCCCAAGGGTTGTGCATCATAAACGAGAGCCTTTCGACGTATTCATCGCACGTCCTAGCAAGTGGTCGAATCCATTTCGCATAGGCGTGCATGGTACTCGCAAAGAAGTGATTCAAATGTACCGTGAATGGATCGTGCAGCAGCCAGAACTTATGGCCAGTCTGCATGAGCTTCGTGGGAAGACTCTTGGATGCTGGTGCCACCCTAAGCGTTGTCACGGCGAAGTGCTAGTCGAATTAGCTAATCGCCCAATCGCTCCCTGGCTAAGATAATCTTATGAGACAACTACATACTGAAAAAGATGGTATCACTTACATCGACGACATACCGTTCAATGAAGTGAAATGGTACTACATGGCTCCAGTTCCGGATCGCGCTGCGTTGCAAGAGCCGCCAGAAGGCACTGAGTTCGCCATGTGCAACGATATGTCGAAACGCACGACCCATCCTGGAAGCTTCTTCGTCTGGATTTATCAGAACGGGAAGTGGTCTGATATTTCGATTGAAATCGTCCGCAACATCCCCGATTTCATGTCGTACAACGCTGGCGAATGCCCGTGTGGGATCAAACGGCATACCGGCATGATCGCTGGGCCTGCGGTACACAACACCGGCCCTCGCGGTACGTTCGGAGGACTGATTCACATCGACGATGCATGGGCATGCGGTCAGGATCAGATGTGTAAAGAGAACGTAGATAACACCCGAACAAAGGAACCACAAATGACAATGCCGAGTGATGAAGAACTCGAATTGAACGAGCCGGAAAAGCGTCTGCGCATCTCCGAAGCATTTTACTCCATCGAAGGTGAAGGCCCGCTTACTGGTGTGCCTACCGTTTTCATCCGCACGTTCGGATGTAACTTCACCTGCTCCGGTTTCAGCAATCCGACTGGTCAGAAGGTCATTCCGATCAAGATCGACACTTTGCAGAAATTCAAATCGACGGTCGGTTGCGATTCCATCTATTCGTGGCATCCGGATTACAAAGACCTCTCTCAGTGGCATACGATCTCGCAACTGGCATCGCACGTAGTTGAAGGATTGCTGCCCGGCGGCAAGGTATTGAATCCCCGCACAGGTCAATCGCCCATCCTTTCGTTGACGGGCGGTGAACCGACAATGCACCAGGACGCGATCATTCAGTTGATTAACCATCCGATGATGCAGGACTTCGACAAGCTGCTGATCGAAACCAATGCGGCATTCCCGTTGAAGGACGAGTTCATCGAAGGCCTCAATGTGTGGAAAGAGAAGGGTCGTGAGCGTCTTATTATCTGGGCCTGTTCGCCTAAGCTGAGCATTAGTGGTGAACCGCGTCACAAGGCGATTCGCCCGGAGATCATCGCCGCTCAAATGCAGGTGCGCGATAGTCTCCACTATCTCAAGTTCGTTAGTGACGGGTCTACGGAGTCGTTTGAGGAAATCGTTGACACTGTAAAAGAGTACAATGATTACTTGTCGAACTTCATGATGGAACTCGATCCGCATTCGATCTACGTCATGCCGATGGGTGCCACCCACGAACAACAAATGGAGATACAGCGCAAGGTCGCAGACAAGTGCCTCGAATACGGGTACAGCTTCTGCATTCGCGCTCACTGCTTCGTCTATAACAATGAGGTAGGGACATAATGCCAGTCGATGACGTTGAGTTAGAGGACATGACCGTTGCGGAGAAGAAGCTCTTTTTCGATGGGGCCCCTTTCTCAGCGCATCGCATCATTTTGTCGACTGGTCTGTCATTGGCCATGAACTCGCTCACGCCGAAATTCTTGCCGATGTTTCAGACCGAACAGGCGGATATGATGGAGCAGTTTTGTAAGGTGGCGTTGAAGGTAGATAAGCGTCACTGGGACTTTTTCGATTTGTTGATCGAGACCTTCCACTTGTTCTACAACTGCTTATCTATGTCAACAGGCCCGATTGAGCCTGCAGTGCGAGAGCGTTTAATCATCGTCTATAACGAGCGCCTGACGATGAACTTCTATGTCTCTCCTGACAAGGCATTGACGTTAATGGCAGACCTGCTTCCCATCGAAGTGTATCAAGATCCTTACCGCACGGATAAGTTCAAAGCATCCCGTGTGGCATTTGAATCAATTCTCAACCCCGTACATTGAAAGACCAACATGACTCTCAAGATCGCATTGAACGAGGATATCAAGAAATTCTCGTTCTCCATGGCTGCAAAAGACCTCGATGCAGCGATCTCCCGTGCAGGCAACGTGATCGCATCTGCCGGCTCTAATGTGAAGAACTTTATCCTTGCAGGCAGCGAAGGCAAGGTGCTTCTATTAGCATATAACCCCGACACCTACGTACTGATGCGCCTAAATGGCAAGTCGAAGGGTGAAGGCTCGTTCGGCTTCTCGAACACGACGCTCCAGGGCGTTATCAAAGGCCGTGGTGACATGGAGTTCGAGTTCAACGGTTCGGAGTTCGAGTTCAAACAAACCAAGGGCAAGTACGCCGGCAAGATTCTCACGACGCCTGTTACGTCCGATCAGATTTCGATCATCAATACCAAGTTCGCAGAGATCAAGAAGAAGTCCAAGGACAAAGAGAAGCTCAAGCTGCATGCTCCGGCGCCTTCGGTTCTCCCGCGTGATGTGCTGAACGTCCTGAAAGAAGGTGTTCGCCTCACGGGCATCAAGGATGTGTACACTGATACTGCGCTGCTGAACTACATGCAGCTGAACGAGAAGGGCATCTTGACTGTTTCAGCGTTCGACAATCATCACTTCGGCTACTACAAGTGCAAGGTGGACGCAGGCGGCATGACGTTCAAGGCAGCGCTCCCGTCGTCCCACTTCCTTATCATCGACCGCATGGTTGAGGGCACTGAAGCAACGTTCCATGTTATGAACGAGAGCATTCGCGTCGAAGGCGAGGACTTCACTCTGATCCTCCCAGGCACTCAGGCAGACGAAAAGAGCTTCGGCCTGATCGCGTCGTACATCAAGGAACTGGACAAGGCAGACTTCGCAGCGACCTACGATAATGACAAGCTGCTTTCGGTCGTGGACAATCTGTTCACACTGCATTCGGTGAACACTTCGTTCGAGATCAGTCACAAAGCCAAGGGCACGAATTTGCGCGTTGACTTTAACACCGCAAATGGCTCGGCGAACGATGCCGTGAAGGTTGCTCCAACGGTGTCGAACGACATTAAGGCGAAGGTCGAGCCGAAGATTCTGAAGGACATCCTTGGTCTGTTCAAAGGCCAGAAGGAAGCTACATTCAGCGTCATCAAAGACAAGGTGATTCGCCTCGACGCGAAGACCAAGTCGAATGCAACGGTCACACTCGTTAGTGCGCTGTCCAGCTAATCATGAGTGGCCAACGCCGCGTACAAGGTGCCGATGGTAACCCCGTCGGCATTCATCCAGATAGCACAGGCTGGACAGAAACCTATCCGAAAGCCGTATCGGAGGGCATATCCGAGTGGGTGCAGAAATCACAAACCGGCCTAAACGAAAACTACCCGATTATTGGCAGAGAAGCTGCCGCAAAATGGATGCACCAGATGAAAGCACAAATCGAACCCGGAAGCACGACGCTGTATTCTGAAAAGGGCCGCCTCGAAGTTGATCCTAAGACCTTCGATTGGCCGATTGACACCTCTAAGGCAGAAGTGAGCCTCAACGTATCCGTTGAAATGCTGGCCGAAGCCCCGTGCGATCATGAGCACAAGGAAGGCGAAGAACACCACCATGGCACCACCACGATCCGTTACGCAATCAGTGACGATGGTAAGCTCGTATTCGAGACAGTACCACCCGGTGGTTCGTTTGCGGTGACATTCCCGTATTCGCATCCTGAAGAGCGCCACATGCAGCATCAAATCAATGAGCTTCGCCGCATCAATAAGGTGCGTCCGGCTATTGATCGCAGCAAGGTGAAGGCGAAGAAGAAACAAGCAGCAGCATCACGAAAGCGAAACAGGAAATGAGTTCACCTATTAAGTTCGATGACAAGTTCGTGTTGCCGCATTACTCGACCAACAAGTTTATTCCACTTGGGCAACAACGCGGTAACAAAGGCATCACGCACACGTTGTTTCTAGGTAAGCAGCCGATTCATGCATCGTTCTTTGTAGGTGAACCAGTGACTATTACTGGTTACTGCTCGTATCGGCTGTTGTTCAACAATAACGAGAGCCTGCTGACAGGTGTTCTATTCCTGTCACCCAGTGCTCAAACAGTAGTGTCAGACTACACTCTTTCAGTAGGCAACAATCCCGCAGCGTTGCCTGAACACTTCGAGCCGTCCTTCATCCTTGAGAACTCTGGCATCTTGGTATTCAAGGGTTCCGACAGCTCGATCCTCGCGATACCGAGTGAAGTGGATTCGTCGCTGCTAATCAAAACGGAGTAACAAATGGCAGTTAGTCGAGACGTAGAATCGGTAGTGAAGGCAATGAAACGCGACAAGCGCTACAAACGCTTGAAAGAGGCGTTCGATACATTGCCCATCTATCAACTCAAGATCGGGGCGTTGAACGATGAGCTGGCGAATTTGCACAAGATTCGTGAGATCAGACGGTTGAACGTCGCCGATCCTGCCTTCGTTGATGCACTCATTAAGGCCAACCTTCAGGAGATGTCTACTCGCGGTCGTGCGAGTGAGATCATGATGGAGTGTGTGCGCGTAGTGAGTAAGCTCGGGCGTGCTGTCAAGTCATTGCAGGAGCACTTCCTGATCACCTATCAAAGCGATCTCCGTTCGTTCCGCACAAAGGAAGAACGTTTGCAGATCGTCGGTATGGTGTTGAGACCGTTCGAGAAGTACATTAGTGACGCAGAGGCGTTGAAGGAAGTGGCTCAGTTGATCGTCACAGACATCGACAAGGACAACTTCACGATGGACAAGATTCTGCGCGCCCTTGAAATGCACGTTGCAAAGGAGAGGAAGATATGAACAATGAAGACAAGGCAGGCATACTCGGTAGTGCATACGGCACTGCACGGCACGGTGATGTACCTGGCCCGAAAGGTGAGAGAACATCTTGTTGCGATGCAGGACACCTTAAAGGTCCTGGGGTACCTGTGCGTGAAGGAAGCATGAATCCTGACACGCTGTCCATTCCTCCGTTGGCCGACCTGAACTTGGTGCGTTACACCGCCAACCCTCAGACGGACTTTGAGCGTTTGGTGAATACCGTTCTGGAAGCGGGCTTCGCTCGCGGGGTGATTGGCCCGTACACCGAAGGCCAGACGATCCCGATGGCCTCCGTGCTGTTCCTCGTCAGGATCTTGACACACGTTCCCAAGCAGCAGCGTGACCCTGCTATCCCGGTCGAGATTCCGAACTATCGCTTCGTGTTCAATGACTGGCGTCCTGATCGCTGCAGCCTGTACGGCCCGCACGGCCCGATCACCAGCGGCTTGACCATGCACCAGGCTCGTGACTTGCGCTGCCATTTCATGCAAGAAGCGGATCGTATGCGTAACAGCGCCTATTCACTGACCCGTTATTCGTGCTTCGAGCATGAGGACGGCGTGTACGAAAGGCGTGATGGCAGCTACGTCCTGTTCAAGGATGTTCTCGCCATGTTCGACTCCCCAACAGTTACTGAAGAGAAATCGCAATGAAGCTCAACATTCCCCTGAACTCACCGATGCAGTCCAATTCTGGACATTCCGGCGAAGGTCAAATGTCCTATGCTCAATGGCAGGATAAGATGGAGAAGACTCAGTCGTTCGCCAAGTTCGAGCGAGTTGACTCCAACACGGTAGCTGCATACGACAAGGATGGGAACGTCCTCGACACGTACACTAACCACGTTGCGAATCGTGGTGCGACGATGCAGCCGGTCGATACCCTGGACAGCAAACAAGCGAGCTTCCCGTCCGACAAGACGGAGAACGACATTGATGCTCCAACTGATCTCGAAGAGGGTGCATGATGCTTACCCTGATTGCCTATAAGCCAGATGGTTCCTGCATAAGCATGGGACACGTAGTTGAGAACTACAGCTCTGAGTTCGAGCTTCATCATTGCGAAACCGTCGAGAAGCTCGCCCAGCACTACGTGCGGATCGAAGCTCACAAGCCGGACGTTCAAGAGCCTCCGTACGAGATTCACGTTCTCGTTTCCGGCGTACCGCTCGAACGTCAAAGTGATACGATGCGTATCAGCATTAACCGAGCAATAGAGTCTGCCCGCGAAGTGTTTTTGGCAGAGCAGAAACGCAAGGATGAAGAGGCCACTGCTCAAGCTGAAGCAGCCGCGAAAGCGCTCGCCGAAACACAGCGTCAACGCGAACTCGATCAGTTCTTCGCACAGGGTAAGAAGCTCGGCTACAACGTTGTGCCCTCTCAGGACTGCTGACATGTCCCATTACCTATACGATGTGAAGCTCGGTAAAGAGAAGTTGCCCCGTGTGCAAAGCTCTTCACCGATTCAGGTAGGACACCGTCTGAAGATTAACTTCCGGGGTAAAAGGCTTCACACGTATGAGGTCATTTCTATTGAACATATCTTTGAACGTGAACCCGCACTGAACAGCGAGCATGTGTTCAATCGACCCTGCGGCGTCGTCCTGAAAGTTAAGGAAGTCTAACATGGCACAATTTCTCGGTAATTGCGAGTTCAGGAAAATCGACCTTTCGGAACGCCTCGCAATACCTCCTTTCCCAAACAAGTTTCCCACGCATCATCGCCTGTCGAAGGCCGTGCGTCGCATTAAGCTCGGTGCGCGCAAGAACCCGAGTGCAATCTACCGCACCACGTTCATGGTATTTGTCGCCGACGATAAGTTTGGAATATGTAAATTGACGATTGTGCATGGCCGTCATGCGCGTCGCAATTCTCGTAACGGCAAGATGCACCTGGACTTCCATACCGACTATCCAAAACATCAAGTGATCGTGTTCGCCATGACTGACACTGGTTCGTACAGCACGGAAAAGCTGAATGAACTGTTCGACGAAACACATGCTCATCTGTGCCAAGGTCTCGACAACATCTCGTTTGGCTGGGTGCCGCCCTCTGGAACGAATCGAGGCAATGTACGCCAGACGTTCAACGTGTTTCCCCAGGAGCCGGGCATGACACCGATCAATACCGTAGAAGAAAGCAAAACATGAATGTAACAGTTATTGGGACAGGCTATGTCGGACTTGTGACCGGCACCTGTCTGGCTGAATTGGGGAACAATGTCGTATGTCTCGACGTTGACGCAGACAAGATCGCCATGCTCAAGAACGGTGAATGCCCGATCTACGAGCCGGGTCTGAAAGAAATGATCCAGCGTAACGTCGCGGCTCGCCGTTTGCAGTTCACTACAGATGTGGCCTTCTCCGTAGATCATGGACTGTTCCAGTTCATTGCAGTAGGTACGCCTCCTGCCACTGACGGTTCGGCTGATTTGCAGTACGTCTATGCAGCGGCTCGTAACATCGCCGTTCATGCGCGTGGCATGAAGATCATCGTCAATAAGTCTACGGTGCCTGTCGGCACGGGTGACGAGGTCGAGCGAATCATTATAAGTGCTCAACGCGAAGAGCGTATGGGTACTAACTGGATCGTCGTTTCCAATCCAGAGTTCCTGAAAGAGGGAGCTGCGATTGAAGACTTCATGCGGCCTGATCGTATCGTGATCGGCATGAATCAGATGGCGGATGCCTACATCAACACCGCAACTCGTGAGGCGTTGACTCGTCTCTATGCTCCGTTGAATCGCAACCACCAACGTACCATCTGGATGGGTCGTCGTGCAGCAGAACTCACCAAGTATGCTGCGAACGCTATGCTTGCGACACGCATTTCGTTTATGAACGAACTGGCTTGCCTTGCGGAGAAAGTGCATGTTGATATTGACGATGTACGGCGTGGCATCGGCAGTGACACTCGCATCGGTTACGACTTCCTGTATGCGGGTCTCGGCTACGGTGGCTCGTGCTTTCCCAAGGACGTTCGTGCCCTGAGCGAAACCGGAATGCAGAACGACTGCCAGATGCACATCCTCGATTCCGTCCACTACGTCAATCAGAACCAGCGCATCAACATGCTGAAGAAGATCGACGAGCGCTTTAATCACGACCTTGGCGGCAAGACGATTGCAGTATGGGGCTTGTCATTCAAGCCAAATACCGACGATATGCGCGAGGCACCTTCGCTCGACATTATCAAGCGTCTGATCCATACCGGAGTTACCGTCAACATCTATGACCCGGTTGCTCAACACGTTGCGTACAAAGAGCTTGAAGCGCTTTGTGAAGAAGGTGGTATGGACATCGGCATGGTGAACCGCTGTGTCAGCATGCTCGACGCCGTTGCGGGTGCAGACGCCCTTCTCATTTGCACTGAATGGAAGGAGTTTAAGACACCTTCTTTCCACGAAATGGCTCGTCTGATGAAACACAAGATCATTTTCGACGGTCGCAATCTCTACAATCTCGAACAGATGGAAGAGCATGGATTCGAGTACTACGGTGTAGGTCGTTCAGCTGGAGCTTATCGTGCTAAGAACTGATCCGAGCGAAGAGCATAGCAATCCTCATCTTGCAGCACGCGCAAAAGCTATCCGTGAGCAACTGGAAGGAATGGTCAAACCGTGCTGTGAGACACCGTTGCCCAGCGTATGCGACAGACTGGCTTCTGGCGACGCGAAGATCGTTCCCGGCCCTTTCGGCGGTATGAGCATTGTGCCTAACGACGAGAGGTGACCTATGAACAAGATAACGCATAAGGCTTTGCAATTCGGCAACTGCGACATTACGACCATAGTTCAGGAGAAGGAAACTCCTCTGTGCTATGTTCGTGCACCGTTGCGAGTAGTGCACGGTGACCCTAAGGCTTTGACTTCCGAGTTTCGAGGCCTCGAAGCTGGTGAAGCTGCGATCCTCGTAAAGGTGTGGCTGAATTTTCATGGCTGGTGGTGCCGTGTGCGACGTACTAATGGACAGTTCGTCGATGTACGCGACACTGATTTGAACTGGATTCCAAAAGAAGAGTACGAAAATGAACAGAAGAAAACTAGCGGCGTATAGCATGCTTGTACTTATTGCGCTTGTTATGGCGTCGTGTGTTGCCTCATTCGCCTATGCGAAAGGCGGTGGTGCGCGAGGTGGAAGTTTCCGTGGGAGCTTCCGCAATTCTCCGAAACCTCCTGCAGCCCCATCGAACGCTCGTCAAGCCTCAGACTCTAGCTCTACTACGTCCTCAAGTAACAGCTCGTGGTGGCCAAACTTTTTCTTTTTCGGTAACAGCCGGCGTACCGAGTGTACCGAGGACATTAAACGTGAAGGAGGTTGTCGATGAAACGGAACAAGGGTTTTACGCTGGTCGAGTTGATGATTGTGATCGCAATTATCTTCATTCTCGCGACAGCTGTTAAGAACATGTTCTTTGCAGAGGGCGGATCAGTGCAGGACCTCCTGCGCGGTGAAACGTGTATCAATTGCAATTGATAATTCAGAAGGGTCATGTGCTTTCGAGTGCATGACCCTTTTGTCGTCTAATACTGTAAAAAGACGGATATAGATTGAGGTCATCATGTCCAAAAGCAACACCGTAATCATCCGGGATCGAGTGTATATTCCCCTCAGACTGGTCAATCCGTCCGAAGTAAAGGAGAACTACACAAAGCTCATGTACGACGATAAAGCGTGCATGAAATGCCCTAATTTTCAGGACCGCCACAGCTATCTGTGCGATACATGCGAGGCCTACAAAGGTAAGGTCAAGCTGTATAACGTCAAGGAAAAGAACGGCATCAACTACATCGGCATACCAGTCGGCGACAAGAAGAATTTCGAGCGTAAGACCGGCCTGCTCAAGGAAGAGGTCAAGTTCAAAGACCTTCGCAGACGCCAGCCGTTCACCGTTAAGTTCAAGATGATTATCGACCCACGGGATTATCAACAGCCCGTGATTGACGACTTCCTGAAAAAGAAGTACGGCCTTATCAAAGCGCCTCCGCGCACTGGTAAGACCTTCATGATGCTCTACATTGCCTACAAGTTGGGTCATCGCGCAGTGCTTTTGGCTAACCAGCACGAGTTCCTTACTCAGTTCTTGGATCACATCCATGGTAACGAGAAGGAAGGCATTCCGAAGTGTACCAATCTCCCCGAAGTCGAAAAGAAGCTGAAGAGGAAGCTGTACGGATTCCCTAAGACTGACGAAGACTTCAAGAACTTTCAGTTCTTCGTGATGACGTATCAGCAGTTCATTAGTGAGAAGAACGGCAAGAACCGTTTCAAGAAGATCGCTAAGAACGTGGGTACGTTGATGATCGACGAAGTGCACAAAGCCAACTCAGATGAGTTTGCAAAGGTCATTGCTAAGTTCCCAACGCTGTATAAGTTTGGTGTTACGGGTACCGTTGAGCGTAAGGACAAGCGCCACTTCATCATCAAGAACTTGATCGGCCCGGTCGTTGCACAGACTGATCGTGAGGCGTTGACACCCACTGTCATACTGCACAAGACAGAGTTTAGCACGACACGTAAGTACACGGGCAAGCGTGCTTGGGTGTTTGCGATGCAGGCACTCGCTAAGGACAAGAAGCGCAATCGAATGATCGTTGACTGGGTGATGAAGGACTTGGCTAATGGCCACAACATCGTCATTCCGGTAACGTTCAAGAAACATGCGCTTGATCTTCAAGCTGCGATCAACAAAGAGTGGCAAGAACGTAAGAACACTAACAAGAAGATTTGCGCGGTGTTCACAGGTGGTGGCGGCAAGAAGAACAAGGAAGCGCGTAAGGACATTCTCTCCGAAGTCAAGGCCAACAAGATTCGAGTGACAGTGGGTATTCGTTCGATGCTGCAATTGGGCTTGAACGTGCCTGCATGGTCTGCGATCTATACTGCTATGCCGATCTCGAACGAGCCGAATTATAGGCAAGAGACGAAGCGTATTTGCACACCGATGGAGAACAAGCGTGAGCCAATCGTGCGCCTGTTCGTTGATATGGATCTCGGCCAGTCCATCGGCTGTGCGCGTAACTGCATCCGTCACATGCAGGGTTTCGGTTACAGCTTCAAAAAGAATGAGAAGCAGTCGGCCTTGATGTACGAAGTCCTGGGCAATCAGCACCGTGACGAAGGTGAATACGGTGCCAATCCAGATGATGCTATGTTCAAGCCAACTAAATCGTTGTTTGATAAAGAGCAGCCGAAGCGCATTCCAGTAAAACGACTATGAGTACAGGGAGTAGGAAGTGAGCAATATTGACAAAGTAGACGAAGACGCAATGCCAGACATGTTCCCGCAAGATGGTTTTACCTTGCTGGGTATGAGCCTCGATCACCGTTGCATCATGAGCGCGTCGTTGATCCGCAATCGCAAAGAAGGAACGTTGCTCGACGTTAACTACGCGATCACGAAAGACAACGTGGACATGCTGACCGCTGACCTCGACAACTTCACTACTGACGAGGCTTACCTCACGCTGTACGATGACGACGAACGCCCTCGAAGCGTTATCACTCTGACGGATCTTCAACTTGATCACCTGGAACTCGTCACCGACGAGGACAGCGATGAAGAGCCGATGTATGCGATCCTCTCCTATCGTGTCGGATCGATTTCTCAACAAAAGAAATAACATGGACGCAGAAGACTTCAGCTATCACAGCCTCGCACTTCCGACAGAGGACTCGAACGAGACTCACTGTGAGAAATGTGACCAGACATTCAATCTGGTGCATACCCCTCTTAGTGAGATCAAGAATCTCTACTGCGTTCCGAGGCGGCTCGGATCGAAGCCCTCGAGATAATGTAAAGATCATGCATACAAGAACACAATAGGGTTGAACATGAGTGACGAGGGCGAAATCCTAATCAAGGGCTTCTCCAAGGAACGTGCAAAGTTGATGTTGGCGCGTGGCGTTCCAGGACAAGACATGATTCCAAAGAAGGCAAAGATCGACGTTACAGAAGCGTTGGTCAAGATGGACCCAAACATCCCAAGAGTCTTGCCGAAAGGTATTTCGACAGGCAAGCAACTTCGTGCATTGACGCACATTCTGGAAAATCCACTACGCGGTTCATACACCGTGGGTATCGGCAGCTTCCCAAGTGATCTCCGTGCGAAGTACATGGCACAGACAATCATGGACGCAGCAATAGACGCCTACAACACGCATCGACGCCCTGGACGTTCATTGCCTTTATGGCATCGAGTGTACGGTGGACTCACTGATAACTTGCGAGACAAGCCGATTCAGGAGATGCCCTGTATGCTTATCCTGAGCAATGTCAACGAGGGTTCCTCCAATTTCAAGCTCGAAAAGGTGCGTGATCTCCTTGAGAAATTTTCGGAGATTCCTCGAATCGTTATCACGGGTGGTGAACCTCCTTGTGATTTGTTCGCAAACAAGCTGTACTATCCAATGCGCTACGGTATCTATTTAGGGCCGTCGAACGCAATTCGGGAGGTATGATGAAGCTCATTCATGCGGCAAAGAATCTCGTCGAGCCAAAGTTCTTGGAAATTGAAGGCTACCAGCCAGGATGGTTTGGCAAGCTGTTAAAATTCCCGAAGCGCCGACACATAGTAGTGCCAAATCCTGTGTATGAGCTTTCACAGCGTGAGCGGTACGTGACTGCCACTATCGACTTTGAGCTTTCTCCTGCAGCTATCGGACAAGTGCACTATCAGCCGGTTGCTTTCGGCTCCCACTTGTATGAAGGTGTCATGCCTGTCTCGCACGTATGCGATAATATCTGGGAATGTTCAGTCAATAAGGTGACGCATATTCAGCTCGCCCCTAAGTACAAACCAATCCCGGAGATGCGATGATTCGTTACATTCGACGCCTTATCAAACGGCACAAGCGTTGGAAGGCCAGACGGCACGAACAGGCTAAGGCAGAGCAGCACCGCAAAGGGTATGACTATGCTGCTGGAGCACTGTTACGTGGTGATCGGACTCCTATTCAACTGCAATACGAGTATGATACGAGCACTACGTTCAATGAGTCTGAAACGGCAAAAGCCTTCGACAACGGGATGCTGCAAGCTGTAGACAAGCTCTGCGCATTGGGCTTCGTAGAAGATGACCGCGTTCCTTACTTCTTAGGGTGACAGATGAAGAACACACTCAAATTTTGGCTCGGATGCACACTCGAGGCATGGTGGTGGCTGTTTCAATGTTTCGTGTTCACACTCGCTCTACTACTGTACTTCGTTGTGGCGCGTTCGTTCCACGTAAAGTTGATAAGCAACGGCATCGGTTGGCCCCTATACGCGGCTCCAATGCTGTGTTTGAATGTCGTACTACTTTACTTGCTGGTTCCCTGGGATATGCTGTTCCCCGTAGAGCTATCTGAAGAAGATCAAGCCAAATTCGATAGGCTATAACCATGACTACAATGCATCGGAGAAAAGAAATGCACCAGCACGAACATGCAAAGAAGCAAGCACATCCCATCAGGCCTGTTGGCCTGATTCGTCGCCTTCGCCTCGGTGACACGCCTCAAACGGTCGAACAGATTGAGGCCGAAGCGATGGACAACGAATGCCCGTCGATGCCGCACTATCACAAGAACGAAGACGGTGTGATCGTACAGTGCTATCACAAGTGCGCTAAGGGCGTTCGCACTACGCTCGGCAGTCCAGCATTCTGGATCGGCGTCACGCTCACATATCCGATTGAACATCTGTTATGGGAGAAAGTGTGGGGCTTCCGGCACATCGCCGAGTGGTTGGGCATGCATTGATATGGCACTCAAACGTTATGAAGAGAAGGGCAACAAGTTCATCGTTCGTTACTCCGCCACGAAGGCCGGTATCATCGAACTCACTGGATGGCTTGACCCTAAAGTGACTCCGCCTACACGCAACGGCTGGTACAACACCAAGACGCCCGAGGGACTCGAACACGGCGATCGACATTATTGGGAAGACGGCGAGTTTTGGGAGTTCGGTCAAGTGGCTGGAGGTATTTTGAAAGTGCGTCGCTCTGTTGCAGTAAACGCTTATCAAGGATTGCAAGAAAAATGTCAGTAACCATAAAAGAAATTGATCTGTCGGAGCGTGTCGTAGGCTCTTCTACAGTAGCTGCCATCCTTCCTCCAATGTCGAACGACTGGGGCGAGCGTGAGCCGACCCGTGTTAAGCGCATCGCCAAGCTGTACACTCTCGCTGAGTATGCTGAGAACTTCACGCTCGAAGAGATTCCACGCAAGTTCAAGCATCGTACCCGGCGCAAAGCCAAGTGGTTCTTCGGCAAACGTATTCACCTAGTCGGCAGCGCAAAGCAAATGCGGTGCGTGTTCGGCAAACCCAGCCCGAGTTCGTTTGGTGCCACAGCGGATGCCCTGTGTCAAGCGCCGGGCAACACAGTCATGGTCGTGCGTGTTCCTGCTGAGGAGAATGGGAATGCAGATTGATTTCGAGAAGCTGAAAAGCATCGCAATCGTTCACCGCGGTCTACGTCTCGATGATGGTAATCAGTGGGTCGAAATCGCAGCCTCCAATAAGCAACTGGGTAAGCTCGCTGCTGCACACGGGCGTATGACTGCAAAAGGCGCACCGCCTGAAGCTAAGACTGAATTTCAGCAGCTGCTGACCAATATCGTCGTGAAATTTAACGGCACAGTGCCAGATTGGTTACAACAAAATGTTCAACGTCCCCAAGCTGCGTGAGCGCAGTGGCCGTTATCACATAACGGAATCGAAGTTCGAGAACACGGACTACTGCCTTCACTTCCTGAAGAATCATGGTCCTGACATTCAGTGCGTGAATGTTTCAGATGTCCCGGATTGCTACGAGTACAAGCTGCCTTTCAGGGATACGCTTCATGTTAGCCCACAAGCTTACGTAGATCATTTAGAGAAGTTCTTCACGTACCTGTGCCTCGAGACTTACGCTATGGCGGTCGTCAACTGCGCAGGCAATCCTCTAGATGGTGTGACTCGCCTAGTGTTCAAGGACATGATGGAGAAACGCCTGCAAGCGCATGTGCGTCTGCAGGACAATAGCCGTGCGTTCCTCCTCAATCGCTTTGAAGTCGTGTGCGACGAACGTAACAATCCGGTCAACGTGATCGACAACAATGACATAGTGATATCCATAATGTACTTCCCATTCCTTGGTGTGGGTGGATATATTCTGACAATCGCTAAACATCGAGAATCTCTGATTGGAGAGAAACATGACGCAGCTGAACTTCATTCGGTCGTATAACGGCCTCGATATTCCCAAAGAGGGTCCGTACAGCGACGAAACGCTCTATCAGATCGATATGCAGATGCGTTGCAAGATGGTCGATGACGCAATGGGCTACTACAGGACGCCTGGACGTTTCTATCATGCTCAGCCGCATCCAATCCGCATGTTGAACAACCATGTTGACTACTGGCACTCTCATCCGACCGATGCACTCTTCCTTTCTATCTTGATGCACGACGCGGTGTACGTACCCGGTCAATCGCCTGCCTCGGAAGAGATGAGTATGCATCTCGTACCTGTCATGTACCACCGTGTTGTGGGTACCCGCATTCCAATCGAACTGTGCGACAATGTGTTCTTGTACATTCGCTGGACAATGCCGAAGTACCATGTGCGTCACAACACCATGCTCGACCCAGAAGGCCCAATCGCTCGACTACTTGATCTCGACCTAGCTGGAATGAGCGACGATTGGAATGACTTCATCGAAACGCAGCAGAAGATCGAGCGAGAGTTTGCACATCTAGGTGCATCGGATAAACTGAAGATCGACGCTGCGAACTTCTTACACAGCTTCGTGCGTAAGGGCTATGTGTACTATACCCAGGCATTTCGCCCCGACAACGAGAAAGCCCTGCGCAATTTGAAAGCGTTAGTTCAGGCTGTACTCGTTCACCGTGAATTTTCATGGGGCTGGCTGGCCGCTAAGAATCCAGACGTACTCGAACAGGAATACGGAAACTCGAATCTGTAAAGAACAGGCATTATTGAACAGGGAGAACATAATGTTTTCTAAGCAGCGACTCCAATATCATCAGACGGTGCTGAACGAAATCGAACAGATGCGTGTGGATGCAGTATCTCGCGCAAACGCAATGAAGTCGCAGAAGTCCAACAAGGACAACAACTGGGCGCGCAACAAAGTTGCCTCACTTATCACTGCTGTGAAGTCATAGTCATGGCAGAAGTCGAACGTGAAGTCCGGACCTTCCATGTTGAACGCCAGTGCGATGTAGGTGCCTGTTCAGGAGTCATGCGCAAGGATCGCGATCAAACTACCCAGCTTAAGAAGTGGAGCGAAGGCGGATATGTCGGTGAACCTCTGCGAGTACATACGTGCAATGCATGTGGTGCGAAAGCTGAGTACGACGTTGATTATCCGAAATTGGTCTATAGATTTACCACGTAACGGTTACGTTGATGCAGCCCGCGAGGGTTGATCGCCTGAGTAATAGTTCTTCAAGCGTAGAAAAAGAACTTGCTTCCTTTATCTTGTGGTGCCACGAACCCCTCAGATAGAGTGTATGTCATTGACGGCCGGCCTTACATTCTAGACGCCGGTACACTTACGCAGACGGGTTGTATCAGCGTATTCATTAAGGAAAGAACATGGTCACAAAAGCAATCGCCTACATCGACAAGATCGCGCCTGAACATGAAAGAATTAGCTGCTCGGAACTGAATGGCGATAAAAGCGCACCGAACGCACGCTACAAGGCGGATGACTTCGGCGGTTGTTATCGCTGCACGTTGATGCAGGTGCACAATCTTGCAATGTCCGGAGAAGAGGCGGAAGATGACGACGATGACACTTGAAGCAGCACTGGTGGTTCTTGACCAGGACAACACCTCAGCCTACATTTGCCGCGAACAGGACAACACTCCCACGGTGTTCGGCACTGGTGAAACGGCCTGCGTTGCTATTGACGGCAACTTCAACATCGCACAACTGAAAGCGTTAATCACCGTGATCGAAAGCACTCAATGAGCAGCGAGGACCTGGAGAAGGCAATGCAGGAGCTAGGTGACGCGCAGAAGGAAGGCGTCAACCTTATACTGGATAGTATTCGACGCCGTGCGTTGTATCCTACATTGGCCTCTATGGAACCGCGCACTCGCGAGATAATGCTGAAGTACGCAAGCATCCCGATAAATGAGACGAATCAGGAGATCGAACACCTACTTCGTCACATTGACATGCTGAAGAAAGAAATTCGCAAATGAAAGAATTTTCAAACACCGGAGTGTATTTGTCGTCTGGTTCCGCGTGTGCGAAGGCACTAGCAGAAGGCAACGTGAAACTTGCAAGCCAAATCTTCAGTCAGACTAGCGTAGACTTCAAAAAGCTGATTCCTAGCCGTTATGATCGCGCATGGCTCATGGCGAAATCGAAGGGTGAAGATCCTCCTGCATCTCCACCGCCATTGGTGCTAGGCAGTTTGCGTGCTGACGTTGAACAGCTTCGCCTTCTCGCGTATATGCTGTACTGCAATCGAGTACCGTATGACTGCTGGCTGCCGTTACCTCCTCCGCCGCAGACCGACGCATTCATCGAGCCTGGATCAGACGCAGAGAAAGCTGAAATCGCTCAGCTCTTGTATCAGATTCGCGAGCACTATTGCCTCATGGCTTTCAAACTCGCCGACGATCAATCTACCAACGCTGAACGCGAGCGTGTACGTCAACACACGGTCTTCAAACAGCTTCACTGGTATATGCCGGAACATACCTGGAAGGACGTTGTGAAGATGAAGGTGCCTGAGGGCATGGATCATCAAGACTACATCTTCTTGATTAAGAATTGTGAGGGGCACACTTCGCAAGATCGAAAACACCTCATGTTCGTAGGCCACGAGAACATGAAACGCTTTGAGCAGTACTTCACCAACAAACAAAGGGGAAACGCATGAACACCGCAACTCAAGAAGCACAAGATAGCACCAACGGCACTATCACCCATCGCGTCAAGCGCGTGATCGCGCAACAGCTGGGTGTATCTGAACTGGATGTGAAGCCAGACAGCAACTTCGTCAATGACCTCGGCGCTGACAGCCTCGACGGCGTTGAACTGCTGATGGCCATCGAAGACGAGTTCGAGTTCGAGATCAGCGACGAAGACGGCGAACAGTTGACTACGCCGCAAGCCTACATCGACTTCATCGCCAAGAACAAGCCAGAACTCGCTAAATAAACAGCAACCACAACAACAAGGGGAATATGATGGAAACGACGAACAACACGGAAGTGTTTGACATAAATTCACCGCAGTACGATCCGAATATGCTGCTCGACGGCATTCTCGAACAGTTGAATCTGAAGAACGATGCTGTGCTGTCCCGCGCCCTTGAGGTAGCCCCTCCGGTGTTGAGCAAGATTCGTCACCGTCGTATCCCCGTCGGCCCGATGATGCTGATCCGTATGCACGAACTCACCGGGTCGTCGATTCAGGAATTGCGTTCGCGCATGGGTGATCGCCGTGAGAAGTTCTCGCTGCTTGGCCTGGCAACTGACAAACGAGCCAAGTAACATGCTTTCGGTGCACCTGAAACGATTTTATCGGTTCATCCTTAAAGAGACCGAGGACACAACTTCTCATGTCAATTCGGCTTGCACGGCCATCTGTGAGCCGAAGTGGCTGGCGGTCGATAAGAATGGCAAGTGCTATGCCTTCTCAGTCAAGCCTATTCTCGAAGGTAATTTCTGGATGAACCAGGACAAGAACAAAGTTTTCGTGATGACGATGCCTCAGGGTACCGATTACGATTACTCCCAATCACTTCACGAAATAGGAAGAAGAATAGCGTGACGCTCCTCGAACAAATCAAAGCAGATCAACTGCAGGCGCGCAAAGACCGGCTGACGTTGAAAGCAACCCTGCTCACCACGTTGATCGGTGAAGCGGTAATGAAAGGCAAAAACGACGGCAACCGTGAATCGACGGATGACGAAGTGGTCGAGGTCGTCAAGAAGTTCATCAAGAACATCAACGATACGATCAAGTTTCTGACTGAAGGCGGCGCCACAGAAACTGACGAACGGCTCATTACTGTAAAGAACGAGCGTCAGATACTCGAAGCGTACCTGCCACAGCAGTTGACAGAAGACCAAATCGTCGGCTTCCTGAAAGCTTCGGGTCTGCAAACGGCTGGTATCAACAAAGGCATTTGCATGAAGTACCTGAAAGAGAACTTCGCCGGTCGTTATGACGGCAAGGTCGCCTCTGCAGCCGTTGACCGTTTCATCAGTACCGGTCAGTAACTGTAAAGCAGTATTCGTAGCAAACGTTCCAACTAACAAGAACAAGGAGATGCTCGGATTACTTTCATATCTGGGTGATTTCTTTAGGAGCGGATGGTTTTGTCGTATTGAGTTGTCCGAACCGCTTCAGCGGCCTAGGAACGAGAGCGCGCCTAGCAGCGCAATTAGACCCAAACGCCTAAATCGTGAAGCCACGTCCACGTGTTACAGGGATACGTAAGGACACCTAAAACGGGAATTACCCATCCCATTACAATTTGCCGAAACACCCAAGACACAATGTCTTATTAGAGTGAAGCAGTCAACATGCACGACGCCATAAGCAAAGCTTTCACCTAGCTTTTGGGCTTGCAGGACGAGTGAGGTACTCCTTTGAAATAGCTATTGATTATAGCCGTAAGCCGGGGCCACACATACGCCAGTCAACGATGCCGTCTTCGCGGGATGGGTCGGGGGAGTCGATTCCTGAGTGGGCGGTTTATGGATGTAATCAACAAGAAAAGACAATCATGCTTAAATGGCTAGATAAGATCCTTGGACGGAATAACGAGGAAGGTTCACTGAAAAGTATCACGTTCGATCCAGTTGAATTGATTCAGTTCCGCGTTGATCGTCGTGTGTTGACAGGCGATCCTGAAGTGACAGTCTACGTCCCGCAATATCGTACTAGGGTCTTTTACGAGTCTAACACACGCCTCAAGGTAGCCGAAGGTGGATACTTCAGGCGTGCGGTGTTGACCTCTCAACCACCTGAAAACAAGTGGACACCTTGGCAGGACTTCCAAGCGACAGATGATTGCGGTTGCCCGCTGCATTTCTCGCTCACTGCATACAGTGCAACGCGCACGGTGAAGACCGAAAACTGTAAAAACGTGGTACAGGCGTTGCGGCCAATTCGCATCATCGAAACAGAAGGTTCGATGGGTATGGATAAGAACACCTGGGTCGGGAACATCTTGCGCAACGAAACACGTAAGGTGTACTGCGGCAGCGGTGACGGCGTGGAAGAAGAGTTCTATGTCGTGCGTACCCTTGGTGGCATGAAAGAGATGTGGGTGGCTGTCTCCGCTACTACTCGCGCCGAAGACGGTGTGATCGAGTATCGGTATTAGTTCTGTAAATCGTAATTAGGTAGTTCATTTTAGTACCGTGGGGCGTTAACTCAGTTGGTAGAGTAGCGGACTCTTAATCCGTTTGTCGTAAGTTCGATCCTTACACGCCCTACCAAAGTTTCCATAGTAGTGCAGATGCGCGAAAGCGAGTTCTTACTTCTGCATTACTCACCGGGTCGTTAGCTCAGTCGGTAGAGCAGCGGACTTTTAATCCGTTGGTCGCGTGTTCGAGTCACGCACGGCCTACCAAGTTTGTCGTAGTAAAGAGTTGTAACTGCCATGTGGGTGGGTACCTGCATGTTGTCGTAAGAATGGCCAAAAAGCCGGACCTCAATTTGTGCGAGTCGAAAGGCTCTCACCAGTGTAGACAGTCCTTACAGGGGATCGCAGTTAGCTGTTACGTGGGGCGTTAGCTCAGTTGGGAGAGCAGCGAACTTTTAATCCGTTGGTCGCTGGTTCAAACCCAGCACGCCCTACCAAATTTTAGAAAGTGCGTTATGTCCAATGAGTACAAGATTGCAACCTACAGCTTCGCTGTAGCAGAAGCAGTACGCGTGGTCTTCAATCACGAAAAGATTCCGTTTGAAAGCGCAGTCGGTGCGGGTTCGGTGATCGTCATCCTTGTACCCATGGAGCATAAGGCTACCGCACAGAACGTGCTACGTCAATGGAAGTCCGCCATAGCGCAGATTCAGATTTAACGCGGGTATCGTCGAAGGTATGGCTATCGTAGTAAAGGCGTACAGTCATGTGCGTCTACATGGGGCAACTTAACAGTTGCAGCTACGACGTTCCCATGTTTCGTGAGTTCAAGTCTCACTACCCGCACCACTCCCTTATAAGAGAAAAAGAAATGGGAATCAAAGGCTACGTGATTGCCTGTGCAATCGCTTCATTGCTCGTCGCCGTGATCGCCACATCTAATTTGTTGACGATGCAGTAACAACAGTGTGTTTAACACCCCGTCTAAGTGGAAAACGTTGCATTAAGCGTAGAAACGAACTTAGGCATTGAGCAAGCCAAGTGTTCTTGGACAAGACAAGGGATACTCTTTTGGTTCGCAGGTACCTGTGGACATACAAGTCTGAAGAGAAACGAAGTCCTGGGTAGGCCGCCCAGGCTAAGTCTAACTTGAACCGAGTGATTGCCTGATGTGGCAGCAATCTGTCACGGGGTGCTAAACACATTTCAAAGAATACGTTCTGCGAGAGATCAATACACAGTGAGTTCGGAGGTGCGGCGGGAACCATGCCTCGGAGCGGACAACAGTCTGTGCAGCAGAACGTTATATGCGTATGTATTGACGTAGGCAGTTAGACGCTGGCGCGCGATGATGGTAACTGGCAACGGTTACTTGGGCCATGCGAGACAAAACGATCACAGACCGTTACTGCTTACTTCAATATGTATTCAGTGTGTTTATGACGCACCACATTTGCGCGCACTTGCTAGAGACAGGTGTGTTCGCCCAGGTCGAAAGGCCCTCCTGCTTAACTAGCGGGCGGTTGTATAGGCTGCGAGGGCGTTTAGCAAGCAGTACGGCGTTCTGTTAGCCTGTAAGGGTGTGGGCCGGGTAGTGAAATAGCTACGAACGTGGGGCGCCATAAATACATTGAGTTTATTCTGGCGGGGTATGCATATTGGAGTAGCTGCGATTGACCGAACCGTGGAGTCCTAGGGTCGGTGAGGTCGTCGTGGTCGAGTTGGGAACAAGCACTTTGGGAGGTCGGGTAACGTGCTCGATTGAACATTGTGACTCCGACTCGGCGTGAAAGTTCGATCCTTTCCCCTGCTGCCAACGATTTCGGGACTCGTAGTTTATTCTTCGTCGAGCCGCGTTCAGCATGGGTGACCAGGTCACGTAAGTGCTGATGTTAGTCGGGGCGAGGGAGTAAGAACGTGTTGACTGTGATGCGCTATGCTAAATGGTCAATAAGGTGCAGGTTGAAACCCTGTCGGCCCGACCAATTTCAAGGAATACCATGAGTAACGCCACACCCCGATATGCAACGGTAGACGCGAACAAGATGATTATCACAGATGGTAATCATGGCGGTTATCGCACTGGCTTCTGCGCGGTCTGCGAAGCGAGCGGTTGGTTGGATGTACCGAAAGGTGCGTCGAACGGGATAGTTCATAAACCAGACTGCGTAGTTGGCATTGCACTGAGCGCACTTCAAGAGATGAAAGTGCTCGACCTGGTGAAGATGTCAAATTTGACCTACTCACTGCCATCCAACAATTTCGCCAATCAGCCGTTTATAATGGCTGATGCATTGAAACGCAGCGATCTGGAAATGGTCATGAGCTGCCGTGACTTTGACCGCATTGAAGCAGACCAAGAACATACTGTGCTTATCTGGTACAAGCAGTAAGCACGAATCGAACAAGCGCATCGCGTATCTGGATGCCTCAAAAGTCACGGCTGAATGTGTAAGCTTAGTTAATCCGTGCCAGCCGGTGCGCTTGTTTCGATTAAATTAGTCTGTGCTCCAGCGAAGATTAACTGGAACGAGAACGTTGGAACAACTCAGCTTTCCTAGGATCGGTGAGCCGACGTCCAGACCGGTAGTCCTTAATCCCCATACTCTCGTAGGGCGAGCCGGATGTTGGAGTACAGACCAATTTAGAGGAGCTTCAAATGAAACTGAAAGAAATGTTTTCAGTCGCCTGGTGGAAGAAGTACGTGGGCTTCCAATTCACGCGCTATGATTACAGCGGCAGCGATGGTCGCCGTGTCACAGACTGGATGTTGCATCTGGGCTTTTTCGCAATCACGAAGCATCGTATTGCGCGGTAAGGATTCCACAACGGCCCTAGTCGGGGCGGATCGTAGTTCAGGGGAAGAACAACCGCCGTAAGGTGGGAAGTCGCCGAATCATCTAAGGTCGATCCTTTGCGTTGTGGTGCAGTCTTCAGTGCTAAGTCGCCAAGTCGTTGAAGAAGCTTAATAACCTTTTTCGACAACTTAGGAGGCGAGCATGGGAGCAGCAGTAATTCAGCTGAAGTGCGCACGTTGCAAAGCGAAGTTTGAAAAGAAACTAGCTGAGTACACGTATCAATTGCGCAAGGCAGGCGTTTTAGACAAGCCATTCTTTTGCAGCAGGGCATGCGGTCAAGCGTATTCAGGCGAGACGTTTCAAGCGTTCACCGATATTCGCGCAATCGCTAAAAGCCTCCGCAATCGAGAGTGGCCTTGATATGAGAAGTTAGACCGTTATCTAAAATCAACGGGGCTTACGTACCGATTCGAGTTCTTCTTCAAGAAGCACCGATTCGTGTACGACTTGGCGATAAAGGAACTGCGGTTGATATTCGAGTTCGATGAAGCGTATCACTACGATGAAACCGTCAGGCTTGTAGACAGAGCGAAGGACAAGCTCGCGAAGTCGAAAGGCTACACTGTGATTCGTGTGCCTTGTTCCAACGGTGCGGTTCTGTCACCGAAACTGATAAAGAAGCATTTGAAGTAGTACAGAATTTATGGTTGTGTGCGTAGCGTAATCTACGCGAGACGTTTGCGTGAAGGCATGGCGGACGGGAGTTCGATTCTCCCCACCTCCACCACCAGCACTTTGAACACCCGGTGATGGCCGGGAGTTTGACCATGTAGGGTAACGGCCCCATAGCAGCCGCTACAGGACCAGTTGCGATACAACTGCAAAGCGCTGTTGATGGGGGTGACCTGGTTTCGACGGCGTGAGATAGCAAGAACTACAACTCAGCAGGCGATCGCTGACTCTTCGGAGTGAATCGAAGCAAAAATAGTAAATGCAAACGACTCGCATTTCCTGCAAGCTGCAAACGCCTAATTAAGCGTTTCACTTCAGGCTAAGTGACTACGGGGTCTGTTGACATAGCGCTACGGCGCGCCGTCTTCGTGTACGTAGTTAGTCCGGCCACTCCACCTTTCGCCGATAATGACGCGACTGCGCGTGGGTGTCTTAGTCAGCGCGTAAGCGCACCGAAGCCGGACTACCCAGTTTCAAACCTCCAAGGTCAGAGAGCACTACACAGTGAGTTCGGTCTAAACTTTAACCATTTAGTCACCGAGAGACGATTTCCGTTATAGCAATCTGGATCGGACAACAGCCTGTGCAGCCAAAGGAGGGCCCAACGTAAAACGTTCTTCATCGAGCGTTTTACGTTGGTGACGGCAAAGCCGTTAAGGTGCGGACATAGAGCTATTGCAGCTTCAGCGTGGGTACGAACACTAATCGCATGGAGGAACCCCACCGGCGATGAAGTCGTAGGATGTGAAAGCCCGCTACGCTGTCACCAACATTCTCAAATCGCGACCTAAGGTGGTCCCGATCATTCAACTTTAATCCATTGAAAGGATTTATCATGAACTCTGCAACACAATTCCCCACCTCGTCTTCTCTTCTCGAAAAAGCAGCACACTACGCGACAACATTGTTCGATGCGGATAATCTTAAGTTCGATGCGCCGATCTTCACCGATCAGTACGTATCCTTTCCCATGACACACAGCCTCAACATCGACGGCGACTTCTTTATCAGGGCGCAAAGCGTTGGTGTAACATTCAAAGGTGAGGACGTACGGCTGTTCTATCTACTGCAGGATATGGTCAAGCGCCATCACCTGCATTTCAGGGTTCAGCACGAAGGTAAATGGGAATACTTTAACCCGCACTTGGCTGGTGAAGGTCAGTTCTCGATGAAGAACCCTTGCACGTTCTATCTTGCGGGTATTGCAAGCGGAAATCTCAAGGGCTGGTCGGACATTCCTATCAGCCGTGACCCTGCAACATTCGATGACCGCGCAAAGTTCCTCGCGGTCTTGCTGTATCGTGAATGGGTGCGTCAGATGATGCCCATCATTAAGATGTATCAGTGGTTCCGTGCAAACGACTTACTTGCACCTATCGTCAAATAATGTAAATGACGGGTGATCGAAAGGTCACCCATTTTCAACTTAGAAGGGAGAAAAATGAAAACATGGCAAATCGTGGCGTTGGGTGTCCTGGCACCCACAATCGCTGCGGGTATTTGGCTGGTGAATGCACCGGCTACCAAGGCAGTAGCACTCGTTGACAAGGCGACTGATACGACGAAGATGCTGGCGAACTATGAATGGTTCCACGAAGCATCTACGAACTTCAACGCCCGTGTCAATCAGATCAAGTCGCACAAGACTTTGATCGCAAACGAGACTGACAAGGCTGAACTGTCTCGCCTCCGCATGGAAGCAGCAGCCGTACAACAAACATGCCGTGACCTCGTTGCGAAGTACGCGGCCAAAACCAACCAAGTCCACGTAGGCTACCTCAAAGGTAAGAGCCTGCCTGAAGCACTCGATGCAGGGAGCTGCGAATGAAACGCCTTCTGATTGCCCTTTTCCTCCTTCCTCTGACCTTCGTTCTCACCGCATGTGAAGAAGACAAGCCGACGCCGGTGAAGGCAGAACAAGCAGCCAAAGCACGCGCGGCTGCGAACAGCATCAACTTCACTGAGAACGCTGAAATCGACAACATCAAGAAGCGCCTGGAGTTGACCTCCAAGAACGATCTTGTCGGCTTCATCATCCTGTTGAACGAGAGCGGCCAGCCGGTGATGTACACTTCGATCAAAGGCAAGCCCACTTCGGGTGGCAAACGCCTGACGGAACCGGATCGTTACTGGGGCAACTCGACACATGCGGGGATGCGTGCCGCGCCGAGTGACGAGGGCACTTACGGCTCCTCTGGTGAGTATGTCTTCTTCTGGACGGTGGATGGCCAGTACATGCAATGGAACGGCAAGTACCTGTACTCGGACAAGCCTTTCCGCCTGAGCGTACAACCGCTGGTTGTCAACGTCAAGGAGTAACGCTATGGGTGTGGCTTCGGTCACACCCAATTGCCTTGATAGGTGCGTCTTCAATGAGGATTCACCTATCAGATCAATGTCAGCGGAGTTTTACGTGTCAGCCCTCACCCTTAACGTGCAACAAAAAGAGGCGTATGACGGGATACTGAACTTCTTATCGTATAACCAAAACGAGCATAAGTTTTATGTGCTCTCAGGATGGGCAGGCACCGGCAAGACGTACTTGCTCGGGGCGTTGCACGAAGCGTTAGACCGATACGGCTCAGTGTTCACAGCGCCAACGAACAAAGCAACTAAGGTAACATCTAGAACAATTGGTGCGGGAGCCCAATGCAAAACCATCTACTCGCTCCTGGGCATTCGCATGGTGGCGAACGAAGACCGCATGGTCTTAGAGTTTCCTAAGAAGCCCGTAGACCTCAGCGGCTATAGTCGAATCTATGTCGATGAAGCCTCAATGGTCAATGAGTCACTTCTGGCTTACATCCGTGATCGTAGTCGATACTCGGCCACCAAATGGATCTTCATCGGCGACCGTGGTCAGTTACCTCCTGTCGGTGAGAAAGAATCGAAGGTGTGGACACTAAAATGTCCTAAATCACACCTGGAGAAGGTAGAGCGCTACGACAACGAGATCCTTGAGTTTGCTACACACGTTCGCAAATGCATTCAGAGGTATCCAGATGGCTCTCTGCGTATGCGTAGCAATCACAGCGCAAGCGAAGGCGTGTGGAAGTACAATCGCGGCGGCTTCATGCGTAACATTGAGCGTGCTGCCAAGAGAGGCCTGTTCACCGAAATAGATAACACAAAGGCCATCGCGTGGCGTAACAAGACGGTCAATGAGCTGAATCAATTCATCCGCTACAACATCTTTGGTAAGGTCGCAGACAAACAACCGTGGCTGCCCGGTGATCGCGTGATGATGGGAGAGCCTGTTCAGATCGGCAGCGCAATCATTGCCCACGTTGATGATGAAGGTACCGTAGTCGAGGAAGGTGTCGCCTACCACAGCGAGTACAAAGACTTCAATGCGTATCATGTGACTGTTCAGATCGACGATGGCCCGGCTGTCCAGTTGAACATCATTCACGAAGACTCGCAAGCCAAATTCGTCCGACGCCTAGGTGAATTAGCCTTAATGGCTAAGAAAGAAAAGCACTACTGGCGGGAGTTTTGGGCGTTGAAGAACGCTTTTCAAAGCATTCGGCATAGCTATGCCTTAACTGCTCACCGGGCGCAGGGCAGTACGTTCACGAATACGTTCTTGGATACTGCTGATATTCTGGCTAATTCCAACTCGTATGAAGCACTTCGATGCTTGTACGTAGGTGCAACACGCGCTCAATCCAATCTTATTCTTGTCTAAAGGGGAACAACATGGTATCAAAAGCAAAAACCACTACACGCAAGCGCACAGCAGGAAGCCCAGGCACTCACGTACCGCAATTGAAGGCGGTCACCTGTGGTGAAGGTTGCACTTGTAGCTCAGCACCGAAGGTCTTGCTACCCGTCGCTCAACCTATTGAGGCAACGCGAGCTTTGTCACCGCTCGAAGAATTGCTCGACAGGGTTGCGGCAGCTATTGACTCGCAGGAAAACATCGTTAGCCTTCTGCGCCAAGACCTGAAACTCGTACTGAACGAAAGGCCGACGCTCGAGCAAGCCGTTGCAGGCGAAGACGATCTGCCCAACCCATCGCCCGTGTACAGCAAATTGCTTCACCTGCTCTATAGGCTGCGGTGCAACACCGATGCGGTCACCACTATCCGAAATCAACTTGACTGTTAGTAAGGAATCGCATGAAGATCGAAATCAAAAAGCATGCTAGCGGTGAATACTTTGAGGTGTTTGAACGCATGGCGTGTGCCAACGGTAATGCAGCACTGCACGGTACTAAGCCTACGATGGCGGAAGCTGTGGCGTATGCGGTGCAGCTTTTGGAAAGCATGGGATACAAGCAAGAGCACATCATCGTTACCTACGTGGACGAAGAAGCTGTTGTAGAAGCCGACCTTGTCAACATGCTGCGTGGCCGGTTGGAAGATGCTTTGTCCAACCCTGATTTGTTTTCGGCGAATCCCGTAAGCCGTGAAGCAATGGCTGAGCAAGTTCGATCTTCAATTGAGCAATTCCTGTCAGGCATTCCACACGGCCCGATCAAGCACGATTTTGGTGTGCGGGTCGCTGAAATCCTCGACGATCAGACAATGAACATCGAGTTCACTTTGCCTGCTCACATGGTGCAGGATATGCAACTGCGTGAGGCCCAGCTTCGCCACATGCGCGAGGATACGTTCATGGGGTATTTCGATGACCACATTGAATACCCGCACGGCGTCGCATTCAATCCTCTGCCGATCAACACCTGCTGGGACTACGTCAGCCACACGCTCCTGAATGGCTTCCTCAACTACGTGACTGTGATTGACGCTCACTTGCTTGATCGTTATCGACCGATGACTGAAGAGCTGTCAAAGAGCGACCTCAGCAGCGTTTCGTACCAGGAACCTCCAGGGTCATTCAAGTGGAAGAACTTCGAGAAGGCGGTAACCAAGCAGGAACTGTTCGACCTGTTGACGCAAGAAGGCCGTACCTGTCATACGAAGCTCAGTGTATTTCGGGACGATGTACTGATCCTAGCCACTTGCGATAATGATGACGGCCAGACGATGTACATGTACTTCTGGTTCGATCAAGACGTCAGCGACTGCTGCGTTGGCCGCTTCGTCACCAAGGACTCTCAAGACGTTGTGGTCGAGAAGTTCCGCAAGTGGATCGACGGTCTCGAGTACGGTCGCCACCAGCTTCCGCAGCATTTCTTCCAAGGGTGGCTCAGCTTTTAAACTGTAAAGCGTAGTCAACAATAACAAACAATAAGACCAATGCTATTCGAGATCAAAAGATTGATCGCCATAGGACTGGCGTTGCGGCACGAAACTCCTAGCAGAGCAGTGCTTGAGCGATACACGCCACCAGCGATCGCCGAAGAGGGCGTCCCCTCATACCCAGAGTATGGCAGTAGTGGCGATTCGGGTTGAGAGTGGCTGCTAGGAGCCCGCCTATCCCCGCCAAGAAACGCGATCATCGTCTAACACGCATGACAGATGACGCACCAGTAAGTCGTCCAGTCCTATCACTCCGCACCCCGCTACGAACTGGACGCAGGTATGGCCGCAATAGAGAAGTAACCCTCGGGACCTGCCGCGATAGTGCAGGTCCGTTTTTAATAATTCACACATCATGCTACGTTTTTACGAGCCACTGGAAATAGAATACGAACGCGATCACAAGTCGAAGGATCCTATCCTCGGATTCAGCAACGAGCGATACAAATTTCTTTCTAATTTCTATCCGTGTACGGTGCGGATGTACGACATTGATTTTCCTTCTAGCGAATATGCCTATATGTGGCATAAGAGCGACGATCTGGATTACAAGAAGTCGATCCTGAACGCTTATTCGTCTGGTCAGGCCAAGAAGCTGGGTAACAACAAGCGCCTTGAAGATCTAGGCATACTGCGCAAGGACTGGCCGGATGATCTGGTCCGCATCAAGGTGATGTATGAAATACTAAAAGCGAAGTTCAGTGACATCAACCTTTGGGTGATGTTGCAAGCCACAGAGAACCGATACATAGAAGAAACGAATTGGTGGTCTGACGTTTTCTGGGGAAGATGTAGAGGTAAAGGTGAAAACCATCTTGGCAGGCTTCAGATGGTGATAAGGCATGAAACACGACGTTAAATTTTAGGACCATAACCATGAAACTCAATGTTGATCTCAAACCGAAAGATGAAAAGATGAATACGACTGCTTCCTCCTGTGACCAAGCCGCTGTTCCTGCAGAAGCTCCGGTCACTGAGAACACTCCGACTACTGCACCGGCACCTGTAGCTGAGACTGCCGTCAACGTCACCACCGGTGTCGCATGTCTCGATCCAGGCCATGTGTACGAACTGGGCGGCGGCAACGTAGTCAAGTTCCTCAAGAAGGTCGATGGCACGCTGATTCATCACGGCACCACGAACGAGGAATGCCTGCAGATGTTGATTCATCGCACCAAAGAACTCAACGCCAAATTCCCATGCAAGGAAAACGACCAGGCCATCATTCGCATGGAAGAGGCACTGATGTGGTTCAACGAGCGTACTGCGAAACGCACTGCGCAAGGTGTTGAAACCCGCTATCAGAACCATGAGGACGTTCAGCACGGATGATCAAGCCAAGGACGACGAAGACCCATTATGCCCTACTTGTAGATGGGTGCTGTTCATCTGCATAGGACTGCTGGTTCTTCTTAGCGTCTCTTGGCCGTTCATAGTGCCGTTCTTGAAAACTGTAAAGTAAGGTCATCGAATCGAATCATTGAGTCGTGGTGACACGACATTGTGCATCTGCGTAAAATGCGTTGGTAGTCAATATGGACCGGATGAGGCCAAAAGCCGTTGATCCCGATTCAGGATGTTTGGCGTAACGACGCAACCGAAAGGCGTATAAAACATTAGCCCTAGCCAGTGCGGTACTTAAGTGGACGGCTGCTAGCGCATAATGGATGAATGTTATCAAATTCGGCGAAAGCTAAGCTCTCCGGTAGTAACGTTTCCGGGTCACAGGTACCTCAAACGGTCCATACGCTTCGGGCTTGTCCCTTGCGCACACCTACCTAAACAGCCACCGAGCAGTGACTGCTGAGTATGCCAACGCCGAGCCAAGCCTAGAACGATAGTCACAGGTAATCCTTCATAGCGACGACGCCTAAGGCAGTCAAGCGTAGAAGCGACACCACGGTGAATGTCCGATTAGGAAGGTGTAGAGACTGGTAGGTAACCACCGTAACAGCTGCTTTAACTTATGGGCGTGTCCCAACTCCGAACGCGACGGAGGTGAAGCAGCAGGTGAAGGCACAGTCCGGGCCATCAACGGTATGCGACACTAATCGAGGCCGGCCTTGTAAATGGGTCGGTGTACTCGAAATAGCTATTACCGCGTATAGGCGGCGAAAGCCGTGGTGGTGAGAATACGATTCGACTCTTATTTTATAGACATGAAACGCTCAGAACTACAAGCCTTACTACGTGAAGAGTGTAATCCCAACATAGTGCTAGCTACGGTTGGCTCTTGCTGGGAGTGCTCTTCACATAGTCGAAACGGTGGATACTACTTCATTTATGAATTTTCTTCTAAGAAGAAAGTTCTGTTGCATCGACTAGCCTACAAGTTAGTCAAAGGAAAGATTCCAAAAGGCCACGTGATTCGGCATCGTTGCGATAATCGTGGGTGTTTGAAGCCTAGCCATTTGATTAGCGGAACCGTCGGTGACAACAACCGAGACATGGTAGAACGAGGTAGGCAAGCTCGTGGCGAACGCAACCGCCACGCTAGGCTGACTGAAGCTCAAGCTCGAGAAATAAAGTATTCCAAGGAATCGAACAAGGTACTGCGTGAACGCTTCAACGTGCACCGCAATCTTGTGACAGGTATCCGTAACGGTACCTACTGGAAACATATTTAACAACTACAACTGAAGGAACTCTAATGAGTGCTATCGCTCTCCTGAAGCAGCTGCGCGGACTTGTTCCCACAGCAGAACTGCAGGGAAAGATTGACCAAGTTATCGCTGACGAAAACGTGGTCGAAAACGTAGGCCGCCATGAAGTTGGCAAGATCGTACGCTTTGCTCCTGACACCAGAGCACCTTTGTTCGGAACTGAAGCAAAGGTCATGCGCAATCGCGCAACGAGTAACGGGAAGGTGTTGTACGATCTGGCTCTCACCGACGGTGACAGCGAAGAAGGATACTACGAGCGCTATCCGATCATCGGAGTTGATGCATGTTTCGTTCGTTCCCTCGACCCGCGTGAAGAGCAACTCGGTCAAAACGCAGAAACCGAAGCACGAATTGCAGACATTCGTACTGCAGGATAAGTTGTAAAGAACAGGCCGTTAATTCGGCCTGTCCTCACCTTCAAACTGTAAATGGGTCGTGTAGACCAACCACATAGGTGACCCATGTTTGAAAATACTGAAGCCCTCCTGATCGACTTCGAGGCGAAAAAGCGCCCCATCAATGTCGATCTTATCCGTGAAGCCCTCAATCGTGACCGCGAAGCCGTTATGCGCAATGGCGATGAAGATATCGCCGAGCGTTTCGACAGCCTCGCCAAGTGCGTCGAAATTCAATGCTCCGAGGGCCACTGGAATCACAACGAGTACATGTACGGAATGGCGAATGGCTTGATCCTCGCCCTCCACATTATGACTGGCTCCGTCAACGTCGAGCCTCCCTACCTCGATCGTCCTGAGAAGTGGCATTCTGAATCAGGTGCCGAAGAGCCTACTCCGCCTAACCCTAAGCGCCGGCTCGGTGACGGTACGGCTCCCCATGTGAAATGAGCACCATACATTGGCCGGATCTTACGTTCCCGCCCATCAATCTCTACAACGCCCCTCGTGTACATACTGTAAATAGAGGGAGTAGCATTCATCAACACTCTACTAGAAAGAGCACTATGTCCCGCAAACCCTTCGTTCCGAAAATTCCCACCCAGTTCAAGCATCTGCGTTTCCTCGATACGGATTCCAGTGACATCATGAACAACGGCGGCTATTCGCTGGCCTACCGTCTGATCCTGGACGACGCAAACGATGCGGTCAAAGTTCAGTACGCATTCTCCGAAGTCAATCTGACAGACAATTTCAATCGTTCCGAAGGTCGCCGTCGTACCTACAATCGACTGAACTGCCTTTCTCCTGACCACACCGGCGAGTTCGTTCTCGGCCTGAATGAACTCGGCGTCGATTTCAAGACCCGTATCATCGACTTAGGTTCGGGCTTCATCGACGTTCGCAACAGCGAGTTCGATATTGCCAAGGCAGTCATCATGAACTTCCTGCAGGATTGGGAAGACTGCCTTACACTGGGCATCGAGGGCGTCGACCTCTCCGGCAACTTGGTCGAGAATGCACTTGGCATCTTCATCGACTCAGTGGCGCTGGACGCTCTGGACGAAGAAGACGAAGACATCGGCGACTACGAAGCTCTGTCTGAGACTTTGACGGCAGCCGAAGAAGGTTTGCTCCTGATCGAAAACTTCACCGACCCGGACAACGTGTTCCAGGTCAATTCGCTCCTCAAGGATCTGGCTGAGAAGTTCAACGCGATCAAGAGCGCGGCGCACAATGCCGGTGTGAACCACGATCCGGATGACCTCGATGAAGAAGAAGGCGACGAAGCCCAAGGTTAAGGTCGCAATTTGCGGCACTGAGACCTTGACGAAGAAGCAAGCTATTGACTCAGCTCGTTACTTGATTCAGGAGTTGATACAGCGCTATGATGTACGCTTAATCGCCACTGTGAAAGAGGACTTGCTGGGTAAGGCTGTACGATTCGTCGCCAAGAAGCACGATCTGAAGTTGAAGACACAGCGCGCTTCAGATCGTGCTGACCAATCGAATCCTCTCGAACTAGCTACGGCTGGTTTGATGTGGGATGCGAAACGTCTTATCGTGGTTGACGATGGCGGTAAAGGATGTGCGGTCTACGCTATGCAGATGGCTCTACGCATGAAGCGCAAGGTGCAGGTGTTCGACATTTGAGGGAGTAACAAGTGAAAGAGTGGGTACGTAAGCTAATGGGCAGAGCAATAGCTTGGTCGTTGAACACAACGCCTGAGCAACTGCGTCATGCTGAACAAATGACGGCGCAGCTCGTTGCTGAAATGGCTGCTGGTTCCAGGACACCTAATACAGGAAATCCTTGGACTGTGGCAAAGCGGGCTCTGCGTTTGGTTTGCACGAACAACGCGATTGTCCGAAACAGTCACGACAACGAGGTAACGCTCTTCCACGGACAGTTCATCTGGTGTTTGGATGGTGCTTACTACGCAGCGGAGGACGTTACGTTCCAGGGTGTGTATCGAGTGCGTCGCGGCCCAGTCTCACTTAACTCTCTCGATATTCTTCTCGCTGTTCGGGAAGGCAAGATCATGCCACTGCATCCCGATACCGAAGTATATGACCTTCCAGTTGAGGTAATCCCATGACCGTGTTTGATAATTTGTTGGGAGTGCTGTATCGTTTGTGGTTGTACGACATTGAGGTATTGAGCCAGCCGTGGATGTACTGGTGCGCACTTATTCCGGCAATCTTGTACGCCATGTTCGTTCTCCTGAAATGGGCGATCCTAACTGCGCCAATCTGGCTGCCGGTAATGATCGTGTTCTCCGTCCTCGGAGACTTCCTCAAGGAACTCCTGAATCCAACCAAGATTCATGTTTGCAAATGTATGAAAAAGGAGATGCACGTTGAAAAGAACTAATGGCGTTGGTGGTGAATATCCACCGTATGGTATCTTCGTGAACTTTCGTCTGCCTAGCGGCGACGAGGTGCTTTCCGGTTACACGGGCACGTTGACCAATACTCCCTCGGGCAAGATCGAGTTGGTGTTCATTGAGAGCAATACGCGCAAGGTCTTCTTCGCACCGCAAGTGCTGGAATGGGAAGAGCGTTTGCCGACTCGTGCAGAGTTCGATATGTTCCAGCTGGCTTACATGCCTGGGTGTGCCAATCGTGAACAGCTGGGCAATCTCGACCCCTCAGTTGAAAGCGCAGTCGTCGTCGATATGTCGTTGTTCAAAAGCGACGTTGAAGATGAGGTGGTAAAGCGCGTCTACATTTACTTGTGGGAGTGGGCAAACGGCAAGTGGTCGGACAACCCGATTGAGGTCGTGCGGGAATTCAGCTAACAACCGAAGAGCACCAAACATGGTCAAGAAGAAAAAGCACGGCACCTGGGAAGACCAGCCTGAACGTGGTAAGAAGTCGAAGAAAGACAAGGCTAATTACCGCAAAGGCAAAACTGATACCAAGATCGAAGCGGAGGTAGATCGCTACGTACCTAAAGTAGCGAAGCTCGTCAACACACCGATCACAGCGAAGACCGCTGCTCAAAGATACTACATGGGCAGCATTGAGCGCAACATCCTCACGTTGGCCACTGGCCCTGCTGGTACGGGCAAGACGTTCGTGGGTTGTGCTATGGCGTGCGACATGCTTCGCGCTGACAAGATCGACCACATAATCATCTCTCGTCCTGCCGTGACTGACGAGGAAGATTGGGGTGCATTGCCTGGTGAACTGGACGAGAAGTACGCTCCGTTCCTGGAACCCTACTGGGAATCGTTTCACAAGCGTTTGGGCGTCAAGCTCACGGAATACTACATAAAGCAGGGACGGATCATAGCTGTTCCTCTCGGCTTTATGCGCGGTCGAACATTCGAGAACTGCTGGGTATTCTTGGACGAAGCTCAAAACACCACCAAGAAGCAGATGGAGACTTTCCTGACTCGGGCAGGAGAGAACTGTCGCATGGTTGTTAGTGGCGACCTTCATCAAATCGACCTTCCTATTTGGAAGGTCAGTGGGTTGCGGGACGCGATCAAGCGATTCCGCCATAGCAAAACAACAGGCATCATCAATTTTACTACCGAGGACATTGTGCGTTCTGGCTTTGCTCGTGAAGTGGTGGAAGCGTATGCCGTCAACATTGATAAAGAGGACAAACAAACATGGACAATCTCAAATTGCATGAAGACGTTGCGGAATCTATTCGGAAGAACCTTCCGGAAGTCGCCGCAGCGGAGCTGAAGAAGTTTATCGACGAAGCGCAGAAGACTGCTCAAAGGCTCGCGATCAAGGAAAACGAGCTGAAAGTCGCTTCGGCTAAAGTCGGCGAGCTTACTAATCAGTTGAGCGAGCATCGCACGCTTGACGAGAAGCTGAAAGAAATCGAGACCAAGAACAAGGACCTCGAAGCTCGCGAACTGGCACTGCGACTGTCTACTGCTGATAACAAGGCACTGGTCGCAGAAGGCAGGCTCGCGTCTGCTATGGAAGTCATGGGATTGGTCTTCCGCAATCAAACGATCAGTCAGTCGATTCTCGGCACAGTTCCGGTTGCCGTTGAAGGCCAGAAGGCAAATCAGTACAACCCTTGCAGCAGCCCGGGGTATGTCGCACCGGGTGAGGTACGGCAGACGGTTGAAACAACTACGAAGTAACGCGATAGGGCGGGAGCATTCATTTGTTCTCGCCCTATAGTCATATAAAACAGGTAAGCCATGAGCAAAGATATAACATATCTCAACAAGCTGGTTCGTGACAGAATACCCGACAACCTTGCTAACGAAGGCAAGCGCGCAGTTCTGACCATTGTCACCGGAGAGGAACTTCTCCAGGCGATGCGTCGCAAGATCATCGAGGAGGCTAACGAGCTGGCTACCGCTGAAGGCAAGGACAAGATAACAGAAGAAATAGGTGACTTGCTTGAAATCATCGCCGCATATCGAAACGCCTGTGACGTTACGGCACACGATGTGCAAGCAGTAATGATGCGTAAAACCAGTAAGAGTGGTAATTTCACGCAAGGCAGATTCCTTATTTCCATTTCAGAAGAGACGATCCCCGAAATGGTCAGACGTCACCCATAACAGGCAAACCATGATAATCAAATACTGCACACTCAATGGTGTCGATGATGCTGTGAACATCCACGACATTGTACGCCTCTCGAAAGAATACCCATTCGCTGAATGGGGCGTGCTTGTAGACGGCGTAGATGAAGGTAGCAAGCGCTTCCCCTCCAAAGCGTGGATCGAAGATTTCGCTGCTACAACTCCCGGCGTGTACAAGTCGTTGCAGATCACTTGCTCCCGTATGCCGGACGTAGTTGAGGGCGTGACAAACGTCCTGTCCTCCTACAATCTGAATGGCTTCCAGCGAGTCCTGTTCTCATTTGACCTTCTCGCAATGCCGTACACACTGATCTCCCGTATCCTCAAATGGGCGCGTGAGGCACCGCACTTGCAGTTTATTACCCAACATAACGGGAAGAATCAAAACGTGTGGAAGTTGTTCGCTGAAGCTGGCTTGAACAATCATGCAGTGCTGTTTGATTCGTCCAACGGCACCGGCAGAACACCTGCACGTTGGCCTGAACCGATTTCTGGCATCCCGTGTGGCTACTGCGGCGGCCTAAGTCCGATGAATATCGAAGACAATTTGGCTGCAATCGCGGGTATCATTGGTGACGGCGTAACCTGGGTTGATATGGCTTCAGGTCTTCGTGATGACAATGACGAGTTCGACATTATGAAGGCTGAGCAGGTACTGCTCTTTACTTCTCGGTACACTCTCCCCTCAACGAAAAATCTGTAAATATGCTAATGTAACGTACCACATTAGCCAAGGAAAAACAATGTCTCTGCAAACGAATAAAACTGATTCTGATCTGGGCCGCAAAGTACAGGCACATCTGGAGGGCCTCGGCATTCACACGCCAATCCAGTTGCATACGCCCATTCGCGGCGTCAGTGACTACAATGCGCGTAAGCACGCGATTGCAACCAAGTTCGCTGAAATCATGGAGATTCTCAACCTCGACCTGAAAGACGATAGCTTGGTTGAAACGCCTCAGCGTATCGCCAAAATGTTTCTCGGTGAAACGTTCTGGGGTCTTGACCCGGCTAACTTCCCGAAAGTGACGGTTGTTGAGAACAAGATGAAGTACGACGAGATGATCGTCGAGCGTAACATTCAGGTCAACTCTACGTGTGAGCATCACTTCCTTCCGATCATGGGGTTTGCGCATGTGGCGTACATTCCTGAAGCGAAGGTACCGGGTCTCAGCAAGATCAATCGCATCGTCGAGTACTTCTCGCGTCGTCCACAAATTCAGGAGCGCCTGACCGAGCAAATTTATCACACACTGCAGCTGATCCTCGGCACTGACAACATCGCAGTGTGCATCGACGCAGAGCATCTGTGCGTCAAGACGCGTGGTGTGGAAGATGCTTGCAGCGATACCGTCACAAGCAAACTCGGCGGCGTGTTCAAAAACCCAAGCGTTCGTGCAGAGTTTTACTCGATTGTCGCAATGAAGAAGCAACTCATCTGAAAGGAGACTCGATGATCTACCTACTTGCTGGTACGATCAGTTTCGTTTCAGTGTTCTTGAGGGTGTTTCAGCAGAAGAACATCATGGGCAATCATTACAAGCTCGCGTTCTTCACGAGCTATGCAATGGCGTTCGCTGAAGCAGCCTCAATCGGTTTCGTAGTAACCAACGGCCTTTGGATGGCACTTCCGGTAGGAACAGGTGCCGCCTTCGGTGTAGTATGCTCGATGTATTTGCATCGACGTTTCTTTAACAAAACCCAAACTAAGTAGGAGAGCCATGGCAAATCACCCGAATCTGGATCGTCTGAACGAACTCCTGAAGCAGACGAATCTCGGTCTTCCGGCACACCGTACCTCGGTCAATGCTTCCGGTCACAATCTGAAGTTCCTGCGTAAGGCACTCCCATCGAACGACAAGTGCCCGCAAGAGATCAAAGACCTTCTCGCGATGGCTGACAAAGACCTGATGGCGGTTCCCAAGAAGGTGACAGCATGATCGAAGCGCAGAACGAAACCGCTAAGAAGTTCGCACTGCGCGATGTTATTTGGGTGACGAATAAGCTGCCGAGTGGCAGTGAAACGATCTTCCATATGGGTGCCCCCGGCTTCGGCCCGTGCATTCCGTACTATATCAACTGCAAGGACGATCTGGTAGCTCCGTTGAAAGAAGCGATCGCCATGCACTTCGTCGAGGCATTGGAAGATCATCGGTTCCTCGAAAGCAGTTCGATTGCAGGCATGCAGCGCGGACAGTTGAACGTGATGAACGTGCGCAATCTTTGCGGACTCGAGCCAGAGTTCTACATGTCCACTATCAGCTCTCCTATTAGTGAGCGTGACCACGTTACGATGATGGGCATCAATCCGGTTCACATCACCAGGGACAAGGCCGGTCAACAGCGTATCACCTTGTGGGGCAAAGACCTCTACTTGAACGGCTTGCTGCTGCGCCCTTTGAGATTCAACGATCCAGATATTGAAGGAGAACGAAGTGTTACCATTGCCGCGCTTCTGAAGTACGATGTGAATATCGAATAAGGAGAAATGATGAACGTAGCCCGCTTTAATGCGCACTCGCACGTTACGGAGTTCATGAATCAATTGCCTCACATCTTGGGGCAGCTGCATCCTGATAATACTCTGCATGTCGCAGTCCTTCTCCTTAAGGCCGACCGCTTCGATACGGTTCTGAAACAGGTAGGACTCGAACGTGAAAAGTTCTACCTCAAATACAACGGACAAGTGAACGAACGTGTTATCGTTCAGCCGTATGTGCTCCCTCTGGAAAACTGGAAAGCACAATTTCGTGGCCGCACCCGTCTGTTCACTCTTGTGGATCAAGACGTCTACGAAGGGCTGGTTCATGATCCTCTGAATGAACAAATGCTTGCACTTGAACGTGGCCAGCATACGGTCGCGCATATTGTCGGCACCAGTGCAATGCAGCTGTTCATCCCTGTAGATGTGAGTGCGGTATGAGCACGCTCCAACAACTGGTCGATGCAAACATCGAGCTGATCGAAGAAGTAAGGCACCTGTATTTGGATAGCGTTGCCTTCTTCATCGTTGCCCTTTGCAAAGACGAGAAACGCTGTGAAGAAGTGAACCACTTGGTGGACCTCGGCCCGAGTACGAGCCGCCTGAAGTTCCACCAGTACAGCATGAAGCGGAAGATCAGCTTCGGCACTCATAGCTTCCCGTTTCCTCGCAATGTCAGTTCGCATGTGTTTCGTGGAAGGGTCGGTTCGTTAGTTCTGGCCGAAGGTGAGATTTACGACGAGGTGATGAAAATCGTGAACAAGCCATCCTTCGATCTGGATCACGATGCACCGAACGTTCAGCACATCGTGAATCTTCAACGCACTTTGCTTACGATGGCTTACAACAAGAAAGTGCCGATCAACTCATTGATAGTCAAGTTTTAAGGGGAAGTAAATGGGACTAAAGTCCGACAAGTGGATCAGGCAGCAATCGACGTTGCCAGCCTTCATGGTAACAGAGCGCAGGCCGTACACACCTCCGAGTAACGGCGGTGCAACCATGGACGTTTTCATGGTCAACGAGTTCGAGTATCCTTCGTTTGAGAGCGAAGAGACGCTGCGTAAGAAGATCGTTCAGCGCGATTTTGAAATGGGTGTCATTGGCTTCCGTCCGCTGACAAGGCAAGAGATCGACAATTTCAAGCCGATGATTGCCCCATTCGAGCCGAATCAGGTGCGTCAGCACGCCCGCTTTGATCTGCAGTCGCCCATTGATCGCGCATGTGGTGATTTGCCTCCGATGCAGAAGATCGTCAGCTACGGCACTTCGTCGTATGGCTACGATGTACGCTGTGCAGACGAGTTCAAGATTTTCACGAACGTCAATTCGACAATCATCGACCCGAAGAACTTCGACGAGAAGGCTTTCGTGGACTTCAAGGGTGATGTCTGCATCATCCCGCCGAATAGCTTTGCATTGGCGCGCACGGTCGAATACTTCCGCATCCCCAAGGACGTGATTACCATCTGCCTGGGCAAGTCGACATACGCTCGTTGCGGTATCATCGTCAACGTTACCCCGTTCGAGCCAGGCTGGGAAGGGTACGTGACGTTGGAGTTCTCGAATACTACTCCGCTTCCGGCGAAGATTTACGCCAACGAAGGCTGCGCTCAAGTGCTGTTCTTCCAAGGCGATGAACCGTGTGAAACTACCTACGCTGACAGAAACGGAAAGTATCAGGGCCAGGTCGGCGTGGTCCCACCAAGGATCTAAAATGGACAACTTTATCATCACCAATGCGGGGCGTCAGGCCATCGAGCACGCACTCGAAGTCGGCTGCCATATCCTCAATGAAGACTACAATCCTGACAAGCCGTATAACGAAGGCGAAGTAGTAGGCAGTGGCCGTAATGACAGCTACAACTACATCGCGCTCAAGGACGTGCCGGCGAATCTGGAGAATGGAATCGCCAACGCTGAGTATTGGGCGCTGTTCAGTTCTGGTGCAAGTACGGCAGCTATCACTTCTGCCGCAATCGCGCAAGTCGATATCGCTACTCACGCTACTTCTGTGTTCGATGGATCGTATGACCAGTATGCAGTGACCGGTGCGACAATTGATCCGAGCCGTATCACCGCAAGCACAGTCTATGCACATCCTGTATCCTCTGGGCCGGTCTGCAATTACATGGTCGGCGCAGCCGTGGTCATCATCAACGAGGACACGGATGAAGTTCTGCTGATGCAGCGTGCAGATGCTGATGGAGCTCTCGTTCATTCCCTGGTCGGTGGTAAAGCTGTCTACGACGAAACGATGGTCGAGACAGTGGCACGTGAAACCGCTGAAGAGACAGGACTCATTATCGACCTGAATCGCTTTCAAGACCTCTGGATCAAAGAGGATGTGAACGGTGATCGCAAGTTCCTCACGGCTTACAAGTGGGTAACTGTCACGAGTGAGGAGGCAAAAGCCATCGTCAATCGCGAGCCGGATAAATGCATCAGCATGAACTGGTTCACTCGTGATACGTTGCCTGAAAACGTTTGGTTGCATGGACGTGAGGCGATCGCCACAGCTGTGACTAGCTACATCATCCGCAGCGGCTTCACCTTGAGCAAGGCGGAATAATGTTTACCCGCATCGTCCAGAACATTGACGGCAGAGTGCAACAACAGTTTTCCACGGCTTACGCCTTCAATGGGGACGGGCGGATCACAGCTACTTTGTGGGAAAATCAACTGCCGCATCAAAAGCGTGCGGCAGTTCAACCTAGGCCAGATCGTCCAAAGCCGCCTCGTATCAGCATAGAAAAGAAAAAGTCCCATCTATCACTCGTGAAGGAATAGGCTATGCGCAAATGGTTAAAGAAGTTGTTCTGCAAACACAAGTTTCGTTTCATGCGTAACATCCATGGAGACGAGATTATTGAGCGTGGTGGCAAGCGCAGCATTTGGGCTTGTGAGTGCTGCAGGACCACCATCGCTCGTGACAAGTATGTGAAGCCCGGAGTGTTGAAGACATGTGAAGACTATGTCGGACTTTCGGTTGCTGAAGCCTTTAAGCGAAAGCCTCAGCGCATACGTCTGTTCATAGAAGGACAGTCACATCCACTGGCGAGTATCGCTCCTAGCACAGTTCGCGTAGAAGTCGATAAACTCGATTTCATTACAAAAGCTACAAAACTGTAAAGAATACGTGCAACAAACGATTTATCATCCCCGGTAAGTCGGCCTTTCGGCAACTCTTCATCTGCATCTTCATCCTCACTCACCACAATCAATAAGGAGAACCTGGTGAACTTTCTCACGTTCAAAGCTGCAATCTCTGCTCAATTCGAGCGTATGCAAGCCTATCAGCTGTACCGCGTCGGTATCTCTACTGCAGAACAGTCTACCAAAGACGTTTTGTGGGACAAGTATCTGAGCAGCTTCCCGGAAGGCTCGAATCCGATTTTCCGTGAGCGTACCCAGCATGACTGCAACTGCTGCAAGAACTTCATTCGCGCAGTCGGCCCCGTGGTCGCAATCATTGACAGCAAGCTAGTTAGCGTGTGGGATGTTGTTCTCCCGGATGAGCCCGCATACCAGGCCGTGGCAGATGCAATGTCGAAGCTGGTGAAGGCCGGCAAGATCGAAGACTACTTCCTCCATTTCGAGCGCAAAGCTGGATCGGAACCGACGTTCGAGGAAATCGAAGGCAAGTCCAAGAAGTGGGATCACTTCTTCGTCAACATCAAGTCCAAGTTCGTGAAAGACGGAGCCGAGATTCCTTCGGCGCTGGCCGGTCCTCGTGAGACGAAGCAAGTGTTCCTGCGCGGCTTGACGGAAATCACTGACGATGCACTTGAGACCGTGATGGAGCTGATCGACACGAACTCCTTGTTGCGCGGTGAAGAGAAGAAATTCGCGGTAGAGCAGTTCATCAAGACAAAGAAGTTCTTCAACAAGCTGAAGACCGCTAAAGCGCGTGAACTGTTTGCATGGCAGGAAAGCAAGCTGTTGCCGATTCAAGTAGCACGCCTGCGCAATGACGTTATCGGTACGCTCCTGCAAGACCTGTCTGAAGGTATGGACCTCGAAGTAGCGGTCGCCAAATTCGAGGACAAGGTCAACGGCAGCAAGTATCAGCGTACGACTGCGTTGGTTACTCCAGCGATGGTCAAGAAGGCACAGGCGAAGATCAAAGAACTCGGTCTGCTGTCGGCACTGGAACGTCGTTACGCCAAGCTGTCGGATATCACGATCAACAACATCCTGTTCGCGGATCGCGCAGCACGCAAGTCCATCACTGGTGACGTATTCGATGAACTGGCTGCGGACTCCGCTACTATCAAGACCAAGACGTTGAGCAAGGTCGAGGACATCCCGATTGACCGCTTCATCGAGCAGTGGCTGCCGAAGGCCGAGTCGATTGAAATCTTGTTCGAGAACAAGCATCGCGGTAACTTGGTAAGCCTCACGGCTCCGGTTGATCCGACCGCTGGTCAGTTGTTCAAGTGGCCGAACAACTTTGCCTGGTCGTATGCAGGTGAAGTGGCAGACTCGATCAAAGAGCGTGTGAAGGCAGCTGGCGGTAATGTTACTGGTGACTTGTGCTGCCGTCTGGCATGGGACTACGCAGACGACCTGGACTTTCACATGCACGAGCCTAGCGGTGACCACATCTACTTCGGCACTCGCCGTCGCTTGTCGCGAGGTGGCGGTACGCTGGACGTTGATGCAAACGGTGCTGATGGACCGGTTCCGAATCCGGTCGAAAACATCTACTACGGCGACCGTCGCACGATGAAGGAAGGCGAGTACATTCTTCAAGTGAACAACTACAATCGTCGTAGCAGCGGTACGGGGTTTGAAGTTGAAATCGACTTCCTGGGCACAGTGTATACCTTTTCGTATGCCAAGGCTTTGCGTTCTGACGAAACGGTGTTGATCGCACGTTTCAAGTACACCCACGCTAAGGGTATCGAGATCATCGAGTCGTTGCCGAGCAATCAGCGTTCGCAGGATGCGTGGGGCATCAAGACTCAGACATTCCGCAAAGTCAATGTTATGATGCTTTCGCCCAATCATTGGGACGAGAAAGCGGTGGGTAACAAGCACTACTTCTTCATGCTGGACGGCTGCATGAACTCGGATTCGACTCGCGGCTTCTACAACGAATACCTGAAGGACGACCTGCGGGAGCATCGTAAGGTGTTTGAAATCCTCGGCGGCAAGATGAAGGTGCTGCCGGCTCAAGAACAGCTGAGCGGCCTGGGCTTCTCGTCCACGCAACGCAACAGCGTCACCGCTCGTGTTTCGGGCAAGGTAAATCGCACGATCAATATCGTGTTTTAATCAAAATAATCTGACAAAGAAAAGGACAAAGCAAAATGAATACCTCTTTCAACAATCTGTTTGAACAAGCAACCCGCAAGAACCTGACTTTCGATTCGCCGAAAGGCCAGCTGACTGTGCAAGATCTGTGGCAGCTTCCGTTGACCAGCCGTATGGGCAAAGCAAATCTGGAAGACATCGCCAAAGACCTGCATCGCCAGGTGAAGGCGCAAGACGACCAGCCATCCTTCTTCACGGAAGCGAAGCCGGTTGACAACGATGTGGCGCTCAAGCTGAACGTCGTTATCTACATCGGCGAAACCCTGAAGAAGGAAAAGGCAGAAGCCGATACCGCTGCGGAACGCAAGGCTCAGAAGCAGAAGATCCTCGAACTGATCGACCGCAAGCAAGGCGAAGCACTCGAAATGAAGTCCATCGAAGAACTGCAGGCAGAACTCGCCAAACTGTAAAAGGTTTAGGCTCAGCAAAGCTGAGGGCTTCGGCCAACAGGCGGTATCGAAAGAGCCGCCTGCGTAATGAACTGGCACCATCCGGTGCTTTCGCTTCTTGGCGAGCGTCCACGCCAAGCGTTGTTCGGATAACGAAACCGATCTATTAGGAGAAAATCATGCAAGCAACCACAACCAACACCGTCATCGGTCACGAGTTCCTGAATCAAATCCAAAACGACGAGGCGATTCTTCGTATCGTCAAAGGTCAGATTCCGATCTTCGTGTGCGAGCGCAATGGCAAAGGAGGTTTGTCCTTCAAATGCCCTCATTGCAATCGTAAGCATCACCACAAGGCTGGTAACGGTTTCCGGAGCGCTCACTGCTTCCGTAAGCCGCCTCTGTTCACGCAAGGATACTACCTTCTGGAAAAGGATGCAGCGGATCAAGTTGTGCCAGCGGAGAAGCTTCACCGTATGAATCTCAAGTCCTTCCTGGAAGGCTTGAATGGTAAGATGGTGGGGATCGACTTCATTAAGCAAGACGGTAGTGCTCGTGCACTTACCGGACGGCTCGGAGTCACGGCTCCGCTGAAAGGTGGACAAAATAAGGTCGAAGCTCCTGATCGTCCTTATTTGACAGTCTACGAGGTAGGTACTGGCTACCGCACGGTCAACCTGGAGACCACCAGCCGGGTCCGTGCGAATGGCAAGGTCTACGACATTGTAGGCTGAACTAGCAGTAACAGGGCTTAATGCTCTGCGTGGAACGTGCCTGAGAGGCCGAAGGGTGACCACACAAGACGCCGACCGAGACCGTGATGGGGTCAGTTCATGTTTAGTGCATGGGCAGCGGAGGCGTCGCGGGTTCAAATCCCGCCGTTCCACTTCTTCAATTCCCCTTCCAAAATTCTTCACAAAAGCCAGCATGAACGATATTACCAAACAGATGATGGACGATCAAAACCCGAATCGTCCGTATTTCCTTTCGACCAAGACCTACGGCAACGAGCGCGGCTACTCCGTGGCGTATCGCCAGTGGAGGGCAGACACTCATTGCAACCTGATCCACGGCTATGCCTTGGGCTTCCATTTCGAGTTCAAGTGCTATGATCTCGATGCTCGTAACTGGTGTGTTGACTTCGGTGGCCTTCGTACTCTGAAGGAATGCATGGACGATTGGTTCGATCACACCTGTCTCGTTGCACAAGATGATCCTGAGTTCAAGACATTCGAGGACCTCCACAATCGCAAGATGATCAAGATGACAGTGGTCGAACGTACTGGCTGCGAAGGTCTAGCCAAATGGCTTTCCGACTACATCAATGAAATCTGGATTCCGGAGAACGGCTACAAAGGACGCGTAACGCTTCATAAAGTCGAAGTGCGAGAGACTGGAGCTAACTCTGCTATGTATGTCATGCCCTAATGGAGAATAATAATGAATGCTACAGAAGCTCACCGAAAGCCCGTCAATCGTAGCTTTCCACCCAGTTCGGCCTACGATAACTTCGATCCCTCCCTTTTGTTCCCGAAACAGAAGGAAGTGGTCGCAGCTGTGCTGAGAGAGCTGACTGAGGATCAGCAAGGCTTTTCAATTCTCAAAATGGGGCAGCGTTCGGGTAAGAACATTATAGCAGCCATGGTCGCAAAGCATGGGCCGTTCAATAAAGCATTTATCTTCGATCTGCATCACGGAGGAATGGCCTCGGACTTCTCTATCCCGACGTACTGGTGCAGCAAGGTCTTCCCGCGCACCTTGGTCGAAGGTGATGAAGAGCGCCCGCTGATTATCCTTAACGAAGCGTTTTGGCTAGATGATAGCTATGATATCTTCAATGAAGCACGTAACTATGCTCCAACACTGGTTGTAGGCAGCAATGGCCCGCAGTTCCGGGAGGACAAACGCTGGCAGCTGTTGAAAGGACATTCTTACGCGACCTGGGAGATCAACCCGAACTACCCGACCCGCGAAGCACTCATTGCATCAATGGGTGACAGTGAACAGGACATGCAGAAGTTCGAGCGCGACTACGGAGCATTCTAATGGACGGCATTCTCATACCAACTTCCAATAACGCGGCACCTTCGCTGTTCACACCCGAAACGCAAAGGGCAGCTGCAAAGGAACTCAACACCATGTTGAGCGAGGCATTGCAGCCCTACATCGGTAAAGACTGCGACGAGCGGAATCTTCACAATATGCGGCTGGCGATCCAGACGACCTTGAAGACTTGGTTCAAAAAGCATCCGACGCTGACGAAGCTGAAGATCGACTTCGATCTGGACGTAGACAAGCAACAAGGCAAGATCACTATTAAACCATCCTTCGATTTCCAGAGGCTGATTGCAGGGATGATACCGTATTAGGAGGCAGATATGGCAGCACCCGAAATCTTTCCGGGTATTCCGATTGATGAAAGCCACGAAAAATCTGAGGACGGCGAGTACTGGATCATGCGTCCAGAGTTTCGTGAGAAATATCAGGCTTCGGTAAGGGCTCAACTCGATAGCTGGATAGCAGGAACTCCGGAGCACAATCATTTCGCAGGTGAATGCTGTCCTGACTTTTCGTGCTGTAGTCCTCAGAATATCTGGCCGTTGGAGCGGCGTCAGAAATTCGCAGATGGCGATGCGCAGACGAGAGAACGCATGTGCTTCGAGTCCATTGCTGAGTCCGTGGCTTCATTCACCGGAATCCCTGTTCTCATTATCGGTGAGTCTCCAGTTCCGGAACATCCTCCGCTGCTGACTGACGAACCTCCTCCACCTGGAACAATCCTTCACTAACATGGCTACCAAGAAAAAGAAAGACGAAGACGTCCAGCTCTACGCCTATCAGGTTTCTACGATTCTGCAATATCAGGTTTTGGTCACTCGTTTTCAGATGGTTCGCTACACTGAAAAATCGGTTACTGTGCTGACTGCAACCGGCATCGAAAAGCGGTATGCTCGAAAATCAGATCGGGACGAATGGTTCTTATCCTTCAATGCAGCTCAGAAACGAGCATTGGCGATCATCGACGATTACCGAGTAGAGCTAGCTAAGGTAATCAGTACCCTGGACAACAACGAGAAGGAAATCCGTGCCCGGCGTATCAGGGAAACCAAGCCACTGAAAATCGGAAAGATTGTTCTGTGAATACGTACTAAACCGCAAGAAATAGCACGTCCAAAGGGCTGAAATATGCCCTTTCCTCACCTTCGCGCTTCCCAATTCCGCGCAATCCCTGTGTTCAAGAACGCGTTAAAATCATAATTTTAACACAATACGCGAACGGCATTACTGCTCTCGCGTTATCTGAACTTCTAACATTTTTCATGGATAGCGGGAGATAGTCCTAATGGGAACCAATGCACATTCTTCAGCCGGCGTATATGTTCGCGAGCTTGACCTTTCGCAACGCGTCGCTGCTGCTTCAACTTCCATTGGCGCCATCGTCGGTGCTTCCGACAAAGGCCCAGTAATGGAACGTACGCTGATTACTAGCGTACGCCAATTTATCGAAACTTTCGGAAAGCCGAATCCGCGTACTTCCTACATGCATTACTGCGCCCTGGCGTTCCTCGAAGAATCCAGCCGCTTGTACGTTACCCGTGTTTTGAGCAACGCAAACGATGCTCTCACCGCAGGTGCGTTTTTGACCGTTGACGATCTGGCAGCTGAAACGCCTCTGCTTTCGCTGAACAACTTTGACAACGGCACGAATACTCCGCTGGGTCGTTTTGACCCGTTCAACACTACGGAGTTCGACCCGACTACTCCAGGTATTGAAAACACGCTGTTCATGGTTTGCGCAATCAACCCAGGAACATGGAACAACGACTTGCACGTTCGCATTCGTCCTTCCAACAAGCGCGGCGTGGACACTCCTGATGACCCGTATGTGTTCTGGATCGAAGTGTTTGTCGATTACAAGAGCAATCGCCAAGCTCCGGTTGAAGCATTCCTCGTTAGCCGTGATTACAAGATCGACGGCTTCGGCAATCAGATGTTCATCGAGGAAGTTATCAACAACAAGTCGAAGTACATCCGTGTTCGCAACAACCCGTATGCACCGGCAGTTAAGGTGTTGCGTATCGCAAGTGAATTCCTGGACGGCGGCACGAACGGTGGTCGTCCGAGCGATGCTCAGATCAACCAAGGCTGGGAACTGTATCGCGATCCGGAACAGCTTGATGTGAACATCCTGATTAACGGCGGTTACGCTACGCCGGCGGTTCAGCTGAAGATGGATGACATCTGCCAAGACCGTATGGATTGCATCGCCGTCCTGGACATGCCGTCCGGTGAGCAAGAGGTTAGCCGCGCTGTCAACTATCGCCGCAATACCTTAAACCTCGATTCCTCCCGTTCTGCGATTTACTCGTCGGACGTGAAGATTCTGGATACGTACAACGACCGCGAGATCTTCATCCCGCCTAGTGGCCATGCCGCAGCTGCATACGCCCGTACGGACGAGGAAGCTGAAACGTGGTTCGCCCCGGCTGGTATGAATCGTGGACGTCTGGACATTCTCGAAGCTCGTGTGATCTACAATCAGGGTGATCGCGATGCTTTGACCGATGCTCAGATCAATTCGATTCGTTTGATCCCAGGCGCAGGCTATCGTATCTGGGGTGCAGACACATTGCAGTCGATGGCTTCGGCTCTGTCCAACGTCAACGTTCGCCGTCTGCTGAACTTCATCGAGAAGTCGGTTTCGATTGCGGCACTGTATTCTGTTTTCAATCCCAATGACTTTGTGCTTCGCGCACAGTTGACGGAAATGACGAATCGTTTCCTCAACCCTATTAAGACCAGCCGTGGTTTGTATCACTTCCAGGTGGTCTGTGATGAAAGTAACAACCCGCCCGAACTGGTTGGTAGCGGCGATACGATTCTTGATGTGTACCTCGATCCGGTCATTCCGGCGAAGCGTATTCACTTGAATGCAATCGTCACTAAGACCGGCGCAAACTTCAAGGAGGTAGCGCAGGCAAGATCGGGCGAACAATAAACAATCTACTCCTTAGAAAGGATTAGGCTTTTATGAGAGTACGCCTATGTCAGCCACTAACGAGTTGGGCGCATCAAAAGATGAAACCGTTGCGGTCCTCAAAGTCAAGGTCGACATTCTGACCGAGACTATCGGTGAAATCAAAAATGCGCTCAAACGCATCGAAGAAATAGTGGGTGTGATTCGCATTATTGAAGTCCAGTCGAAGCAACAATCGAAGGACTTCGATAATCTTACCGCCACTGTTCAAGCCTTGAGTAAGAGTGTTGAAGAGGTTGAGGTCGCAATCAACAACTCTATTCAAGAGGGCGACTACAATACCGCTGAAGCAGCGAAGCTTGCTTTGCAAGAGGTATCAAAGAAGTTGAAAGACGTGTCCGAGAAGCTGGACAATCTTGAAAAGGATTGGAAGGAGAAGTACAACTTCGGACGCGGCGTGTGGTGGGTGATCTCGCTTATCGCAGGCACTGTGATTGCGGCTTTGATGTACGTCGCTAACAGTAACTACACGAAAATCGAAGAAGTACACAATTGGATGACGCGAGAACGGATTGTCAAAGAAGTTCAGCAAGAAAGCAAAGTCGCAGAGTCCAAGCGTTAATCCTTTAACTCCGTCTACGGCATAGGTCAGGTGCTTAATTGCACCTGATCTCTTTATAAGATGAAGAGTCATGTCAACCCCGTTCAACGAACACGATTTACGGTCGAAAGAGGCGAAGAGTCTCCTTGATGATCTTGAAGAGATCAGGCGTTCTGCCTCGTCCATCGTATCAACCCTTGAAAGAGAAGTAGTACACAATCAATCACTTTTGAAGACAGTTGCTCACTTGGTCGGCGATAGCGTGCTGGTCGTTAAAGACAATGCTGTGCACCTTGCCAATAAACAAGCAAGCAAACTGCTGGGACTTTCGGAATCATGCCTTGAGGGCATTAAGATCAACGAACTGTTCCCAAACATCCTTGACGCTTTGAAGTCAGGCGAACATGAGAAGGCCATGCAGTTCCAAGCTAGCACGCCTGAACGTCAGAAAGTTAATTTGACTCTGACGAAGATTTCTGCACCGACACACCACAGCTTCGTGATCGTAGCTCGTGAGGGCAACGTAGTACAAGAATGCGTGAACAAGGGTACCTGCCAGTTCCAGTCGAACATCATCGACGCCGTGCCGACGCCGTTGTTTTACACGGACATTAACGGACACGCCATTCATGGTAGCTCCTCGTTCTACGAAATGTTTGGGCTGTCCAAGCAACAGATGGAAAAGCATACAGTCACTTCTCTCTTTTCCGAAGTTGTTGGCAAGCTGTTCTCTCCGCGTGAGCAGTTCCACGCGACTCCCGAACGTCTTGAACTTCGAGTGCATTTGCCCTGGCGCAATCGCGATCTGCATATCGTATTGCTCAAGACTGTTTTCAGAAATTGTGAAGGTAAGCCGATTGGACACGTCGCTACTATCTTGGATGCTGCTACAGCTCCTCCCGCGCTACCGAAGACTTCGACTAACATAGTTAAGATCCTGAATGGTTCGGATCAGCCGATCGCTGTAACGGGATGGCCTAACACGCGCATCGTTATGGCGAACAAAGCATTCTTCGACTACTACGGATACAACGAGAAAGAAGTTCTCGGAAGACATGTTTGTGACTTCTGCCTCGATGAAACTCCTAAAGTCGGAGTCATGGAAGAAGCTTTCCTACACGGCGAGGACTGGGTACAGCAAGTACAGAGCAAACGTAAAGATGGTTCTGTCTCGCTTGATCTAATCAAAGTAGTTCCAATCATGAAGGATAACGTCGAAGGCCCAGCCTACTGTATGTTTATCAAGCAGGGTAGTTAAATGAACATCGTAACCTATGAACAGGCACGCAACCTTATTCAGGACGGCGATTTGGTCTTTGTAAAGAAGGGCAAGTCGATCTGGAGTAAGCTGACGCAACTGGTAACTAAATCGGATGTGTACCATTGTGGTATCGCATTTTGGGTGCGCGACCCAGTGTATAAGTCAAGGCTGTTTATTGTGGAAGCTTTTCGAGGTGGGAGACGGATTGTCTCCCTTTCTTCTTACGCTAAGCATCCGATAGACATTATTGGTTCGCCTATTTCATGGGAAAAGAATTGCGACGAAGTGTTAGATAATACTGGACTCGTCCCATACAGTATTCCTGAGTATGTCTGGATCGGACTTCGAGAGCTGTTGCGCATTAAGCGTGATGATGCCGATGATGACTACGGTGAAGTATGCTCCAAGATGGTCGCCAAGTATCTTGTGCGCGGTGGAGTCATGCTTGAAACAGACATTAGTCCAGGTAAGCTCGAAGAGAAGCTGCTGCAAATGCAATTTGACTTCCGTTTCCGGATCACGAATGATACTGTAAAGTGAAAACATCAAACTATATAGCTTAGAAAGGGTTTAACATGACTAACGCAGCTACCTCAACACAAGAACAGATTGCTCTTGCCGAGGCAGTGCATGACGTTAAAATCACCTCGATGGTGAAAACGTTGACTGCACAGAGAGAGAATGCGCAGAATGCACTTGTCAATGCACTGGGTGACAAAGCAGTAGCAGAGTACAAGCTGCAAGAAGCTCTCAAGAATATCTCGGCACTGAGTAACGCACTGGCGCAGAAGAATCAAGAGAATGCTGAGTTACGCATCCTTGTTCTCAATCTGCAGCAACAAGTTTCGGAGTTGAAGAACCCTCGACCCGCGGAACTCACTGCGCCCGCAGAAACTCCTGTTGCACCAGAGGTCGCTGAAGTAGAAGCTCCTTACGAGGAGGCTTCGGTTAGTTCTGAAGGCCATCCCTTTCGTGAAGAACAAGCCGAAACGCAAGAAAAAGAAAAAGGCATGTTCACGAAGGTAGGAGAGGTAATCAAGAGCGCCATCCATCGTTAACCTTGAATGTATAGCAGAAAGGGTACATTCATCTTAACAAAGGACTGGTCATGCCTATTCAAGTAGCTTCGTTTTTGATACCACGGAATAACAATACGTGGTACATACTTGAGGACAAGTACCTAAAAGGCGGTTTGCGTGTTTGCACCGACGTTGCAGAACGCACCGCCATTCACGCAGCATCGCTGAAGCTAGGTATGTTGGTGCTGCTTCTCTCAGACAATAAGATTTATCAGTTGAAGAATGTTTCAACTAAGCTGTGGGAACCCTACGTATCTTCTACTCCTCAAGTAAACCCGTTTCATACACATAAACAGGTCGCGCCATCTGATGTGTGGACAATTCAGCACAATAAAGCGAATAGGTATTTCCAACATACCCTTTTCGACGACTCTGGCAAATCGATCTTACCCGATGAAATCACCATCATCGACAATAACACGGTTCAGATCAAATTCATCATGCCGATCATGGGACACTGTGTCCTGGCATTCGACTCGGCAGCGGTTTAACTACCTCCAAATTTAGTGGGCAAGCGATTGAAGAACTCAGTCGTTTGCCCATTTCCTTTTGTACCTTCACCATAGATTACACAACATTCAGGCGCTTGATTGCGCCTGATCTGCCCTTCAGATTGCTCTGGAAATCGTAATTTATGTGCAATCATTAGGGCTAATACCTTTTTGATAAAGAGCATTTGCGCTCTAGGTTGTGCAATCTAGACTGCTATTTGCAACTGAAGTTAACTTTGGAGAACTCCTAAAATGCGTATTCTTGGTAATCTCGTATTCGCAGGCCTCGGCCAAGTTCAAAACCTCCGCGTTGAGAACGTCGCCACTGATCCTGTAACCCCGATGGTCGGCCAAGTCTGGTACAACACTGCTGAAGGCTTCTATAAAGGCTATGACGGCACCACCGTCATCACCTTCGCTTCCGGCGGTAACACCGACCTGATCCTCGAAGAAGTAGATCGCATCGAAACTGCTGCAGGCCTGTCCGAGACCGGCACGTATGCTCAGCACACCGACACGAACTACATTAACGGCGCCACCAACCTGAAAGCAGCTGACAAGTTGCTGGATGCACAGCTGAAGACGGCAACCGATGCAGCTGCTACGGCTCAAGGCGCAGCCGATGACGCTCAAGCAGAACTCGACCTGGTCGAAGCTGCTGCTGGTCTGAACACCGATGGTACGTACTCGGCTCACACCGACACGAACTACATCAACGGCGCTGGCAACCTGAAAGCTGCTGACAAGCTGCTCGACACGGCTGTTAAGAATGCTGCTGACGCTGCTTCCGGCGCACAGAGCACTGCTGATCTGAAGGTTTCCAAGTCCGGCGACAGCATGACTGGCAACCTGGCGATGCAGAACAACAAGGTCATCGGCGTTGCTACTCCGACTGACGCTGGCGACGCTGTCAACAAAGCATACGTTGACGCAATCGCTTCGGGTCTGACCTGGGAAGCTCCGGTGGACGGCGTTGTTGCTGACCACACTGCAATCGGTACAGCTCTGGTTGCTGGCCAGCGCTTCGCAAACACCACTGACGACAAGATCTACACGGTCACCGCAGATGGTGCTGATGGCGCTACCGCAGTCTGGAATGCTGGCGAACTGCTGGTTGACGGCGCTGCCTTCTTCGACAAGTCCGTCGAAGCTGGTTACGTGTTCAACGGTGCTGAAATCGTTCAGTTCTCCGGCCTCGGTCAAGTGACTGCTGGTATCGGTCTGGTTAAGACCGGTAACGTCATGGACATCAACCTGGGTGCTGGTATCGGCCAACTCCCGAGCGATGAAGTCGGTATCGACATCCTCGCAGCTGGTGGTCTGTTCCTGACGGTTGACGGCACTGCTGCTTCGACTGACTCGGCAGCTCAACTGTCGGTCAAGATCGACGGCTCGACCCTGTCCCGTTCGGGCTCGGGTGTCAAGGTTGCCGATGCCGGTGTTACCGAAACCCAACTGGCAGCTTCGGTTGCTGGCGCAGGTTTGACTGGTGGCGCTGGTGCAGCTCTGGCTGTTGGCGCTGGCACGGGTATCGTTGTTGACGCTGACACGGTTGCGCTCGACCTGACTTACGCTGATGGCCGTTACATCAACGTTGATGGCGACACGATGACCGGCTCGCTGACTCTGGCTGCCGATCCTACGACCGCTCTGATGGCTGCTACCAAGCAGTACGTTGATTCGGTTACCACCGCACTCGAAGGTTCGACCGTCGTGTACGATGGTTCGGTTGCTTCTGCTTCCCACGTTGTTACCCACAACATCGGCTCGCAGTTCTGCAACGTCACCGTGGTTGACTCTGCTAACAAGCAGATCATCCCGGACAGCGTCACGTTCGACAGCGCTAACCAGCTGACCGTGGCATTCAGCTCCGCCATCACCTGCAAGATCGTGGTGACCGGCAAATACGTCGCTGCTTAATCGTAGCGTCTAGCTGACTTGGGGACACCTGAATTGTCGGGTGTCCCCTTCTCTTATTAGCGGAGATACCAGAATGGAATTTCATGGCAACATCAACCTGTTGGAGAATGACCTGATTGGTGCTGTGTTTGGCATCGAAACAAACTTTCCTCCAAATCCCCGTCCTGGCCGCTTCTGTTTCAAAGACAAGGTCCTTTACTTGTGCACTGAACTCGCAGGCGGTTTGCCGGTTTGGGTCCCCTTGACGCAGCAATTGACCATGCGTAAGCACACGCAGACGGTTGCGCAGATGGAGTGGACGATCAACCATGGCCTCAATACCTCTGATGTGCTGGTTCAGGTTTACGATTCAGAAGGCAAGTGGGTCATCCCGGACACGATCAACACCTCGGTGTTCAATCAAGTTACAGTTTCTTTCAGCCTCCCGATGACTGGCATCGTCATCATGCAGCGTGGCATCACCGAAGGCTCAGCGCCTCCGCTGCTGGCACATGAAGAAGAGTTCACTAATTCGGATACATGGGTTGTCAACCATGGTCTGGGTTACAATCCGATCATTCGCGTTATCGTGGGTGGTCAGGAAGTTCAGCCGTATAGCATCGTCCATAATTCGACAATGCAGACCACGATCACATTTACTTCGCCGCAGACTGGTTCTGTTCGTTGCGTTTAATCGGAGGTAGTAATGGCTATCTTTGGGCACAATCATACGCAGAGTGAAGCAACGGACACTTGGGTCATCAACCACGCTTTGGGTGTTATGCCGGTTGTTGACGTTCAAGTCGTGCACGAAGGCGTATTGCAGAAAATGATTCCTCTGGCAGTTGAGTACCCCTCGAACAGCCAGGTCATCGTGCGTTTTACTAGTCCGCGTACAGGTACAGCTCGTCTCGCGTAATCGTCGAATCAACACGCAACACGTCCGAAGGCGTTTGTTGTTAAACTAAAAGGTGAAATAGATGGAGCTCCGGCTACAAAAATTCATTGACAGTATGGGAACGCTTTCGGACATCCGAAACCTTGATCCATACAATCCGGTCATCCTGCAGATGGAACATCCGGTAACGGCGATGCAGTATGTGATCGTCGTGGCCATAACGGAACCCAGCTACATGGGTATCCCGATCAATGCTATCTGGGTTGTGCAGAATCCCCAGAGCAACTACTACAAGAAGGCACTCAAGCTGAAAGCAGTTGCACCGAATGCTATTCCGGATGCGTTGCCTGGGCTGACTCAGACGTGGATTGAAATCTTCACGTATGACGAAATCTTCTCCGATCCCCAATGGTACGACAACGGCTCGGGCGGCGGTGTTCCCGGCCCGATTGGTCCTCAAGGTCCGGTTGGACCTCAAGGTCCGATGGGTCCGACTGGTTTGCAAGGTCCAGTTGGTCCTCAAGGTCCTGCAGCAGTCGTTGATTACGACTTCATTATCGCTGAAGTAGTGAAGCAGGTAGGCGACGGCGGTACTCCTCAGACAGCCACGCTGGCAATCATGGGTGCTAACACGGTCATGGAAGGTGGTACTGCTCAATATGCGGTCGAACTCACCATTGGCACGAACGCTCCGATGGCTATTACTGCTCCGATTACTCTCACCGGTACTGGTGCGACGATCAATGCTACCAATCTGGTGACCGCGGCCGGCAACCTGACTGGCGATCAAACGATTACTCTGTCTGCTAGCTATACCTACAACGGTACGGCGCTCACGGCGACTAAGAACGTGGTGATCACCAATGCTGCGTTGGCCTCTATCGCAGTCACTGGCTTGGGTACTAACGTATTCGAGTCGAAAACTGCTCAACTGGTGGCGACCGCAACCTACGGTAACGGCGCAACTTCGACTGTGACCACTCAGGCAACGTACACGGTGAATCCGGCTAGCGCGGGTACTGTGAGCGCTGCAGGTCTGTTCACTGCGGCTGCTGTAGCGAGCGACACACCGTTCTCGATCACGGCATCCTACACTGAGGCAGGCGTAACACGTACCACCACCGTCAACAGCACGAATAAGAATCTGATTGCTCAGTCTCTGGCTATCTCTAGCGGCGCAACTACGGTGAACGAAGGCGGCACGTTGCAGATGACGGCTACCGTGACCCGCAATGACACCACTACTGCCAACGTATCCTCCCAAGCGACCTGGACGGTTAGCGATCCGGCTGCTGGTACGATTGATGCTAACGGTATGTTCACCGCATCCTTGGTTGCGGCCAACACACCGGTTACGATCAGCGCATCCTACCTTCAGGAAGGCATCACGGTTACTGCGACGCGTAACATCACCGTCAACAATGTGGCTGCGGTTATTTATCCGTACTACGGTGCGGCGGCTAGCCCAGGTGTTGCAGGCAAGACTGGTGAGTGGATCAAGTCTACTCTGACGCAGCGCGGCCCTAACGGTGATCGTACTGCAACCAACATCTCCATTGATGGCGGCAATGCTCCGGGCAACAAGTTCCTGTTCTACGCATACCCGAAATCCTACGGCCTCGCTCAGTTCTTCGATCTCGATTCGCAGATGTTCGGCGGCTGGGATGGAGCTGATGACCAATTCGGTCAAGGCACTAACGGCCCGATGGAGGTCAATGTTACTATCGACGGTCAAGTGGTTGTGTTCTACCTCTACCAGTCGGATATGTACAACCTCGGTCTGACTCGCTGGAACGTCAGCTAATAAACAAAGGAAATCGAAATGGCTATTGATCTCGTATCATTCCTACGGCCAAAGAACGGTAACACGTTCGCCCTTCTCGAAGATGTTTACTTGAAGGGCGGTTATCGTTCGGTCGCTAACGCAACAGAGCGCGATGCGATTGATCCGCTGTGCCGCAAGTCCGGTATGCTGGTGCTCACCCGAGACAACACCACGATCTGGAAACTGTCTGATGACCTTACTAGCTGGACTACGTTCGGCTTTGAAGGTCCTCAGGGTCCCCAAGGTGTTGCAGGTGTTGATGGCAAATCGGCTTATCAAGTATGGCTCGATGCTGGTAACGTAGGCACTGAAGTTGAGTTCCTCGCTTCGTTGCAGGGTCCCCAAGGTCCCCAAGGCATCCAGGGTGACCAAGGTCTTCAGGGTCCCGAAGGCCCTGCTGGCATCCAGGGCATCCAGGGCGATCAAGGTCCCCAAGGCATTCAAGGCCCTCAAGGCGAACAAGGTCCGGTTGGCCCTCAAGGCCCAGCAGGTGCGGATGGCGCTAACGGAGCAGATGGTCAATCGTTGGCTATCAGTGCTACTGGTACAACGCAAGACCGTGCCCTGTACGACACTGAGCTGAAAGGCTTCCTGTTCCTCGACACTGACACGTCACTCGTGTATGTCAAGAAGTCCGATGCATTCGCAGATTGGACTGCGGGTCAGCCGTTCGGCGTCGGTCCTCAAGGCGTGCAGGGTATCCAAGGTGAACAAGGTCTTCAAGGTCCTCAAGGCGTGCCTGGAGAACCCGGCCCCGCAGGTCCTCAGGGCCCCCAAGGTGAGGTTGGTATTTCGGTCATCACCAGTGAAGGCCCTCCGCTTGATGAAGTAGGTCGTGAAGGCGAGTACTGCATCGACAAGACAAACTTCTACGTCTATGGGCCTAAGACGGCTGGCGTGTGGGGCATCGGCACAAGCATCATCGGGCCTGAAGGTCCTCAAGGTCCTGCTGGTGTCACAGGTCCGACCGCATACCAAGCATGGCTCGACGCAGGCAATGTCGGTACTGAAGCAGAGTTCATTACTGCCATCACAGGTCCTCAGGGTCCCCAAGGTATTCAGGGTGAAGTTGGTCCTCAAGGTCCAGCAGGCCCCGCAGGTCCTTCTGCGTATCAAGCATGGCTAGACGCGGGTAACGTAGGCACTGAAGCAGAGTTCATTACTGCGATCACAGGCCCCGCAGGTCCTCAAGGTGAAGTTGGTCCTGCAGGTCCAGCTGGTCCTCAAGGCCCTTCTGCATACCAAGTGTGGCTCTCTGCTGGCAACGTAGGCACTGAATCAGACTTTATCCTTTCGATTACCGGCCCGATGGGTCCCCAAGGTATTCAAGGTGAAGTTGGTCCTCAGGGCTTACAGGGTCCTTCCGGTCCTTCTGCTTACCAAGCGTGGCTTAATGCAGGTAACGTTGGTGACGAAGCTGCATTCATCGCCGCGATCACAGGTCCCCAAGGTCCCCAAGGTATTCAGGGCCCCCAAGGTGAGCAAGGCTTGCAAGGCCCTCAGGGTATTCAAGGTCCCCAAGGTGAAGTTGGTCCTCAAGGTCCGGCAGGCACTGTTACGGGCGGTGCAATCGAAGGTAACGTCACTGTAAATGGTACGGTGCTTGCGAAGAACGTGTATGCTACGTTGTCGGGCTTCCCCGATGCTAACACCTGCGAAGGTACGATTGTTATCGCTGAAGATAGCAACAAGCCGTATATCGCAAGTGATGGCACTTGGGTGGAACTGCAGGTCGCACGTACTCTGGTTGCTCCTTATGATCTGGGCTTCTTCATTTCCGGCAACATGCCTACTACCAGCCAGGTGGTCGGCGTCAATCTCGTTGCTCGTAATGTGGCGATCACAGCCGGTTTCCCAGGTGCAGTCGCAAGGGCTAAGGTCGCTCCTACCACTCAAATCGTATTCAAGGTCGCAGTGAGCGGTGTCGATAAAGGCACGGTAACATTCAACATCGGTCAGACGAATGGCGTGTTTGCAATGGCTTCCAACTTGACGCTCCTTCCGGGTGACATGCTGGAGATCATCGCACCAGCTGGTGCCGACGCGACGATCAAGGATGTTGCAATCACCATCGTTGGACGTGCTGAAGCGCCTCACGGTAGTATGACGTTCTAAGGAGTTTAGCATGGGCTTAATGTCAATGATCTCGGTCTCGGTCTTCCGGACGAGTGAAGGTGTTACGTCTCCTGAGCCAACAAACATTCTACCGTACTACGGTGTATCAGCAGTAGTTGACCAAAGTGCTAAGACGGGTGATTTCATTCTAGCGTTACCACATCGTGGCCCGACGCCGGATCGTTTGAACCCGTCATTCATTTTGAATGCGCCCACTCCAGACCTTACCATGTACTACGCATATCCAGTTGCGTATGGTGAGGCAACGTTCTTGGATGTTCAAGCGAACTTCCAAGGTGGTTGGGATGGTGCGCATGGCGACTACGGCTCTACACTAGGTCCGCTGATTGTTCCGGTCACCATCGACGGTCATGTAGTTAACTTCTACTTGTACCAGACTGACTGGGAAGGCCTCGGTGAGATTGAATGGAGCGTAAGCTAATCGTCGCGGGTGCTGCTTAACGGCGGCACCCACTTAACAAGAAGGTAGGTAGACATGGCTATTCAAGTCGCCTCGTTTATAGTCCCCAAGAACAACAACACTTGGTATGTACTCGAGGACAAATACTTAAAAGGTGGCCTTCGCGTCGTGGCAAATGTCACGGAGAGAAACAACATTGACTCGCTTTCCCGTAAGGCCGCAATGTTGGTCATCACCCAGGACGATAAGAAAGTTTGGCAGCTCAATGCTGATCTGTCAACCTGGACAGAGTTCAAAGTGGGTGGTGGCTCTGCTGTAAGGCAAACCGTTCAGCATTCGACAATTGAGCTTCAACCGGGTGCGTCGGATGTATTCGCCTTGAACTTAGGGCGATCTGTTCTGGTGTATCACTTTGAAGTAGATACGCCTTGTACCGTAGAAGCTCACGGTAGTGTGCTGAGGGATGACTCGAATCCGTATAAGTTCGTGGCTACTTCAGACCATCTTGTTGATGACGGCTCGTCATTGATGACGGATGGAACAATCCTGCGAGGCCGGCGATATGCTATTCTCGCAAATACCGAGCCTGGGAATTCTGGCGACATCTATTTTCAGTTGACAAACAACGATGTTGTTGCCAAGAATGTTAATTTAACATTGACGTTCCTTCCGTTGGAAACCGTATAAACCTTTAACTAAGGAGAAACAAACATGCCTGGATTTACCGTTCAACGTGCTGGCTTCACCCGCACACCTGAAATGCTGTACGCCATTGTGCAAGACCTGCTTGCAAACGGCTTCGTGCAAAAGTTCCCATCCGCTCCGCTGACAGCTCCGGTGGCTAACACCGACTATGCCAAGTTCAAGATCACCCTCGAAGCAGGCCCGACCATTGATCCGCTGGCTGCAAGTCAACCGTGGCGTATGCATTTGAGCTGCGACCAGCACGAGCAAGTTCTCGACATCTACATGGGCTCGCCGCTGCAGTTGCAAAACGACGGCACAGTCGCGTTGATGGATAAGTCGGACGGTACAACCGACCTCTCGAAGCTGCCCGCAGGTATGCTGAACACCACTGGCATCATCCCGCAAGATCTGACCGCGGACAAGCCGGACACCTACTTCATCCATCGTAAGGCTCGCGTTGCCGACAAAGCAACCGCCGCCAACTACCCGCTGACGTATCGCCTGTCGATCACCGCCCACGGTGTCGCCCTAGCAGTATGGGAAGATGCTACTGATCACCAGGACATTCCGCGCTTCTCGTGGTTCGTTGCACAGCGTCCGGTTGACCACATCACTGGTTCTCCTCTGGTTACTGGCCACTGCCCGATGGTTTGCCTGTTCGGTATGGCGTCTAAGTGCTTCAAGTTCATTGTTCGTGAGAGCGACGTTCTGAAGCCTACCAAGCCGGTTGATGCAGCAGCAGACGTTGACGATAGCCACGCTATCATCAATGTAAAGCCGCAAGTGGCAATCACCGAGAACAACCGTTACGTGATTACCTTCCCGAACGGCCTGAACACGCCTCGCTATATGTACACCGAAGAGCTGGACATGGTTGCATACACTTCTGCAGACGTGGTCGGTCAGTACAGTGACGTACCTATCACTGTGTACGGTGAAGCCACTGCTCGTACTTACAAAGCATTGCTGGCGAACGCGAAGAACAACACCGGTATGCGTATCCTGTTCCTCATTAAGGGCGCCGGTATTGCCTAATTGAACAGGAAGTAATAATGGGGATGCTTAGTCATCCCCATTTTTGTTTTTGCCTTGGGGATAACCATGCGGAGTTTGTTTAATAAAGTTCAAAATGCTCAGCTAGGTGTAGGAGTTACTTCAGAGGAAGTTACACTCTCCGGACTGAGTGGAGCAGTTAGCCTCACTATCAACCAGCCTGGCGTTATTCTATACCGCAACGGTGGTGAGACTAGCACTCCTACTACGGTTAGTAATGGCGACCGCATTCGCCTAGCTGTGACTGCACCGGCGACGTATGCGACTACAAAGTTCGTCACAGTCAACATCGGTGGTGAACCAGCCTTATTCAGTGTTACGACAATCCAAGACCCTGCGAAATACAACTTCGCGGGGTTCTCTGACCTCACGCCACTGGAGCTAACCAAGTACCAATCGGGTCAGGATTATATCCCCAATCCTGTCGATAACGTTTTCTCCATCTATGGTACAGATGGGAACTTTATTAAATCAGTTCCAGCCAAAGCACCTGCAACAAATGGCACTACCGCGAACGACTTCGTAATCATCGCCGACTACTACAGCGACAAGCTGTTGAAGATCGACGCGGTGACACATGAGGTTGTCCGTGCGATCACAGTCGGCGCACGTCCATACGGCCTGGCTCATACTCCGACCTCTGATACTAACGCAGAGAGCTTGACCTGGGTCTCTGTTTCGGAAGAAGACAAAGTCCTCGTCTTAGACAAGAATCACAACGTCGTAGCCACCCATCGCACCGGTGAGAAGCCTTTGGGCATCGCCGTGACGATTGATGGACGCGATCTGTTTGTGGCGAACAATGCAGCGGGCACCGTCACTCATTTCACTTTGAATGGTGATGTGTGGTCGTCAGTGACCGTCAACGTTGGTGCGAAGCCGTTTGAAGTAGCAACGGACTTGCGTGGTAACGCTTGGGTGACTTGTACAGGCACCGATAAAGTGTACCGCATCACCCGTAATAACGTGGTCACTCCATTCATCGTCGGCGGTGGCCCACGTGGTGTATTGATCGACGGCGCAGGTATGGTGTGGGTGGCCTGTTCTCAGGATAACACCTTAGTCAAGCTCAACCCTGGTACTGGGGTAAAGACGTCGATCACTACTCGACAAGTGCCTGTCTCCCTCACAATGGGTAAGGACGGCACAATCTACGTTGCGAACTTTGGTGATAGCACTGTTCAGAAAGTAGTGAACGGAGCAATTACTGCGACAACTGAAGTTGGCAAGTACCCGTATGGTCTAACTGTTGATGGCACGGGTAAGCTGTGGGTCGCAAGCCTGTATTCAAACACTCCGGCATACCTGTACGACTTCGATCAGACTCCTCTTGGATTCGCTATTCAAGACCAGCTGTCTGTTCGTCCGAATACGCTTGTCACCACGAACACGATCACTGTTACTGAAATCAATACGCCTACTCCGGTTGCTGTACCGGACTTGTACGGTGCAACGATCATCAAGAACGGTGCTGATGCAGGATCAACTACCACGGTTGTTAGTGGAGATACACTCGCGTTCAAATTCACTACGCCGAATGTGTACGACACTCAAATCGACATGCCGATCTTTGTCGGTACTCGATATGAAAGCTTCACTGCGAGCATTCCAGTTGAAGACCGTGTGCCGAATCCGTTCCTGCTGATTGAAAAGAACAACGCTGAGCCGGACACCTGGTACACATCGAACGAAATCACTGTAACAGGCATCGACTCGACTGCGACTATTCCGGTTGTCACTTCCTTCGGTACGCTTGTGATCGACCGTATCGACACTGGTGCTACATCCGCTTCTGCTCGTTTGGGTACGAAGGTTGCGATCCGTGCAAAGTCTTCGATCACTGACAAACAGACGTTGTTCATCGACCTCGATATAGGTACAGTGCGTGGAACATGGCGACTGACCACGAACATTATCGACACCAGCCGTTACATAAAGCCTGAGTTTAAGAACAATCGCCAGTACCATCCTGGGCTTGGTCATAATACGCCTCAAGTCGGCCCTGTTCGTCGCCTGACTCGCATCAAGCCGGATGATTTCACTTCGCAGACTGCAGAGCTGATAAACAATGTCAACTTCGTTCCAGGCGCATACGACATCTATGTTGCGAACCCTTCCTCGGGCGAAGTATTTCAGTTCAATAAGGTAACAGGTCTCACTAAGACTGCCCTGAAGCCGGATCCGAGCATCGCACAAAACAATGTGATGCCGTTCAAGACTATTGGTAATCGTTTCGTCTTGTGCGGGGCTAACAAATCAGTCTACGACATTCTTACTGGGAAGTTCACTCCCTTCGTCGGCCCAGGCGTCATAAAGATGCCGGAAGACGGAACGATGATTGGTCAAGCGCTGTATGTGACCACGTCTAACGGTGAAGTTCATACGGTTGTTGCAGGTGTAGGTGGTGAGTATTTCGTTCTGTCCTCGATCTCGGTAGGCGGTCCCGGTACTGCTCACGCGATCTGTGCCGATCAGACTGGGGCACTGTGGGTAAGCGATATCGTCAATGATCGTATCTACAAGATCTTTCAGGACGAAGTTGTCGCGACGATTGAGAATGCTGGAGCAGACATTTGGAGCATGAAGGCGAGTGCCACTCACTTGTGGACGGCCAACAGCTACGATAACACGGTCTCGAAGATCAACTTGTCTACGCTCGAAGTCGAAAAGAAGATTCGGGTTGCCTCTGTACCGAATAACATCGAGATCGACCAGTACGGCAAGATTTGGGTCAGCCATTACTACTCAAAGAACATCATCGTCCTCGATCCGAACACGGATCAGAAGGTGCAAGACATCGCTTTGAATTATGCCGCAGCGATGGAGATGCATCTTCTCGAAGGTGAGGTTTGGGTATCTGAGCTGTACTCGACCATTGATGACTTCTACAAGAAGACAAGTGGTCTGAACGGTGTTGGTCAGCTAGGCTTTGCCCAGTTGAACAACGTTAAGCTCGGTACGGTTGTTAGCACGGATACGAAGACGATTGCAGGGCTGGTTCGTCCTACAGTTTTATCTTTGCAGCCAAACTCCTTACACAAGTTGTACGTCAATGGTGTGCAGACAAACTCTGCCACTGTCGATAACGGCGATACAGTTCAGTTAGAATTTACGGCTCCTACAACTTACGATACAGCTTCGGTCGCAGTTCTTTCCGATCCTTATGGTAGTCAGTCCGTTTCATTAAGGACAGAGCCTGACATTTATCCTGAGCAAGTATTCTTCATCGCACAGTTTGATGCTATGTTGCGTCAGACTTTGTTGTCTAATACGGTTTCAATCTCGGGTGTCACACCAGGTGCAACGATCACGTTGAAGCCAAGTGATGCACGCTGGTCATTGGTAGTCAACGGTGTTCTTAGAACTGCAGGTCAATCTGCATCGGTACTAAACGGTGACACAATTGCTTTGACTGGCCCTGCATTCGGTCAGTATGGGACGACGCAAGAGTACAAGCTGCTGCAAGCGTTTCCTGCGGCTGTTCCTGCAGAGCCTGATGCAGTACTCGGCACATTCGTCGTTACCAATAAAGAGCTTGATGGGCCTGTGCCGGCAGCTAGTAAGTTCTCTCGTTCCTTCGCTCCTGTATGGATCGAGAATCCTAGGACATTCGGTACTCAGGTTGATTTGCCTGAGGCAGTGCTTGGTGGGAACACCTGGTACGTTGCCGATAACGAGATCGCCACCAGCCTAGCAGCGTCTGTGTACCATCATGAGGTTGTGTCTGAGCCAGCTGTATTCGAGCGCAATTCAAACTCCATTACCGTTGCAGACGTTGATAGGGTATTCGAGTCTATCGGTGCAGGGAATCTGCATGAAGTTGAGATCGAGTACATAAGCCAGCACAGGAAGTCAGTAAAGACAGTAGAGGCGGAGTACGCGCACCTGCCTGCAAACACGCTACGTACTGTCGAGTCGTCCTATACTAACATCCCTGCAAACACGCTACGCACAGTCGAGACCGACTATGTGAAGCGTAGTGTTCGGACGTACCATTTGGGCGATGCGGTTCATGAAGAGCTAGAACTTGAGCCGATGCAGTTCAATCATGCACCGTGGCACGCTTCACCAGAGTCTGAGTACGAGCAGCGTAAAGTGCCTCGAGGTAGGGTCGTTGAAGCAGAGTACGAGCTTCGAGCTCGTCGTCTACAATCGGAAGTCGAGGCAGAGTACGAAGTTCGGACTAACGAGTCACGGCGTTTCGTAGAAGCTGACTACGTAAAGCATGCTTCCGATGGCTTGAAGATCAGCCCTCTGACTGAGCATGTCAAGAGCGTTAAAGCTCTCTACGAGGTAGAAGTCGAGTACATCAAGGTAGAGCGTAAGTCCTTGAAGTTGGCAGATCCTATCCCGGTAGTGCGTAGGCTGTATAGCTTGAATCTTGGCCCTGAGATAGAATGGCAGAAAGATACTCGACTGTTCATTCACCCAGGTGACGTTGTCCGCATCCCACCAGCGGCGGTTATCACTCGTGAGCCTCGTGTTACCGAGCCGATGCCGTTTGCTATTCGAGTACGTCACCTCGGTGCTTCGGCAGGTGTGGAGTACGTTCGTCAAGTTCGCCATGTATCACCGACAGCTGAAGTAGAGTATGTCCGACAAGTGCGTCATGTGTCACCTGGTGCAGAAACGTTCTTTGACAAGCAAGTGAACCATGTATCACCGACGTTCGAGCCAATCTTGGGCGTTAAGCTGGTGCGTAGGCGTTCTGTTGAAGCACGTCCTGAACTGATCCTGCATAGTGCCATTCGTAAGAAACTGGTCACCATCGGTCGAGAGGAACTTCTCATAAGTCCTTACAAGGTGTATCCGTATAGCTTGGAAGACACTGCTACGATGCAGGGAGCTTATGCAACGGCGAACGAGGCGATTGCAGCTGGGATCGAAGCGGGATGGCCATTTGCGTACGCGGTTCCGGTACAAGGTGGGGTGTATATCTGGGCAACGCAACCGCCTAAGCCGACAGCTAGCTGCGGTGTTGATCCAAATGGGCCTGGGTTGTATCCGCGTCCTGAGAAATGGTATGTTCATGGAGGTTGATTATGTCAGTTCACTCTAGGAAGATTGTCGCCCCTCGGTGGCGGCATTTCTTCCCGTACGCTCCGGAGATCGAAAGGGCGATCCCGTTCTATCGTGCGACCAGTGGCCCAGGCGGAACCACTGTGACAGAGAACTTTCGGCACGAGTATGTGTCTGACGGCTCTGATACAGTTCAACTACCTGCGCCTATCTATGCTGCTGATATTCAGTCGATCCTTATCTCGTACAATGGGAATCCTCAGAACAATCCCTGGGATACGGTTCGATACGAGTGGCAAGGCTCAGGATCGTTCCGGGAATTGGTTCCTGTATCTGGGTGGGTGCGTTTCGAGTATAACAGTACTGAGCGGTCTATTTGGTTCCGTTCGCTGATGAACGCCACCTACAATGTGGCTCCACCACCCGTGGGAACAAACGTCTTGATCGAGATCGAAAATGATCTGTCTGAGAATGCGTATGTTCCAATCTCAATGAAGCCGTATCTGATTCAAGGTGCGAATCCATTGGAACCCTCGATCATTACTAATCCAGCGGCGAACTCTGTTGTCCCGCAGTTCCAGGGTGGGTATCGCTGTCACATCCGGTTGTTGACTCGTGCTCGTCATGGGCATGTACGTATTGCAGACAACAAGTTAGGCTTTGAGTACCGTCCAGACATGGGCTACTACGGTGACGATTCGTTCTCGTACTGCCTAGTAAACTCGCTAGGGCAGCGTTCTGATGCGGCTTGTGTTCGACTCCGAGTCGGCACTGGTGTATGATCGTTGTCCCTATTTATCGTAATTTAACAGAGCAACATAGACCGCATAGCTTGAGGAAATCATTATGCTTATTGATGGAATTCAACTACCCCGTACCTCCGTTGTTAGCGGTATGGCGCTGGAACGTCTTACGACCTTTCCAGATAATCCTGTTAAAGGTCAGTCATTCTTTCTGACCGAAACAGTCGGCGACTTCGACCCGGGCCAGTACACCTTCGGTGGTGTGGAATGGTCTGCAGGCTCTGGAGGCAATCCTTATTCCGACGCGAAAGAATCAGTACGCGTCGCAACAACTGAAAACATCACCCTTAATGGTCTCAAAACCATTGACGGTATCACCGTTGCCGATAAAGATCGTGTACTGGTCAAGAACCAAACCGATCCTAAGCAGAACGGCATTTGGCAGGTAGTAGCATCTGGCAACTGGGTACGTGCGAAAGACGCATCCAATGCCAAAGGCTTGAACAGTGGTATGTACACCTTCGTAACTGAAGGTCAAGCAAACCAAGGTACAGGCTGGGTGTTGAATACTCCTGATCCGATCGTCCTCGATACCACTGGCCTGGCATTTCAGCAGTTTTCGGGTACAGGTAACATTTCGGCAGGTGCAGGTCTCCAGCGTGTAGGTAACTCCTTCTCGCTGTTGAGCATCATCGGCCTTACGCCGGGTACGTATCGTTCGGTCACGATTGACCAGTACGGACGTGTTACTGGCGGTACGAACCCTAGCACCCTCGCTGGTTATGGTATCACGGATGGTCAGCAGATCATCACTGGTGCTGCAACGTCGATCACTACGAACAACCTGACTGCAAATCGCGTCATGGTTAGTGACGCTTCGGGTAAGGTCAGCCAAAGCACGATCACGACCAGTGAGCTGGCTACGATCAAGTCCAACAGTGATAATATGCAGGCTCTGCTTAACGGCAAGCAAGCAACGATTACTGGTGCTGCATCGACCGTTGTCTCTACAAACCTGAACCCTGACGTTCTGGTTGGTACTGACGCTAACGGCAAGATGATTAGCACGACTGCGCTGCTGTCTGAAGTCAACCAGCTGTCCGGTGTAACGAGTAACGTGCAGACTCAGATCAACACGAAGCTCAACAAGGCGGGGGATACGCTGACTGGACATCTGATCCAAGCGGCAGCGCCGACCGTGCAGGAACACCTGGTCAACAAGCAATACGTCGATCAGCAAGTGTCTTCGCTGGCTTCGCAACCGCGTTCGATCTTCGTGACCGTGCCTGGTGAGATCGTCCCGTTTGAAGGTACCCTGCGTTGGTATCCCCCGTTCCCGATCAGCGTATCGGCGTGCCGCATCTTCCAAGGTGTTGCGCCGACCATTACGGATACAGTTGTTGACGTTCGCGTGAACGCTACGACTTCGGTGTTCACTGGTGCGAAGCCGACTATCACTACGAACAACCACGAAAGCACTCTCGTCAGCAGCAATGCACCGATGGGCGTGGATGACTTCCTGGTGATCGACGTAGATCAGGGTTCGGGTGAAGATCTTTCGATTCGTATTGACTACACCACTGAATAAGGGGTAGATAATGGCAGCTCGTTTAGACGAAATGGGGTTGAATAGCTGGAGTCTCGCATACCAGCCTTCAACCCCGGCTGCTGAGATTATGAGCAAGGTTCACGACGCCGTTACGGCGAAGGGTTGGGCCTTGTTTGACAGCCTCAGTAGCGCCTCAAAGGTGTACCGTTCGCTGATGCTCGATGGTGTGGCGTATAAGTTTGTTCACATCATGGTGACCAATACCCATATCAAGACCTTGGTGTATGAGAACTGGAACATCGTGAGTCACGCTGGATTCAATCTGGCATATCAAAGTGACGCAGACATCTACTCCCAACGTATTGACCAAAGTTCCGGCGGCTACATCTTCATCTTCGTGCACCCACAATGGCTGATTCTGTTTGGCCGTACTGTCGATCCTACTGGTAAGTTTATTTACGGATCTTCGACAGGTAGTGCTTGGAGCGGTTGCTTGGAAATCACTCGCAGCAATGCTGGTGAAACTCCTGGTGAGTATCCTCGCTTCGCCTGGATGAATGGTTACTTGTTCTCTGGCTATGGTCAGTCTGCAGGTGCCCCTGATGTTACAGCGGAAGCAACTGCTGTGTACTATCACTATGCCTTGCCTCGCACTCGTGCCGGCACTACAGGTGAAGCAGCGTCCAAGTACATGCTCGTGTCCAATGTGACTGTGCCGTTTGCAAATCGCGCAGCACGGAACCTTCTTGGATCGTGCACAGGCTATGAAGGCGTTGAGAAGTTCTTGAATCAAACTGAGAACGCTCTGGGCAGCGGTGCATTCCCGAACGGTGTAAGCCCGTTCACTCCTGCTGATGCAAAGCCACTGGTGATTACAGCTTACGCTTACGACTTGAAGAGCGGTGTGCGCGGTGCATTCTGTGGGTTGAAGCTCACTTCGTCAACGAACGGTATCATGATGGATATCGTTGACATCGAATGCGCAGGAGACTACTCGCCGTCAGTGTTCGGAGCAAACGTCCCACATGCGTTGCTAGGTATCACCGAAGCAACTCTTGATCGTGTGGCTATTCCACTTTAACTCGGATAAAGATTATGACCGTAGCATTGAAAGTATTAGGTCGACACTCCTATGAGTTAGGAATCACGGCCAGCGACGGTGCCAATAACGTGCAGAAGGCAATTGCTGCTGCCGTGACAGGCATTTTCGACCCAGGTCCCTACACGTCTGTTGATGGGCAAGAGGTTTCGCAGTTCGATGGCGGCACTCTGGACAATTCCGCAGCATTAGTAGTGTCCGCTCTTGCAGGCACTGGCGCTATTGCTCTTGACCCGTCGCTTGAAGAGAAGGCTTTCCACTTCATCAATTCCAACGTCTCAGTTTCATTTGAGATGGTTGCCGGCGACATGACGCTTGAGTTTGAATACCTCCGGACGTCCACAGAGGATTGGCCCATCGGTCGGACTGCTGAGGTAAATCCAACTACAGCACAACCGTACATTCAACTGAACCTGGATGGAACAGCGACTCTGTCACTCGGCTCCGGCAGTTACACCGTAGGCTTCGGCAATCCTAGCATCGACGTGATGCACAAGTACGCTGTCGTTCTGCGCTCGAATGTGCTGACTGCTTACGTGGATGGAGTGGCTGACACTAGCATTGTTGTAGAACCCTCCACGGTCGGCTGGACTGGTTGGTCTGCCGGCATTAGCTCTTCCAATAATAACCGCACAATACAGTCGAGCTCAAACCAGTGGGAACGAGCCGCAGCACTAGGCAAGGCCTCTGGTAAATGGTACTGGGAAGTCTATCTCGACGTAGGTAGCTCCTTGCTGCTGGGTATTGCAAACACTAGCTTTTCGACTTCCAGCCGTACCAACATGGGTGACGCTTACTCAATTGGCCTGTACCTAGGTAATAACGGGTGGTATCAAAGTGTATCAGGCATCTCTTTAGTCAACCCAGCTAGCGGCTACCCAAACAGTGCAGGCAATAGGTATATGTTTGCCCTGGACATGGACAATCGCTGCCTGTATGTGGGTCTGAATGGATCTTGGTTCAATGGCGGTAATCCTGCTTCTGGGGCTGCAAAGACTGGAGCATTGGTGACGAACATCCCTGCTGGAACCTGGGGACCCGCTATGTCGATGGTAAATGCAACTGTCACACTGCGTACAGCCAGCACCCAGCAATCCAATACGGCACCTTCTGGGTATCAGACGCTCGCTTCTGCGCCTATGAATGCGGTTAGCACTTCGGGATCTTTACCTAACAGTACACTGGCACTTCAGCTAGGACGCATTTTACAAGCGCCCGCCAGCTCGAGCTTTCAGCCGAGTGCTTCTGATCCGACGTTCATCTTCTCCAACAACAACCGCACGTTCTACTCAAACAGTGGCTGGGCCAATGCTAGAGCTGCGCAAGGTAAGTCAAGCGGCAAATGGTACTGGGAGTTGCAGATTACGCAAGGTAGCAATCTCATGCTAGGCCTCGCGCTAAGCGGTATGGCTACTACTGGCAACTTCGGCTCTGCTTCTAATACAATCGGCCTGTACCTCAACGGTAATAACTGGTTCAATAACATCGGGGCAACTGTAACCCAACCGAGCGGTGCGTACCCCGCGACAGTTGGTGACGTGTATATGTTCGCCTTGGACATGGACAATCGTCGCCTGTACGTAGGTCGAAACGGTACCTGGTACAATGGTGGTAATCCTGCAACGGGTGCAACACCACTTGTGACAAACATTCCTTTCAACACCTGGTACCCAGCTATTAGCGTAGCACCAGGCGGTGTGACCTTCAGATCCACAAGTAATGAGTGTGCGTACAGCGTTCCATCTGGCTACACCGCATTTGCAGGTAATTCGACTGAAAAGTTCAGTGCTGGCTATATGCGTAATTTGCGCCTCACCAGCAAGGCTCGCTATTCTGCGAACTACACACCAGCGTCTACGTTAGCGTATGCCAGCGCTGATGCAGATTGGGCGCAGGTCAAGCTGTATGCTGCCATGAATGACAGCGTAGGTGCAACGACCTTCACTGCGTATAAATCAACGTCAACGCTCGCCGATGTCTATAATTTAGATGCAGGGACATTCGGTACAGAGCAGCGTACTTGGGAATTGTTTGATGCAGCTGCTGGGACTAATGCAGTCTGCTATCGCTCGAAAACCAAGGACAACACTTACAAGTATGTGGTGGTTGATCTGAACACCGCAGGTGTAGTACTAACCAAGGTGTACGAAAGCTGGGACGCGACGACGCACACTGGGACGAATCTCGCTGCAAGTAGCGATACGGCTAGCTATGCTCAGAAGGCCACTTCGGGTCAGACCTTGCATGTGTTCGCAACCGACCGTTGGCTTGCACTCCACGGTCTAACCGCAACTGATGTAGGTTCGGCCTTGACTGGTTGCTTCGAGATCAGTCGCGATGACGAAGCGGAACCGATTGGTGTTTACCCACGCTTTGCTTGGCTCAGTCAATATGGCCTGTATGGCTACGACATGCCTACTCAGGAATGGGGAACGCTGAAAGGTCAGACATACAACTGCTTCTCGTTACCTCGTACCATCAAAGGTGACACTGGGCAGAACGCACGTAAGTATCAGATGACTGGCTCGATTGCGAACCACATCACTGCGACGAACACTCGCATGAACTATACGTGTACCTACGGCGGCGGCGGTTCGTACCAGCAGTGCGGATACGTATGGCATCCATGGTATGGAAATCAGTACCAGTGTACCACGTACCAGAATGCGTACACACCGAGTGTTAGCATGCCTGCGTGGAAGCGTCTGCTTGAGGAAATGTTGCCAACAGGCACGAACCCTTGGGCAACCGGCACAGATAAGAACTACGTGTTCTCGCCGTATGCAGTAGACACCAATCCTAGCTCGTTCCACATTCGTGGCCGTTTCTACGGATTGAAGTTGCTTGCAAATAATGTCGGTGCCAGCGGCGATACCATCAACATCAAAATGGATCAAGATGGCTTGTACTCGCAAACTGGCAATGCACGTACGCACTTCGTGTCGAAGCTCGGTACAGGTGGCTGTGTCGCAATTCCATTAAGCTTATAGGAGATTTAAGTGGTCACACTCGAAAACCTTAAGGAGGTATTTGGCAACAGCAAGTACTACTTCCAAATCGACGTACCGAAAGGGGAACACCCGATCGAGTACGTCACGGCGAAAGCCAAAACTTCTGTGTTTGTTTCCGTCATTGGCGGTTCGGTGTTCGCGGCTTCCGACGAGCACAACGCATTTGACACCTCTATTATCCTTCAGGAGATTCAATAATGGCAACTGCAACTACTTCCATCGGCGCTAATTCCGTAGCTATCAACTACTCGGTCGGTGCAACTATCGCGGAGCTTCTGGATGCGATCCAGGCATTCATCACCACCAAGGGCTGGGATCTGTTCGATGCAGCTGCTGGCCCGAATGCTCGTTGCTACCGCGCACTGAACGCTGATGGCACCAGCTATAAGTACATGGTCATCGACGGCAACACCGCTAACCAACTATTCACCAAAGTGTACGAATCGTGGAACGCAACGACCCACGTGGGTACGAACCTGGCGTTTAACAGTGACGTAGCTCAGTACTCTCAGCGTGTCTCGCTCGCTACTTCTGGTTACATCTACGTGTTCGCCAATGTCCGCTGGTGTGCTCTGCTGTCCAAGATCAGCGACGGTTCCATCGGCTCCTCCACGGGTAGCTCGTTCTGCGGTTGCTTCGAGATCAGCAAGGACAATGCAGATGAAGTCGCAGGCCAGAACCCGATCTATGCATGGGCAAATGGCTACGGCATCACCGGTGGTATGTCGGATGGTACGTACCCACGCTGCTTCTCTCTGCCGAAGACCAAGTCTGCCGCGACTGGTGACAGCGCTTCCCGCACGATGACTGTTGTTACACTCGCCGGCCGCACCATCATCAGCACGTCCCCGCTGAAGTTGACTGACCAGCTGCCAAACATTACCAACCCCTGGAGTGCTACGAACAACAACTTCGTGTTCACGATGTTCGCAGTTGAATCCAAGGAATCGCAGTTCAACGTTCGCGGTCGCTTCTACGGTCTGAAGCTTCTGTCTAACAACCTCGGCACGCCGTTCGACCTTATCACGGTCAAGACGGATGCAGATGGCTTCTACGCGCCGACTGGCTCGGATCAGGATCACCACATCCTGACCAATACATACCAGAACCGTTTCGCGCTGCCGGTCTAACATCGGAGGTAAATTCAGCATGGCTCACTTAACAGGTGCAGATGCTGGATTCGAGGACGCCGTGGGTTTCACGGCGTTTTCTTCTTTCCAGTACAATGCAGAAGCATTCGGTAAGAACATCCCGTATATTGGAGAGGCTAACAAGGCTGAAACCCTGGCACTCGCTGCGTCGAATGCCGAGTTCAAAGCAAATCCGTATGACAAGCAAGCTGAAAGTGACATCAATGCATCCGTGCGTGGCGATGAAATCAAGTCATTGTTCTCGAGCGGCATGCCTGATCTGGTGCCCAAAGCAAATCCTTATGACAAGGATGCTGAGAGCGGCGTCAACGCTGATGTAAGGGGCTCTGGTGCGACCACAATCGAACCGAAGTTCCGTATTGAAGATACCTCGATGGCCACTAAGACGGCTACAGCTACGGGTGTCTCTGGTGAGCGTAAGAACGTCAAGCAGCTTGCAAACAATGGCAGTGATGCTGTTGTACGTCGTGCGAAGAAGCGTCCGTATGTTTGGGGCGCCCACAATGCTCAGACCTTGACAACCTCGTCCTAATGTCTTGAATTGAGGTAAATATGACAACAAGTATCACAAAGCTTGGTGACAACGCTCAGCGTATCAGCTATACATCGAATACGAGTATCGCTGAAATGCAGACAGCGTTGGACACCGTGATGGTTGCGCAAGGCTGGGAGTTGTTTGACGCCGCAGCGGGCGCATCTGCTCGCTGCTATCGCGCTCCTATTGCTGATGGCAACATGGCGTTCAAGTACATGGTGCTTGACTTCGGAACAGCGAACTACATGCTGTGCAAGGTGTACGAAGCGTGGAATGCAACGACCCACGTTGGCACCAATATGGCTGTAGTTGGAGATAACACGCAGTACAATCAGCAAGTGTCGCTCTCTGCAGGTGGCGTAATGTGGGTGTTTGCAAACGCTCGCTATGCAGCTTTCTTTTCACGCACTTCTACCTTAGTGTACGGCGACTCTCAGACTGGTTCCTTCACTGGCTGTTTTGAGATCAGTCGAGACAATCCTGAGGAAGTTCCAGGCTCGTACCCGGCATTCGCTTGGGTCAACGGCGGGCTGGCTATCGGCTACAATGCGTCGGGCACTCAGCTATGCTGCTTCTCGTTGCCGCGTACCGTGGCAGGTCAAGTAGGCAATAATGCATACTTGGGCAACAGTATCGCCACCCTTGTTGGCCGTACTACAACAGCTAATGGCACGGCAGCACCTCTGTGGCAGCAGATTCCTACCGCAGTAAATGTCCTCAGCACTTCCGGTGCATGGAACGCGTTCACGCCATATGCTGTTACAGCTCAGTACAGTGGGACCACTGCGAGTGCGCAAGTGCTGCGCGGTCGATTCTACGGCCTTAAGGTTTTGCCGCGTAACATCGGTTCCGGTCTGGATTCGATCAACCTCAAAGTTGACTCGAACCTGTTCCTCGATGACGCTCAGGTAGCCCCGAAGCAGCATCTGATTCTGCCTGAGAAGACAGTGCAATGCCGCTTTGCGTTGCCGCTTTAATCAATGAGAGGATAACATGACTACTAACATCTCGCGCCTTGGGCCGAACTCTCTGGCAATCAGCTACACGCCTAGCTCCTCGGTCAGTGAATTGCTCACTGCTTTCGATACAGCTCTAGCCGCACAAGGCTGGGAGCTGTTCGACGCAGCAGCCGGTACGAACACGCACTGCTATCGCGCTCCAATCGCTGACGGCACCATGGCGTATAAGTATTTCGTCTTGGACTTGTCGGCAGCTCCTTACATCACTTGCAAGGTATACGAGTCTTGGAATGCGGCTGCCCACACGGGTGCCAATCCAGCGCTCGGAAGCGAAGCGTCAGCGAATTCCCAGAGATACAGTCTCACTACGGGCGGAACAGTCTTCGTATTTGCAACCGCTCGGTACGCTCTCTTCTTGTCGCGCTTGGCAGACGGTACTTACGGCTCTCCAACGGGCAGTACGTTCTGCGGCATAGTTGAGTTCAGCCGGGACAACCCGAACGAAGTTCCAGGCGCTTCTCCGATCTTTGCGTGGATACACGGTTCATACATGCTTGGTGCAGGCCATACTGCCTCGACCTTGCGCTACCTGTCGATGCCGAAGACTCGCACGAATCAAACAGGTCAAGCCGCAATCGACTACCAGGCGATCTCTACGATCTATGGACGTCCCACTATCGACAACTCGACGAACTATTTTACCCAATTGTACAAGATGATTCCGAATCAGGGTAATGTGTTCGACACGAACAACACGCTCGTGATTACGCCATGCGCGTTCGATCAGATAGGTGCTGCTCTACCTCAAACCGGAGCGCACTTGCGTGGTCGTCTATACGGCATCAAGTTCCTGTCTAAAGGTATAGGTGCCGCGATGGATCGCCTGGATATTAAGGTCGACACGAACTTGTTCTATGATCCGAATGCTGTGGAGGCTGCGCCCCACATCGTTTTGTCTGAAATGTCTTACGGTGGTAGATTCGCCGTGCCGTTGTAGCGGAGGGCCTCATGTCACGTATCACGTACTCAACTCTCGATCCAACAAAGATCGTCCGTCCGAATGGGACGTTCGGTGGCGGAACTGTGGCTGGCAACCTGTTCGTGTCGAGTGAATCCGCAATCATTCACAATGATATGGCGGTACCTGCAGGTACTAGCTTTAGTTACGAAGCTAGTGTAGGTCCAGGTACTTCATCTGCTTCAAAGGTTGGATTGTGCACTTCCAATACCTCAGTTCTCAACACGAAAGAGATTTATCTCGAGGGCGGAACAAACATCATATACAAGTTCGGCGTAGCAACGCCTTTCACGCTCACAACTTCTGTTGGTATGATCGTCCACTTCGATTACAATGCTACGACAGGTGATGTGACTATTCGCGCTGGAGCCAATTCGGTAACGGTACCGGTACCAGAACTCGTGGGTAACCCAGTATACGCTTTCGGCACTGCACCGAATAGCGCGGGTGGGTTAGTATTCAACTTTGGTGCCACGCCGTTCAGCCTTCCAGTGAAGGACGGTCATCAAGGAGGCATCTATCGCCTTGATGAACTCGACTACCTCGGTATGCAAGGCAAAGAGCAGCGGATGTTTGATTCGGTCTTCGGTAATTACTTCGATGCAGGTACTTACTTAGGCAATAGTGGAATAGTAGCAGCTCAAGCCATACCAGTGCAGAAGAGGGTCGATGTAGCCGATACCCAATTCGTCTATGTTCATGCTCATCATGGGCTAGGCAAGGCAGGCAAGGCTGACGGCTTCGGACTGAAGAATCACATCGGGCGCAACTCGAAACAGATTCGCATGACGCCTGTCGTGCGTTTCAATCAGACTGCTGCGATGAAGACGAACGGCTTCGAGCAAAATAAGCAGGAGCCGTTCAAGCCCCGTGAGTTTTGGGGCGACTACTAAGCGGTATAAACGTGGGTGTGTTCGGGAGAGCGCACCCACTTTCAGCTAATAAGAAAGGCACATCATGTGGTCAACAGCAAAAATAGTTGCACTTCTTCTGAAGTTCGGGAAAACGTACTGGAAGGAAATTCTTCTAGCCCTATTAGTTCTTTTTGCGCTGAAGATGGTTCACGATCACGGCTACAACAAGGCCGATGCCGAGTGGATCAAGTTTCACAACAAGCGCGTGGGTGAACTGAATGCAAAGATCGAAAAGATCGAGCAAGATTCTCGGACGGAAGCAGAGACGTTGAAGGCGGATGCTGAATCCTACAAGTGGGCATTGCTGACACTTGCCAAAGAGTTCAAGACAATCAAGCCGAAGGATAAGGACGGGAAAGTACTCGTGTGCGACGGGAAGGAAGTTGATACTGTCTACTTGGGTCAGGACTTTACGGACGCTTGGAACAAACTGAACACCAAAGGAGAGAGCAAATGAAACGAATCGCCATCATCGTTACCGCATTGCTGTTGGTCGGATGCGCCTGCAAACAGCCAGCGCTGCCCGGTACAAACACACAGACAGATAGCTCGCCCGCAACAGGCAAACCTATCGACAGGGTAAAGGAGAAGGTCGATATCGATCCTTACCTTCTCAAAGAGTGTGATTGGTTCCAGCCGATGACTGTGAAGAATCCTACGCCGAATCAGGTGTTGGAGCAAAAGGCTAGTGACGTGGCGACTTTACGTGAGTGTGCAAAGCGTCATAGTTCATTGGCAAAGATTGTGAAGGACGCTTTCAATGTGAAGTAGCTTTATGAGACTTTGAACCATGAATCTCTTACAGATGTACGCACCAAGCCTGGAACGTATTTACGGTAACAGGCTAGTGCATTTACGCGAGTCGTTCCACACGATTCTACTCGCGCTTGACAACATCCAGACCTTACTCGATATGCCTTGTCCTGAAGAGGATGACATTGAGTCAAAGTTTGCTATGTTGTTAGGTAGTACCTATAGGCACTTCGATAAAGAGGTGGCTTATATGTATCGTATCGACTACAAGTGCACTGAGTGTCACATCGACAAACACTCCAAGTTCACTACGATGGTTGAGATGTTCAAAATCAACTTCGAGGGTAATACACGCGAAGAAAACTTGAAAGCATTCAGAGACTTACAACGCTGGGTGTCAGTACATCTGCTAATGGATGACGCGTACTTCGTTCAGGTAGCAACGGACAAGGTTAGCAACTCCTGCGACAAGTGCTAAGACAAGGAAAGCCCGAGGAACTTAATTGCTCCTCGGGCTTTTCTCTTTTGGATCAAAGACTACACTTGTCGCCACACCACACTCGTAGCATACATACGCCTCGATGTTCCAGTTCTGCCTTTATCAGACAGACTGGAATGTCTCTCAGCATACACTCGCCTTCCCAATTTTCCATCAACGTGGTCAGCATCTCCGTAGACATTAACCGAACACGCAATGTACCGATGTACGTGTAGAAGACTAACTCTGCACGTTCAGCTTGACTTTTAGTAGCCATAACTGGTCACCACTCAACTTAGAGGACTACAAGTGCTCCTTAGCGTTACACCAAGGATGCTGCGAATGTGAAGGCCACGTCTTCAAAGGCTGTATCGGTAGTGCCCGTAACAACTGCACTGAAGATATCACCGCGAGCGAACGTCGTCTCAGCTTCAGCTGTGAAGCCACCTGTATCAGAAGCTGCGGAGAAGATCAACGTACCAAACTCGACTCCGTTCTTACGCAGCGAGATTTGAACGCCCGCTGCAGCGGCAACACGCGACTTGGAGATGCTGTCGCCCATACCTACTGCGAACTTACAAGCACGTGCCATGACGATGCGAACCACTTCATCGTTTTGAGCAGGCTTACCCGAGAAGGACGAAGCGAGATCATAAGGAATTGCCGCAACCTTTTGATCGGTGTAGGTTCCTGCGGCTGTAGTAGCTGCTTGTTGAGCAGCCGCTTTAGCTGCATCAACGTACTGCTTTGGAGCTGCTTCGAGATCAGCTTCAGGATCAGCTGCAAGTACGAGCGGACCTGTCAGTGTGTCACCATCAATGTTGATGTAACGTGCATCAGTGAAGGCTGTGTCGAGCGCAACGCCAGTAGCTGAAACCGAAATACCTGCGTCACCAACAACTGCGAGGGCTGCACCTGCACCACCACTCAGGCCGTTACCTGCAACGGACGTAGCGAGTTCAACTTCAGACACGCCTGCCGACCCAACCTTCAGGCCATTCGCGCCTACTGCCAACGATGTGCCGTCGAGCTTGACTGCAAGTTGTGCATTAGTACCTGTCGAAGACGTAGAACCGTTTTCAGTCAGGAACAAGCCACCTGTTGCACGAACATCGATGCCAACTTCATCAGTCGGAAGCTGTGCAATACCAGCACCGAGATTCACATCGAACTGATTGCCAACCGTGACCAAGCCGATACCTGCGGTGATCGTCTGCGCGCCATTGAACTGAACAAACGTTACCGGCGTAGTACCCAGCACATCAGTTGTCTTGGCCGTGCAGGTGAATGCTTTGGAACCGTTTGTAGTACCATTGCGCACATAGATCGCAGCCTTAGCGAGTTCTTCGATAGCGTCTGCGTCTTCAGTACGAACCCAAGTACCGTTAGAACCAGTACCGAGTACGTTCACCGTGTACAAGCCATTTTCAGAAGGAGTAACAGCGTCTTTCACGAGAACGCGATCAGCAACTTGCAAAGTCACGCCATCGACAACCTTCGGAGCGCCACCGTTCAAGGTCTTGCCGCCAGACAGTGCCGTCATTGCGTAGACTTTAGTAACGCCTGCGCCGTTGCCCTCAGCAGAAGCTGTAACCAGTGACGATGCGCCTACGTGAGCGTTCACTGCATCGCGCACTTGAGCCGCAGTCGAAGCGATATCTTCTTCAGCACCGCCAGTCAGGTTGATGAATGCCTGCGCAACAGCAACACCCGAACCGTCACCTTCAACTGTTGCATCGACGAGAGCCGTAGCTGCGTTGACTGCATCCGCTACTTCTTGAGCTGTGGATACGATTGCGAAGACTGCACCACCAGACAGATTTGACATGGACTGAGCCAGCACGTAGCCTTGACCGTCACCAGTAGCACTCGCATTCAGGAGAGCTGCAGCTGCACCATGCGCGTTCACAGCGATTGCAACCGCACCTGCCGTCGAAGTGATAAGGAAGTTCTCACCGCCGTTACCGAGATTGGTGAAAGCCGCTACAGCAGCCGTACCAGTACCGTCACCACCTGCGGAGGCCGTGACCAGTGTCGAAGCATCTTCATCCAGGTTGACAGCATCTGCAACTGCTTGAGCAGTAGACGAAACCGTGAAGTTTGCACCGCCAGACAGATTAGTGAAGCCGGCCGCAACTGCAATGTCAGCACCCGTGCCTTCGTAGATAGCATTGACGAGCAGAGAAGCAGTAGGATCCGCTTCAACAGCGTTCGCAACGTCCAGTGCCGTTGAGGTAACATCGCCTGCAACGTCAGTGGCCAGCGTAACGGTAATGTCATTGCCATTCACACTGATGCTCAGTGCTGTCTCAGGGGCCGGTACAGCGTGCTCGATACGGATTGAATTACCTGCGAGGCCGCCATTGACTGCAGTGTAGGTCACGCCATCATTTTCAGCTACGCCGCCAAGTGTCAACGATGCTGCCGTATTGTCAGTAGTCGCCAAGGTAACTGCAATGTCGTTGCCTGTAACAGCTACGTCCAGCACTTGATTCGGAGCCGCAGCGATTTGGGTCACGCGAATCGAATTGCCTGTAACGCCTTCAGTGTTTGCCGCATAGGACACAGCACTATTGCCTACACCGATATCCAGGTGAGCTGCGTCACCAGCGTCCGTTGCCAACGTAACAGTCACATCCGAGCCGGCCACGCTAACAGCCAACGTCTGATCCGGAGCATCAGCGATGTGAGCGACACGAATCGAATTGCCTTCAACACCAGCTACATCCGCTACATAGACAACTGCTTCGTTCGTAGCATCGTTACCGATAACCAGATCAGCTGCAACGTCAGTGCTTGTTTCGAGCGTAACCGTAATGTCGTTGCCCGACACGTTGACTGCCAACGCTTGTCCTTGCGTCGAGCCGTTATGTGCAACACGAATCGAATTGCCTGCGATGCCTTCAGCGGCTGCTGTATAGATGACACCATCGTTAGGTGCACCACCACCAACTGTGACTGCAGCTTGATCGCCAGCAGACAGGCCGAGTGCGACAGTAATGTCGTTGCCTGCGACCGAGACAACCGGCTGTGCACCAACTGATCCCAGTACGTGTTCGACACGGATCGAATCGCCAGCAGGACCTACGGTCTTTGCCGAATAGGTAACGTCATCGTTTGCACCAATGCCACTGACATTCAGTTGCGAAGAAGAGCCGACAGGGCCAGTTGTAGCTGCCACTGCATCATTCTTCCACACCAGGCCGGTAGCTGCATTGTCAACGTAGTTCTTGTTGACTACGTCCGTCGGGAGGACAGGCGCATCGTTCAGTGTAATCTTTGTGCCGTTCGGCATCACCAGGTTGCCCTGCATTGCGTCACCGGCGACGTTCACCGGAGTGAAACCGAGGGCTTCTTGCTTCGCAGTCCAGTCAGTGATTTGAGCATCGCTTACCGTGCGATGATCCACATCTTCTTTTGCGTTCTTCAGATGGTTCAGATGAACCACTTCACTGCCAGTGCTGAAGAACACATCTTTGTCAGCTGTGTTAATGGCGATTTCGCCATCCAGCATTTGCTCCAGAGTAGGTGTGACACCTGTTTGGTTGGACCTACGATGTTGTAGACGGTTCATTTGATTCCTCGTGTGGTTAAACAGTGATCTTGCGATACAAGCCCATTGAAATTACTGCCTTCAAGGTCTCGGTGCTACTTGCATTATGCACCGTTAGGCGGTGAATAAGCGGAGTTGGTAAAAAGCTCGGCTCGGGAGCAGCATGAGCTGTCGTGTTCGTCCCTAGCATGAGCAACTTATTGATGAAGCGAAGAAAAACAGTTTCTTCAGAATGAATGTGATACGCACCAGTATTCGTCGCGTTCGGCACCCACGTCCCATTCATCAGGTCGAAGTTACCGTTCATGAAGATCGCAGGATGCGGCACATTAGGAGGGGCAACTATCTCTACCGTGAGATAGCTTCCCATCTCAGCATTCTGATACGCTAGCGTTCCATCCTTCAGATAGATGTCATCAATGAACTGAATGTCCTTGACTATCGTTTCTCCAGGTGGCACCGCAAACATTAGATCTTCACCGTTACCCCTCGTCACGTCTACTAGATCATCTCCATAGCATGTGAAGTGCCTGTAATGATCTTTCGGACGATCAGAAGCGGTAATGATACGCTTACCGTCTTTCGTCAACTGATCCACGTTGTCCATGAGAAGGTTGACTGCCTTTTCGTTGGTGTATAGTGAAACACCATCGTGTAGATGCAGGTACCCATGGAACAAGTTGTGGACTAGGTCTTGCGATGCTTTGAAAGCGGTTATTCCGAATTGCAAACCATCGACAGTCTCTCCAGGGCCGATGGTCAGTCCGTTGAGATCAACTATCTCAACGGACACGCCAGATGGGTTTATGATGTTCCGAATCATGATGTGTACTACCACTCAGTGGTAGAGCCTCATAAAAGAATCTACAAGAGAGCCGCGCTATTGTTTTTCCCGATCTTAACTACAAATTAAAAAGTTATTTTTCGATACATGCCAAGCGTGACTGTCGCACGAATGGTTTCGGTCGAGCTTGCGTTATGAATACTCAATCGCACAATCCATCCTTTTGGGATGAAATTCGGTTCAGTGGTCTCAATGTTCTCTCGTTGTCGGCCCATCCCGAACATAGCCATCTTGTTGATGAAGCGATGCACCAGGGTCTCTTGTGGCAAAATGAAATACTTACCTGTATTCGTAGCATTTGGCACCCAAGCGCCATCCACATAATCGAAATTACCGTTTGCATTCTTTGCTGGGAAGGGCATGTTTGCAGGAACGAATAAATCGACGCGCAGCCACGACCCCATTTCAGCGTCGTAATATATCATCGACCCATCTTTTAGATAGGTGTCGTCGATGAAGCGCACTTCAAGAGTCTGGTCCGAACTAGGAAGGACAGTGTACTGCAAGCACTGACCGTCGCCTCGAGTCTGCAAATCCCAATCGTCACCACAGGTGGTGAAGTACCTGTAGTGATCCTGAGGGCGATCGGATGTAGTGACGATACGCTTTCCGTCTCTCGTCAACTGGTCGGGCGAGAAGCCCTTAACCAAATCGACTGCTCTTTGACCCGTGTAATCTTTAGTACCGTCATTGACTTTCAGATTTCCATCTACGATGGCGTTGATTACATCCAGCGAGTTTTTCAGCGCCATTTCACCGAACATCAAACCATCGACGGTTTCACCCGCCTCTATGGTCAGCCCGTTAAAGTCCGTCAAGACTAACTGTGCTTGACTTATGTTGGTTAAGTTGCGAATCACTTTAATTCCTCCAAGAGATTTCTAGGACTATTAGCGGATTTGCCACGTTAGATGACGCAGCTAGATACACTGAAAGAGCGTGGTGCATATCAAGAGGCACGCTAAGGTTTGGAATCTCCAAATGATTTAATCCTGCGTTTAACGTCAGAGTAAGGATCGTGCCTCCTACGTCTGTACGGAGCTGAAATTCAGCTGGATCGTTCAGTGCCTTTGAGGACTGGATCACCGCCCCACGAATCAAAGCATTGCGTGGCATGATAAAGCCAGTAGTGTTAGACGGAACGACACCAGCAGTATTTAAATACGCGTTACGTGTACCGTTGGTGCTCAATGCAAACACATACGTCCCGGACACGATCGAGGTCAACACGTTACCAACAGGCTCGTAGTACGCAGGCATACTGTTAGCCAACGTCAGTAATTGCCCAGGCAACATCTTACCGTCTGCTCCTAATGTTGCTACACCTCCATTCGCACCAAGGGTAGTTACCTGTACGAAATCCTCAGCACTCTTCCCATCTAGTTGGTCGGCATTGAAGCCTGAGACCTTTTGACCTTGTGCATTCGGACCAAGTATGAGAGGCGCACCCGGTGAACTTGGGTTTAGGGTATGAACAGCGGTGATGCTCCGACTCTCGCTAACGTGCATGTACTGGGGATGTGCGTCATCGAGCAGGCCAGACAGTGTTCCATGGTCTGCAGTGGCAATAGCGGCGATGCTCACATGAGACACGCTGCGCAAGTCGGTCACATCGACTAGTCTGGCCTTTGCTAAGTTGGTGTAGGTCGAACTGGTCTCGAAGATAAGACGATACAGTGTTCGGAATTCCAAGAACGGCATGACACCGAAGTCCAAACTGCTGAAAGAGCAATTCGAGCGCGCTTCGTCAAGTGTATTGTCTTCCCGTTGTCCGGACATGAGAAGAATCGGACTGCGGAGATCGTTTGTAGCGATCACCCAGTACGCGATGAACTTCCCATCAGCAGAAGCGTCGGTCATGCCCCAGTAGTTGCCACCGCCGTCCTTGCTGTTATACTTCAAGCGTGTTCCAACTACCAAGGGCTCCGCACTAGCTGGCATATCCTCCCACTCACTAAGCCCATATCTATGCAAGCAGCGCAGGCTGGCTACTGGGGAAAGGACTTGTTCAAATGGATTGACCGGACTAGCGGCATGAACTATGCTGTGATACAGGTCTTCATCCGCAATTCGACCATTCGAGATACTGAATCGGTAATCCGAATTGCTGTTGCCTGTTCCAGTCAACGTGAAATTACCTAGTGCCAGTCCATTGACATACTTACACCCTTGAGTGGTGTGCAGGTAGCTATGAGTGGCGGAATCCATCGAACATCCATGGCGTTCTTCACCAACGATGACCGCGCGCTGCAGTGTAGTGTTCCAAGTGATTTCACAGATCGGCACCTGCTTCGTTATGTTCCAAGCAGATTGGGTAGCGGTCAGTATTCCGGATTCATTGAAGTACACAAACCACTGGCCTGAAACGTCACCGATCTGAATTGACTCTGGAACAGTTCGCGTGTACTTCGTCCCTTTGAGGTAGAACGAATATTCAGTTGGGTTAGGAGCTATGGTTGCCGTTCGGGTTGCGTTATCAAACGAGATAGTACATTTCGTTCGGTCTACGAAACCCGTAGGTTCATTCACATCGAGATTTATCTGAACAAGACGGCTAAGTTCCGCTTGATCTTCAGGGTTCAACTGAGCGATAGTTAGAATCCATCGCCCAGGAGACTCTGACAAAAGCTCTGTAGGCTTTAGGTAGTCTTGCCCATCATGTGCTTGCGTCGATTGAGCGTCGAAGCGATAAAGTGCTCCAACATCTTCAACTAGGCGCATTTGCTTATCAATGACCTGATCTAAAGCTATAGCGATAAGATCGTTAAGTGTTTGAACGGGCATCCCAAAAGACGAGCTGTTTGCAGGTTCGAACCCTAGTGCATCTAAAACCATCTTACTGGGTCGCATTTGCTGCTCCTACATATCAATAGTACTGAGTGATCGACCAGCCAGAAGGATTGACTCCACCGAAGGTATTTGTTTGACCGCGGCCGAGGTACCACGTACCAGCCGTAGTGCCGACACGAATCGAGTACGTTACGGGACTTGTTGTATTAGGCTCGTCGATTATCTTCAACGAAAATGGCTGAAGCTGTCCAGCAGTCTTAAGAAAGACTGAACTCATGCCGATGAATGTCGTACCTCGGAACACAGCGATGTTGACTGTAGAGCCGTTTGACGAGCAATCGACGATTCCTGCGAACTCGATATCCAGCTTCGATGTGAGCGCCGAAGGTGTTAATGTCTGAGACACGACCTGCGTGCCCATGATCGTAGTCGGAGCAGTGGTGGAGACGTTCATCGTCGTGTTTCCACTCTGCTGAGCTACGCTACCTGCATATACTGCGGTCACAGCAGTCTGAGCTGTCGCAGGCAAATACGTAGGGTCGATCTTGCCCGTAGCGTCGAGACCCGCGTAGCCATTTACTTGATTCTTGTTCGCAGCATTTTCAGGCGTGAAGCCAAGGGCCGCAGTCAAAGCGGTAGCTGACAGGTATAGAGCATCGATCTTTGCTGTTGCATCAAGACCAACGTAGCCATTAGCTGCGTTCTTGTTTGCAGCATTCTCAGGTGTGAACCCAAGAGCTGGCTGGGCAGTGAATCCAAGGGCAGGTTCTGGAGTGAAGCCGAGAGCAGTGGTCACGTTGGCACTGGTTATCTCACTGCGAATCGTGGCACTTGATTTGTTTTCCACGTTACCCAGGCCTACGTCTACGTTCGTCAGAGTGACCGCGCCTTGCCTGCCTGCAACTGAGACGACTGCATCGGTGAACGAGATAGTACCTGTCGAGCTGTTGTACGAGAGCGAGCCAGTCGCACTGATAGCTGCACGAGCACGAGCATTCGTGAAATACAGATTGGTGTTCTCAGCGATATTGGACGTATCCAACGTCACAATACCTTGTTGTCCGTTGACCGAGGTAACCGCCGCGGTTGGGGAGATTAGCTCTTGCCAGTTAGCGAGGACTGTTGGGTCGTTCGCCTTCAAGATGTAGGACTTCGATTCATCTGTACGAATCGCAACTGAGCCGATGGTCGCACTGGAGAGCGCCAACATTTCAGTTTGAGACGCAACCACATAGGTATCCGTTATCGCAATCGAAGGCACTTGGTCAGGATTGAGCTTACCATTTGCATCGAGCGTAGCGACGTTTGTGCCCAGTGTACTGGCGAGAACGAAGTCCGAGGAATTGTAGCCGTCAAGCAGATCGGAATTGAATCCAGTAACCTTCTGACCCACAGCGTTGGCGCCGAGGATGAAGGGCGCATTAAGCGCAGACGGGTTGAAAGTGTGTTGAGCGGATACAGTACGAGAAATGTCCAGATGCACGTACTGCGTATGGTCATCGTTAGTCAGACCTTGCAGACCAGAGTGCGTACTGATAGCAGTAAGCTCTGCGTGTTTGGCCACACGATGTACCGAATTGCCTGTACCGAAATAGAGAAGTTCATCAGCGGTATTTATCGCCAATTCACCAGCCACTACTTGAGCAGCGGTAGGAACCTTGCTCGGTACGTTGCTGCGTTTGAGTAACAACTTGTTCGACATATCTATGTCCTTGTCTCATGTCAAATGTGAGGAAAGCGCTAGGACTATGAAGCCCTAGCGCAATTCAGTTCTTATTAGAACGAGCCGCCGTCGATGACTGCGTTATCGACGTATGCCTTAGTTGCAGCGTGCAGATCAGCTGTAGGAGCGCCCGACAGGGTGAGTGCACCCGTCATCGTATCACCAGCGATGTTGACCGGGGTGTAACCCAGATCAGCTTGCTTGCCGTTCAACTGAGTCTGAATCGACGAAGTAACGCCGCTCAGGTAGTTGACTTCAGCCGACGTTGCGGTGATTGCGTCCAGCCAGGTGTTCTGGCCAGCTGTCAGGTGCAGCGCGGTGTCAGTCAGGTGCGTGTCGTAGCTGTTCTTCTCAGCGGTGGTCAAGTGGAGGTGATCGCCTTCAGCGCCGCCTTGCAGACCGTACAGCACTTCGTGGTTCTGCGTTGCAGCAGATACCTTCAACCAACGACCAGTGATCGGAGCATCGTCAGGAGCGATAACACCAGCACCGTCAGCAGCAGCGGAGGATTGAGCATCGAAGCGATAGATCGCACCGGTGTCTTCAACCAGACGCATTTGCTTGTCTTCGCGGCTTGCAGGAGCAACTGCAGACAGGTCGAGGAGGGTTTGTACCGGAGCTGCGTACTTACCGCTGATGTTGTTCACCGACAGGTCCACGTACTGCTTGGTAGCCGCGCCCAGGTTTTGTTCCGGATCAGCAGACAGAACCAGCAAGCCAGTCATCGTATCGCCAGCCTTGTTGATCTTCAGTGCCAGACCGTCGTCAACGTACTTCTTGTTAGAAGCTTCGTTGTCGGCAGAAGGAGCACCCGGGAGAACCAGTGCGCCGGACATGGTGTCACCAGCTTTGTTGACCGGGGCGTAACCCAGATCAGCTTGCTTACCGTTGAACGTTGCCCAGTCAGTTGCAGACAGAACACCGGTGTCGGTCGACGAAGCGGTCTTGAGACTGATAGTGCCATCAACAGCTACGTCGATGTTCGTACCGATCTTGACGTTACCGAGAACGGAAGCACTAGCGGCTGCTTCGAGTTCCGCGAGCTTGGTGTCACTGAGGAAGCGGTGGCCAGCATCGGTCTTGATGTTTGCAGCATGGTTCAGGTGAAGAACTTCGGCACCAGTCGAAATGAATAGGTCCTTGTCCGCTACGTTGACTGCCAATTCGCCAGTCAGCATCGACTCCAGGGTAGGGATATTACCCGGGGTAGAGCTGCGGCGCAGTTGAATCCTGTTGGTCATAATATTGATTCCTTATGTTAAGTGTATCGAGTTAAAGCAGCATTCCGATTACGCTCGGAACGTTTCCTTCTTTCATCCGAACTGAGATTCGCATGATAAGATTGCGTTGATCGCTGAATTTCAGCAACCTTCTTACGACGTTGCGCTTCAGACAACGATTGCCAATGCTTACGTCGCCCTTCGCTAATCTTCCTACGCCGTTCCGCACGCTGTTCGTCAGTTAATGACGCCCAGTATGAAGATGTTTTACTCGCGATTGCTTTCGCACGCTTACGCTCAACTTTTTCATCACGTTGAGCATGTGCAGCTCTCAGCTTCTTACTGAACAGTTTCTTTTCACGCTCGGACTTTGAGTTAAACGTCTTAGATCGTTTTTCGGCTATTTCCTTTCTGCGGTCTTCGTTCATGTTCCAGTAATTGGCTGATTGTTGTTCAAGCTCTTCCTTAGACCTAATTCGGTTAGAAGGGCCGCCTAGCCCTCCGTCATTCAAATTAGTTAGGAAGCCTGTTTTCAAATCAAGTCGACCAATCTTCAAGACCAACTCACGCTCTAGTCGAAAAGCTTCTAGATTCGTCAAGCCGGTCTTCTTAATGCTTACAATAGGCTCAAATTTTGCACGCCGTATTGATTTAATGGCTTTCTCTTTCTTTGGATTGTAATTACGCGCATTTGCCTTCAAGTGGTCCCATGCTCTGCCTGCGGTTCCCTTTCCCACGTAGAAAGGACGATACTTAAATACGTAGCGCCCCCATATCGGAAATGTCCTGGAAATCTAGGATCGAGCAAGGCGTAGACATACGATTCTTGCTTTTCGCGTCCAGCCATTTAAGACTCCTTTTACTTGATTAAACGCGCGTTTATTTAGCCATGAGCTAAATCCTTTCTGTGGCGATTAAAACTCGCCACCATCCAAATTACCAGGAGTGGTTGGGAACCAACGTCCGATTCCACCCGCCGGCGTTACCACGGTCTGCCCATTGTCATCATCTCCGATGCCTTGGAGATCATAGGCGTATACTCTGTTGAGTTCTTCCACGTAGATCATTTGCTTGTCCTTCACATTAGTCATGTTCAGGTTGCGCAAGTCATTCACGGTGGCAATCGGCTGGGCGATGATCGCCTGCGACATGGAGACAGCTTGAGTCATCTTGCTATCAACATACTCTACAGTGGCGAATACCTTCCCAGCTTCAAGTGGATCCTTTTCGTCTTCCGTATCGACCCAGGTTCCTGTAGCTACATTGTACTCGTAGAGCTCCCGATTCGTGGGATTGACCCAGATGAGCCCTTCGTATGGGCGTGCAGGAGAGGTGAACGAAACACAGACGTACTTCTTAGTCGCCACGCCTGCATCATCTGTCCACATCTCGATGTTGATGGGGTTTGTAGGCGTAAGACCTTTGGCATACGCTTCCGCGATCAAGCCAGCTGCCAGTTTGACTGCATCCATTATTCTTTCTCCGCTTTTGCTTTGAGTTCTTTAGCGAGCTTCACTGGGTCTTGTTTAACAAGCCAGTTCTTCATGTCCATGACCAGGTTGTTCAAGTCTTCCTTGTCTTGTTCATCAAGCTCACGCTTCGATTTCTTTGAGTGCTTGTGCAGGTTGACGCCTGACTCAGATATATCCTTGGATTCAGAAGTGTCTCGTGCCATGAACTTGTCCATGTAATGGCTACCCAAGTCCATTGCATACGGGCCAAGCGGCGTGAACAATGCAGTCGCCACCAGCGCACCTACGAGAATGCCACCTACAACTTTCGCTGTATTCTTCAGGCCTTCCTTCTGCTCGTCGGTCATGTTCTCGCCGCTCTTGAATGCACGAAGTCCTTCCATACCGTGGCGGAACTCCAAGCCCATCTTGAATGTGTGTTCATGAATCTTGTCCATGCTGGCTGCAACAAGGTTGTTGACCAAGCCTTTGTGCTTCTTCGCCTTGCGGCTGTTCGGATGCTTCTGCAAGTATTCGGCTTGCAGCTCTGGCGTTAAGGAGTCCCACCAATCATCACCAGTCTTTGGCTTCTTAGGCTTCTTTTCCTTCTTGTCGCCGTCATCATCCTTGTCAGTGTCATCGCCATCATTCGGGCCATCACCACCACCGGACTTCTTGTCCTCAGACTCGTCACCGTCTTCAGCAGCTTTATCACCAGCTTCGTCGGCTGCGTCACCGTCATCCTTCTTCTTGTCTTCAGTCTTTTTGTTGTCAGCGTTGAGAGGATCTTTAGGGTCGCCTGGATTGTCACGAGCATTGAACTTCTGAGCAGTCTTGTGAACTTCGTGGAAGATGCTCTTCGGATGCCACTTCAGATAAGTCTCTTTTTGATCCGGTGTCATTTTGTCCCATACTGCATCAACAATCTGATCCGCATCCTCAACCTCTTCGACCGCCTCAGGATGTGCAAGCTGTTTAAGCATCTTGTCCTGAGCTTTCTTGTCCAGCTTGTGCCACATATCACCGAGGCGCGGTGCTTTGGACAAGCTGATAAGGTTAGCTGCGATAGCTGCCTTCTTCACTTCATGACTGCCGTCACCGTGATCGAATTGCTCACCCATAATGGCTTCAGCTCGATCCCAGATGCTTTTCAACTCTGGATTGAGGGTTATTTTGTTGGACATTTCTAGCCTTCCATTCTCGATTGCTATATCCTATAAATTAACATTCTGCGCAGGACATAAAGTGAAGAGGTCGAGACCCAAAACGAGGATCTCGACCTAAAAGTGCGGGTTATTCAGCACCATCCAAGTACGGAATATACCGAGGACGCCTGACAATCAAGATGTTGCGAGGGTACTCTGTGCGAATATCGTGGAATGATTTGCCATAACCGGGCTGCACGATCTTTGATTTCGTACTGTACTTTTCAACGTGTCCAAACCAGCGACTCGGATCGCACCCAGGCGTTTGAATGCAGATCTTTCGATCAGTGAGAACACTACCACTGTTGTACGTAGCTGCACCGAACGCAAGATGTTCGTAATCACTGGCAACCGGGAATCGAACTGCATGATAAGACATCTTGCTCTTGATTACGCCTGCTCTTATCTGAAGCTCTGCATCGAATCGGTTTTCCCATGTCCACTTCTGCTTCAAGACCGGATCGAGCTTCGTCAAGTCTTTCCACACGTTGAAACGTTCTGTCCCATCCTTGTTGTAGGCGATGGTTGTCTGCCCCAAGCCGAAGCCGTATTCACGGGATGTCTTCAACTCCGCCCGCGATGACCAGCATTTTTTATGCTTCAAGCTGATGCAGGTTTCTTGCTCGATCTTCGCTCCCATGAAGGAACGCAAAGGCAGGTCCGGCCACAGTTGGTCTAAGGTACGACGCAAGACCGGAATGAGTGGAACAGCGTTCGGAGGGAGCTCCGGGAGTTTTAAGCCAGGCGTGTTGATCTCCGGCTTTAGGTTGGCCTCTTGTCCATTCGCGACCAGCGCCATCGCAAATAGAAGAGCGCCTAGACTTACTCTAAGCGCTTTCATGACCTACCCCCGAACAAAGAACTGAGCTGCAACGACAATGCAAGTACAGATCACAACGGCGACGGCACAGAACACCATTGCAGCAGCCGTGTTGCGATGATCTTTCGCTTGCTCGTACAACTCTTTCATGTCGATGTAGTTGAACAGACAGTACTTGCGGGTGACGTGCGCGATCAAGGCAATTGCCAGGAACACACCCATCACATACATCATTGTCTGCAACGCACCGTAGTCAGGGCTGAACAACAGCGCGATCATGCCGACCATGAACGACAGACGAAACACCTCGTTCAGCGTGTAGAAGCGGCCGAGCAGAGCGGTGATTGGTGCGAACAGACGGTTGATAAACTTAATCATTTTGGAACTCCTTTTTCAGTTAAAAGTATTTATGTCCTGGGCCGAAGCCGTATGGATCGTAGTAGGCCGTATAGTACGTCCTGTTGTAGGCAGAAACGTGTCCAGATGCTACAACCTCGTAGAGCGCAGAACCTTCGTTCGACAACAGGATGTAGTGAATTCCAGTCTTAGTATCCCGATAAACTGCGTGCTTGCCTTCACCAAAGCCTGCCCACGTAGTCATCGCCGCATTTGTGGGATAGATTGCATTGGTCTTTGGATGAATAGTGTTATCCCAACCGAAGTCAGTGCCGATCCATCTACGCGGTGAAGACTTGCCCTTATTGGGACCGTCTTGGATTATGGCTGTGCCGTTGTTCGGAACTGGCTCTGAGAGAAATTCTTTGAAAAAACCTTTAGCCATCCAGCCAAGAGTGCCTGGCCCACCCCAGTTAAATTTCCAGCCGATACCTGTCGGGCCTTCTACGATAGGAACGTAGCCGCAATCTACGCTATTCACTTCGATGGCTTGGTTATAGGATCCACCTGTGCCGTTTGCATACCTACCCATCTTTGTTGTACCGGAACAGTACGTAGATAGCAAGGTACCTGCAGCCGGTGGTGCCGTGTAGCCGCAGTCAAGACTGTTGTACTCGATGGCTTGGTTATAGGATCCACCTGTGCCGTTAGCGTACGTACCCATCTTGGTCGTGCCCTGGCAATAGGTATCGAGCAAAGTGCCAGCTGCAGGTGGGGGAACGTAACCGCATTCAGTGCTATTGCTTTGAATGATCGAGTTGTACGTTCCGCCTGTGCCGTTTGCATAGGTGCCCATCTTCGTAGTGCCGTCACAGTACGTAGAGATCAACGTACCGTACGGCAATGGGCAAACAATATCGAGCCATCCAGTGTTGTCTGCGTTTCGGATCTTTGCGTTACCAGGAGTGGCTAGAATCCAGGTGCCGTCTGCTTTCTTGATCTTCCACCCGCCTTTGCAGAACACATCCACCCAGGCAGTATTTGCTGCGTTGCGTATTTTAGGAACATTTGCCACAATAGCTCCTTAAGCATTAGGGTTGATCCAGATGCCATACGCTCCGATAGCGGAGCCTGGGTCAGTAGATTGAATGCGAATGTTCACGGAGCCTGCGGGACCTTGGGGACCTTGTGGGCCAGTTGGACCTGCCGGACCTTGAGCACCAGTAGCGCCAGTTGGACCTGTCGGGCCAGTCAAGCCACGAGGGCCAGTTGGACCTGCTGGACCCGTCGCTCCGGTCGGACCTTGGGGACCTGCTGGGCCTGTATCACCTTGAGGACCCTGAGGACCTTGTGAGCCAGTTGGACCTTGAGGACCTGCCGGACCTTGGGGTCCCTGAGGACCTTGTTCTCCTGCAGGGCCTTGTGAGCCAGTTGGACCTTCGGGGCCTTGCACACCCTGAACACCTTGAGCGCCGTCAGTACCAGATGGACCTTGAGGACCTTGTGGTCCGCGTTCGCCAGTTGGGCCTATAGCACCACGAGGACCCGCTGGGCCAGTCGCACCTACAGGACCCGCTGGGCCGATAGGGCCTGCCGGACCTTGTAAGCCACGTGGACCAATATCGCCTTCAGGGCCTTGAGGACCAACTGGACCTTGAGGGCCAACTGGGCCTGCTGGACCCGTTGATCCCGGAGGGCCTACATATCCCATACCGTTTGGTACAGTCTGAACGTATTGGAAAATCTCCTCGTATTGAGTAACTTCTTGCCATGTACCGTTGAAAGGTGCGCGTGGTACAGTTAGGTCCAGGGCGCGATACACCTTACGATAGAACGGCGAGCGCGAGTCCATCATCACCCAGATGCCGTTGATCGGCACAACCAAACCACTCGGCTCAGTAATGGATGCGATGACGAAGTACTCTACGCTAGAAATCGGGTGATTGATCTTGAACACCACCGGATTGTATTCATCGAGGTTGCGGATATCAGACAGGTATTGAATGCTATCTACGAAATCCGTAAGAGTAAAATTGGACATACAAGCCTCTTTTGATTGTCTTTGCACATACCACAAATTAACATAAACGTGTTGTGCCCAGGCCAACAACGACAAAAGCCCTACGACCTAAAAAGGAGGTAGGGCTCTTACTTCACTTACTGAATAGTCTGCGCTGGAATCAGATTGAGTTCCGCAAGAATCGACTTCACGCGTTCCTTGAATACTTCATCCGGATTGGGTGAAACTTTCGGAACATGGGTAGCGGTTCCAGTCATCGCGGTGAGCTCTTCGGGAACGTACTGATTAACGATGTCAACCAGTGGTACATCGACTACCTCAAGCTTGGTCCACTCACGAACTGGTGCGGCGTTTTCGATGGTGGATTGCAGTTGGGCGGGATCAGCCGGAAGCAGCATGTTCAGGCTAATAGGATCTTTCCCTTCGCAGGTGTATTGAACCACGAAGGACTTCTGGCGTAGGTTAACGCTTTCAATTTTCCAGCTATATGTGATAGAAGACATTTTAGTTTCCTTCAATTACGTGATGCGTTTCAGTTTTCAGCACGTTGTTTGATTCATCAACGTACACCACAGTGTGAGTCAGTCCAGCAATTTCATCCGGCGTCACATGCTCAAGTCGATTGATGACCACTTTGTCACCGGCACAGAACAAACGAGCAGGAGGCCCGTTCAATGTAACCGCACCAGGAGCTCCTGGGATAATGTAGGTCTCCCAATGATTACCGTTCGCCAAGTTGTTCACATGAACAAACTCATAAGGCAGAAGTCCCGCAGCTTTGATAAGCTCGGGACAGAGACTGATCGAACCCTTGTAGTTCAAGTTCGCATCAGTCACTGTTGCCCTATGAATCTTCGCTGTAATGAAGATTCGTTGCTTCATTTAATTGCCTTCACAATCTCTGGGCGTACTGCATCCCAGTCCAAGGTGGTATAGTCAAAGCCGTACTGGTTCACACCCGCACCGACAACGTAACCGTTGACGATGATTGGGCTACCCGAAGTAAGTGGCAGGTAGAGCTGCGTGTCTTGCGCTGCACTGACTTGAACGATCTCTTGCGAAGTCCACCCGATGAGGTTCGCCCACTTGGTGTTTTCAACCCCACTACGAATCGAGTCATTGTCGAACAGACCGCCGATGACACCTTCTTCTGCTTCTGCTTTCCATTTCTCAGGATTAGCAGACCACCACCATTGAGTATCGTCGCGCTTCGTCCACATGGCGTGTTCTTCTGACCAGAACATGTCTGTGCCTACGAAGTTCAACATGCGACGGCCACCCAAGATAGGCATGTGATAGTCAACCACAGGTGTCGGCCCATTGACGCCCATTACCATATCGCCGACCTTAATGGTTTCAATGTTACTCCACGTGCCATCACCCATGAGTACCTGAGAGCCTGCTGGGAAGCAAGTGTTATCGGGCGGGTAGTATTGTGCAGGAATTTCTGTGCGAACGATGTACGGAGGTTTCGGAGAAGCCGTAGCATTTGAAAGTGCGGGACCATCTGTTCCGAGTAACGTAGTCGACAGCAAAAGCACCCGTGCATAACCATCGGCACCTTTAGAACCCGCAGAGCCCCAAGCAGATTCAGAATCACCTTCCCATCTTGCGAACGTCCACCAAATTTGCGGATAGTTGTAGCGAGTTGCCAGAGAAGTCCAAGTAGGATCAGCCCAATAGCCACCGCTGCCGCCTGCGCCACCGAAACCATCACTCGCGCCACCTGCACCCGGTGCGATATTCTCACCAGTGTAGTACTGATTTGTAGCGAGGTCATACATTCCATACTGGCTAATCAGATACGGAGCTGTTTCAACCTTACCCAGTAGGTAAGCGCCACCTGTGTAGGACTCCCACATATGCGCCCACTTTCCAGATTCGCCAGCAGGATAACCAGCACCACCTAAACCACCCGGAGATTCTGCCGCTTTTTTATCCTGTTCACCACCTGTACCACCTGCGCCACCGCGACCACCATCTGCAGATGCGATGCCAACGATTGAAGTTGCACCACCATCAGCACCGGGATTTCCGTTACTGCCATGACGACCAGTACCATCACCGCTAGGAACTTCATACCAGCTAACAGAAGCACCACCTGCGCCACCTGCACCAACAATAATTGTTAAAGTTGATCCCGGTGTTACATCAATCACGCGATAAATAGTTTGACCTTTACCGCCTGCGCCACCGCCGCCGCCTGCAGTGCCGTTTGTCCAATCGTATTCACCGGCGCCGCCACCTGAACCGCCACCGCCCGAGCCACCGCGCAACGCGATTGCAGCTTTAGTTATGCCCGCAGGAATTGGAAGTGAATATGTACCGGGAACCGTGTACTCGAAATCGAGAGCCGGATTGCCGTCAGCTGGCTTGCCGTAGAAGTCTGACAACAGCACAGTACCGCTCGGCTTCTGACACAGCGCGCGAGCGTCAGTGTCATTAAATGTTAAGGGGCCACCGCGTCCCAGCTGATCCAAGATCATCTGAAACGTCAGCGCCCCGCTTGTTGGGAGCGCCATTCTTACTCTCCTTTCAGTGTAGCAACTTCTTTGCGAAGGATATGGATTTCCTCGTGCAGTTCTTTGAAGGCCTCAACAAACAGGCCTGCAAGGTTGCCGTAGGCAAGGCTCAGCTTGCCATCTGCATCTTCCGACACAGCTTCCGGCAACACCTTCTGAACGTGCTGCGCGATCAAGCCTGTCTGACGCAAGCCTTCAACGTCGGTACGATCATAGGTGCAGCCGAGCAATTCAGTAATGCGCGCCATAGCATTGTCGATGCGAACGATGTTGGTCTTAACGCGCTCGTCCGACAAGCCGGAGATGTTGCCATTGACGGTCATACCGTTGGTCGGTTGTCCGAAAGTGATCTGACGCTGGCCGCCAATCGACACGCCGATAACACCGTCTGCCACCCAGTGGAAGCCCGTGTCTTTGACCAGGTCTTCGTCGAACGTGATGCCAGGTTGAGCTGCAGTTCCAGATGCAACCAGCAAGCGACCCGTCATCGTGTCACCAGCCTTGTTCACCGGAACATATCCGAGAGCGTCAGTGATCATGTCAGCCGTAATGCTGGTAATGCCATCTGTTCCAACTTGAACGCTCTTTGTCGAGCCGTCACTTAGAGTGAACGTCGCGGTCGATCCGGAGACGGTAACATCTTTGATGACCGGCGTCGCCAGCATACGTAAGTCAAGTTTCGTAGTCATTTCTTAGTTCTCCAATTAGCTTGGGTTGAATTCGTCTCGGAACGCATGAGCTACGTATGCGGGACCGTCTTGAGTGTTGTTCGGTACGAAGACCATTTCTTTCGGATAGGTTTTCTTCACAGCTGCGATTTGTTCAGCCATAGCTAGAGCTTCTGACGTAAGGAGCTCCGGCTTAGCAGTCAAAAGCTTCCACAAAACATCCAGCTGATCGCCGATGCTTGGGTATTCAGGCTTTCGAGCTACTGTATGCGTAACCACAACTTCATCAGTCGTTTCGCTTACAGGAGCCTCACCTAGATGAACGCTCTCGCCCATGTTGATTACCTGTGCGTCAACCATTTCAGGGTTGCAGCGTCCTGCACGGATGACATTGCCGTTCTCGCCTGTCACGTAGTACGCTACTGAACGATCACTAGCTGCACCTTGATTTTCTTCAGAAGGCCCTTTCGGGCCCCCTACGTTTGCTGTCGTAGACATTGTTTCTCCTAACATTAACGACGAGTTTCAAGCATAGCCATGGCCATGTTACGCACCGAATAGTTCTCGTATGTGAAGGTCGAAGTGTTTGTACCTTTCGACATGCACAGCGATAACGTGTACGTACCAGCTGGAACGCCTGTGAACACACCCATAGCATTCATCGACAGGGTGTAGCCTGGTCCGACGTTGTTATTCATCACACCAGTCACATACGTTCCATTTGGGCCAGACAGTTTGAACGCTGAAACGCACTCTGTGAAGTTCGTATTGTGCTTCCAGTACGTTCCCCAGTAGTACATGTCAAAGTTCGACGACGTGCTAGCTTTCGTACCGCAACCAGACCAGCTCGCCCATACCATGATTGGCTGCGTACCCGTTACGGTAACAACCATTTGCAGGACTGGGTTTGAAGTTGGGTCCGGCATATCCAAAACAGGATTGTTCGGACCTGAGAGCGTAATGTTCGTCTGCGTCTTGACCGGCTGCGTCGCTACTTGTGCTTGAGTCACCGCGTTGTTGTCAATGTTCAAGGTCTTAACAGCGAGATTATCAATCGCACCGTTGTAGGCCGTGATCGAACGCGCTGCCATTGCCAAAGCCGTGACTGATCCGTCCACGAGCATGTTCCCATCGACCTTCATGTCGAGGATACGCCACGCAGTGCCATCCCAGAAACGAGTCTGAGAGAAGCTGTTGCTGTACTGCATGACGGTATCACCGATGATCGGGCCGCTTTCAACTTGAGCTGCGGTCGTCGCAGAAGCATCATTCCAGTTAGTACGACCTGAAATGTAGAAGTTACGCGAACCACGCTTACCATCTGAACCCGGCGAGCCTGCACCGGAAGAGCCTTTGATCTTCGTCAGTGAGAAGCGACGCACCAGAGTAGGCATACCCGCTTTCGACGCGGTGAGAGTAACGTCACCAGTATCGTTATTGCTGGAGAAGCCTGTGACGCTGACCGATGCCCCACTCAACGTAGAGGTCACTCCCGCGCTATCAGTTTTAGTGATAGTCCAGGTATTGGTCGTGTCAGTCGAGCCTTCAAACACACGAATCGTCGAACGAGCACCGGTGAAGTTCGTCACCACACCAGCCGTGCTAGCTGCAAACACGAATGCCTCGTTGTCCAACGCCGCGAAGACTGCGTTGCGGCCATCGATACCGTTCGTACCATTCAAACCCGTCTTCGATTTGGCCACTGAGAAGCGCTTCATCAACGCTGGGTACTCGGCACGCGACGCCATGATGTCCACGTAGCCGTTGTCAACTGACATTGCGGTAATGCGAACCGTATTGGCACTGATCGTGCTAGTGACACCTGCCGAGCTAGAACGAGTGAACGTCCACAGATCGGTTACGTCATTCGCACCTTCATACACCCGCATTTGGGTCATCGCCGAAGCGAAGTCACCAACCACACCGTTAATATCAGCAGCAAGCGTATGCGATTCGTTGGTCAACAACGTAGTCAAGCCATTAGAACCTTCACGCAGCTTGACAATCGTGACGTAGTCCAAGTACGTGGTGCCACCAGTGGTGATAGCTGCACGAATTGTAACCGCATCGCTGGTCATGTCCTCATACAGCAGCGTAGCAACGTTTCCGTTAGTAGCCAGCACAGCCGCACCATCATAGGCCACGAATGAAGCATCCCCCGGGATGTTTTGCGGGTTTACCGTGAACGTGATCTGTTCAGGTGTCGAAGTGCCGTCTGCGTTGATACGGAAGATCTGCGACGTAGCGTTCAGGAACAAGGCCTTAGCGTCTTCCCCTGTGCCACCTGGATCGGTAGGATCAATTCCACCACCTTCATTTGCTCCACCGCCTGGGCCACCTGTACCGCCAAACGACAAGGACATGATTTCGTCACGAGTCATGTAGCGTTGCGAAAGCTCTTCGCGCGTAATCAGACGTGTCTTCGACTTACCTGTGAGGAATACGATTGCGGTTGCTTTGACCCCATCTTCCTTGTCGATGCCGGGGATGATGAACTTGTACTGGTTGGTATTCGACACGTTGTAGTCGGTACCCATCTGCATCACAGTGTTGCCAAACAACAGCGTGTTGTTCTCATTACCCACATCGAGAACCGGAACCGCATCGTAGAACGCATGGCGATAGTCCGACTGCCCACGCTTCAAGTTGAATTGCGAGAAGATAATCGCGTTGCAGTACTCCTTACGCGGCTTCGAGATGTAACGCCATACTTCCACCTTAGAGCCAACTGGATGCTGCTCTGCAAACACAATCGTGCCGGACGAAGCGTTGTACTGAGAAGCGTGAACGTACAGGCCACCTACTGAAATAATGTGTGCCTGTACGGAAGCACCTGCAGGAACTTCCGTGAGCGTGTACGTCTGCGTATTAGCGGCAATCGTGAACTGAGTACGATCACAGATCAACTCCTCACCGTCGTCTTCAACAGCCTCGAAAGCAACAATGTCGATTTCGTAGCCATCTGGTACAAACTGAGGCAGCGTAACAGTGCCGTTTGTCTTGTTCACCACGTTCAGCATCGGGTCTTGCAGCTGACCGCCCACGAACACCATTGCAAAGTCAGGACTCAAACCTGCGCTGTAGGTACGCGTAGCACCATTACCTACGAAGGTCGAGCGAGCCGAAATGATCTTGTTCGGGTACATATAGACGCCAGCAGGATCGACCCACTGAGGACCCGTATTCAGACCCAACGTTTCGCGTGCTTCGAGTTCAAGCGCTTCATTGACGAACGCGACTACTACGATCTTCGCACCGGCAGGAACCGTAACAGAGCTGCGAATCTCGATCTCGTTGACCGACACTTCGTACTTGTCTTTGGCGAGAAGCACGCCGTCAATCGTGACCAACGTGTTGCGCTTTTCAACGTACAGAACGTCATTGAGCACAATCGGCTCAACCGGAGACGCTGCTACAACTTCCTTGCGTAGCGCACGGGTCGATGCACCAAGCTCTTCAAAGTTCACGTACTGAACGATGCTGACATTACCGATAGGTGCCGCTTCGGTGAACGTAATGGAGGTACCTGCGAAGATGTACCTGTTCGGGGAAACGAGCAAGCCATCAACGAACACCATGATGTAGAGCGTGCTGTCTGGCACAACTGATGTGAAGAATTCCCAGTCTGATCCGTCAGCCACATACTCAGTCGTAGCAAACGTCAAGAATGAACCGTTACTAGGAACACTACGGAAGCCTACGAACTCAACTGGAACTCCAGCTGCAGGAGCCGCACCCAACAGTGTAAGTTCACCATCAAGCGCCATGCTGTATTCGTTGCGGTTCAACAGCTTGCCGCCGACGAACACCATGTAGCGATCGCCTTGCTCAAACACGCTGCTTGGAATCGAAGCCGACAGCCGGAACGTCAAGCGTGCACCGTTACCTGTGAAGCTAGCCTTAACTGGAATGTAGTCAGCCGAAACGTTCTGATCTTCTTCACCGACACGGCGCCACGTATTGCGTCCGACACCGAGAACGTAGTTACGATCAATGTCAGACGTACGCGACGGCAACTGCTGGCGAGTTGCACGCCAGATGTTGATGATCGACTGCTTGGTGAGCGTGCTGAAGTTCTTTTCGAGGATCGTGAAGTAGTTCGTCTCTTTATCGAAACGTACACGACGCGATTCACCCGCGCCAGGGCCAGACACGATTTGCACGATCACTACTTCCTGATCGTTCAGCCAGAAGCCACCTGTCTTCTCAACGTCGAGTATAAACTCATCTACTGCAGGAACATCTTCTACCTCGCCGTGATAGGTGAGATCATAACCAAGGAAGCCCCAGTTGAGCGAGCCTGCACCATAACGAACAGCCAGGCTACCCGAAGTCAATATCAAGTTGTTTTCAGGATTGGTGGATTGATCTTGCACGACCACCGCATTGGTGTACGACGACTGAGGCTTAACCAGTGTACGAACGCTAGCAGCAGAAGCCAGTGAAGCATTTGTTCCAACTGTGACATTGATAACGTCACCCAGGCGAGCTGCGGTCACGTAAATGTACAGCTTCATGCCGTTGCCAACTTCTTTGACATACGGTACACGGAACGTTCCGTGTGCGAACAGTTCCCCGCTCTCGAGGTACAGACCTACTTCGGTCAACGTCCAAGTACCACCAGCGATAGGCTCTTTAGACGGAATGAGAAGTGAGACCTTGACAGTGGACGCACTGACTACTTCGATAGACTCAACTTCACCCGCGTACACTGGATCTTGTGTCAGAGCGATGTCTCCAACGCTCAGCGTAACATCTGGTGCTTCAGTGACTGCGAATCGCGTCATGTTGACAAGGAATCCGCCAGCCTCAGCATTAGTGATTGCACTAAGCCCAAGGTCGGTTACTAAAATCGCCATTATAGACTCCAATCTTATTCAATAGTTATGTGATCTTCCCTGAACGGCCCTGCCGCACCGAAAGCGATATCTGACGTAGGAAACACCTCAATCAGATTGAATCGCTCGATAACGAGTGCCGCTGGTGCGAAATCGTAGAATAGCTCTTTGATTCGTCCGATCAGCGAAACGCCTGGGCCGAGCTGAAGCTCTTCAAGTCCGAGAAGTGCTACGCCAAGCTCGATATGCGTTGTTTTAAACCAGACTCCACCTTCATCGACCAGTGGACCTTGCGGTTCGAGATAGAAGTTGACGTAGTCTTTCGTGTACAGGTTTTCGACTTCCGTTGTAGCGTTCAGCACCAGGTCGATGAACTTGACGAATATCTCAGTACCATTTGAATCCGGGTACATCGAAAGCTGCGTAGCGATCTTCGTCAAATTATCGGCATTTAGATTCAGAACGTCTTGCGTCAAGTCGAAGCCTAGCAGTCGCGCCGTGTACTGGAGGATGTTGTCATCCGAATTTTCGCCGATGAAGCGAATCTTCTCTAACTGTGCAACTGGATTCTCGACGTTCGTGTCCATAACCTGGGCAAACACGTCAAGCATGTCTGCCCAGGTAGGGTTACTGGTAACAATCGGTACGGCTAGATCAAGCAAGTCGGCCTGCGGTTTATCCAGAAAGTCATCTGCCATTATCGCCTCGACATAGCTGAAGGAGCACGCTCAGTGTATCGAGCACTAATGCTCAAAGTTCCTAACTCGAAGTACGCCAGTGGATCATGCTTTCCATCCTCGTCTAGTGCGACGAGGTCTTCCATTGGCTCTGCGATCTCCATGTAGTCAACATCAATCGTAGCGCAATCCATAATGTCGTACAACGAAACACGCTTGCCCAGTGTATCGGTCGTGCGATTGAACAGTGCCCGGATGTTTGCTTCAACTACTGGCACAACTTCTTCAGGCATCGCATTGGCTTTTAGAGCCAGCGTAACGTCAATGTCACGCACGATCTTCCTTGGGTTGAACTTCTGAATCTTGATTGCAGCATGAGACTTCGTTCCGAACCACTCTAAGAATGATTCCCATTCGCTATCGGAGAAAGCCTCTCCCTCTTCAGGAAGAATGCAGATACGAATCACGTTCATCCAACGAAGGTCTTTTGGAGCAATGTCCTTCTGCGCCTGAATGGTCACCGACGCAACACCTGGATACGAGGATGTGATTGCTCGATAGTCCGGAGGATTCACTGCGCGCTTACGTGCCTTGTAGAGATGCGGTGCCAGGAATTTGTAGTAGGTCGAATCTTTTTGATCTGCTCCACCCGAAATTACGCTCGTCGTTACACCTTGAATGTCAGGCGCTGTACTAAGCTGAATTTCAAGACCACGGCCACCGTTGTTGCCCACACGACCGTTAGTCGTAGTGTACGTGATGACGATGTTACTGCCGATTGACGGGAGACGGCCTGAATGCCCGTCACCGAACGCCAACACCGTGTCACCCAAGCCTGACGTAGCATCGTAGTACACAGGATCATCTGGCCCGGCTGTCCAGATACCGTCGTCGATCACTTCCCACAGCTCACTTGTGTTAAGCGATGGGTTGACCAGCTCGACTTGAACGTCTGTATTCGATACGATGAATCCTGGCTCATTGAGATAAATTTCGCGGAACGAAGTCGAATCAGCTGGAATGGTTTGCGTCTTCACAGTGCCTTCAAACAGCTTGCCATCTGCCGTGGTTGCCCCAGCATTGAACATAATGGCGTTGCGATTGAAGAACGGCTGCCCGTTGACAGTGAACTGCGTGAACTTGGGTATTAAGCGCGGATAGGCCGAATCGCCTCCACGACTCAGCCTAACATCACATCCAGCAGGATTCTTTCGATTGATACGCACACCCAACATACGGGTGATCGCGTAGATCGAGCTTTCACGAACAGCGGTATGAAGGAAGCCTTCACGCGCTGCAACTTCAACTGCGAATTGGTTAAATGTGCCAACCGCAGCCATCATTTCGATCAACGTTTGACCAGTGGACGAGGTAAGCAAGTCGTTCCACGTTGCGCGTGAGTTCAGGAACAGCTGCAACTGAACAACCAAGGACTCGAAGTCTGGTTTCGTTTGCGATAGTTGTAATGGTACGCCAGCCACGTTTATCCTCCGCTCTTCAAGTTAAAAGTGAACGACGCCGTCTTGTTTCCAAGTGCCGGGATGACGTACACCAACTCGACGTAATATTGTTGATTCGGGTAATCGGGGAGTACCTCAGCCTTTTTCAGGATGATGCGGTTCTCCCACCGCTCAATCGCTTCGATCAGTTCGCGCTTGATGCGCAAAACCGTCATGTCGTCCATTGGGTCAAACAGGATGTCCTGTAGCTCGGACCCGAAGTCTCTGCGAAACACTCGCGAAAACTTCTTCGTACCAAGGATCGTGATGATCGACTTGTTGATCGAGTCCTCGTTATAAACAAGCTCCAAAGGACTCTCGGTATTGACGTCTAGGTTGACGTCTGAAAACACCACCGAAGTAGCGTTCTTTGTAGCAGTTAGGATTTCCATTTGACACCCTAATACGTTTTCTTCACATACCCTAAATTACGATAAGCGACTCTACGCACCGTTGACTGTGCAATTCGAGCTGCCTTCCATGTTTGATGATCCGCACTCGATAGAATCACCAACCCTAGCCCGCGCTTTACCGCCGGACGTAGCGTTTGGGCTTCCAGTGGCCTGTACGCTGTCGTGGCAACTGTCGGGATCACAATGAGTTACCCAGTGATCACCGACGCGCACTACAGGCTTACCATTGACCGTATGATTCGTGCTAGCACTGTCACAAATTCGAGAAGGGAATCCTCCGTGTCCAGTGCACAGATCCACGTTTTGACGAACTTGAGCTGGACACATAGCTATATCCTTTTCTCACTTAATTTTCCTGAAGTCCAGCTTCGTTTAATTGCTGCACTTAAATTTTTAGAAATTTTTTCTCGTTGAGCTTGAGTTCTGTTAGCGCCGGCTTTCTTAGCTGCATCGGATCTGATTTTCCGCATCCGCGACTGGTAGTCAGGGTCAGCCTTTTTACAAACTATACAACTTACCGTATTACTACGAATCATACGCCAAGGTAGGCGTTCGATGACCGATGCACAGTCCGTGCATCTGTAGTTGTGCTTAATTCGAGCACCTTGATATTCACCTAGGAGTCTCCATTTTCCACACTGAGTCTCCTTCAGCTTTCTGGAATAGGTACGGGTAGTGTATTTTGTTTCAGTTGAACCACCACCTTTATGGCCAAGCTTCTTAGCACGTAATTCTTCTTTCTGCTCATCGCTCAAGGAGGCGTAGTGGCTCCGAGTGCGCTCTGCCTGAGCCGCTCTTTGAACCCTACTCCAAGAGTATCCAACGCATCCTTCACCACCATTCGTATGGTTAGCTAGTGGCCCTTCTTTTAAGTCACGGCGGCCTATTACTGCTATAAGACGCTTTTCAAGATCAAAAGCTGCTTTTTCGGATACACATTTGAAGACCCTGTAGCTAGGTAGTTCCCCAGTTTCTTTCTGTATCTTCCGGATAATATTCAGCTTAAGTTTGTTGATTGTTTCTAGCCTAAGAGGATTATTGAAATGGGAGAACAAGCGTCCTCCCTTTCCCTTTCCGACGTAGAACGGCTCGTGTTCAAAACGATATTTCCCGTACTTACAAGAACCCTTGCGTGAGTCTAACAGTACATAAACATAAAAGTCGTTCACGTCTTGTCGTACCTGAGCTGGCATGTCATGTTACCTTTCCATTTGTTACGAATCCGTGCCAGCCGCAGCCGCCCATCAAAAGGACTGAGCGGGCGCCACCGCCTGGTACAGCAGGATTATCGCCGTTCAACGTCAAGTCGTGGTAGCCAGTTCCTTCCAGAGTCCAACGTCCTGGACGAGGACCAATCTCTTCTGGAGTACCTCGGCTACGCGACCAACACATGACGCGATGAGTACCTTTGTCGCCACCGTTCTTTGTGAAGCACACAGGGCACAGGAACTGAATGCCCTGTGCTTCCTCGATGCTATCTACTTTATGGATCAAGCTGACGGGGCGAGTAACTTCCTTGATTTCCCCGTCCTCGTGCACCTTGAAGGTGTCCATTTTGTATTCGTGACGAATGAAGCTCGGTTTCAAATCAGTAAGATTCAGTTCCATGATTACCTCAGTGGTTAAATACCGCCGCCACCTCCGCCGCCTTGTTGCTGGTCATCTTCATCTTCAGGCTGATTTTCACCCTTCGCATTGCCTGGGAAGCCCGGCCAATCTTTTTCAGTAGTGAGATCAGGAGTTTCAGGAGTGTTTGCAGGATCTTGAGGTTGTGCAGGAGAATCAGGAGAAGGACTGCCCTCTTGATCTCGCATGAAGCCTGCGTTGTTGATCTGATCACCTGAAACTTCGATATTGGAGTTGCCTCCAGTTGAATGTTTCCAGTTACCACCAACAGACATCTTCGCGTCTGCGCCTACCGATTCTTCCTGCTTACCGCCAGTAGTCAGTACAACATCACCCTTGACTGTACCATTGAAGTTACCTTGAATGGTCTCAGCCTTATTGCCGCGAATGACTTCTGTCTGGTTACCGACGATGAACTCTTCCTTGTTACCATGAATAATCTCTTTCAGATTACCCTTGATGTGAACTTCCTTGTTGCCTTCGATGACTTCAGTAACGTTGCCTGTGACTGTGAGCTGCGTGTTACCTTCGATGTACACCTTCATGTCACCTGGATTGCGAATGAACAGCTCATTCGTCTTGGTGTCATACAAGGTGATTGCTTTGTTTTGCAGACGCATGGCGATAATACGATCAGGATAGTTGTGCTCCATCTCTTTCATCGCCGTTTTCTTGCTAACGGGATAGCCCATCCACATTGGATTGTCGTCCGATCCCTCCTGAAACACTAGCAGGACCTTCGATCCCACTTTAGGGATGTAGGCCATGCCAGAGTTTTTGGTAGCACCGTCCCAATGATCGAACATCGGGATGGCCCAAGGCAGGTGATCGTCTTCGATCCCATCGAACAGGATTGGTACACGCGCCTTGATTCGGCACATGTACTTTCCTTCCTTCTCCTTGCTATCGTCGTTCTTTACCACCGTGGCCTCGTACCGATATTCCTTAGTGAGGCCCTGGGGCATCGCCATGTCCCTGGAGATATTCAAGAGTGACATGATGTTCCTTTCTTATGCCATTGGTGTAGACCAAGCCGCGTCGTACATCTGATCTTCACGACGCTTCGCTTGTTCAGCTTCCCATTCCATACGCTGCACTTTTTGTGCCATCGTATTCACGGATGTATCAACCGCCATGTTAATCGAGCCGCGTGGGATCCATCTTGGGATTCGGTCGTTCGACTTAGCCAGCATTGCGCTAGTTAGTGCGCGTGTAACTTGCTGCAGCGGTGTTGACAGGTACGAACCGGAGCGAGGTTGTTGATACTGGTTGTTCACCACGTTCATCATGTACTGCGGATTGCCTGTTGTTATCCTTTGCGGAACCGGCTTGCCTGTGTACGTTGAGAGCGAGGAGTTCCAGATATCAACCGAAGCTGCGGTACATACATTGAGGTTGTCGTGTGCCTGAGCATTAAGATCAATGAAGCGATCATACGCATCGCCACCACCTGGGTACTGAGAAATGTCTGAGCGATACTCTGGAAGTTGATGCACGATTGGACCCAGCACTTGAGTCATGTTCATCTGATTGCGCATACCACTCAGAGAGGCCGTGTACGAGTCCATGATACCGCCTGGACGCGACATAAGAGCCTGACGAACGCCTGGGTTCATCCCATTGCGCGGGTCAATCACATGACTGCACATACCTTGCAGTTGCGAAGCACAGCCTTGCATTTGCTGAGACATTTGCTGAGAAGCATTTATGTAGTGCAGCATCGAAGGAATTGCTCCTACGATTTGCGCACCGAGCATACGCTTCAACGAGTCCCTGTTCATACCCATTGCCATGCCAGCGAGTGTTGTCGTGAGCATCTGCATTGGAGGTAGCGCAAACTTCACAGCATTGGTCAATGTGGGCAACGTGCCCTTCATCGTACTGAACTGCTGCTCAACTGGAGCCGCAACATTAGCGTAGTTACGAACAGCAGGCAGCGTGCTCTGAGAAGTGTTGACCGTTGGATTGATCTGACTATCAGGAACCGTAGAGGCTGCTGACTGAGATGGAGATGGTGAACAGGACAATTCAGTTGCTCCTTTAGTCGGTAGTGAACGGCGAACGATCTCAAAACGTTCTGCATATGAGGAACCGTTCTTAACGAAGATCGTTTTGGCCACTACGATATAAATATCAGAAATCGTCAAAGGCTCTTTAGGATCTGCGTTTGCCTGACGATACAGAACTGGATCGAGCAGCTCGAGATCGGTTACGTCACCAGTCAAGATCGAAACGTGCTCAGTGAACAGTGCCATTGTGCGAATGTTCTGGTACTGCGCCTTTTGGTAATTCTTGTGCGTGTTACCGCAGTCCAATGGCGTGTACTCAATACGAGCACGATCAACCGTCTTCTTCACCTTCGCATTGATCGGCAAATACTCTGAGCTGGTCTTTACGTCTACCTTGTCGTGAATTTCATTCTTACCCGCCAGCGTATTCTCAACGCGAGTCGAGCCGTAATTTTGCCAAGTGTTCATCAAGCCGGCGGTCGAACGAGGGCGTGCCTCGGACACATAGATCGGCTGAAGATTCTTTTCTTTGATTAGCTCTGTGTCTGTGTTATGCAGGAACACTCGCTTGATCTTGTCGATGGGTGTTTCAACCACATCATTTAGATTGCGGTACTTCAGCTGCCCCAACGAAGTGAGCATCGCCACCATAGTAGACTGTTGATCTACGTAGGCATGTCGCGTGATCTCCTGCACAAACATAGCTCGTGACTTGCACACGTTCCGCCACACTTGTGAGTCGTCTGGGTTCTGGCCGTTGGCTTCTTCGGGGCCACTGTAGCACAGCTTGCATTTGTCAGCCACCTTCTTCAACACATCACCAGTGTTACCCTTGTACGCTTCACGTACCGATCCAGTGAGGTAGCCGGGTGCATCGTAGATGCCGATCACTTGCATACCTGGACCATATCCAGTTGTTACCTGCCTAACACCGAACACACGATACTGGCGGCTAACGCCTTTGATGTCCTCAATGTCTTTGCCGACAGTGATAGTGATCTCATTACCATCTGTCAGCGCTAGCTCTTTATTCAAAGCGCCAGCATAGTCGAACAAGACGAGTTCGATGGCAGGTGACAACGCTCCTCCTCCCTCAGTCATGGTGATCTTATGCACCAGTCCTGGGGAGAAAGGAACGTCTCTGCCGTCGATCTGCAGCTTGATGAATATACGCCCTTTGATGATAATCATTTCGACTAGCCTTTCTAAATCGTGATAGTGCGCTGTACCCGGCTTGGGCGAATAGCGTTGTCTGTCACGATGGTAATCACTGCTGACATATTAGGAATTTTGATCATCTTGCCTTCAACGAGATCGCGATAGCTCGAAATCCCATTGTACGCCATGAGGATCCACCAAAACTCGTCCGACCTGTACTCTCGCAATGAGATCAAGTCTGGAGCGCCACGTTCATCCTGAGTTACCTCGTGTGGCGTCCAAGTCTTGATCTGGGTAATCAGCGGTACGAGTCTGTCCAGTAGCGGGTCAACTCCGTGAATGTCAGATACGACGGAGAAGAGCCTTTGATACCTTGAGTTCATGTCACCCATGTTCTTCTCCTTACATACCCGACATCTTGAACATCGCCTCAATGTCTTCGACAGTGAAGCACGCGTAGAAGCTCTCTACTTCAATGTTAATTACCATTGACAGCGGAATACCTTTCTCGTCGAACAGGGTCACCACGTCTGAGGAGACTCCGGTGATGATAACGTCATCCAAAAGAAGATAGCGGCCAATCATCAACGAAATGCGACGCGATCCTTCCTTGTCTGAAATCATCTTGTCGCCGATGATTGGACCAGGCTGAACGAGAATGCTTCCGGCTACAGTGCTAGGCGCAGCTAACTGCAACAAGGCTTTGTGGCGTGCTCTGATCTCACGCTCGGAGTTCTCTTTCGCGTAGAACACAAGGTCGATACTGAAACGCAGCGCCGAAGTGCTCTCCCACACCTGAGCAGACTGATGCTTGAACTTCGTCGATACACCGGCTACCGCTGCAGCACCGGATACAGCTGCTTCAGCCATCGGACCGCCGAACTTGTTGGCCGCTTCTGCTACATAGTTTTTCGAGAAAGCTGGTGCCCACGACGAGCTAAAGTTGATATTGAATCGCTCAGGTAGAGCTGCCTTGATCGGGAAGACCCCTTGATTCAATTCAAGAATCTTAGAGTCCCCTCGAACACGCAACTCGACCTGGTAGTAGTCATGCACTACAGAGCCACCGGGACTTGACCCTGGCGGCTGTGCCGTACCAGCATTGAAGACTAAACCAGCCATACTACCTCCAATTAGACATGCCCGATGTTAAGCAGGACAAGTCCTAGATCGTTAATGTACATCGGCACTTCAGCCAGGGTAGGTTCACTCGAACCCCCGCCTTGACCGCTAGGTGCTGCTGCAGTCTGTTGAGCAGGAGGTGGAGCGTTCTCTACCGCTGCGATGCGCGCTGTCGATTGAGGCTCTGAAGGCGTTTGCGGGTTGACCATCGGCAATTGAGAAGGGCGAGCTTCGGCGACCGCTACATGGCCGACTTTAACATCGGAAGCCATCGGCGTCGTTGGGCTTGCAACCTGCTGAGGACGGGAAGCGGTAGGCGTAACACTGTTCAATTGCGCAGTGCGTGCTTCGTCGATCTTCCCTTCCTTCAATGCAACTGTCTTGCCGTTGACAGCACCTACTGCCTTTGCCTTCTTCTCCAGAGCCTCATCCTGAGCTGCAAGACGATCGTACTCTTTCTCTGCCCAAGTCTTAGGCTTGTCATCAGCCTTCATTGCAACCTTCGTACCTTCAGGAGGCGTCTCACCAGACTTGTAGCCCTTCTGAGCGAGCTGAGTATCCGTCGGCGTATAACCCTTCGCTTTAGCATCATCAACCTTAGCGGCCAACGTAGTCATCGACTGTGCAGCACCCTTAGCATAGTCAGACACCTTCGTGCCGTTAGCATCTGTCGAGTCCTTGCCTTTGAGGAAGTAATCGTTTGCACCACCAGTGCCTTTCAAGTGAGCGGCCTTGGCATACGCAGCGATATCAGCAGGAGTTGAATTGGCAGTCAGTGCGCCGCTCTTGTAGCCAGCTTCGATGTTCGCATTCGTGTACTTAACGAATGTGTCATCTTGCAGCTGCTTGTTCTTCAAGAACTCCTCACGCCCACCTTCATTCTTCCAGTTCTTGTTGTCGGCCATGAATTTTTCATGACCTCCATCCTTGTACCAGCTCTTACCCTGCTTCTTGTAGTCAGCCTTAGCTGCTGCAAGACGTTCCTTGTCGATAACTCCTTGGTCTGCCAGTGCATCTGCACCGAACTGATACTGACCCGCGAAGCCGTACTGATTGACGATACCGAGCTTACCACCGCTCTCAGTCTTCATCACGTTACCAGCATAAGCCTTCGTTTCAGAGTCGGACATACCTTTGAGGCCAGTCTTTGCAGAGAAGCCCATTGCAAGATCAAGAGAAGAAGCACTACCCTTCTTCATGTCGTATGCAACGGAGGAGCCTGCGTTCGCAACACCTTCTTTCAACGCACCACCGGCTTGGGCGAAGCCCTGTCCAACTTTGGTTGCTGTACCAGGAACGGATTTCAAAGCACCTGCAACACCTTCCTTCTGATAGCCTTCTTTAACTTGTGCTGCAGCGTTCTTGATACCGCCCCAAACAGCTGCGCCTGCATTGCGAATACCGTCTCCAAGTTTGCCACCAGCGTTCTCCACCATATCAGTGAAGTCGGTGATCTTCTCACCTAGTGCGCTGAAGGTTCCGGCTAAGGACGGGAGGATATTGTTCTGCCACTCGTTGACGAATGCATTACGCGCATCTTCACTGAAAGGCGTCATTGCAGTAACAGCTGCGAAGCCCAACACCTTTGCGAAGCGGCTTTGTTTAACAGCGTCGGCCGCACTTGAGACCGCATCAGAGGTACGGCTAACTATACCGTCCTTCTCATGCAGTTCTTTGTAGATATCAACGTTGTCTGCAACCTTACGGCCAAGCCATGCTGCTCCATCTGCAACGTGACCACCTAGTGAGGCTCCGTATGCTGCACCTGCGCCACCGCCTAATACGCCGCCTATCACACCACCCGCACCTTGAATCGCCAAGTGAGCTGCTGAAGCTGCCTTAGTAGCGCCATCACTCGTGCTGTCCATCAAAGTGCCTACGTGAGGAGCCGCATTGTACGCCGCGTCAGCACCTGCAGCCCATGGAGCAATACGACCAAGTACCGACACACCGGGAATTCGGCCAACTACTTCAGCAGCTTTACCTAGTGCCTGCCCACCAGTCCTAAGCAGGCCTCCATTGTTACTCACTCGACCCGCTACGTTTGTGGCGCCTTCAGCTACGGTGGTCATCGCCGAACGACCGAAGCCACGAGTTGCGTTCCAACCAGCCCTAATCTTTCCGCCGCGCGTAGTAGGAACACGGCTGCGTCCACGGCCTCGACCACCGCGGCGACGACGGCCACGTCCGCGATCACGATCATAGTCGTAATCAATATCGGGGTCATCACCGTAGTCAATCGGGTCGAAGATATCAATTGCCTTATCGAGGATGCCGCCCTTTCCTTGGCGGCGACGCTGACGGCGCTTCTTGTCCAGCATACGACCGAGAATGCTAGGCTTGTCGCTTCCAGAAGACTTGGATGAAGTGTCCTTCATATCCTTGCGCATCTTCTCGATAGCATCAACTATCGCCTTGCTCTGATCCTTGAAGATCGTATGCATACGGCTCAAGCCTTCATTGATCTGGCCATTGCCCTGCTTTTGAATCTTCAATTGAGCATCCGTAGCGCGCTGCTGCTTGCCTTCGTCTTTTGCCTTCTCACGACGCTGCTCTGCCCTTTGTGCGGTCTCTTTCGATTGCGCTTGCTTCTGCTGAAAACTCGCTAACTCTTTTGCAGCACGAGCCTCAACGCTAGCACGTTCCTTCGTGGCACGTCCTTCGATCTTAGCGCGTTGAGCATCCAGCTGACGCATCAATTCAGTTTGCTTCTTTGGGGAAGTTACAGGCGCAGAAAGCGCCCCTGAGGACGCTCCCTGGTGCTTCTGCAAAGATGCGGATAGGCGCTTGACGTAGTTCTCAGGCTTGTTTTCGCGTTCTTGACGTAATTCTTCGGATCGTTCCCTGCGCTTTTCAAGAAACGTTTTCTCCCTAGCCATGTCATTGCTCCAATTCTGTAAGTACCTTCGCCATTAAATTCCGGATAGCGTACTCTGTCTATCGTGATCCCGCCCGAGTGGGTTTGGCCGCAGCTGCTCTTGCGGCCAGTTCTTCCCGTTCCTTCTTATACTTCGAGTAGGAATACAACAGGGTTTTACTAGGCATGTCATCGTTTGGCTGCATGTTGCGAAATTGCGCCAGCTCATTCTGCATGTCTAGTATGGCCTGTTCGGAATTTATCGGAAAAAACTTAACGCGTCGATCTTCAGCGTGTGCGGAACGTTCTTGCGGCACCGGCGGCATGTGAGCTTAGTGGTCTCAACGATACCGTGAATCACCAGCTCGTTGATCGCAGCTGCATCGTCGAAGATCTGGCAGTCTTGCTGCTCTTCGAGGAATGCAATCTTGTCAACCAAAGTTTCGCACTTGACCGGCTGGCCGTTCTTCATGATCTCGTTGGTGGACGAAATCCATTGCGCAGCACCGATAATCAGTTGCAACTCCGGATTGGCCTTCGCTTCTTCGAGTTCACCGAGGATAGCCACACGCGGGAAATCAAACAGCGTGCTGCCCTCTTCGTTGATGCCCTCAAAGTCATCCTCAATACACAGGATGTCCACATCGGTCATGTGAATGATTTCGCTGTTGTGGGTCTTGCAGACCTCAACGTCGTATGCGTCTTCATCCTCTTCGGCAGGCTCTTCAAACGTTTCATCGTTGAAGATCAGCGCCTTTGTCTCTTTGTGGATCAAGACCGGCGAATGGCAGTGCCACTCAATTATGTAGGGCGTCTTGGGCATCGAGTGAATGCGCAACCACATCAGGATGTAGTAGAAATCGCCAATGGTCAGCGAGTAAGCGTCTTCGGTCATCACCAGGTCAACAGCACGAATCAAGTGGCTGTAGTCTTTGAGCATGGCAGCCTTAGAGATCAGGCGCAGCTCTTTGACCGTAAATGGGCGAACGTAGAGTTTCTTGTATTCATACGGGAAAAAGTTCGACGGCAGATTGCCAATGTCTTGATAACGTCCATCGGTCAATACAGCACGGAGTCCAGCTTCATCGTATTTCATTTTGCGCTTCGCTTTCTATCGGTGGAATTCGATTTTTTGATCGTCAACTGAGAACGTCTGGGACACCGTAAGACGACCATTATCGGTGTAGTTCAAACTCCAGTTACCTGTCTCCGCAGGCCAACACCGAATCAATGTCACAGTCATAATCGGATTGTTCTGCGAATCGAGCAACTGAACTTTAATGTCTTTCTTGTAGTGCGAGGGCAGCCTGTACAAGCCTGTCTCGAAATTCTTAACTTCGTTCTTCCAGCCGTCGATCCATTTTACGCACGAGGCTTTATCGTCCTCATAGAACGTCATTTGAAACGACGAGATGTCGTGCGGGCCAGGGAAGAAGTCGTACTTGCTTCCCTGGTACACACCCTCACCTATGCGGATATTTCTCCACGGTAGGTCCACACCTTCGACAAAGTTACCGGGTAATCCAAATGGCAAGTCCTCCGGGCACACCCATTTGAAGCTAAGCAGTGGATCGCTGCGTTTAAGGAGATCCTTGATTTGAGTATTTGCCATCTGAATTTACCCCGAACTATTAGTTGTCTTGACCCTTCAGCGTGTAGTGGTCGAACTTGAACGTGACGCTGAGAGTAATGAGCGAGGAGCTCGTACCGTTGAAATTGATGTCCGGCACAACCGACGGCCACATATTGTGGATTTCGTACTCACGAACAATCGTACCCTTGTTGTCGAAGATCGTGAAGTAGCCGTTACGAGCGTACTCAGCTTTGTACGCGCCGTGCTGGCTCTGGGTCGAGCGGCAGAAGTTGCCCCATTGTTCCAGCGTAGTCGTGATCTGAGCAGAACGATTCTCAACGTACTCAACCGTCATGTCGTGGTTGAACGTCTTGTTCGATGCGTACTCGAGCGTATGACCGAACACCTGAACTTCAACGGCGTTGATGGTCATACCTGGCTTGACAGCGGACTGGCACTGAACGCGCAGCGGTTGCGGGTTACCACCGCCCGGAACGTTAGGGATGTCCAGCAAGAAGTTATCCGACAGCATCGGATCGAGAACGCTTGCAGCGACGTCTCCCAGTGTTGGCTTGGGCATATTACACCTCCAATAAAAATTGATTAGTTACTGTTACCGGCCACGAAGCGTGCGCCAGTTTTCTGAATGATTGCGGTCAGATGGATACGCTTCGCCGGCAGTACCGGATCAATGTACACATCCATAATCAAGTCGCCATTGGCGATGGTCTCGGGCAGGTTGTTCGACGAATCGCAGATCACACCGAACGAGTACATACCACGCGCGTCCTTGATAGGCTTGAGGAAGCGAGTAGCGAGCTCCGTGAGCTGTGCTTGCAAGACCGGGTCATTCGGATCGAAGACCGAGTACAGTGCAGCGCGCGACAAGCTCTTTTCGAGGAACATCATCAGGCGGCGTACTGATACATTCGACAAGGCGGAAGCCATAGTCTGCAAAGTATCTGCACCCCAAATCTTGATGCCTGCACCTTGGATCACGCGAGTCGGATTGACCTGATTGTCAACCAGCATGTCACGATCACCTTGATTGTAGACGTGGCGTACACCCAGGACATTCAAGCGACCACGATTCATACCTGCAGGAGCAAACCACAGCTCGAACTCCTCGTCGGTACGTGCGTATGCACCAGCGATGTGACCACTCGGCGGAACGTACAAGCGAAGATCGTTGTACTCGTCGAGGATCAGATAGTCAGGAGCGTACAGAGCTGCATAGGACGAATCAGCCATCAACGTGTTACGACGGTACGCAATGGCGTCCGATACCTTCTGGCTGAGTGCCGGGGTGTCGAGGATTGCGATACAGTCCATGCGGTCTTCGCAGATCGCTGTCATCTTGCGCTGAATTGCCGGAACAGTGTAACCACCGTTAATCAGCATGTTCACGTCGATGTGCTCTGGATCGGCATACAGATCCCAGGCGTTAGCGATATCTGAATGCGTTGCCTTTGTGCCGTTCGTGCCGCCTGCGAGGGAGACCACATTCAGCGCATTGACAAACTGGTGCTTCGGGTTGGCCATAAGACCAGAGTGTTCGTAGTTCTGCTTGATGCGGATCAGCGACGAACGCTTGTTGATATGCTCTTCGATGTTCAGCTGCACACCGTACCCGTCAACCTTGAAGTCCAGGTGAACGAGGAACGATTCGAGCGCACGGTTGATACCGTTCTGGTACACATCAACGTAGAACGTACCGTCAGCGACCTTGGTGTTCGGGTAGATGTAAACCTTCAAGTCAGAAGTCCATGTGCCTTGGTTTGCACCGTAGACAACGAACAGCTCTTCCGGCTTGAACTCGTAAATCGTAGGGTCTGTCATACCCGCGGTGAACGAATCGGACTTGTTCAGCGAGTTCTCAATCGAAACGATTGCGCCACCATACAGAGCGTTCGGTGCAACACGAGTCACATACAGGCGGTTACCATGCTCGAGGAATGCAAGAGCGCAGTAGTGCATGAATGACAGTGCCGCATTCGGCTTACCGAAGGTAGCGAGGAATTGCTTTGTGCTGGTAATGAGAGTACGCTCACCTACTGGCCCTTTCGCACTCTCACCGACGATTGCAGCGATAGAAGAAGAGGCAGCGGCAACACGCTGGGAAAGGTCAATCTCCCGGACGTAAACTCCAGCGGAGGAATGATTTGCCATGTTTGCTCCTAAAAAGTTCTACTACGTTAAATTACGATTTACGCTAGGAGTACAAGTACGTTAAGCGTATCATCTTGCCTGCTACGGGAGACTTTACCTCGACCGAATCAAAAGACCCGTGCATGAGGAACAAGCCGTTGCAAGGGATATCCGAAATAGAGCCACTAGCGTTCGTCAGGGAAAGCAGAACCGGCTCATACGAATAAATAGCGACCACTGACTTGATGTTGTTCATCAACAGTGTCTGATTCTCAGTGATGTTGTAATCACCACTGATGAAATTCGAGTCACGCGATACCTTCGATGCGACTGCGCCTTTCAGCTGCTTGGCGCGTAGATGGATATCCGCAACCTCAATCTTGAACTCTGTTACTACCGATTTATCGAGTGGTAAGCTCTTCGTTGCTCGTACCATGATTAGCCTCGTCGAATGTCAGTATCGTCCTTCATTATGATCTCCATATTGAGCAGCGGATTGCCTTGATTGACAGCAGCTACGTCTCTGAAGAAACCGGAGTAGGTGTGAATAATCAGCTGCGCTGACAGCTCGACACCTGAGGGCGATTGCGTGTTGCTCGTGTCCGCAAGAGGGATCGAAGTGTTTTCAGGGACCTCAATACGAACATCAAAGCGGATCTTGTCCGTCAGCTTGATCTCGAATGAAAGCCCACCTATCTGAGAAAGCAGCACCAAGGACTCCGCCATAATCATGGCGCGCTCCGGCTTGTCATCAATGTACTTAAACTCGATACCGATGTTGACCGGGAACATGAAGGCTTTACGCGCAGTTGCTTTCGTAGCTCCATCTGTCCCAGCGTGCAAGCCTAGACGTTGCATCACACGATTGTTGTTCTGATCTTTAACACCTATCAGTTCCGACATTGAGAGATACGCATATGGGAACTGTGGCTTCTGTTGCTGACCAGCCAGACGGTCGATCTCGCGCTTGATCGTTTCGTCAGTTGCGATTAACATGTTCTTTACTTCGAGTTGCTTCTCAAGCACATTACGCACACCGTGTAACGACAGTAGGAGGATGCTCTTTTTCGCAAGCTCTTCAAACAAGCTGTTGTTAAGTGCCATAATTTATCCCCAAATGAAGACGGCCCTAGTAGGAATGGTCTTCCGTACTAGGGCCAGTCAGGTTACTGCTTGAGTTTGATAGGAGAACTGATGCCGCTGATTATCAACTTCGGAGTACCTTTGCTCTTGACGGTTGTACCGGAATCGCTTGAAATCGAGCTGGGCAGGATGCGTTCACCGCCTTCGTTGGGATCAATGTCGTCCGATTCCGATTCTTCATCGTCTTCATCGTCTTCATCGTCTTCATCTTCGGACTCATCTTCCTCGTCCTCGGAGTCTTCGTCCATGTCCTCGTCGTCCAGCTCTTCGTCATCCTCGTCTTCATCGTCAGAGCTGAGCGAAACGCCTTCAACATCCTCCACCGTCTCTTCCATCGAGGCCGCAATTGCCTTTGCGATCTTCGACATAGGCATCTTCTCGCCTGCGACAGCTTCATCGGGAGCATTAAGCTCTTCGCCGTCGATGGTCATCTTGTTCAGAGTTTCGAGGAACTCAGGTGCGTCAGCAGAAGACAGGGCACTGGCGAACAAAGCACCAGCGTTGTCGAATTGCTTGTTCTCAAATGCCACAGCGGCAAGCAGGAGCAAGTCCCGCGCAGTATTGGTTTTCATCAAAAACTCCTTCTGGATTCATGTGATTACTTCTTTAAGGCTTTCCGAAGCGCTGCACGGGCCTTGTCGATACGATGCAACGCTTTGTTACGTCTGTCCTTGTACTCTTGGTGCATCAGCATATTCAGCTTGAAGTCCGCTTCCACTTTGTCGAGATCATCGAGGGCATTCAGCAATTCGAGGGCGAGATTTTCCATGACGTTCCTTACTGCACACGGCGAGTGAATGGGGCGTTAGCGAGAGCGTCCATATCCTCAGACGTAAGTTCGCCCTTGAATTCATATTCGGATTCTTCCTCTTCGTCCTCAGCTGCAATCTGCTCTTTCTTCTCGTCAGTCCGACGAATAGAGATAACGAATAAGCGCAATTCCTCGCCTTCCTCAACTCTCTCAAGAGTAAGTTCGATACCGCTCTTGGTGATAACGAGTGCTGTATCTTCCTCGTCCTCAACGTCGAGTGCTTCATCGAACATCTGTGTGACTCGTTCAATATCCGCTGAAGTAGGTTCCCAGTCAGGAGTTCCTACCTTGATGTGGATAATGTCTCGCTTATTGTCATCCATGCTACCACCTCTCGAACGTAACAGCATTCTTTTAAGCTCAAAAACTTAAAAGAATGCTAGGTGCTCAACACCTAGCTGAAGAGATTAGCGTACCCCTCCTGGACCGTACTTTACGAACGTCCACGTCACGTCCGGAGCACAGTGACGCAGTAACTCGTGAGTCTTTCCCGGCTTCCAGTTCTTGATCGTCTCTTCCCAAATTTTCTTTCCATTCGGGATGGCGGGATCGTTCAAGATTGAAGTACTGCTCCAGGGAAAGTGTCCTCCAGGAACTGAGGCGCTAACGCGCATCCCTGAAATAATGTCCTTACGCTTGCTGGAATCCCATTCAAAGTGAAGACGAAATTTCTTTCCGTCTTTCTTTTCGCCTTCCCATACTTCGGCAACGTTTGAAGAGTTCTCCACGCTTAAACTTATCTTGAGTTTCATTTTGGAATCCGTATTTATCTAGGCTTTAGAAAAAAGCATACATGAATACGAACAAGGGCGGAGCCCTGAGGCCCCACCCTTGAGGTATTGCGAAATAATGGGAGCGGGATTTGCCCGCCCCGCATTATTAGACGCGCTTGCCCTTGGAGACCGAACGCGGATTGCCCAGCACGAAGCTGAACATCTCGCTGAGCAGCCAGCCGCGAGTCGTGGTGCCGGTGTCGGCGCCGCTGGTCGGGGTCGAACGAACGCCACCGCGATCCGTGTAAGCTGCGTGGTTCTCCGGCGAGGAGACAACGTAGATTTCGCCACGGTTCAGGACCTTCTGGTTCGGCTGACGGAATGCATCGGTGAGGAGCTGCATACCGATCAGGGTGCCCAGATGGCCGTTCAGTGCCAGGTCGTACTTGGTGACCGGGTCGAGGAACTGTGCGAAGTCCTGCGAACCGATAACGTCGGACCAGAAGTCGTTGGAGATGATCGCGGTCGTTGCCGGCAGGTTCCAGTCGGAAACGCCTTGACGAATCTGAGCCAGAATCTGGGTGGTCAGCTGGCCACCGATGTAGTTCAGCGGATTGGTGACGCCAACGGTCATGTCAGCGGCCTTCTTCCACAGGCGATCTTCTGCGACCATGATCGCGTCCAGACCTTGGTTGTACACGTCTTCCAGGATGTCACCGGAGACTTGTTCGATCTCGAGTTGCTCGACGCGGAGGTTTGCGTTGATCTCGAACTCGTCCGGTTGGAAGACCTTGTTACGGATCATCTGGTAGCCGACAGCTGCGCTGGAAGTAGCGACAACAGCGACTGCATCCCATGCCGGCATTGCGACACGAGCGATTTCACCTTGACGCAGGGTCTGGCCGACAGCGATACGACGCAGGAAGCCTTCGCGGTTGCGTTGCTCTTGCAGTTGCATTGCGATGTTGGCGCCGAGAGCTGCCCAGGACTTGCCCGAGGTGTCATTGTATGCTGCTGCCAGCACTTCACGACGCTCTTGCAGTTCCTTGGTGTACTGTTCGGACGATGCCATTGCGGACTGATACTGGGGAACGATTTCGCCTTTCTGGACTTGGCCCATCAGCGCGGTGATCGCTTGCACCAGGTCTTTGCGGTCGTTCGCATTGAACTCACCGGTGGAGCTGGACAGAGCGAGCGAACGGTCTTTGCCGAAACGCAATTGTTCAATCGGGTCGCCGTTCTTCAGAACGAGTTGCGCACCAGCGAAAGGGTTAGAAGCTTTCATGAGTTTCTCCTGTACTTCGATTGTGAAATGTGGTTACGAGATCAGCTGGCGCGATTAAGCAACCTGGATGCTGAGGACCAGGAACGGATTGCTCGCGTTCGGGGCATTCTTGACCACGACGTTCGGGATGTGGTCAGCTTCGGTACCAACGGTGAACGTACCTGCGGCGCCGAGCTTGGCGTACAGTGCGTCCGACCAGTCAGCCGATGCGTCGAACATATTGGTAGCGAACTGTGCGTCTTTGATCGTGCCGATCACGGACTGAGCCGTCGAGGACAGGCCACCAATCGGGGTGTCGCCGATGACGGTGCGTGCTTCGGTAACGGTCGGTGCGTACAGGAACTGAACGAAAACGTTCTTGCCCTTTTCGCCAGCTGCGAACACGAGGTTGCGGCCAACGAGTTGTACTTCACCAGCGTTTGCCGGTGCTGCGTTCACGACGGTCTTCTGTGCGCCGCCGACCTTAACCAGCAGTTGGCCAGTGATCGGGGTGCGCGGCAGTTCCAGAACTTCAGCGGCAGGGACAGCTTGGTCCATAACGAAAGGCAGAGCAGCCGGCGGGCTGTTACGGGACTGGGAAACGCCAGCGAACACTTCGCCGTCAGCGCCGGACGAAAGGGTTACTTTGGTTTCGCCGTCTTCCTTGGCGTACACCAGGGCCATACCTTCTTCCGACACGATGGTGCCGGACAGGACGTTCTCGTGTTTGGAACGAACGATGCGAGTTTCACGAAGTTGCAACATGGTATCTTACTCCTTGATAGGGTATAAGTTGATTGACGAATACAGCTATTAACGACGACGACCAAGACCTGCGACTACGCTTGAAATACGTGCGCCGCTGCTCAAGGATTCTTGCTTATCTTCTTGCTGTTCCGGTTCTGCTGTCGTTGTAGCAGAAGCGGTTACTGTGCCCATACCTGCCAGTCGATCTTCGAGCTGGTTGGAGGTAGAAGACGATTCAGAAGCACCCATGTAGTTCGTGCCCAGGATTGCCTTTGCGAGGCTCTCTTGAACTTCCAGCGGCTTTGCAACAATGTCGCAAGCCATTGCGAACAACGACTGGTGATACGCGTCTGCCGATTCACGGAACGCATTGTGGATAACCACTTCTGCGTTTTTCACGCCGACTGCACTGAGTGCGTCGAACAGTGCGGCCTTGACCGGATTGCCTTTGCCTGGGAAGAAACCACGATTCAGGCCGATTGCAGCGGATGCCATTGCCGAAAGCAGGCGCTCGCTGTATTCTTTCTGATCGCGTTCCAGATTGGACTTCGCTTCAGCAACTTGCTCGGCAACCTTGTCGTTGACGATGGAGCTGACCGAAACGCTGTGCTTGATGCCCTTGAAGCCCATATCGGCGAGAATGTTCTTCACGCCAACATGCTTTGCACCTGCGATGATCGCATGACCGAAAGCAGCATCGTTGAAGATGTCAGCGTTCTTGCCGGCGTCAGCTGCAGTTGCGATAGCAACAGGAGTACCGTTGTAGAATGCAGTCCAAGTTGCTTGGCCTGCGATGCTGGAGCTGAAAGAAACGTCCAGAGCTTTGTGAGCATCTTCACCGCCGTCATTCAGGCGTTGCAGCATGTCCACTTCGATCTGTTCGACTTCGGTCTGACCAGCCTGAGCCGTTTCAGCGGCCGGGGTCTCAGCAGCGGGAGTAGTGGTTTCAGGAGTGGTCACGGTTTCGCTTTCAGTTTGAGTTTCGACAGAAGCTTCAGCCGATTCGGTAGCCGGAGTAGCAGCAGCTTCAGGAGCAGCTGTCTCAGTGGTTTCCGTAGTAGCTGCAGCCGACGATTCAGACTCTTCGTCTTCATCTTCCTCGTCCTCGCCTTCTTCGTCTTCATCTTCCGGCAGGACTTCCAGATCCGACTCGTCTTCCTCTTCGTCCTCTTCCTCGGACTCTTCGTCCTCGCATTCGGCCTTGCTACCTGCAGTTGCAGGAGTTGCGGCAGGAGCGGCTTCAGTGGTAGCGGCTTGGGTCTGAGTTTCGGTTTCTGCGGTTGGCTCTTTCAGAGCGGACTCACATGCTGGGCAGGAGCTCAACGAAGCATCTTCGGAGAGGATATGTGCACCGCACTCGCTGGACGAGCAAACCAGGTAGTCGACTTCGACGGTCGTGGCTGCCGTAGCGATGCCATGACGTTGCGACTGGTAAATTTCGATAGCTTTGTCTTTCGAGTCAGCTGCGATTACCAGCGGAGAAGAATCGTCGTCCTCATCTTCCTCGTCGTCCTCGGACTCATCTTCGTCGTCTTCGGAATCATCTTCCTCGTCGTCTTCGTCTTCGTCCTCGTCGTCTTCCTCGTCCTCATCCGACTCTTCATCCTCGTCGGACTCTTCGTCTTCATCGGACTCGTCTTCTTCGTCCGACTCGTCTTCCTCCTCTTCTTCGTCGTCAGCCGACAGCGATGCATGCTTGTCTTCTTCGGATTCATCGGAAGCGATTGCAGTCGTGCAGGACGGGCAATGTTTTACCAAAGTCTCGGAATCATATACGATGTGAACACCGCAGCCTGCTTCGCAGCAGAAATGATTGGCTTCGACTTCACCTGCTTTTGCTTCAAACTCGAGGCTGTCAAGAATCGATTCGTCTTTAACGAGGTCGAGTTCGCCAGTCTGCGGATTGAACATTTCAGGGATTTTGCTGTTGGCGTTAGAGACAAAAGCGAGCGTCTTGCTTTGGTCCACGAACGCAGAAACACCCTTGCCCAAAGCCAGCAACCGATAACGGTTAACAGCCTCGTCCTTAGTGCTTCCTACAGCGACAATTCCATGAAACGGTACAGCGTTGGAATTACGCATAGTCAAACTCCTGTTGGGATTATCAATGACAAAACCTGTATTAAGGTGTCTGCATTAAATTGATATTTTCAAATATTTTGCAAGAAATCGTGATTTCCACAGGATCGCGCAAAACACATGAAAACGGTCTTTGAGTAACAAAACCTACAAACTTAAGGCTGGTTTTGTGGTATATTCGGAGTTGGCTAATCCCATAGATCCGAAAAGGAAACTGACGAAAACATCAGAGGAAGCGGCCTACGCTGCAAGGCTGAATTTACTTGTTCCAGCCAATAGCCTAGCCTAGGTGTAAGTGCGCCGATCTTGGCCGCAAGGGTTATATGTGGTTCGTAGGTCGGAAACGAATGCTGCGCACCGAGCTTAACCAATATATCATGTAAATTAACGAGTCCATCACTTTTCACATTCAAAACGAGATAGCCTACGTTATCGTGACCTGGCCAGTAATCCGCGCCAACTACACTGGCTGGAAATCTCTGGCACACAGCATCACATACGCCCAGTATTTCACTCTTCCTAACAGGAACCCGTGACCAGATAACTGTTATGTGAGCGTCGTCCAAGTAATCACCTGGCCGTACTGGGCATGGAATTTGTTGGAGGATCAAATCCGTTACTGCACGTTTTTCCTTACCCTTCACGGGAACTAGCTTCACGTACATTCCGGCATTACCGGAAAACCTCGAAAAGTCGATACTTGGGTTTTCCTTCAATCTTTGGCCCAAGCTAAACATTGAGGTCATGACTCCCTCTATGTCAGCTGTTTGACGTCTTTCGCTACCTCGATCAGTAACGAATCCATCGGTTTCTTGACCGCTGCGATGGCCTTGTTTTCCTTACGTGCTTGAATCAAGTTCGTCACATAAGGAGCGATTTCACTTTCCCATTCAGGGTGCAGGCGCATAGTTGCGAAGTGATCTGCCGGAATATAGCCTTGCGCCCCAATGAAGTTCTCAGCCCGAGTAAGAAGTTCATACTTCCATTCTTCTTGCTGCGCTAACTGGTGAGCTTCGTGATCCGGCAGATCCTTATGCTTACAGTGCGGTCGAACCCGCTTAATCAGCATAGTCAGGAAATCGAGTTCCCGCTCTGCTTCGTCAATACAGTCCTGTCCGTGAGATTTCATCAACTCGATTTCGAGTATATCTGCCTCCGCTTTCAGGACCTTACCTTTTGAGAACATACGCATCAAGGTGCTGCTTACGATGCGCTTTGCCTCCACCAGTTTCGCCTGAGCACGCTTGTCTGCCACCTGAGCGTTATTCAGTGCTAGCTGCCTTTCCTCTCGCAGTTCACATAGAACGCGATAAGCCTCGTCTGGCGTGTGCGTCTTTCCTACAAGGAAATAAAGCACCTGGAAACGTGAGTTTCGCCAATGCATGATGTACTGCCTTTCTTTTCGATTCGTATGTCAGAAAATTATGAATAGCAATCATCACAAACCGCCATGGCTGTCGCCAACCGCAGCGTGCTGACGAACAGGAGTACTAAGAGCAGTACCGGAAGAAACCGTGTTCGAGGCATACGTGTAGATATCCGTAGCACCTGAATAGTAAGGATCTGTGGCCTGCTGACCGCCGTTGATAACCGCGATAGTGGCATCACCTGTTCCAGCACGATACTGCAAAGCATTACCCAACGCGGTTCCAGCTGTAACAGCCAGGGTCGAGAAGTTGAATCGGTCGGTATAGGTTGAATACACACCGCCCGTATGGCCGCCGGCAAACAGAGCTTGATGCCCTGTCGAGGCCGCAGCCAAGCCATTACGTCCTAAACCGAGGCTCGTTGTCTGAGCTGCGCTCATAGAAGCGTAGGTCCACAAATCGGTAAAGATCGTACTAGTGGCCGTGATGCCGCCGCCGAATACGCCAACCAGTGGATTGCCAGCGGCTGCGAGCTCGCGTCGATTACGAGCCAGATTGCCGCTAGGGCTACTAGACTGCGACGCGAAGGTATACTTGTCGGTTGAGCCAAGCGGTGATCCGTTATAGCCACCACCCACAATGCCGATTTCAGAGTTGCTGATACCTGCGCCATACGCCCGCGCAACGCTGAGATTCGCAGTATAGTTCCACGCAGATGTAGCGAACTCGACTCGCTCTGCAATCGTAGAGTAATTGCCACCGAAACCGCCTGCTGCGATACCGTGAGTCTGATTGGAAATACCTGCAGCGCCACGACGAGCAGTACCCAACTTCGTGGCCGCAGTGACAGCGTGGTTATCGAATTGATAGCGTCGTACTGTATCTAAGTTGGTGTTAAAATAACCGCCAACGAAAAGCCCAATGCCCAACTCACCCGGGTTGCCAATTGGGATCAAGTTCATGATGGCTGGCTGAAACATGATAATGGACATTGGAACTCCGCTTATGTTCGTTTTTCGCCGTTGTACGGTTTTGCGTGACCGGCGTCAATCATTTGTTGGTTAAGGCTGACAGAATTATCAGGTAGATACAGCACAGCAAGATAACGGCCATACTTCTCTTTTTCGTCCTTGTAGGTCTTGATGATGATTTCGTCGTAGCCCATCAGTAGGCGTGCGAGGAAGGCTTTTGCGTCTTTGCCTTCCGGAGTATTCTTTTCGGGAGCGTTGATTCCGCTCAACCGACATTTCATTTTGATACGCAGATCACAACCTAGGTCTGCGTCGAGGATAACCGTATCCCCATCTGTGATTTCGACGACTACTGCCTTACGCACGTACTCGTCTTTTGGAACTCGCTTAGCCATGATCTATAACTCCAATGGAGAACAGGCTCGCACTCCTGAGAATGCGAGCCCGGTACTACTTAATCGACGAAGCTCAGGATCGCCTTGCCTGCGATAGGCATGGAGAACTTAAGTTCGACGGTATCGTTGTCCACCAACTTGATAAGGTCGGGGATGACCGATTGGTACGAACCGTCAACGTTCAGCTGGTAGGCTTGCACCACACAGTTGAACGAAGCCAGATTGTGTACCAGCGTCCAAGTGGACATTTCGCTACCTTCCGCCACATCGGCGATGAAGTGGCGAACGCCGCCTGCGTTGCCGTTACCGTCCAGGTTGTTGAGAGTCACACCTTGCAGCTGGCCATTGACACGAGCCAGCACTTGGCCGTCCGTAAGATCAATGAATTGCAGCTGACGAGGACCCTGACCGCGACGAACCGGGATAGATTCCAGATTGCCGTCAGTCGGAGTAAATGGACGTAACGGTAACTCTTGTTGTACAAACTGTTCAAAAGCTGAGCCGGCCATGTTACATTACCTCCTCGACTTCGACCTGGAGTGTACCCGTCGTGTTGGAACCAGCGAACGCCGCATCCGTCAGATAGAGGTAACCGCCAGCCGGGTTGTAATTGCCGTCCGCATCGGTGATCGTGAAACCGCCAATGAAGTCAGTGGTATCGGTACGACGAGTCAGATCACCAGAGGTGCCTGCGTACTTCGCAGTTACCTTGCTGAAGTCTGCGACCACGGTGCCGATTGCAGCAGTGCGCGAGAACGCTGCGAACGTCAAGGTACGGCGCTCGAAACCACCAACGGTGTAAGCTGCGCCGCTAGTGATAGTGCTGCCAACCACGTCTGCAAGGCCGGTCATCGACAAGCCGCTGAAGGTTTGTGCGCCATCAGCATCAGCATCGGTGATCGTGAGTGTGCGCGACCATACGTTGCCAGACAGAGTCCACGAACCACTGAACGTACCGGACGAAGCGTTGAGCGTCGGAGCCGATTTGAGCACTTGGTTCGGGGTGATGTTGACCGTGTAGGTCTTGCCGGCTGCGCTGCCCACCAGACGAGTCGGGTTGCCCGTGATCGTGATCGCTGCGGTTGCTGCTGCATCTGCGATGTTGATCTGAGCTTGAGCCGTCGAGACTGCACCGTTCGAGGCCTTGGTAGCCGTGATAGTGTAGTTGTTGACGTTGCGAACGTAGCCGCTTGTGCCGGCCAGACGGGTGACGGTCTTCGTAGCTGCATACGTGTTCGGGTCAGTTACTGACAAGTCCGAACTGGAGCTGTACACCACCGTGTCCGCATTGGTGATCGTAGAAGCAACTGCAACAGATTCCGTGCCCTTGATAGCCAGCTGAGTACCAGGGTAGGTAATCGTGCGAGCGCCAATGGTCGGATAGGTCTGGTTCAGCGTAACAGTGTTGCCAGACAGGACGTTGTTACCGTAAGTGCCAAGAGCATTACGAGCACGAGCCGAAACACGCTGTGCGCCCGTACCAGAACCGACAGTGAAAGTACCGCTAAAAGTACGCAGACCTGCACCAGCAGAATCCACTGCACCCAACGTCTGAGCAGACAGGGAACCGGCTGCACCGCCAGAAATGATTTCAACATAGGCCGCTGCATTAGGAACAACGCCCGATACTTGAACCACGTCACCGGACTTGACTTCAGTTTGCGAGCCAGGCAATGCCCCGATGGTGACAGAAGTCACGTCAGGGCCAGCCACTGCACGACGTACCGTAGTGGAAGTCGTAACGCCAGTGCTGGACGTTGCGGTCACAACTACGTCTTCGGTGATACCAGTCATGGCGAACGAACCGGTGAAGAAACGTTTGTCGTTTGCGTCTTCGGCGAGTGCCACGGTGCCTGGAGTACCTGGGAGAGGCGGAACCGTCGTGATGGTAATGGTTGGAGAATAGAAGGCGGAACCACCTTCGCACACCAGAGTCACAGTGACATTGTTAGTGTCGGCTGTACCTTCGGTGATGACCTTGTTTGCAGGAATCGTGTTGGGAGCATACTGCTTGTTCCCGACAATACCTGCGCCGGTAGGAGCGATGTTCGTGAAGAACACACCGCCACCACCCGCTGCTGCTGACTGCACTACCTGATCGACATACTGTTTGTTCACCAGATGGTCGTTCGCGGTAGGAGTGTCAGCGCATTCAATTAGACCTTGTACGCGCATTTTCAGATCCTATAGGGTTGATGAAACTGGGCAGGAGCGACCTGCCCTACTTATACCACACCGACCGATCAGAACTGTGAAGGGTTCAGCAGATGCGGACCGATCGCTGTGACGTAAGAGGGATTCGCAACGACGCTTGTCTCGAAGCCCACAATGTCGTGGCACTGGCGATAGGACAAACGGCCTTGCGGAGTTTGATACGTTGGACGACGCGGGTAGGTGTGTTCGCACGGCTTGCTGTTCATGCCTTGACCGACATGCGCGTTGCAGATCGAGCAAGTGTACGACTTGAAGTAGAAGCCTACCGAGTATGCATTGTTGTCTTTCTTGAGAATCGAGTTGACCAGCAGTGGATCCTTCGTGCGGTCATAAGCCATCAGCTCGACCAGCTTGTAGTAACGACCGCCGCCGAAACGCTTGAGCGGACGCAGAAACACATCGAGGATCACGCCCTTGGCTTTCTCGATGATCTTGTTGTCGTGTTCCAGATGGCAGGGCTTGCCACGGAATGTCTTAAACGCCTGCATACCCATTTCAGGGTTGAATTGCATGAACTCTTGCAGGGTCACGCTATCACCATTGGTATTGGGAATTTCTGAAAACATTACCGGAACAGGAACGAGAACATAGTCGCGAATGTCGGTGGACAAATTGTACTTCTTCGCAGCCCAGGGCAACCATAAGTTTGCCTCAATAGTACCGCCTTCGCTCATACCCGCTTGCTTTGCAGCCTGCTCCGGATCTTTGTACATCTCTACGGCTGGCTCACCAAATCCAAAACATTGGCTAATGAATTGCTCACTTACGTTTTTCATCTAGGGTTCCTCTTCTAGAAATCTTAAAGTCGTGTTCCCACATAACTATTAAATTATAGCCCAAGGATCGGATCAGATCTTCCCGTTCAAGTGTTTCCTTGTACAGGCGGCCAGCGGTTTTATTGCTAAACGGGTTTGGTTTTGATCTAGGTGAATGCTTCCTCGGATTGCCGTGAAAGTCGTCACCGTGAAATTCAAATACGGTCTTACTTAACGCATGGTATCCATCTACTCTAATTCGCGTTCCTGGAATGCGAAACTCTCCGCCCTTTCTAGCGTGTTGCACCTTACGCAACTTCCTACGGCGCGCTTCAGCTTCAATCCAAGCTATCGCCATTGAGGAACTTCCATTGCAGCATCCTTGACAACCGTGACCAGCTAAATGCGAATAGGTGTATTGATAGAAGGGTCCATGCTTTTCACAAATGATCTTTACCTTCGTATCTGAGTTCTTGTACTCTGTTTCTGAGTAGTCGTATCTTGAGCCATGCTTTTTCTTAGCGGCTCTAATGAATTCTTCCAGACTACCTGAACGATGCTTTGAAACTGATTCATACCCACATGACGGACAGCCGAACCCAGCTAAATGGTCACTGGGGGTTTGAGGAAATGATCCGTGCTTTTTGCAAACGATCTCAACCTTAACAGAATTCTTTCGGTAGTCTACCTTTCGATAGTCATATTTAGATCCATGCACCTCTACAGCCTTCTTTATGAAAGCCGGAGTCGAAGACCTTAACTTACTAGATATGGAAAGCTTCTTACACTCGGGGCATCCGCTTCCACCCAAATGGTTCGTAGGTGATTGCCAGAAGGCTCCGTGGCTCCTGCAAATTATTTCAACTTTCACGGCGGCGCCAAGGTAATCTGTCTTAGCATAAGAATATTGCGTCCCATGCTTTTCCTTAGCTCTGCCTATCCACTCTTTAGTGGTTATCACTTTAGGCATCTTATACTCCACACAGTTAAAGGGAATAGCTATGACAGTATCTGCAGTGTGGTGCAGAAGGGCTGGCCGGCCTTTTCCTGTCAAAGCTATTTTGATACTCTGTTATAGATCGATCTTGATCTTGATCTTGTTCGAGGACATTGAAGGATGCGGACTAATCTTCATTGTCGGGAAATGTTCAATCGGCCTGAGACCGAAGTAGCGATTGTCTTCAGACGGAAGCTTGTGCTTTGCAGGGCCACTTCCAGAAGAAGGAGTACCGAAGGCTTTAGCACGTTTACGCTTCGTTTCTTTCTTCTTCGGTGAGGTCTCGATGTTGATATTTTCGTCCTTTTCAGGAGGATTCAGCTGATCGTTTGTGCGCCTGAACTTAGGATTGTGCGTGATCGGGTTGTCACCGAAGTAATGAAAGTCACCATTCGGCACCACATTCTTCAATGTCTCCAGATCGCTTTCAGGTCGTGCGTAACCAGCGAGTGAAATTCTGATCTTACTCTTCATTTCTTTTTGCCCTGGAACAGATCGACGAAATCCTTAACGTCGTCCTCACTCCAATCCTTGGAGAACAGGATCGTGTAGTAATCAGGTAACGTCAGGCGCTTGGGATCGAGCATTTGCTCGTACTGATCTTTCTTTCCCGAACTGCCGTCCTTTAACGACAAGTAGCGGTACTCCTTAATCAGACGTTGCAGCAACTGATTGGTGCCCTCGGAATGCCAGTCATCGGAAATCAAATTGATCCCGTTGTCCAACACCCAGCGATAGAGCGGAATGAACAGACCTCGACCACGATACTCTGGACGCATGAACAGCGTCGGGTGGTAGAACTTCGGCTTGATACCGGTGCGCATCGTCTTCGGATCGAGCAACATGAAACCAACGAACTTGTCGGTCTTGCTCTCCACTAGATAAACACGATATTTGCTCTTCGTGTGCTGCACCAGGATGTGCAACTCAGAAGTGTACCCAACAGCTCGCCAAACGCCTGTGCCCTGCTTATAGGCTTTCTCACCCAAATCGAGCAGTCCCAGAAAATCCTCGTCGAGATGGCTCATGTCTCGAATTTCTGCACTAAGGCTGATCTTTATTTTCATCACAAACTCCAATAGGGGACGTCCCATTTCTGAGGCGTCCCCTATCTAAATTATCGGCGATCCTGCTTCTTCAGCAGCTTCGGAGAGCGCAGTCCAAGCTTGTCGATAAAGAACTCATTGATCACTTCGGGGTCGATGTACGAACCAATCGAAGTGCTCGGCTGAGGCTTATCACCAGAGCGATGGTGCAGACGATTTGCAATGTCAATCACCTGCTCTTTGAACCACTTCTCAACTTCAGTCTGCTTCGGCTGGTGAGACTTCTTGAAGGGCGACTTGGCGATAAACTCTTGAGCCATCTTCGTACCTTCAACCGCACGAAGGCTATGGACACGCATCGGAGTGCCTACGTTGCTCTTGAAGTATGTACGAGCTGCACCGTCACCGATTGGCTTACCTTCAATCGAGAATACCAGATCGTCCTCTCCCTTACCGTCGATCAGCTTCTGAACGATCTTCTGCACCTTCTTAGCTACTGTGCTGTTGATCTTGTACTGAGCGGACTGCGGTGTCAGTTTCTTACCGGTGTAATCGAACTGAATATAGCCAGACTTGACGGCCATGTGGCTCACGCGAATCGTAGACATGCCGTATGTCGGCTCGCCCTTGGTCGAATTGCCTTTACCGCCGATACGGGACGAAGTAGCCCACAGAAGCTCGAACATTGCAGCTAGAGCTTGAGTACGGAACTTCTTCGAGTCCAGATCCTTCACCCACTTGGCGCGATACGTGTCTTCCTTCTCGATGAAGTCTTTAACGTCGCTGAAACGAGCTTTCTTCTTGCCTTTCAGGAACTCAACCGTGCGATACGTCACACGATGGTCAGTACCCTTCGCAGCATAAGTGTTGTCAGAATCCGGATCGTACTTTGGGTTCATCGCCACTGTGCCATACGGCTGCTTCTCCAGCTCACGACCTTCAGCGGTGAAGTAAGTTTGTTCGGCGGTGACTTGAATACCTGGGAAGCCTTTGACGAGGTTGTGCGGGATGCCCTTCTTGTCCAGATGCTTCTTAACTTCTTCAAGATCGACCATCTTCTTACCGGATGCCCGAACGAAGTTGGTGATTTCACGATCACGAATCGCCTTCAGCTTCTTGTTGAGCGGGGCTATCTGCTCCATCAGCTTTTTCTTCTTTGGATCAGCAGCCAGTTCAGCACGTTCATCGTTGTTCTGATAGAAGCAGGTATCACGACCCGTGAGCTGCTTCATCACCTTGCGGATTTCAGTGGTGAGCTTGCTCAGATCGCCAGTGACTTCCTTGCCCTTCTTGTCAACCACAGGCTTTGCGTGGTCTTCGTCGAGCGTGAACGCAGCATGCAGCTTCGTGCTTTCGAGCATACTCACAGCCTTGTGAATACGCTTCCACGAAGTCGGCTTCGCGTCACGAAGGTTTGCGCCAATGTCTTTAATCAGGTTGTAGTACTCAAAGCTGATCTTGTTATCCTGATTGATCTTTGGCATCGCGTCTTTCATTGCATAGCCCAATTCATCAGCGTGGTCTTCGCTCAGATCACCTTTGACCACGAACGAGTTCATAGCTTTGGTGAACTCTTTACCAAAGCCGAACTTCTTGGCGAATGCGGATGCTTCCGATGCCCAGCCTTTAACATCGGCTTTGAACGAATCCGTCTTCTCACCGTTGAGGTCAAGCAGCATAACGAGCATGACCGAGGCGAATGCTTCTGCCTCAGGATGCTTTGCTGCTGCGAGTGCAATATTAAGTTTCATTTTCTTTCCTGCTTCTTATCCAGTGATGTTTTCAGAAGATACCTGAATCGCATTAGAAGGAACTTGTCCGATGTAGAAATAACCAGCGGAACGGGCGGAACCCTGCATAAGGTCATTCTGCGTGAAGAACACATCGCCGTTCATGACCAGCTTCGAGGTCTCGAATTGCACGAGCGTATGACTAAGCAGGTCTGTCTTCGAGATCATCTGGTGATTTGCTCGGAACAGATGCTTGTGCAGATCAGCACGAGCTTCTTCCACAGTGAGATGCAGACGGTATGGCTTGTCATGCTCAACTGCCGGAAGCCCTTCATGCAACATCGACGGCACCCATTCGTTAGGGGCCTCGAAGTAGAAGAACTCCGGAAGGAACTGATAAACCACAAAGTTCTGGTACAGCTCTTTCTCAGCTGGGATCGTGCGCACTGAACCTTCGTTGTGAGTGTTCGTGTTCTTGCCCATCGGAACTTGCGGAACGCCAGACTCGTAAAATCGACGCTCACGATAATGCGGCTCCAAACGAGACGGGGTGAACAGTGGTCCTTCAGGGTTCAGGAATTTCATGTACTCCTTAGGAACCTGCGTCCACACAATGTAGTCACCCCAGCGCTCTGCAAAGAATGTCTGCATCTCCTGGGTATCAGGAATTTGAAGGAAACCAAGGTAGTCAGCGAACTTAGATGAAGCGTACGGTTCGGTCATGCCCTTGATTTTCTGTAAGTCGATGTAGGAGATCAGCTTCTGAGCAATCTCAGGAGATAGTCCGAAGAACCCTACAGCCCGATCTATAATCGCCTGTAACATGGTTCGCCTTTCGATTAGAGGTGACTGAAATCTTTCTTGGATGCTTGTTCGGCAACGTTATCCGCGATTTCGCGCATCTTGGCTTTGAAGGCCTTGTCGTCACCTTTAACCAGCATTTCAGCAACTTCGTTGCCAGTGTCACCGGCCAGTTCTTTCATCAGCAAGGAGAAGAATGCTTGACGCGGGGTGTGGTGCTTCTTGCCTTTGGATTCGGAGACCTGAACATCGCCTTTGATAGCGATAGGGCTAGTGCTGGAAGCAGTAACGATGGTTTTCATGGAAATTCTTCCTTAACTGGATAGATTAGAGACGTAAGATGACACGCAAGACCTAGTTTTGCGTTATGTGGATAAATTACGATTTTTGAGTTTCGGCGAGGATGTTACGTGCCGATTTGACGCGCATTTCTGCGGTGTAGAAAGGTAAGGAAAGGGCGATACCCACTGAGGAATACCGCCCTTTGGATTACAGCTTTTCGATACGTTTAGCGAACTCACCACGTTGCATGGTGGCCACGCCCATCTTCTTGGCTTTCTCAATCTTCGCAAAGCTCTTCTGCGGATCATTGAAGACCAAAAGTGATGTGTCCTTCTTGACGCCTTCACCCATGGTACCGCCCTGCTCTTCGACCTTGGCCGCCCACTCAGGATCACGGAAGCCGGTGAACACAATGGTCTGACCGGAAAACGCATCACCCTTAGCTTTGGCCTTTTTCTTCTCTTCTGGCATCTTAGCTTCGATGCCCAGCTTGTCGTAGAATTCCTTGAAGGCGGGGAATCGTTCAGCAAACTGTTTCGACAAGACGTTGGAGAAGCCTTCGATACCCATAGCCATATCCGTCAACTGTTTCTGACTGTACTTGCCCGTCATAAGTTTCGGGAAAGCCTTGACCAGCGGGACTAGGCGTTTCTCACCAAGACCTTGTCCGAACTTACCGCTAGCTTCCATGAGGGCCGGGAGCGTAGCGTTCTTCAAAGCCGCATCCATGTTGTCGCGCATCTTCGAGGCCGTCTTATCCTGAATCCCCTCGATTGCAAGGAACTTGGATTTCTTGGCCTTAGCGATCTTGAAGATGTTGTCCAGGCCAGCATCATACAGCTTCTGAATCATGCCCTGCTTGACGCCATCAACACCGAGCTTCGTGAAGAAGTAGGTAATGCGTTTCACCTTGTTCAGGTCCGTCTTGACCGATTGCTTGATCTCGACTTTGTTCTTACCGTAGGTGTATTCTACTTCGGGCATCTGCGGGGTCTTCGCTGCCTTCAGTACCTGAACGATGTGTGGGATAACGTCACCTGAACGGGTAATCAAGATCTTCGCACCGGGGCCAATTGGCATGACCGGCATTCCCTTAGTGCGATCCTTGTAGCGATAACCGTGTTCGATGAAGTACGCATTGTGTCCGGTTGCGAACGTCACAGTCACACCCGCAAGACGCACAGGCTCAATCTCAACACGCGGCTTCAAAGTACCGTGGCGTGATTCTTCCCACACCACTTGCTTGACCTTGACTTCTACGATGTCTTCAGCTGCCGTTTCCTTGTAGGCTACAGCGTGATCGGGATTCGAGCCTTCCGCGAGAGGAACCTTCTTATCCAGAACAACTACGAGGCCGTCAATTGCACGCTTCGTCTTCTTCTTGCGTACTTTCAGGATTTTGCTCAACTGCTCAGGAGTCAGATCCTTGTACACCTTGTACGGCACTACGTTGAAGCCCAACTTCTTCAGCAGCTTCAACTGATCGCTGGGCTTGCCACGAGGTGTGAGGACTTCGTACACAACCACATGGACGTCCTTGACTGCTGGGTGAACGTCTTTGCGATTGGCCATGCCGGCCACCATGTTGCGAGCGTTCTCGAAGCCTTCCTTCTTGCCCAGCTTCTCTGTTGACCACTTTGCCTTGAAGGTAGCTTCAGGCATAATGATCTCGCCGCGAATGTCGATAGCGATCTTCAACGTCTGCGGAATGTCGAGATGCGGAACCAAGTGGGAAATATCCTGGCCCTTCATACCGTCACCGCGAGTAAATGCCTTGGCGACCTGTTTCGGCAAGTAGTTCAACTGAATCGAAACACCGTCTTCCTTGTTGGAGACAACGTAGGGTCCCTCGTGATCCATCAACCACTGAACTGCGGTAGCAGGCTTGATCTTATCGAGAGAGCCCATATAATGCTTGAGCTTGACCTTCGGTGCCTTGCCTTTGCCTGCCTGTACTGGGGCACCGATTTGCTTCAGCACCTTGGATTTCGGATTCAGGCGCTTCAGTTCCGCAGTGAGTTCGTCGAATGTTTCATCGTCGATCTTCATCCTCGTCTTAGGCATGTGGAACTCTGCGTCCAACAGCTTAAACAAAGCCGGATACTCTTTCGAGATATTGATGTTCAGGAACTTACCTTTGTTGTAGTAAGAATCTGCAGCCTGAGTCATCAACTCTTCTAACTGTTTGATAGCCTTGCCTGACGAGGACAGGCTTATCATTATTTTAGCCACTGGCTTTTTCCTTCGTTCTAGCACGATTATTCCTTTATAGGGACATTTGTACTTATTTACAGTTACGGGTCGAGTTCCTGAATGGCTTGTTCACCGAACGTCAGCACGATGGGCTTGCCGCCTAGTGCACCATTGAGGACCTCCAGAGCCGCATAAGCGTCTTCAGTACTAACATCTTTCTTAACCGTGATGTGCGGACGATACTCTGGGAAGTCAACGGTGTAGCCCAATTCACGCCAGTCTGCATGAAGCTTCTGAAGACCTGGGCTATCCAGTAGGCACACAAGATACGGCTTGCCGTTGTGACCATCCCATTTAACGAACTCTGAGATACGGGCGACGTACACGTTCTTGCTCTTCGCCTCGCCAGTTGCTTTGTTCAAGTTCTTGGAGTAGAGGACGGTGCAGTGCAGATCGTCGTAGTTCGGTTCGAGGAAGTCAACGAGCTTGAACAGCTCTACCAACTTGTCGTGCGACAGTCCAAGAGGATAGACTGCCGCGTAAGTGCCATTCTCGAATCCAGCAGATAGACTGATTTGAATTTTCACGATTTTCCTTTCTTGACCACGGTCTTCGTTTTCTTCTTCGGATCGAAGCCGAGCATACGTCGAACATCCTTAGGTGTACGCTCCAGCTCTTCGTCATCAGGATCATCATCAGTGAACTTCGTCCAGTCCACTGGCTTGCCACCCACCTTACCAAAGTGAGCATTCGGCAAATGTTTCTTCAGGTTGCTTGGCATGATAGACCTTTACGTGCGATGAATGCTGTGAATGACAGCGTTCAGCCATTTAGGCATCGACTGATGCAGAGCATGAATTTTTGGGATGCTGTCGAGCACCGGCCGGAAGTAAGCCGTGTCCGTCTTTTCTTCCGTATAGGAGACGCCACCATTCGGGCCAATGACTTGTGCGTTCAGGAGCGGAGCCGGTGACAGTTCCTCGTACTTCATTTTCGCCACGTTACGGAAGCCAAACAGGAGTTCAACTGTCCAGTCTGCATCGACTGTGTGACGATACACCCAGACCTTACCTTCTTTGGTTTCCTGAGGGTAGACCTGATCACCACGATTCGAGTCTTTAGCGATCTTGCGAAGAGTCTCACGCAACGTCATAATCATTTCTTGCTGCTCTTGCGTGGTACGCAGACGGGCACCGGCCTCAGCACCAGCAGAAGGTTTCGGTGGACGGGTAGCACTCAGGCTTACTTTGATCTTCATGGCATTCTCCACTCTGCAAATACAGCTGGACTGATGTAGCTTTGCAGAGCAATTGTTGGGGTGTTACCGAGCTTGGCAGCAACCTTCTTGGCCACCGCGAGCACCATCTTGCGGTACTCTTTCTCGTTCGCCGGTTTCTTTTCGGACTTACGCACTTCGTCCAGTGCGGTGGCGGTACCCAAATGAGTCCGGAAGTCCTTGGTCTTGAAATGCCCACCATCGAGTGTATGGGTATAATCAAGCAACTTCTTCTCGTTCAAATTCGGGAACAGCTTTCCGTCCGGGCCGGCTTCCTTGGCACGACGTTTCAGCATGTTGATCGCATCTTTGTCATCGACCTCGATATTGAGATCAACACCCTTCTTGCCAGTGAAGCGCAGGAAGACCTTGCCGTCCTCGATCACAACATGCTCGCCTTTCAGATTGGAAGCGCCGTATGCTTTCTTTTCAGCACCGGTGTCTGCGTCTGATCCTGGACGAAGGCCGGTCTTCATAATCAGCATCATGCAATCAGCACAGTCCTTCTTACGCGGAGTCTTAGAACGTCGTGCCTTCTCGTTCTGTTCGTGAATCGCATCGAACTCTTCAGCGAGTGCTTGTACACGAAGGAACTTGGCTTCAGCCTGAGTCTTCATGAAGGCATCCGAATAGATCGGTTGCAGACGTCCTTTTGCATCACGCCCGGTAACGAGCAGGTCAGCATTCGGATCGGGATTGATACGCACATCACTCCAGCCGGGTGGAATGCCCAGCTTCTGGATGTGCTCAGGCAGCGGAGAACCATCTGCCATCACGCGCTTCCCATCCACGACTTGCGTTTCATGTTCAGGACGAGCTGCGCGACGGCTCTTAGCGTACTTGGAGTTAGGATGTTCCGTAACGTACTTATCCTGCTCTTCTTTGGTCAACTCCTCAAACCAATTCTCGTTTTCTTTTGAAAGTGCGATTTGGATTTTCATAATTCGTATTCTTGTAAGCTCAAAACTCTAACGACCTCAATAGGGCTTTCAGAATAAGCGATAACTTCCTTCTGACCTAGGTAGGCATTAGCCATCTCGTCTAGTTTAGCAACCATACGATTACCCGGCAATCGTTTTTTAACAAACGGAAGCACGCGCTTTACTACCCAGCTACCATTCACGACTTCATGCACACGGTCTTCGACCTTCATAACGTAGCAGCATTCATAGCCATCAAGAGCACCTATCGAATCCGCTAAGTCTCTCCAGAATGCTTTTCCCGTACCGAACGTAAAACTCAAAACACGATTCGACTCAAGCGTCATCTTTTCAGGAAGAGGTGTATAGGAACCTATTACTCGGTACAGAGGCTTGTCAATCGGCACGTATGGAACGCTGTCAACTAGTGGCTTGAGGATTTTCTGCACTTCCACAGGATGTCTATAGCGCTCGTCTAGTCTGTATGACCCTTCAAAGAAGGAAGACAGCCAATCGCAAGCTCTATCTAAAGCGATATCTTGTGAGGAACTTAAACTGATTTTGATCTTCATTTAGAAACCCTGTTTTGCTATCAATTCTTCTTTGCCGAAACTTGTGTAGTAGTCGGTAGCCGACATCCACACTTCCTTTTCCTGCGCTTGCGTTGTCTTGATCTTGAACGTGTCCACCAGCTTCGAGAAGTCCAAAACGAAATCAGCTGGTCGCAGTTCTTTCTTGAATACCGCAATCGCCTCACCGGACTCCAAGTCCTTCACCGCGTTCAACGCAATGTGTGGATCAAGAGAATACGGAAGTTGTTTGCCTTTGCGTCCATCGAAGCCATTCACGCGACCTTTGAGGCGACCTGACCGATCAAACTTCTTCAAGTCCTCTTCGGTCATAATGACAGCGCGATAGATACTCTTAACCCTGGGTGGTGAGCGGAACTTGTCTGCCAGTTCGTGCTTGGTAATCCTCGTCATCGAGGCGGTAACGTCACCGAACATATCGAGATACGTCTGCACATCGGATTCAAAGTTCTCGTCGAAGTCGGGAACCAAGGTTGCTGCCACCGCGTCCATCGGCACCTTGTACTTTGCAAACAGCTTGTGCAAGTAATCGTCCTGAGCTTTCGTTAAGGTCTTACCTTTGCTCAACTGTTCGCCAATGTTCTTCACGAACTTGGTATCGTAGTCATTGAACTTTGTATGGTGCATCTTCCACAGGAAGCGTGTTCGTGGGTACAACGTCTTCGGGTCTTTCGAGACGTATGCCTGCTCCTTCGTGTATGGAACGTGTTCTTTGACAGGCATCGCATACCGATACTTCGCTGCGTTCTCAAACTCAGCTGGCTCGATGTGGATGGTCTTCAACGTGCGTCCTGTACCTGCAAGGCGTTGCTCGATTTCCGGCAGCTTGTGATACGGGCTAGTGACGAACACCAACACGTTACCCAAACGCAGACGACGCAGTTTCTCCGGTTGCCAATCCCAGCCTACAAAAGACTGTTTCGACAAGTAAGCAATGTCTCCGCCGTTATCGCTATCTCGTTCCTGATGCGGGACAAGGATGTACGAATCAGATGGGTAATCAATGCCCCAAGCGACGGGTACCTTGAATACGTGAATCAGACGCTCCTTCTCAGGTACCCAATAGAAGAAGTCCGGCTTATTCTGTGGCGCAGAAGCTAGCGCAACTTTGATTTTCATGGTGTTCTCCAAAGAGGCCCTGGGATGAAATGTCCCGATTGAGCTATTACACCGTTGCTCAAATGACCTTCTAGTTCTTTGCCGATGTCTTGTACTTTGTAGGGTGGGAAGAACAGGTGAACCAACACCTCAACGTCACCACGTACTGCACGAATAGCCTTTACACGATTGAGCCCTTCGTAATCTCGGACCTTTGCATCGTCCCAGATCGGCTTCATTTCGTTGCTCTTCAGTTCAATGTCGATCCAAGGGCTCGCAATGGCGTCACCCTTTTCAATACTCTCACGATAGAACTCTTCAGTGAGCGTCTCCTTGTTATCGACAGGGAGAACCAGTTCGATGAAAGTATTGGCCTTCATCAGCACGGTCAGACCAACCGCAGCTTCCTTATTGCGTTGGGTCGTACCGTAGCCAGCTTCCTGATCGTAGCGAATGCCATACACGAAGGCTTCTTTCGACAACGAGGTAGAGAATAATGGAATTTTGATCTTCATGATTATTGCCAGAGTGGACCACGAACGAAACGACCATGTTGCCCTTTGATGCCTTTACGCAGCCCTTCGATCATTCCTTCTGTGAGGTGTTTGTTATTGTCCAAATTACTGAAAGTGATGTGAACAAGCACGGGAACACCGCCGTGAATATCGGATATGGCTTTCATGCGATTGCGTCCTTCGTGCCCCGAAATGTAGGCGCCGTCCACAACCTTGTCACGGCCGTCTTCACCCAGTTCAATGCGCAGCCATGGACTTGCGATTGCACCACCGTTTTGAATATGCTCTTTGATGTGCGTCAAATTAGTTGCCTCTGCGCTACCGATCAACAGAGGGTAGCACAAATCAAGGAACGTACTCGGAGCCATCAACACCGAGAAACCCTTATGCCCCACTTCCTGATTGTGCGGTATGGCACCGAGACCTTTTACTTGATCGTACTGGATACCGTGCAGCTCGTGGCGCAGAGCACGGTTCAGAACTTCAGCCATAGTTAGGAAACGGCCTTGACCGGGCTTCGTATCAGAGGAGAGGGCGATTTTGAGTTTCATGATGTTCTAATGGGAATGGGTGACCCCGAAGAGCCACCCAAGTTTCTTAATTGCCGGACTGCGCATCCTTGGCGTCTGCCTTCATCATAACGGCGTCTGCTTTGTGCTTGTCTTTGAATGCAGTCAGTGTACTGAGTGCATCATGCCACACGTTCGAACCTGCAGACCCCAACAGACCTACGATCAGGATCGACTGGAGGAACGGCAAGTCCTTCAGGAAGATGATTGTGTCAGGAGGATTCAGTACAGCAGCGAGCGCTGAAGTGGCGAACGTGATGCCTTGCAGAACAGCGACACGTACTTTTTCGTTTTGCAGCTTGTTCAGATCAACAACTGCTTTGATGGACGCGGTAATGCGTTCAGCAACAGCTGCGATCAGACCGAGATACACAACGATTTCAGTGATAGACGATTCAAACATAGTTACCTCTCAAGTTATGCTCAACTAGAGCAATTCGTTACTACTTAGGACGGTATCCTTGCTCGTCTTCATCATCGTACCACGCGACGATCTCTCCATTTGCGGCGTTGCGAATGATGTTCAGAGGAGGATCTTTAACGTCGTTCTTCACATGGATGTGCAAACGTGTCTTCACATACTCAATAAAATCAAGAAGGTCTTCACCATGAGTATTGGGTGGATGACGATCCATGAAATCGTCAATGTCATCTTCACGTTTGCCGGAGAGTGCGATTCTGAGCTTCATAAAAATCTCTGCTGATTAAATGTCCAACTTGACCTTACCTACGATCACGTTAGGATGGAATAGCGCCATCGAGTTGCCAGTCGGCCCTTCGACAACGTACATGCTGTCATAGCTAAGATCGACCAGATAGTCTCTCAGCCTTTCTACAAACTCAACTCGCGGCACTCCGGTATGCGGCCAAGTAAGAGCCGGATCATTGATCGTCGGCAGCTTCAAGTCCGGATTGCTTTCACGAATGACGTTGTAATCCTCTTTGCACTGAGGCTTGCGCAAATCGAAGATGTGGCGAGGGTTGACCGTAAGTTGATGGATAGGAATACCCATCTTCTTCGCCATCATCTTGGCTTTCGCAGTTTCAAGATCGTCAGTGACGACCAAGAAGTTGCTGCGACGCAATTCAGCAGCCGGGTCATAGCTGACGCAGTACACTGGAGTGCTGCTCATACTGCGATATGACTTCGGGATCGGCAAATCCAACCAGCTGAGGTCCTCGTCGATCTCCAGCTCATCAGGCGTAATCAACTTGCCGCCATGCAGGACATGTCCGGCTGGCACGGGGTCTTCATCCTCAATTGTCGGACGTACCTGCACCTTGACCTTTGAGGGCTTGGTAGTCTTCTTCAGTTCCTTCTCTTTCTTCACCGCCAGCTTCTTCGATTCAACGTCAGGCTGTACCGGCTTAGAAGGCTTCGCAGGCTTTTTCGGTTTGGTCAGATCGACCTTGATCTTCGTCGGCTTAGTAGCTTTTACCGGATCACCTAGATCGGACTGCTTGATCTTGCCCTTGTATTCCTTCGACCGATCCATGATCTTATCTGAACGAGGAATGTCGACCTTGAAGATCACATTAGGCATCTTCAAAACCAAGTAACGATCTTGGGTACGTGTAGCTTCTTTCACGCCATACAAGTCACCCTTGCTGAGCTTGACCGATCGTCCTCGTTCATCGACGAGCTTAACGCCTTTGTCACCCGTGTACTTGTGCCAGGTGTAATCCTTTACTTTGAAGTGCTTGCCCGTTGCAGCAAGCGCTACCCCTTCTACGAGTGTTCGAGTCAACATGGTTCTACCTTAATGGTGTACGTGGACGTAGTGCATATGGTCGTTGCCGTCCGGATGCTTGTCGTCTTTCGTCAGCTTCTCACCGTTCAACATCTGCGTCTGCACTACTGCTCTGTTCTGTTTCACAAGTGCTTGTGCGTCCTCAGAAGTCATGTCAGCAATATGGGACATGTCCTTCACTTCATCCCAGAATGCCATGAACTCCTTGAATGGGAAGTTATGCAGATGCGAGTAGGACGAGCCCAAACGTCTATGTGTTAAGTCCACGACGAGGCCGTGAATCTTCACAACACCGTGCGAAAGCTCTTTCACCACACAGCTCTCACCGTGCTTCTTCATGTCCTCAAGAATCTGAGGAGAAGGTGAAGTAAGACGTTTGCGGAAACCGTAGCCCACCATCAGTGCTGGGTAGAAATCCTGTGCTTTGAGGAACTTATACAAGGCACGAGTGAGCGAGGCATTAGATTCGCCAGCGACGCCGGAATTGGTCAGTGCTACCTTGGCGACCGGATTCTCGTCGATGAAGTAACGCACTGCACCTGCAAGCGAAAACGCCCCGCATTCACAGGGCGTACCTCGTCGCAGATCTACACTACGTTTGCCTTTGAGGTCAATGATGACCTTGCTATAGCTAGTGTACATCTTGTTCTTCCTTATTAAACGTGTACCGTCTTCGGCTTCTTGTTGAAATCGCCACGAACATGGGCGGCTTTCATTGCACGGACGATGTTGAGGTTGATCTTCTCGTTAGCTGCCTTCTGATTGCGAACGTATTTGGGCTTGCCAGTCTTCGACGATGCCTTCACTTCACCGGCTTCACCGAACTTACGGCTCAACAGAGGAACCTTACCTCCACGCGCATGAACAGCCGAACGTGTCTTGCCAGAAGGAGCATCCGAAGCCAACGCAACGAGGGCGCTTGCTGTAGCTTCTTCGTCGCCCTCTTCCGCAGCGCGCGGGTTGATCGCCTCCAGCTTATCCAGGTAGTCCTTGATCTTCTTGCGTGTTTCAATGTCATCATCCTGCTGGCGCAGCAAATCGTCGATGTTCAACCCACCTGCAGCTGCCATAACACGCAGCGGGACTGGGACACCCTTCTCGGTCATGCTGTTGAGCATTTCGAGATACGCCGAATCGCCCTCAGGCTTCAACTGTTTTGCCCAGTGAATCGTCGGGATCAGCAACTTCGAGCCGTCATTCAGCCTGAACATTGCGTCTTCCGGAGTCATCTCACTCATCAAGTTTTCGCGAATGGAGACCTTGCCCTTCGATGTAAGCGTGTAGCCATTCAGCATCGAAATAAGCGGGAACAGCTTATCGTAGAAGAGCTTGCGCGTCAGCATTTCACGATAGGCACGCATTTGTTCGATGAAGACCGTCAGCGATGTGTCTGCTGTGTTGTAGTTGGCATCGCCACTGAGGAAGCCTTCCGAAATTCCCAACGCACGAAGCTTGTGCGCGAGGACAGAATCCGCGAAATCGCCGTGCTTCCAAAACTCACCGCCTTGGCGAAGTTCCTCGACCGACACGCCCAGACGAGTTGCAATGATCGCTCCCAGCGGGTCGCTATCGGCGTTCATGAACAGGTCTGTAATGAATTCCAAGTCCTGTACAGTCGGTGTCCACTCCTCGCCGTCGCCCAGAGAGATATGCATGATGCCCCGTTGACGGCGAGCCGATTCGATCAGCGTGCCACGGAACAAGTTCTTTTCGATCAAGTAGATAGGGAGAATACGGCGGAAGTACGACGTACCGGAATCCGTTGTCGAGAACGTCTTACGCGGGATGTACATCGTGGACAGCGGATCGAGTTCAAGCGTACCTGAAGTAATCTTCTCGATCACGGTCTTGCCGATCTGTTCCCGAATACGCTTCATGCGAGGCGTATCGCGTTTGAGCAGTTCCTGCACTTGCTCATTGAACTTGACAGTAATGAAAGGGTCTTGCGAATAGAAAGGAAGGTTCTCGAAGGTCAAGTTCTCGATAGCATGAGGCATGATATCCGTGAACAGCTTCTTCTCTTTGTTGTACAGCAAAGACGAGGTATGCGCACCGAGTACCAGATAATCAACACTGATTTCCGGCAACAGGGTACGCAATGACAGACGTTCGAGCGTCTCTGCGAAAGTGTTTGCAATCTTTGGATCGCTAATACCACCCAGGGTGAATTCACTGAACGGCAAGGATGAGATAAGATCAACGGCCGATCCAGCTACGGGATCGTGGTAGTACATGTCTCGATACAGGCGATGAAAATACGCTTGTTCAATCTGAGGCGTGATGCCCGTCAGCATCGGATCGAGATCGATGCTGATCGGGTTGTTCGACATGCTGGTGTTCTGCATACCGTTGACAGGGCCGGAGCTCAAGCTCGTGAACGGCGCTGCACCGCCTTGCTCTTCACTCTTGGTCTTTCTCACTGCGCGTGAGTTTGTGCCTAGCGACGTGTTACGTGCTGGCTTGTCTGAAGTGCCTACAGCGGGCCTCAGACCAAAGGCCACATTAGCACTCTTCTTAACCGTAATCATTTCTATCCCTTTGCTTTGTCCTACTTAGTCAGTTTTTCGACAACTGCGTCCTTGGCTTTTTCGATGCTCACTCTGCGATGCAGTTCTTTCAGACCGCACTCAGGACACAGGCAATCAAATACGAACCTGTAATTCGGATCGTTGTCCATCTTTCTCGCACGATTGTCCTTCTGCGTTTGCTGGTCAGTGCCGAGGACACCCCAACGCTCTACCTCCAGAAGTCCTGCACGACTCGGATGTGGGTCCCAGACTGGCTCGCCCATGTGCCCGACAATTGCATGGTGCGTGTGTAGACGACCGGCCTTACGGTGCTCTTCTGTCCGCACTGTTGGGCCTGCAAGCAGGTGGAAAGGATTGGTTGGGCGCACACCGCCGAACTGATATCCATGAATCTCGAAGTAGCACAAGCCGTGGTGCTTCGACAAATACCCGTTCAGCACATTCATGTAGGAACCCCAGCCTCCGAAGAACTTGTGATTATCAAGAACTTCGATCTCGTGCTGGGGTGGAAGCTTCTCTGGATCGATTTCCAGAATACAGGCAATCACGGTCTGCCAACAATTGCCCGGAGAGAGATTTGATTGCGTGTATTCTTTCATGGTCGTCTTAATAGTGAAGTTTAGCTTCGAGTTGTGCTTTCGCCTTCGTGTATTTCACAATCTCGTCTTGATAGTGTTTCTTCTTCGCAGCGCGTTGATCCTTGTTCAAGGACTTGTTGCCGGCCAGGCTTCTCAGGAGCTTGCGATTGCCGCTAAGGATTCGCTTAACGGTACGCAGCTTCTTCTTCAGGATCGACAGTTTGTCTGCATCGAGCTTCTTTGCAAGAGCTACTTTCTCCGCTACCGGCTTTGCCTTAGATTTCGGGTCGGCCGATTTCCCGAGCTTGAACGCCTTTCCGAACTTAGAATTCGGGTGCCGTTTCAAGTAAGCGGCCTTCTGCGTCTTGGTTAGCAGCTCCCACCAATGGACGCTCTTTGCAGAGCTCTTCTTGGTGGGATTCAGCAGCTTCTTTTTCTTAGCAGCCACTTCCTTGCTAGCCTTTTTCGATTTATCGCTGGCCATGATCGGCCTCCGTTAGACGCAGGGTGTGCACTGGTCATCCGGCAGCGGAACAGAAACGCGATCTGCCTGACAGTAGAACACGGTGTCGTTGTTAGCGATAACCGCACGGGTCATCGTGGTCTTGCACTTCGGACAGACACCGACTTCTTCGTTATACAGTGAAGCGGTTGCTGTATGCCTCGCCTCTACGTCCGCTGTGGAAGACAGGGCCTCCAGCGGATTGAAGATTTTACGTGGTTGGTTCATGATTTCCTCGAAAGTGAGTACTATGTTGATTCCTCAAAATTACGATTTCTTGCGTTAGCGAGCTTTCTTAATGACACCCATCGCCTGCGGGGAAACCGATTCTGCTGTAAGCTGGCCACCGCCTCTGGCGCTGCCACCGCCCGAAGCACCGCGATAAACCGCACCTTGAGAGATATCTACGCGGCTCTTAACCGCGCTATCAGCCTGATTAAACAGGTCTTCGTACTCGGGATTCAGCAGCATGGTGACCGCAAGCATTGCCGCCCGCATCAGATCGTCAGTAAGCTGGTCGCCTTTGATGACCTGAGAACCCGTGTCTTGAACTGTCAGGCATTGCAGGATGAAATGCTCTACCGGCCTGCCCTTGAAAATCTCAGGATACTTGGATTGGTCATATTCAAGAATCTGCTGCATTTCCCATTCCGGTTGTGGGAAACTCAACTGATTGTCGAGAACATAGGATTTGAAATTCTGCATGTCCGCGTATTTCAGCGAATACTGCTTCGTCTCAATATCACAATCCTCTTCTGCATCGGACAGAATCTTCAAGGAGTTCCAACGGTCAGCTGCCATGAGTTTGACGTTCCGGTCGTCAATGATCGGGACAATGATCTCGTCGTAGATCTTCCTGTAGTTTAGAGGGATACCGGGAAGGGGCATTACCTCAGCCAACAGGGCGATATGCGGGAACTTGTGATCCTTGAGATATGCAACACAGCACGCAAAGCTGTTATTCGAGTAGCCTGCGTCTATGCAAAGAACACTGGGCTTGCCCGAAGGCTTCATCTTGTCGATTTTGGCGAATCGAGTGGTCGTTCCGTCCTTGGCCTTCTTTTGAGCGTGGCTGATCTTGATCGGATTCTTCTTCTCGCCGATACACTCTTCAACTGCTGCCTGACTGCTGATAAACGGATTGCTGGTGAGAGGAGGTTGTGCTCCATAGTCACGCATCGCCGCGACAGGGTCTTTGCGGAACTCCTCTTCTAGCGCCTGACGCGAAACCGTGGGGTTCATTTCCCACGTAGGCTTCACCACACCATAGATCTTTTTGGAACCCTGGGAGGTACGAACCAACTCCATGATCTTATCGCGCACCGAAGACGGAGACGAAATGTTCAGGAAGTAACCAGTCGGCACCATGTCAAAGCCGCGTTCAATCAACTTGTCTGCAGAGGCACGGACGGTAAGGAGAGAACGCTCCAACGCGATATAGACCTCGTTCGCGTTCATCTTCACGTTTTTCAGCGCCGCAACGTCATTCGGGAACCAGCCCAATTCGTCGATTGAGGCAAAGAAGCGTGTACGACCACGAAGTGTACGTTTATCCGGACCTGCGGGATAGACCAGCAAGCGACGGTGACGATACATGACGAAGGTGTCTTTCAGCTTGACCAGCTCTTCGCCGAAACGCTCACCAGTCTCAATAAGCATTTGATGATACGTGGAGAACCACGGGCTGTCAGTCAAGTGACCGTAGTACGGCTCCCACAGAGTATCCTTAGCCTGCGCATAGGTAAGAGCAGCGAACGTACCGTGAAGCACGTTCGCATTCATTAACCCGTACACTTCGTTTGGCTTTTGCAGCTTGATCTGAAGGTGGGTCAGGTACGAAGCCATCATACCCAGCCATGCGGACTTACCTGAACGTTGGCCGGCGGAGATAGCTCCTTCGTAATAGAAGTTCTGCTTGCCCTTCTTGACGTAGTGCGCACGGCCTTTCTTGCAATGCGGGCACACGCCTTTGTCGTACAGAGCAACCTTGCGCTCGAAGGTATTGAGAGAGTCATCAACCTTATGGGTGTGATCGAACCACTCCATGTCAGTACAGTTCGGGCAATACTCTGCCAGAATACGTGTACCGAGAATTGCCTGCTCGATGTACGGCTTCTGTTTCAGGAACTTGTCCGAAACGCAGAAGGTGTAGAAATTCGGTGCTTGTAGGAAGTCACGATCATTGATCTTAATGTCAGACGACACCGGAGTGTCGGACGCGAGAACATCATCAATGACCTTAGAGATATCGAAGCCCGCGTTATCTTCCGGCATCAAAATAGGAGGACCGTCCAGTTCGTCTTGAACCTGACGGTAGTTGCCGATGTCAATTTCTGCGAAGTTGAACAGGCGTTCGATTGCGTCTACCTTCGATTGCTTGGTTTCGCTGAAACGAGGGCAAACGTAAATAACCGACTTGAGATTATCCTTACACTCGAAATACTTAGAGCAGCCTAAGCAGTTCTTGGTTGGTGGTGAGCCTGATAGCGTTAGCATAGTGGTTCATTCTAGAATCCTCCTGCCATCGGCTTGGCTGAATCAGTACGTGTACGCTTTGTCGCTCGAGCGCCGTCAGTAGTCATACCGATTCGCTTGTCTTTGGCGTTGTGTGTACGCACCGCTCCCTGCTTAGCCTGATGTTCGGAGTGTTTGACCAACACGCCTTCCAGCTCGCGCAATTGCGAACTAATGGCATCCGATTTGTTTGTCTTTTGCATAGTCTCTAATGAGGCTTTGGAGAGTTCGTCGATGAAGCGTTGCATGTAGCGTTTCTTCAAGGAGCGAGGGAGTGACAAGCGTTTGAGGTAGAAGAACACAACATCGAGTCGTGCCAGTTCTTTTACTACCTCTAGTACACCGCGGTCAATGTCTACGTCAATCTTCAAACCATCTGCGAGGACGGTTTTGACGTAATTAGAAGCTGCGTCGTAAGACAGCAGCGAAGGTGCTGAATTGGTCAACAAGAGCTGACTCAAATCCTTTGTGCGGCGTTCTGTCTTACGCGCCACACTCTTCAATAGTGATTCGGGAATACTCACCACGTTTTGCAGGGCGAGGCCCTCAGCCTCACGCGGCATCATACTCGCGTAATTGATTTCCAACTGAGGCATAACACCAGGCGTTCGTTTCGGCACCGGCTTAGGAGGCTTGATCGGCTCTACGGTCAGCTTGGCCTTCTTCTTTTTCTTCTTAGGTTTGTCAGCCTTCTTCGGTACACCAACCTTTGCAATGTCTTCTTCAGTGGTTTTTATTTTGACCTTGTCCTTCGTACCCTTTTTCTTTTTCTTCTGTGCATCAGGCAAAGGTGCGGGCGGAGCCGCAGGTGCGGCCCCAATGATTACTGGCTCGACGGTCTTGGCTTTCGTCTTAGGCTTCTCAGCTTGTTCTGCCAATTTCTTCTTCGACGGTTTGTAGATGTCTGATAGCACTTGCTCAGGCTCGCGCTTCTTTTTCTTTTTCTTCTTTTTGGGAGTATCAACGATCCCGAAGATGCCCTCGGGAATTTCAGTATTGACTCCGAACTTTTCAGGCTTCTTATGTTTGCTAATCACCTTAGTTCCCACTTTCTTCGTCTTCAATGAAATGACGTACTCGACGGCCATCCCTCTTTGAGAAGCCGCTGCGCCAGGCCATACGGACGACTAAATTCTTTTTAGTCTTGCCTGCCATCTTCCGATTCTTCGAGCTGATTACGCTTTTCAGGTATCCGGTTTTCGGGCAGAGGATAAGTACACCGACGCCTGACCCTTTCAGATCTACTTTCAAGCGGTCCTTCAGCTTTTCGTAGACAGGCTCGGAAAATACGAAATACATCTTGTTGGAGTATTCGAGATAGTGCCGCCATTTGGTATCGGTAGCGTAATCCTGAACACTCGATTTGATCTCGAACAAAAGTATGTGACAGCGCAGATTCAGGCAGATCACGTCTCCACGCAGCTTACCCCAGGAATTGAGGCCCAGCTCAGTGAAGCAGGAATAGCCCTTCTTCAATGCATAGGAACATGCCGCGGCCTTTAGAACATCCGCAACCTGACGCCGTTTCATCTTATTCTCTCGTTCTGACAATGATGCTACTAAATTGTCATTTTCAACGAGAAAATGAAAAGTGAGCCCCAAAGGGCAAAAGGCCAATACCCGTGAAGATATTGGCCTTGTCTATTTACAGTATCAGCGTGCGTGTGGATCAAATGATTTGTGGGTTTCGACGTATGTACGAACCTTGACCGGCATCATACCCAGGCGTACTGCCAGAGCCGTCACTACAGCATCGTAGAAGGTCGCCATCTGCGGGTAACGATTTTCTGGATTGTACCAACAGCTCTTGTCGCTGTCAAAATCAACGCCCACCCAGTTGTACCCAAACTGCACAACCGACAACTTGTGCGTGAAGCTCGTGTCCCGAGCGTTGTAGGCAATCAGCAACTGCATAGCCTCTTCATGCTGACGATTCTCTATCGGACCCGGCGTACGGCCTAGGTCACTGTAGATACGCAGAATGTCAGTTGTGGTTAGTGTTGTCATCATGTGCTTTCCTTTAAACCAACCCAAAAGAAACGCATCATCTTGCCTTGATTCGCAGGTCCCACCTCAACTTTTTTATCATGCTTGTGCCGCACAACTATCGACTGCGGATACGTCTTCATCGTAGCCGGGTCTTGTACGGAACCCTCACTAATGAGCTGTATCTCAACTTGCTCACCCGCCTTTAAGAAGATAATCATATCTTGCCTTGTAAAAAGTCACCCATCAAACGGCGAAATACCTTGACTGGATCTCGCATCGTGTGCTGCATACAGACGTCATGCGGCTCATCCTTGAACATATAGCAGTGAAGCTTCTGCTCTTCAGGCTTGGAAGCTTCAATTGCGCGCTGTGTTTTGTGATGATCGCACTCGGGACAGTTATTTGGATTTGGCACGCTTTACCTTGTCTTTCTCAAGCGCAGCTTGCAGCTTGGTGACTTGCTTCTCAAGAGCTGCGATGCGCTTGTTCGCCTTCACTAATTCCGAGTCAGCCTTTTTAGCGAAGAGTAGGGTATTCATACCCGTTGCTGTTGCAAGGCCATGGGCACCAGCACTCATTTCAACAAGCTTGCCCATGAAGTCGCAAATGTGCTTACTGGTCTCTGAGCTACGAAGGAGCGATTCATAGTAAGCGCGTTCAGCGTCCGGGATATCTTTTTTGCTCAAATGCTTTTTGCAAGTGCCCATGTCCTCAGAGGTACGAAGGCGCAAAACCTGAAGGTGCTTCAGCAGCAGCATACGAAGCTGTTGACCTTCCTGCCTCGGGTCTGCCATAACACCTTTCTTGCTTGCGGGTTTCGGGGTAGCCATGATAGATCCTTTCAGTTATTGATTGAATGTTCTGGTTGACCATAGGTTTCCCCAATGGCTATCAGCTCTACAACCTCTTGGTCGAGTTCCAAAACGTACTGGTCGTCCATGTGAAATTTGTCCTCGCCTGGATGTCCTGCCCGTACTTTGTCCTTACCTATGCGATACACGATCAGCAAAACGTGGTCGATGTAGGTTTCCGGATCGAGTTCTTCAACGAACTTGGCTATCACCAGTGTTCCGGGAACAACGTCTTTCGCTTTAAGCTTCTTCCCGTGCTCGTACATCTTGTCGAGGGCTCCAAACAGGATTTCACGCTCTTTCAGGTTTGCAATCATTTACGTCCCCACTTTGCTTTCATGTAAGTCGCAACGCCTCGCTCCGCAGCTACCAACCATTTCGGGTTGATGGACTTGAGCCTGTACGGTTCTAGCTGCAACGCATGGCCTTCGTAAACCTTTTCCTCAATTGGAAAGCTGTCGATGATGATCTTCACACAGCTAGCTAGTGCTTGGTCGCCGTACTTTACTTCTTCAACAAGATCAGTCGGTATCGATGCTGACGGCCTAGGCTTGCCTGATACCGCCTCCATCATTTCGTCACTGAGGTACGAAAGTTTATAGCGTTGATACCAGTCATGCGGCATTTGGGCTGAACGACGAGTGCCTCCATACGCTAGGGAGTGCAGTGTAGACAAACCTGTCATACGGCCACCGCTGCTGATCGGTGCCTCGCCGGCTCTAATCATGTCGAACGCACTTGACCAAGTATTGGCCTTATACCACTCAGCAGGTAGAGCCTTGAGCGTCTTACCGCAGAACTGCGCACATGCCTTGCGAATCGAAAGCGTGTAGTTACGGAGATTGAAGATACGACTGAGTGGGCGATCACGTTCCTCGATATTAGAGTTGAAGCCAGACACGCGGCCAGTAACAGTACCATGTATGTTCAAGTCCTTGCTCGAAGTGCGCCCCGTCTCAACACTAGAGAAACCGAACAGACTCCGGGGCCACTCACGCATCAGTTCAGGACTTTCAAGGTTGACCATGTTCTTCGGCAACACATAGTCTGCAAACGCCATGAGACTCTCGTAGCTCGGCTCGAAGTCAGTGCTCTCGCAATTCATCCAGGAAATTACGGAGTCAGGTTTTAGATTCATCTTGATGAACATTGCCTGCGTCAAGAAGGACATGGTCTTCGGGTGACCGCTCGGCATGGGCTTGCCGTCTATATAAAGCCAGGACATTACATGCCTCCTTTCGGTTGCGGTCCACGAATGCACTTTGTAGCCATGTTAGGCCAGATGACTGTCGCTTGCTCGCACATGAGTGCTTTCAGCTTTTCATCGTCCTTGAAAGGAGTGCCAGTCAAGAACATGGCTACGTGTTCGAGGATGATCGCGTCAGTGCAGGTATCGCCTACGCCATTGATAGCGATTTCGATTTGAACGACAGGGAACAACTGGAGGAACTGCTGGAGAAAAATTGTGTGTACGTCGAGGCCGATTGTCTCTTGAAGCATCTGACGCAATGCGTAGATGTCGTTGGTGTGTGCTTTAGCCTGACGATTTTCGAGATAAAATTTGGCGCGGACTTGCTGGCGTATCATGAGGTCTGAGAGACCTTCCTCGGTGCGTCCGTCGCGGAACAGTTCTTCAACTGTGCAGATGGGAGTCATTCTAGTTCCTTCCTTTGATTAGCCGTAGCTAATAGTTTGCATTTCACTGAAATGATTTGTGGAATGGGGAGCGCGAGGCTCCCCACCCAAGTTAGCTTACATCATACTCGACGGTCTCTTCCTTCAACGGGTCAACGTCATCGTCGCCTATCTTGGTCGTACCGCCTGAGCTACCTCCGCCTACTGAGGTATCATGTAGATCGGCAACCTCGGGGGTTGGATCGTCCATGTTCAACACTGTCATGATCTCGAAATGCTCCTTGAGATCGAAGCCGAACAACTCTTGGTCACGTGCCTTCAACTGCTTGATCGGTAGTACCTTCAAGTCGCGCTGCTCTTGCTTCGAGTAGTTCCAGATCCACGCATTGTCAGCGTGCTCCAGGATACCCTTTGAATAACGAATGCGATCGTCTTCGCTGTCCAACTGCGCCAACAGAATCACCAGGCACTTATTTTCAGCTGAAAACACCTTGCACTCGCGTGTCACCGCCGACAACACCTTCCACTGATCTGCACCATCAACACCTTCGAGCAGGCCAATGTAGTCGATTGCCAGCACTTTGAACTTGTACGGCTTCATCAACAGCAGAAGCTGCTGAATACTGAGGCCGCGTGTCGGACACATGAGCGAGTACCGACAATCGTTCTTGACACCGAACTTGTGAAACTTCTTCCACGCCTCGTGCGCCTTTTCCTTCTCCGCCGGCTTGAGACGCTTCTTGTTGAACTTCCAAAACGCTATGCCTGTCAGATTAGACAGCAAGCGGCGAGTCTCCTTCTTCGCATTCATTTCAAGAGAGACTGTAGCCACTGACACCTTGTTCAGCTTATACAGGTTCTTCATGAGGTTCATACGAGTAACTGACTTACCGCCAGATGTAGTCGCCGCGAGAAGCATAACGCCTTCGTTAGGCAAACCACCGTTGCGTTCATCGAACTCTTTGAAACCCGACTTCAACAGCAGATCGTCTTCCGGGCTCAAGGCCTGGTCGATCAAGTCAACGGCGTTTCCATCCGCACCGACTGACAAGATTAGGTCTGCCATCGACTCGCGTGACCTGGTCTGTGTCAACCTATCAGTCGTGTCGTCCAACAAGGTGTCAATGTCTACTTCCGGCTCTTTGAGCGTGTCGATGACATTTTTTGCCATGTAGTACAGGGCACGAGTCTTGCGATAGTTGTCCAGCGATTCGAGCAACTGAGCTGCTTGGTCCTGCGTCTTGAGCGGCTTCTTCTTGTACTCCCTGAGGATGTCACGAAATTCCTCGTTGAGTGCTGGGTCTTCGACTAGGTCGTCATACGACAAAATCTTTGACCGTTTGCGCGACACTGTAATGAGTCGCTTGAATGCAGCTTTTGCAGGTTCATAATGAAAGAACGATTCATCAACAGACGCCATCAGGTATGAGCTGATCTGCGTCTTACCGTTCACTTCCAGCTTCGTCTTCTCACCGCCGTTTGCCACAGCCATGGACTTAATGGCTTTGAGCTCTAAGCTCTGGCTATACAGCTTCATGATTCACCTCACGCGAGTTTCGATTGAGGTGCACTCGTCGAGGGTTGTTTCGGGGTGAACACCGGCGGCTGGAAGTGAGCGAACTCAGGATACTCCTGCATAGCCCTTTCGAGCCACTTGGTGAACTCCGGTGAGTCTTCAGTCTTCGCACGTAGGTGTACTGTGCCTGCATTGCGTTTGGCCTGCTGCGCTCGGTTGCCGTTGACTGGCGTCTTACCAGACAATGCCCAACGGCTTACGCTGTTGAACAAAGTCTTGGATGTGAGCGAGGCGACTGCACCATCGACTACCTGCCCATCGAGCATGTACTCGGTCTGCAGGAGCCATTTCAGCTGATTCAGCGTTATGCTGTTGTTACGCTCGATCGTCTTGTAGACAATGAACATAACGGTTACGTCAAACGCCCTTTCTGTAGGATGGAGAAGATTGAAGCTAAACTTCTCTTTCGCTTGCAAGGTGTCCATGATTCAAATCCATTTCATTTTCTATTTGTCGATGCTGGACGGCACTCGCTTAATATGCAAACGCGATTTGCCGGCCTTGATCGAGGGCAATGCTAGGTCCCTACGCAGCTTAAGGATGAAGGCGTTAACCTTGTCCTCGGCTACGTTCAGGAACTGACTAAGCAGTTTATTGAACTCCGTGGTGGTCAGTTTGAGCTGCACATCAACATTGTCCTCGCTCCGTGTAGCGATCTTCCTAGCCTGCAACCAAGTTGTGAACTCGGAGTCCTCGTGCCCCATTAAGAGTTTCAGGAAGCGATACTTCTTCGAGGTTTGTTGCAACCGGCTGAGAATCTCCGACACCGAAAATTCGAGCTCGAACTTCTCCAGATTGTTGGACGTGTCACCATGAACTTCATCGTAGGATGCATCCGACCCATCGACAGGCAAAGCCATCTGATTTTCGGATACCATCAACAGTGAGAATACTCGATTTTGCTCCTTGTCTGTTCCTACGCTCACCAGCCTGCCCTTCTTCAATGAAGTCTCAGCCTTGATAATGTTCATTGCATGATTGTGTGCTACACGCTTCAGGTAGTTGATAACGTGAAGTTCCGTCTTCGTGATCGGCACCATCATGTAGTACGCCTGCACAACCTTCGACAGCAGTTCGTTTTCCAAATCCCGCAGCTCAACGTTCGAGCTCTTTGCGATGAAGCGAAGTTTCTTGTAGGCCAAGAACTTGATCTTCTTATACACATCGGGATAGATTTCGTTGAAAAACAAATTGAGGCCTGATTCGGTCAACAAGTACGTCTGACTCTTGTGAACCGCCTTGGCCTCTGCCTTCATGCGCTTGCGAAACAGTGGATGTTGATTCCAAACCTGCAGCATGCGCTTTGCATCTATTACTTTGATTTTGAGTTCTGCACACAACTCCTTAACCATTTCGAGCGTGACCGACCTGTAGCGTGCGATGCGAAACAGGAACAGCTTAAGGCTCAACGAGAGGTACCTTGACTCGTGCAGCTTGAGCCGGAACTGCTTGGCACTCATACCAGTGCCTTTACAGAAAACCTTGATCTCGTCTTGATACCGGAATGCTTTCATACCCTTCGTTAGGTACGAAATGCTTACTGCGTAGATAGTGTGAAAGTCATTACTATCGAGCTCTACCCCGAAACAGCGGCAGATAGTATGGGCTAGTGAGCTAGCCTCTGAAGGTGTGGCGTTCAAGATTGCTCCTTAGTGCTATACAATATATTATTGGTCTTTATGACGTATTGGTCTAGCTGCTAAGGTTTACTCCCAATTGATCCGAACCTCGTCGTTCGTCGCTTCCTTCTTCTCCTTCTTACCGCGAAGATGTCCACGACCCATACGAGCTACGAGACTGACTAGGTCATCCTTAGCTGCCTTGTTCTTCAACGCCTTCTTGTCAATAATACCTTCCTCGACCGCTTGATCGAGAGGTATAACACCAGCTGCCCTACGCTTCAAACGTGCTTCCTCTTCCTTGATCGCCGGATCGACATAGCGATTGTTCGCAGCCATTTCGATACGCAGCTTGTTGAATCGCTCGACCGTGTACACGGTCTCGCTGTCCTTGTCGTTGATCGCGCTGATCGCTGTCGCGCCCGACTCGCCAACCACACGAATCGTATCCTTCGTAACGTCCAGAATGCGACCGACTACGAAATTACTGAAGTAGTTCGAGTTCGACGAACCCCGGAAACGAACATACACCTTCTGGAAGAACTGATAACCTTGCTTGCGCGTGTGCTTCTCACGCAAGAGCAATGCACCCAAGATTTGCAGGTCGTTCGGACTCATCTGCCCCATCATCTCGGCAACCTTTGCGAGGCTACCGAGCGCGTCTTCACGAATGAGCGTGAACACATCAGGAACATGACTGCCGCATGCCTTCGATACTGGGAGACGACCCAGGTCCGAACACCTTGTCTCAAGAATCTTAACCCTGTGAAGTCCCTCGCACGAACCACAATTGAGACTCTTCTTTGGCTTTTCTGACATTTGTTATTCCTTTACTGTGCAAAGTATAAGCGATGCAGTAATCGAACGTCTTCTCCATTGAGGAGAGCCCGAGGTCGCACTGAAGCATTTTTATATCCTCGAACGTGGACGTCTTTACTGAGGTTGTTATCGGATGGTTCCTTTCAAAACCAGCCGGAAGTGGCGTCATTAACGCCTTGACTAGAATCTCTAGCCAATGTTGGGCGCGTTGCTCATCCTCGGCGCGTTTCCAAAAGCGCTTCGGTTCACGAACCTTATTGCGACGTATCTGAGACACGAGGAACACCGCGTGGGCGTGCAACGAGTTGTGACACGTAGGGCACAATATGATCTGCAGCGAGTTGTCTCCACCTCGAGAGCGAGGCACAGTGTGATGACTGTGCATGATCGCCTCATTCTGCGTACATATCCTGCAAGGTTCGTTTGATTGGACGGCACCCATGATTACACCTTACTTGTCCGGACGTTTGGGGTTAGCAATACGCTTCGATTTCCATCCGTGCGGGTAGAACTTTTCCCGATACTCCGCGTTGTGCGGATACTCCAAGAACTCGTCAACCTGAGCCATGTCGTAGCGTGCAACCTTATCACCGATCTTTACCAGACGGCCTTTCGGGTCCTGCATGTCTTCGAGTGGGCGGCGACTGATGTGAGTCCAGCCTGTACGCTTCTCAGTCTTACCCGATACATGGTACGCATCGTCCCAGGGGAACGACCACTGACGAACCTTCGCCTTACCACCGGATGCTTTCAGCAGCGCTGCGAGCTTGCCTTTCGGCATGATCCAGAAGCAGATGATGTCTTGCAGGTTGCGAGGATTCGGCATGTGAATCTTCGTCACCAGCTCGTACTGCGTTGCACCGCGTTCGTTGATGATCGACAGCACGGTCTGTGCGTAGTCTTCCGGCTTCATCACCGGAGCTTTCTTCACAGCCTTGCGGCCCTGCTCTAGGTTTTGCTCTTCCTTATCTAGCTTCTCCTGAAGTGCCTTGCGCTTCTCTTCGAGTTTGCGTACAACGGCTGTGTTCGCGTCTTCCTCTTTGCGCAATTCCTCAATCTTCTTCAGGCGCACTTCGTTCTTGGCCAACAGCGTGCGATCAGCTGCGTCCATACGGGCTTCGCGAAGCTTGTTCAGTTGCCTGTTCAGCTTGATGTAGCGTGCTTCAGCTTCTTCCAGTGTCTTCAGAATCTGAGGATCAATGCCTGTGCGCTTATCGACCGGCAATGCCTTCTGAGCATCTTCAGCGCGCTTGAATGCATTACGCGCTGCCAACAGGAAGCCCTGTTCGTGCGATTCTTTCTCGGTCTTGTCGGCCTTGAAAATCTCACGCGAAAGCTCGCGCTCTTTGTCGGTACGACCTTTAACCAACTTCGCATTCAGTGAGCGATTCGCCTCGTCGATCTTCTTCTGAATTTCAACGATCTTCGGCAGCTTACTCTTCTTCTGCTTTTTGCGCTCTACTTTCAACTCTTCGTCGATTGCAGTAAGTTGCTCCTGCAGCTCGCCGATAATACCGCGCTTGTTCTTTGAAAACCCGCGCACGAACTTCTGACGGCCTTTGACCTGCGCTTCAATCGAAGCGTTGATAGCCGAACGCGATACAAGCATGATGATCTGTTGCTCGAAGATCACATATCGCTCCATGCCTGCATACGGCATCGGAACTTCCGTGAACGGTACGTGTGCCTTTTGAAGAGCATACGGGTTCGATGCGTTGCTCGTCTCGAAGATTGGGGCGACCGGCAAACGAATCAGTTCGTAGGGCGCTTTCAAGCTCTGAGGCAGCAAGCTACGCATTGCCCGCATACGTGCAAACCTGCGTTTGACGTCCTTCTCTTCTTGCGACAGGCGAACAATACGCTCGTTATCGCGTCGAGCTTCGCGCTCGTCCTCGTCCTCCGGCTTATCGTCCTCTTCGTCCTCGGAGTCTTCACCAGGAACAACTGCAGCTTCGACCTGGCGAATCGTGTTCGCGGCTTCCGCCAGCTTTTCCTTCCACTCCGCGTTGGCCGCGATTGCAGCTTTAGCGCGTGACTGAACGTCGGTCAGAGTCGCATCTGCTTCGACAGGCGCAGGTGCGGATACGTCGGACTCACCGGCCGAACGCGAGATGATTTTTTCAGATTCTGAGCTTAAGGATTCTACGAACTTCGGAACGAACTTCGTTTGAAGATTCGAGCAAACAGAGCGAAACTCCTTGACGGAGAGTTCCTTGGATGCCAAACCTTCGAGTAGTCCAGAGAAAGTGTTGTCGATGGAGACAAGCGCCTTCTTGGTTTGTGTGAGGCTGCGTCTCTTTTTAGACTCGGAGATGCTCTCGAGTGTTTTGCCAATTTCGCCTTTGGTGGAGGCCAAGGTGGATTGTAACACCTTGCTCTTATTGGATTTCTGGCACAGCTCAACCGTTGATAGGATGAGTGCTTGCACATTGTCCAATTGTGCGAGTACCCTACGTTTCATGTAAAACCCCTTAAGGAACTTACCCAAGTTGTAGTGACAGGACAGCTTCTATCCTGTAGGATGCGTGATCTATAACTGAAACGATCACAGATGTAAATTATCATCTTCAACATGAAAATGACAACCTAAATTTTCGCCTCAGCTTTTGCCTGGCGTTTATTCTTTGTCGTGCTGGCGCATGATTCCTCCCATGGACTGCGCCTTGTTCATACCACATATTTACAGTTTTCACTTCATTGATAAATACCGCGAATACGGTCTTGCGGCTTGGATTGACGGCTTGCTGCAATTCGATTTCCTTGTGTGCGTTGCCCACAAACGTAGTATATCACACATCAAAATCGTTGTCAACCCCATGCATTTTTGTCATGTCTGCGATGATGCAGACTCGACCAACTTTTGCACCTTTGCGTACAGTGCTGGCGACACACTTAACACCTTCGGCTCACCTTTGATCTTGTCTGTCTCAAACCCGAAGCGTTTGCTCCACTTCTTCTGAATACGCTCGTGATATTGATTACTCATCCAGCGTTTCTTCTTGTGCAGGCGTTTCGGTGTCAGCGGCTCCAACTCGACGGCAGGCATAAACCTGATGATGCGCTTGTACCCATGCGCGAACACGGGATGAACGCCTTCACTGTGAGGCCCGCATAGAGCTCGTGCGTTTGCACCAGCTATGTCTGGCTTGGTTGGAGCTTTGATGTAGTGCTTGAAGATGTGGGGTTCGGGCGGTGCGAGGATGCGAACACTCTCACCCGGCTTCGGTTGGTAGAACTTCATGGCTTATCTCCTCTTAACGAGTACGCCAAGTGTGTAGCCATCCCAGCTGTAGTGGTATGGGCCATACTCCGGGATGAGATCCGGAGCCCAAATCTCTACCTCGTCGAAGCCCTTCTTTGACTCAGGGTACTCCAACATTGCGAGTGCCGCTACAGCTGCGAGGCCGTATTCCCCAGTGCGCACTGCAACCTGCTGCTCCGGGCCGCCATTGATTTTTACATGGAAGGTGTTGAGTTGTACTTCAGATGTTGGATTCTTCTTTGGCTTAGTAGCCATGATATTCTCCTAGTGAGAAAGGTTGAAGGCTGGGGCCGAAGCCCCAAACCTTAGTGTTGCTTATTCGTCGCTGGCCTTCTTGTCCTTCTTGGACTTCTTGCTCTTCGACTTTTCCTTGGCTGTCGCAATTGCCTTGGCCTTCTTCGCCGCAGCTGCTGCCAACTGCTCTTCGATGCTGTCAATATGCTCCAGCACGTACTTCGCAGGATTCTTCTTGCGGCCTTCGTAGGTCTTGTACTCTTTCTCCAAGTCCTTGATCTTCGCAACAAGTGCCTTGTCTTCCAGCGCGCGCAATTGGCGAACTTTCAAATCAAGGATTTGGTTTGCCTGATCGACCGTGATCTTCAAACCTTTTGCAATGTACTTTGCGAGTTCATCTTCCGAGCATTCTTTCTTCAATGCCTTGAGGATGAAGTCCCGCATCTTCACTGCGAGGCGCATCAGCTCGAGCTTCGCGATCTCTTCCTTGCGCTTCTTGATCCAGTACGTACACGCATCTTGTTCGAGCTTGATGCGATAGTCGATCCAGTGCTGAATCAATGCCGGCACCGTTGTCGGACGCAGCTTCGCGCCTTCAGTGCCATCGGGGTTCAGGAAGCGATCAGTGACCTGCACACTGAAACGCCACGACGCTGAGAACGCCTCGTTGACCTTCTTGAGCGCTGTTTTGAGCGCATCGCCTTTGCACGACTTGGCGAACTGCACGACATACGCAACCTGATGTTTGTCATGCTTGTCCGAATCGTCACGCGTCTTGACCACGCCTGCAACGCCTTCAACCTTGGCGAGTACCTTCTCGATATCGCTGATCGGTGCGAACTCGTCGAAACGAATCTCGTTCCTCACATCAACATCGGTGTGCGTCGAGCGGAATGTAACAGCGCCGCGTCCGGTCTTGTAGAAGCGCTTGAACTCTTCCTTGTCGTACACAGCCTTGCCGCCGTACTTGGTAGTGAACTCCAAGTCCATGCACATCTTAGCCGTGCAAGCGCCTTCCTTGATTGCCTTGCGCACGACTGCGAGCGTAGACTTCAGACCGAAGGACGGGGTTCGAGTATTCACACCAGGCGTGATACCGAAGTTGCCGTTCAGGATTGTGTTCGGCAACAGGGCTGGCAGAATCAGCGGCTCCATCTTCGACCCGTCGTAGTTCGGGACGTAGTCGATTGTCGGCAAGTAGAACGGATCGAAGAACACGAGGTCCGAATACAGACTGAGGCGCATGTTCGTGTAACGATACGCCGCTGCGCCGTCGTTCATCGTACCCCAGTTGCCCTCGCCGTCAACGAGGTTCATCGGGGACTTGGCTGCCGTGATGATCGCTCCGTAACAGGCCATGTCACCGTGCGGGTGGTAGTTAGCGAGCGTGTCGCCTACAACCTTCGCCGACTTGTCTGCCTTGACGTTGTGCCGCAAACCCGCTTTGTGAGCCGACCACAATGCACGACGCGCAACCGGCTTCAATCCGTCAATCGACCCGAAGATCGCTCGGTCTTCGATGACCGCGATACCGTACTTGTAGTACTCCTCGTTGGCTTTGTCCTCGAGGTGCACATCAGTAACAGTCTTGGCCATCGCTACGATTGAACGCATGTCGCTGGCGAAATCAATCGGGGCGCCTTTGCCCTTCTTGACTTTCTTGGCCTTCTTCTCAGGCTTGTCGGCCTTCGCCTTTACCTTCTTGACCATCAGTTACCCCTTTTCTTTTTGCCGGCGTCTTTCTTCGCCTTGCCTTTCACGACAACCTTGGACTCATTGTCCTTGGATGCCTTCTTGACCTTCTTTTCCTTGGCAGGCTTCTCAGCCTTCGCCTGGGTCTTCTTGGTCTTCTTCGCCTTGGGCGCATCGCTAACGTCTACTTCCTCGTCAACGATCTTTTTCTTCTTGCCCTTAGCAGGCTTCTCAGCCTTCACCTTCTTTTCAGGCTTGTCGGCCTTGGCCTTCTTACCCTTCTTCTTACCCTTGCCGTCTTCCTCGTCATCCTCGCCGTCACCGTTAGCGACAACGCCCAGGAGTTGTTGACGATAGGTTGACTTCTTGCCCATCAACATCTGGAACTGCAGGATGCCGTTCTTGTCACGCGGCGGGAGGATGCGATACATGCGACGATTGTCCACATCGAATGCAATCGGCTGCATGTCTTCAGCATTGAGTTCACCCCAGCCTTTGATGTGGCGCACATCAATCTTCTCCGTGCCTGCCTGCCTGTAGACTTCCTGAACAGTCGCACCGAAGTAGACCTCGCCGTTCTTCTTGCCCATGTACTCAGGCGCCTCAAGCATGTAGATACGACCCTGCTTGTAGAGGTCTGGCAAATACTTCCAGAAGAGCGTCATCAACAGCGTGTTGATGTGGCACCCGTCAACGTCCGGGTCGGCGAGGAAAATGATCTTGCCGAACTGGATGTGGTCAATCGGATTCTTCTTGCTCAGGTCGAGACCGATGCCTGCGAAGATGCCTGCGATTTCCTTGTTCGCATTCACCTTGTCCTTGGTCGTCTCCATGACATTCAACGGCTTGCCCTTAAGGCTGAACGTTGCCTGGAACTCCTTGTGACGCGCAACCTTCGCAGTACCGCCTGCCGAATCGCCCTCAACGAGGTACAGCTCGCGTTCGGACACAGGAGTCTTGCTGTTGGAAACGTCTGCCAGCTTCGCCGACAAACCTTTCATCGCGCCTTTGACCTTCTTAATCAGCTTCTTGTCTTTCAGGAAGTCAGCTGTCTTCTTGCGAAGCTCTGCTGCCCGTTCGACGATCTGCTTCGCCAGCGATTTGTTCTCCTTGAAGAACTCTTCGAGCGCGGCCAAACACTCTTTGTAGCACTCGCCCTTGACGCGATTATCGACCAGCTTTTCCTTGGTCTGCGAATCGAACATCGGCGCATTGATCTTGTAGTTCAGCACACCGACCAGACCTTCTTTCAAGTCGGTAGGCGTGTATTGGTTCTTGCCCTTGTACGGCTTCAGCGCATCGACCAACGCCTTATACATATCGTCAGCGTGAACGCCTTCCTCGACGTTGCGAATAGTGTTCGTGAAGAACTCCATCGCAGAACCTTCAACGTCAGCGAAGTGAATCGCAAGCTCAAGTGTCTCACTATTATGAAACACGAACTTCTTGCTCATTGGCGTGGCCTTCAACTTCGCAAGACGCTTTTCGAGGTACTCACGAATGCCGACCTTACTGTACCACTCCTGTTCCTTCTTGCCGTCAAGCAGTTGGATGCGCAACCCGACGTTCATGTAGGACGTCATCTCGCACCAGTTTCTCAGCTGCTCGATGTTGACCTTCTCTTTACCGAAATACGTTTCATCAGGAACGAAACGCAGGATCGTACCGAGCTTCGGTCGCTTACCGTTCGGCATCTTCGGAGGCTTGTCAACCTTCTTGACCTTGACCTTCTCAACGCCTTTGGCGAATTTCGTGTAGTGCCAACCGCCCGCATCCTTGCGATACGTCCAAACCTCGAACTCCTTCGAGAACGCATTGGTCGCCTTGATACCGACGCCATGAGTACCGATTGCACTCTTGTATGCATCGCCTGTCATCTTGCCCGACGATTGAAGGTTTGTCAGTACGTGTGTCAACGTACTGATCTTCATCTTCGGATGCATCTTGACTGGAATACCTACACCTTCATCCTGAACCCAGTAGGAACCGTCACCCGGCACCATGATGTTGACCAGTGTGTTACGGCCTGCACGAGCTTCATCGACGCCGTTGTCACTAGGTTCGCGCACGATGGTGTTGATACCTGCCTGCCCCAGCTCACCGATATACAACGAAGGCTTCGCCTGGATCTTTTCAATGTCCCGCGTAAAGCCCGAGATGTCACTCTCGCTATACTTGCCAGTCTTTGCGACTGGCTTGTCTTTGTCTTTCTTTGCCATGTTTGACCTTGATGTGGAAACCTGCCTATTCGTAATGACGTTCACTACTGCCACCCACCCTTTACAGTTTGAGTGTCATGACCGACATTACGAATTTCGAGTCCCAAACACGCAAAAAGGGCGTACAATGTATTTCAATTGTACGCCCTTCTCCGATATGAACCTGGTTAGACGGCCGCAACGGACGACTTACCGAGCTTCTTCTTGTCCTTCTTCTTCAGGCCAAGCGCCTTGGTAGCCGCCTTCTTCAGCGCCTTCTTGGACGAACCTTCGTCTTCGTCGTCGCCGTCTTCGTCGTCTTCGTCTTCATCGCGATCCTTCGCCTTCTTGCTAGCCTTCTCGGACTTCTTGTCCTTCTTGCTCAGCTTTTCAACGACGCCTTTGCGATCCGACTTGGCCTTTTCCTTGTTGGCCTTCTTGTCAGCCTTCTTGTCCTTCTTGGACTTCTTCTCGCCTTTGGCTTTCTTGCCTTCAGCTTTGTCCTTCTTGGACTTCTTCTCGCCCTTTTCCTTCTTGGACGATTTGCCTTCGGCCTTGCCATCTTCCTTCGATGCGGCCTTCGACGCAGCCTGAACATCGGCCAGTTGCTTTTCAGCGGCGCCGGTGATCGACTTCAGTTGCTTGATGAACTTCTCCAGACCTTTGGCCGATTTGGTGAGGCCTTTCACTGCTACTTTACTCATGGCGAGTCCCTATTTTATTGAGGTTGATACTAAAATTGTTGTTGAGAGAGGCTACAAACCTGTAGCCTCCCTTGCCTACCAGGTGATACGATCAGGAATCAGTGCAACGAATTACTCGTCGTCTTCTTCTTCCCACTCTTCATCGCCGTCTTCGTCGTCGTCGCCGTCTTCGTCGTCGGAATCTTCACCTTCTTCGTCGTCGTCGCCGTCTTCGTCGTCGTCACCTTCTTCATCGCCGTCGTCGCCGTCTTCGTCGTCGTCACCTTCTTCATCGCCGTCGTCGCCGTCTTCATCTTCGTCGTCGCCGTCTTCATCTTCGGACTCTTCGTCGTCGCCGTCTTCGTCTTCGTCGTCGCCGTCTTCATCTTCGGACTCTTCGTCGTTGCCGTCTTCATCTTCGGACTCTTCGTCGTCGCCGTCTTCGTCTTCGTCGTCTTCGTCCTCGTCTTCCGACTCGTCTTCAGCTTCAGCAGCGGCTGCCTTCTTGCCCTTCTTGCCCTTGCCTTCGGTCATGACTTCACCTTCTTGCGCGGTAGTCTGAACGTCGATGTTGGCCGAGTTTGCAGGATTCAGGATGATGGTTTCGCCATCCAGGGTTACGATCTGCAGCAGGCCGCCGTCGAGCGCTTCAACCTGACCCTTGTACTGTGCCAGGGTTGTCAGCTTGTTGACAGTGATCTTGGCTTGCTCGCCGACCGCGCCGATAACGCTGACTACATCGCGCATTGCGTAGGTTGTGAACACGCCCTTGCCGCCACGACCGGCCTTGGTATGGACAACCAGGGTGTCGGTGTCGATGCTGTGCAGGATGCCGCTGACTTCAACGATGGACTTGCCAATGACTGTGACATTGGACATGAGCTGATCCGGCGATGCATTGGATGCTTCAGCCTTGTCCTTCTTGCTGCCACGTGCCTTGGTCTGCTTCGGAGCCTTTTCAGCCTTCGCTGCCTTGCCGCCGCGCTTGCCCTTGGTTTCCTTCTCAGCCTTAGCTTTCGCGCCACGCTTGCCCTTAGCTTCCTTCGCCGGCTTTTCAGCCTTCGCCTTGCGCCCACGCTTGGATTCTTTTTCAGCAGCTGCAGCCTTGCCCTTGCCCTTCTTCACTTCCTTCTCTGCTGCCTTGCCCTTGGCTTTCTTGTCAGCCTTCTTGTTTGCTGCTTTGCCTGCCTTCTTGGTCGATTGACGTGCCATTTGAAACTCCTTAGTTTAATGGGTGCTACAAAAATGAATGATTGGTACTACGATTGATTGAAACGGTTTCGAGTTGTTAGTTCTAGTTCGGCTTCAATTTGTCCTCCACGGTTACAAACCCGACGAGTGCTGTTATCGCATCGTGTGCCCTACTTTTACAGTTTCTGCGAATAACAGTTTCTGCGTCGGCCCTATTTACTCAGCCGCACCGGCGCCTGCATCGTCGCCGTCTTCAGCTTCATCTTCTTCGCCCAGCAAACGCACGAACAGGAGGTCACCGTTCGGAACCAGCAGGTCGCGATCAACGCTGGTCTTCGATTGCGGCAGCCAGTCCGAAATGTCCAGGCCGTGCAGTTCGTTGCGAGTGTACAGGACGAAACCTTCTTCTTCGATCAGCTGGCCGATCAGATCACGGGTTGCAGCATCAGCGACCGATGCAGCGTCCATCACAACAGCGAGCAGCATGTTGGTCGAACCTTCTTCGCCGCGCTTTTCGGTAACGAGCTTCAGAATGTTTTCAACCTGGCCGATGTACTTGACCGGCTCTTCTGCATCGTACAGCATGCCCGGGGCGACCGTGAAGTTCAGCACTGCGTTATGGCTGCCGATTGCTTCCGGCGCGCTGTCCGGCCCAGCGGACGGCGAATGCAACCACGAACGTACCGAAATGATGTCCTTGAGCAGGAGCGGAATTTCTTGCTCGGACTCTTCGTCGATCAGCGTGGTGACAACCGTGTTCTCGTCCGGAAGCGCATTCGCTACGGAAGCGCGAAGCGTGTCCAGGCTGTTGCGGAACGTAGCGAGCACTTCGCTGCTCTTGCCCAGGTACATCAAACGGCTGTTGTTGATCGAATCAGTAATATCCAGCGCCGCATTCAGCACGCTGCGAACGATGCCTTCGGCTGCAGGATTGGTTTCGGTCTTCTTACCGGCCTTGCGGAACGGGCTGTATAGGTTGAGCTCTTGGCCGTCCAGGTTGACACGCGACAGCTGTGCCTTCAGGCCGTGCATACGGCTGTCAGTCAGGTTGAGCGTGAACATGATGTTGGCGTTCAACGAGTGCATCGAAGCGTGCGGCGTGTTCACAACTGCTGCCGGCTTTTCGACAACCTGGACAGTCAGTTCAGTCTGCGGCGGCTGCGTGACTTCCGGCTTGTCAGTTGCAGCGGATGCTTGTTGCATCAGTTCTGCCTGGCCTTCCGGTACGATGCCCGACGAGTTGTCGAGAACAGCAGTAGTAGTTTGCGATTCGGCGGCAGCTTGTTGCTGAGCATTACCGTTCGTCTTGCCGGAAATAGCGCCCGGGGCGACGGTGTGGGTTTTCGGGTGATTTACCTGGTTCATTTGCTTCTCCTTAGTTATACGGTTGTGAAACACGTAATTACGATTAACAGCTGTTTGTTTTTCGTACCCGCATTCTTTACAGTTTCTGAAGAATGCGGATTTCGTCAACTACGCCTTATGTGCTGCAATGGCGGATTTAACGAGGATCTTCAATTCCTGTTCGTTCATGACCCTGCGGAAGGATCTGCGAAACTTCATATCGACATCTACGAACTCTTCATTGTGCCCGGATACCAGCAAATGCGAATTTTCGTGAATCGCCAGGTCGAGTAAGTCGCCGACCAAAAACGATTTATCGAAGCTTTGCGGGTTACACAGCACGAGAATATCCGAGCCGTCGCTGCTTTGTTTTACATTTAATCCCTCCGTCTCCTTTGCAAACACAAAACCTGTGACAATGCGCTTACCGTGTCGGTAGAACGCTCCCTTTTCAAAATCAATGTCAGCAACTGACTGGCCTGGACCGAACTTGTCCAGCACCACGCCGTTGTCGAACACCCACTGACAGCCGCACTGCTTACCGAACTCGCTAAACAGTGTTCCGTACACCGCTACCTTCCATGCGAAAGCCAGCGACTGAACCCAACCCTTGCGCAATGTGCTGAGAACCTGTGCGACGCTAACCGTGCCGTCTTCGCGATCCTTACCGCCACGCCCAACGGTGTTCTGAATACGAAGGTTGAAATTTTTCGGAAATGCGTCGTTCACCATGTAACGCAATTCCTCCTCCAGCGTTTCGTACTTGCCGCCTGCGATACCCAGGCCTTGCTCACCGTTACTTGCAGTTTCACGCTTTTCACTATCCAGAACTAAGGGTGCTGTGAAATTCAGCGTGATGTCTACGGTCGTGCCGCGCTTGAACGTGTGCCGATCATCAACCATCTTCTGAATCAGCTGGTTCAAATGATTGGCGTACATGCCGCGCAATGCATCCCGATTCGATGTGAGGATCTCGCGGGTATCACCTTCGAGTTCCAGCACGCCGACAAAACCCGTCGAACCTGTTCCGTACACGCGCTGCACGAACATCGGCAACCCGCGTACTGACACGATCACGTTTGACGTACCGCCCTGAGTCTCCTTGAATGAAAACATGCCCAGCGATGTAGGCACCGCGTACTCGAAGTCCTCGAACTGCGCTTTCAACTCCACGCCGTTCACCGTAATCATGCATGAACGCTGCAGCGCCATGAACGATGCGAAGCGATGCAACCTTGAGATCCATTCTTCGACCGTCCAGCCCTCGAGATCGAGTTCGACGACTGACGTTGTTCCTTCCTTCCACTGCTTGCAATGAGTGATAGTGTAATCACCGCCATTGCCCTCGACCAACTGGTCTTGTGTGCGAATGCGATACGAACGGTGCGCGAAATACAGCAGCACCTTTGCGTAACCAAACCCGCCGATACCGCCTTCGGGTTTGTATGAACCGCCCATGCTCAAGAGCTTGTTCACCAAAACGTCTTCCGTCATGCCTGCGCCATTGTCGCTGCACTCGATGTAAATCGTGCCGCGATTTTCGATCAGGCCGATCTCGAAGTCGATACGACTGGCCTTCGCGTCGTAGCTGTTTTGGATCAGCTCTCGAAACAATGCCCAACGCCAGTCGCTGTACTCAAGCTTCGACTTGGCGAAGTATTCGTTGGGTAATGCAACCTTACCAGCGCGTGTGATTTCGTTAATTGCGTTCATGTCTGCCTCCCCGATTAAGTGCGACGAAGAACGTAAGCCACAGTAACGCAATAGCGTTTCTTCCCATGCTTGCGAACCCAGTGACGGCACAGGTCCGCCGAACCTTGCTTCATGACCTTGCCGTAGAACGTATCGAGTGCGACGAATGTTTTCATAATGACCTCAACTGTTGGGTGAATTTCCTACAGGCGAATTTCAAACTACAAGCGGAGCCGAAGCTCCGCCCAAATGGACAACATACATAGGTATTCATTGAAATTCCCTACCTTTGAACCTAATGGTTCTGCGAATCATGCAGTGCAGATCCCCTACGTCTACATTATAACATGAAAAATCGGAAACGTCAACGAATACGGGGTCACGTGACCTGCAACCCCGTATGGCGCTTCAATGACAGGTTTGAAGTTTTATCACTTCATTATACCGATTCCCTTTATGGTACCTGCCACCCTAATGCATTAGTACTTAATGGTGATGCCGCACTTTTGCAGAAGGCTGTTTCAACGTCAAGCTGTGCTTCGACACCTTGCAGGAGCGACGATGCTCCGTTAAGGTCTCTAGTGCCGATGACGCAGGTTTTCTGCTTCGGCTACGAGAAGTAACAGACATTTCGTTCTGTTCCTTCAAGGGCTTTTCGCCCGGGATCGAAGTGGTCATCTCACTCGCCATTTCAAAGTCTCCCCAGGTTTCATCCGCCTCGTTCAGGATTTCCATCCCTTCGCAATCGAAGACGAAGCCTTCCTCGACCTTCTTGGCAACCGCCTTCGACAGCCTTTGCAGGACGTCGGAGATGTTATTGCAAACAGTCTCGGAGTTCTTCACGTTCAACGGCGTTGAGCGAGAATGAGTGAATGTCACTCGAGTGAGTAGGTACTGCTTAGTCTTGATGACGTATTCAGCATGAATGATGCATTTTGCTGAAGTGGTTTCGGAAATGGCACGTTTAAGAAATGCCACTCCCAGGCTGATGCGGGTATTTGCGTACATGAGGAACTCCAGGTTCAGATGTGCGCGACCCATCCCGAGGCTCCGGTCGCGCATGGACTTTTACGATGATTAACATTTTGTATTTTCTTCCTTAGTATAGATACTATCGGCTACCGCCACATCGGGGCATCGACCGCTCGGTCGCCATACCCGTGGGCTCTAGCAGTAACGGATTGTACCAACGGCTGGTTCACATCCCGTAATGAGCAATAGAGGGGATGCCGATCCTTAGTCAGTGAACGCCAGTCTTCTTCGTTATAGTCTCCAAGAGAAACGAATAGCGTTAGCTCTTTTCATCAATGACTTACTTCCAGTTCAGTAAACCGCCGCCTCGTACTGAACCTTCGTGCTGCAATCTTTAGATCGTCTTATTCGATATGGCCTCCCTTTCTTTACGGTTAATGGGTTGACTTACTTCTTCTTGCGTTTGGCCGGCTTCACCTCCTTAGGTTTGGCCGGTTTGATACGAGCGGCGTAGCGGAACTTACCGCGCACCATGAGCTTCAAGCTAAAGCTATCGAGGAACTCAGGAGTAAGCCCTGTCTCGCTGTACACGCGAGTAATCCTGAAGCCTGCCGCCACGCCCTTCTCGAAGGCGTTCAGCGTCAGCTTGCTCTTGTACCGATACTCGCCGTCCTTAGTCTTGTACTCAACGTCATACAAGGGCGCTTCGAGCTTGAAATACGGAGGTACGAGCCAGCGTGTGCCTAAAGCCTTCGCTTCAGGATGTTGAACGAAGCGCATTGCCTTGAACGACTCAGGCGGCGTTTCGTTCGTACCGACTTCAACGATGAAGTTCAACTGCGCCTTCACCAAGGTGCGAATGTTTTCGATTGAGTATTCAATACTCGCAATACCATCCTCCCTTGCTGGGCAGTATTGCTGCTCTTCGAGTTTCAGTACCCGATCAATCTTGAGCAGGTTGTCAGTGATGTACAAGATCATGTTATTACTTTTCTAGTCAGTCGATTTGATCCTGCACACGCGAGGACCAGTCTTGCGGAATGAAACAAACTTGCGCTGCTCAGACCGAACCATTAAGCGGTCGAGCTCCTTAAACGGGAACGTTACGTGCCTGAGGAAGGTCTCCTTCCCAAGCGCCTGCATCAGGCCACGCATGTCCTTTACCTTGCGCACCAGGCAACGCGGGCTGAAATCAACCTCAAGACCATCACCGATGTACGCAACCTCTGAAGAATCCTCGTAGTAGTCGTTGGCGTGAACTTCCAACGAGGCCTTGAGGTCTTCAAATTCTTCCTTTAATGCACTGAGACGCTCAATCTCAGGCAGAAGCTCTTTCATTCTTTCGACTGCCTTCTCGACCACAACCTCGGGTCGTTTGGCGCGTTGCATTCGCTCTACCCATGACTTCTTCATGATCGTCCCCTTGCGAATGAGTTAGGTTTTTGGTGCTGCAATGTCAGCGAGGACAATCGAGCGCGCCCCGTCCTTCAACCAGAAGCCGCGCCCCTCTTCAATCGGCTTCACGTAGTAGGCGAACTCAAAGTCCTGCGAGACGTCCTCGACATTGTGCAATTCAGGAATCGCATGGCGAAACGAACGCACAAATTCATTTCGCCACTGGTTCAGCGCAACCCGATGATCGCGTGTCACCATCGGTTGATGGTTGGCATCGACCGTCCACTGGCGCATCCAGCTATCAACGTGATCGCGGAACGCTGCGGTCTGACTAGGACGATCAAGGCGCACGATCTTCAACAAGCGAACGAACTGCAGACTGTTCGGATCGACGATCTGTATCCCTGCAGCTTCGGCAAAGTAATCGAGCGCGAAGTTGCGGTTGACGAAGTACGAAGCCATCAAATCTCGAATCGTGGTTGCGAGGTCCGCAGCCGTATCGTCAGGTATACCGACTGCATCTGTCTTCAGTTCGCTGAAGTGAATCTTCGGGATTGCCTTCAAGTTTATCCCACGATTGAAGAAGGACAAATAACGCTGTGAGCCATCGAGCATGTTCAGGACGATGTGTTTCATGATTGTGCTTTCTTTTTCAAGGTTGTAGAGGTCTTGCTAGAAGTTGATGTAGTACGCCGACCGACGATTGAACGCATCGTACTCCAGCGTCAACTTGTTATACCTGTTACCGAAGCGGTTCTTGTCGAACACAGCGTCGATACGATCTGGAGTGATCTTGAATTCTGTCACCACTCCTTCAGCTGCCCAAATCGGCAGCTTCTCAGACAACTTCTCATACAGTAGGTGAAACGATCCTACTGCAACACTGCACTCATACGCACCGCGCCCATTGTGCTGCGTAACACCGCGCACGTTCAGGTGCCGGCGAATGAAGGGCACCAGCGGCGCCCTGTTTGCGATGGCTTGAACTGTCATGCGAACTCCTTAGTCGCACTTGTTGCAATGATTGAGTGGCGACACTCCGTGTGGACAGCGCTGATCGCGTGTCTTGATTTCATCGACACGACGCAGCAAGTACTGGTGGTGCTGCCAGTGCGAGTACATCTGGCGCATCGCTGTAATGAGAGCGAGGAGAAACACCACGAACAGGAAGCCGTAAACCTTGTCGCCGGCCTGCCACTTCGCGTATGCAAGCGACCCCGTGATCGCGGTGAACGCGGAGGTCATAGTCACAGCGAAGCACGTAACCAAGAGGTCGAGGTCTTTGCGATTTGCTTTCATGGTCATCTCCTTAGTAGCCATGATGAACGCGCATCCGGCGAATGACAGTTGCGCGATGATTCGGGTTGTACACATCGAGTGCCGGGTCGTCTGCCGCTGCGTCCTCGTCCTCGAGCTTGCGACGCTCAACACCGCGCTGCACACCTTCGGCGTACTTCGCATGATGCTCTGTACTGGCCTCGAAAATGTTATCGAGCTTGCCTGCGTAGCCCGCTTCAAAGCCGTCAACCTCAGCCTGCTGCAAGCTGTACGCCTTGGCTTCTTCTGCGTCCTGCTTCTGACGCTCTGCCCATTCCGCAGCGTAGTACTGCTCACGCGGGAAGCCTTTCGGTGTGCACCACCAGCCTTCAGTCGGGCCGTCCTGTTCCAGCCACTGCTCAACATCAACGAAGTCCGTGATCGGACGATTTTCGTCAACGTCGTACTCGAACACCGGAATCCATTCATGCGTGGTGTACAAGTAACGCCAGAACGTGTCCTTGAAACCCGGCACCGACAGCAGCTGATCGGCTGTCAGGTGCGACGTTTGAATCACCGTGCGCTTACCCTGGTACACGATTCCCAGGTGTGCCGAATCGTCGAGGTCGAGCACCTTTTCAACCTCATGCAGCGTGTACACATGACCGCGCTGGGGATAAACCTTTTGAATCTGAACTTGAATAGCAGACATGCTGTTCTCCTTAACTGGTTGGTAAATTTCAAACAATGGGGCTTGCGCCCCGATTTCAGATGTGCGGCCGCTTCTTCTTGTCGAACTTGGCCTTCTTCACTTCTTCCTTGTCAACCTTCGGCTTCTTCTTGCCTTTGGCCTTCTTTTCCTTCTTGACCTTCTTCGGCGTGCCATCGTCGTCCGATGCTTTCGCCTTCTTCTTGTTCTTCTTCGGCTTGTCGCCGTCATCGCCCGAACCTTCGAGTTCATCAAGCGGCGTGATCTCGAAGTCTTCCTCCTCGCCTGGCTTCGGGATCAAGCCAGCCTCGCGGCCGAACTTGCGCAGCTTCTTGAAGAAGGCATAAAAATCTTCCGACGCGAGCGTGAAGCCCGATTTCGTCGGTAGCAGCTCGTCGTCATCACCGGTCTTGAACTCCCGAAGATTGACCAAGTCCTTGCCTTTGAACTCCTCGCGCTTACCTACGATTGCGGTGGACTTGTTTTTAGTGTGCTTGAATTGCATGTAGTACCCCTTATCGTGAACCTGCGATTGATCGAATCGCCACGTTTTGTCCGATTGCGCAAACCTGATGGTTCTGTGAATCGCGCAGTGCAGATCCCCTACGTCTACATTATAACATAGATTCTGCGTTTTGTCAATAAATCAACCCCTGACGGTCTAGGCTGCCAAAACCGTCAGGTTTGCAGAATCCGCGTCATACGTGGAAAGGCTCCGTATTGCGAATACGGTCGTACTCGAATCCGATCAACTTCGGCTGCGTAACGAGTGAGCATTTGATCTCTGCGTCAGCGTACAGGTCTTCCGGCAGCTTGAAGGGTATATCCTTTTGGCGCCGATGGTGGCCGATGAAATTGTCGAGGCAGTCTTCGAGTCGGGCCTTCGTCGCCTTGATCGCATCAACGTCAGTCGATGCTAACGATAGTGTATGACACTTGATGTTGCGACGAGGTATGTTGATCGAGACTTCAAATAGATGCAAATGCATAGCAGACATGGCAGTTCCTTTCTATTTTATACTGCGGCCTACGTGCTTGCGCTTCTTCGCCTTTGCTGCACGGCGTTCGTCACGCGACATAAAATCGGCTGGGCCTAACGGCTCAGTCTTCGGTTTCGGTTTAACCTCCACTCGCTCTACGTTCTGTCCTGCGATTGCGAGTGCTGCCATTTGCAGCATCAAGCTTTTAGACAAGGACGAGCGCATAGATCCAGCGCCGATAACGATGGTCTTTTTCTTTTCGTCAGTCATGTTGGGAGTACGGGTTGTTTGAAGGTGCGGGTGATCTGCGTTGGGGTTTCGCCTTGTACGTCGATGCGGAGATCAGTCATGCGGCAGACGCGGAGAACACAGCACGGGCCGACATTGACCCAGAGTACACCACGTTCATCGGTAATGATTTCAACCGTGTGACCCGGTGCCGTAATGTCGGTGTGGCAGTCCATCAATTGTTCGTCAGATGGACGTAGTAGATGATTTTGTGGCATGTGATGTCCTTTCGGAATCAAGAATGTAGGCTGCGGCCTAAAATGCAATGCACAGTTCGTATGTCTTACAGTTTTACGTCCTGTGCATGTTCTTTACAATTTTGCAGAAACCGTCAGATTGTGGGTTTCTTCGAGATCAAAGGGTTGGGAGAATCACCGCGTTCCCTCAGCTTTCGTATTCGGGTGTTCTGTTGAATCAGCATCTTACGCATATTGGCAACAGCCTCGTTGAAGGCTTTTTCAGCGTTATCGACGCGCTTACCAACACCGCTCTCTTCCAGCCAACCCCACGTCTTAGCTGAGACAATCAGGTCTTCGAGAACGGCTTCTTGCTTTTTCGAGAGCTTATCAATTGAGCGACGCACCTTGACCTTCGTTTCAGTGCGCGTGATCTTTGTAGTCATTTCTTTTCTTTCTCTCTGAGTGTGTTTGCAGCTTCGGTGATGAAAGTCTGGAACGCAAGCGATGGTCGCACGTTATGCTCTTTAACGTAATGTGCGAATCCACATGGCCACATCCACTTCATGCTGAACATGCGGATCGAAAACTCCGCACTACCGTTCTTCTTTTCGCATACGCGACACGTAGACCAACCGCGATAGAGATTTCTCCGAGCGCGGCTCTCAACTTTGGTGAGAGCCTTGAGAAATTCCTTCTTGCCAGTCCAGGCACGCTCAAGCGATATAGGCTTCGGCAATCCCTTTTCATAGCCGCCGTGCCAAAAGCCCTCGCGTAGTACAAGTTCTTTTTGCGCGATCATCAGAACCTCCTCATTCGTGCGCGAAAGGCTTTCATCGGCGTGTGATAGTCAACAGCACGACGATCCTGTTTAGGCGTTGCAGTTCCTTCTCCATCTGCTTGCGACTGCGTGTCGCCCGCCGTTTGAACTCCGTCGTTACTTGCGCGTCGTTCCCCTCGGCTGCCTGCCAACCCCATACCTGTTGAGCTTCCTCGAACTCGTCGAGCAGGCTTTGCTGTTTCCTCGTCAGGTGTCCATGTTTGTTCCCAGCCATGTTGGAGCTCCTGTGCGTACAAAAGAATCCCCAATTCAGTTGGCTCCCAGACGTTCTCGAATACGAACTTGTTCTTCTCATAGGTTGATTGAACATGCACACGCTTCTTATTCAACCACCCCTTCTTGACCATGCGGCTCAGGATGCCGCCGACCACCATGTCCTTTTTCGAGTCGGACTTGATTCGCATACTCTGCCGTCCCCAATACGAGCCGTTGATAACGCGGTACGGGTATTCATGAAGCCTATCGAAGACCATAAGTATGTCCATGATCTTCTTTTCAGCAGGCGTCATCACAAAATGCTTGGCCATATGGCCTCCCTTAGTATTCGTCAGACATCATTATGCCTTCTGCCTGTTTCAATTCAGCATACATTTCCAGCAAACGCAATGCGTTTGCCGGCGCATAACCCTTGTCGTCGTTATTGAAAAACACATAGACGCTATGAGACTTCGTCCACTGGTACAGGTGCTCTAGGTCTTCGTGCAGTTGATCGTCACTATACAGCCCAGTGTACATTCGATGAGGCCCATGGCGTCGTACATACAGGATGTCACTTGTCACTACGAGTGGTGTCTTGAACATAGACCAGTCAGCACTCACCAAGGTGGCCTCGTAGCGTTCGAGCAAGCGAAACGTGTCCATCTGAAACCAGCTAGGATGGCGCACTTCAAGTGCCACGCGAACGCCATACGCACGAGCCATGGTCAAGACCTTGCGTAATGCAACGAGGTCTTGTTGCATACGGGCCGGCAGCTGCACCAGCACCGGGCCTCGATTGTGTTCAGGCAACATTAAGAAGCCCTCGAAGAAGTAATCGAGTAGGTCAACACCTTGTGCTGTGCCTCCTTCACGAATCAATTGCTCGGTCTTGCGTCGCCCGTTACCACGCAACCTCAAACGGCGATTGTGTGTGACAGAGCGTGGAGCTTTCAGTACCAAGGGAAAGTCCTTCGGTAGCTTCTTAGCCCACGATGCAACGGTCTCGGGTCGAGGTATGTTGTAGAACGAGGAGTTGATTTCGATTGTGTTCACGCGCTCGACGATGTAGGACAAGCGGTCCTTCACGCCGGGCGGGTAAAACACGCCGTTGTCCCAGTGCCGATACTGGTAACCACTTGTGCCTACGTATAACATAAGGGCCTTTACTCTTCGTCCTCGTTAGGATCCGACTTCATTTCTTCCATCGTGATCTTCGCGAGCTCTTCAGCGGTAGCTTTGCAATCGAGAGCTTCTTGATTCGTCTTGTAGAAGATGAACCACCCACCTGCATAGTTCGGCGGGAGCAGGTACCCAAGCTCGAGTACAAAGCTGTAGCCTTGTGCAACGTGTGCCGGGACATTCTCAAAGCCGGCGTAGGGAATCGGCTTCCCTTCAATGAATGCCTTGTATATGTTGAACAGGTCGCCAGTGACCTTGAACGCCGGTTCAGAGCGCGGCCCGACTTGCAGTAGATCAGACAAACCCATCGGGCCGAACGGCTCACTTAAAACGTAATGCTCCTCGCCCATAAGCTTGATGACAAGCTCGGTGTCAGAGGCTTTGAGTAACTTATCGGGTAACATGATTCATCCTTCCTTTTTCGGTTCAAATTCCCAGTCAAGCCTGTCACGAAAGCCGCGCCCGAATATAACGAGCTGCATGGTTCGCATGAATGTTTCCTCGTCGTCGATTTTGTACCGATCAACGGCTCTGCAAATCTTGTGACGAGTAATGTGGGTCATCGCAACCTGCACATCGCCTTGATCTGTAGCGAGCAGCAGTCGATGCGGTGAGATTTCTTTCACATCGAAGCGTCTGCCTCGTTTGCAGGCATCGGATCGAAACAGGTAGGGCGGTTGCTCTACGAATGGTTTTTCAGGAGTGAGCCGCCGTGGCAGACCTTCGAGGAGTGCTTTGCTCATGCGTCACCCCATGTGCCTTGAGTGCGCTCTGCCGGTGACGGATCGTTCTCGTAATCCTTGTGTCGATCACGAATAGCCAACTTCATGTGGTGCCACCCACCTAGTACGAGGACCGCATACGGGTATGCAAAGGGCTTCCACCAATCGTCCGGTGCCCAATAGTAGTACCAAAACCATTCACGGTCATAGTGACCGCGATTGACCAGCCAGCCTATAGTACCATAGACGGCTCGCATCAGGAGCAGGAGCGCCACGATCAAACAAATGCTGACAAAAATGTGCCAGAGGCTGAACTCTTGCTGCAGCAGAAAAAAGAGAGTAGTTGTCATGCGTTATCCTTTTCTATTACGACATAGTCCTTTGAGACGATGCCCTTAGCTTTGTTACCGCGACCGTGGTCATTCCACCAAAAGATACCCGTCGCCCGCGTTTTGAAATGACCGATCACAGTTCCCCAACGACGTTCAGAAGAAGTATTGGTGAACATATCACGTATTGCTCCGAAGTTCACCTTCTTCCGGTCTACCCGCTTGGCACCTTCACTGACGAAGATATCAAGTGTGTAGTAGTCAAAGAATGGTATGCGCTTGTTCCTCTTCCGCTTCTTGTTCAACTTCTCAGGAGCTTCTGATGCTTGCACGACTTTCAGGTTGCGCGTGTTGAGCAACAAGCAGGCGCGAATCGCAGTACACAATTCCTCGGCTACGTCATTGGTCAACGCCGCATGCTGATCCTTCGGAGGCATGTGACCCATTGTATCGGCGATCATTTCGGTCAAGAACGGATACGTATGAAAGTAGGCCTTGAGCGTTTGATTGTCGATCAGCATACCGTGATCGGTAGAGCCTGCTATCTCCTCGTCGATGTATGCGGCACCCATGCTCGGTATCCACATCTTCTTTTCGTCGGCGTAGTAGAAGCTCAGCACCAGTACGCCTTGAGCATTCTGCGGCAAGAAACCTTGCTTCCGGTAGCGTAAGACGGGTCCTGAATTGACACGAGCATCGTACACCAAAGCGATGCGTCGCGTGCTAGCGGCGGTAGGTACATAAACATCTGCACCGCCTTCGTCCCGTGCGTGGGGACAGCTGTACTCGAATGCGCAAACCTTGTAAGGCAGCCTGAGGAACTTCAACGCAGGTAGCGTTGCCTTTACGTTCAAAGCATTCGGTGGAGGCAGTAGGAACTTCTTGGCGGCCATCAAGTCGTAGCAAACAGCTTGCAACTCGAAGAAGTCTTTTGGCATCTTCAACTTTGTCTTCATTAACAGAAGGAGTTTGTCCATCTGCTCCAGACAGTCAGTAACGTAGTTCATAGTAGTTCTTTTTCAAATGGGATTGGTGAAGGCCTTACTAATGGCTTGCTCGTGCCTCTTTTAAGGTGTCCTCCAGTTTCTGAAGGTACGGCTCAATTTCAGATCGGAAAGAAGCAGGAGTGAGTGGTCTCTCAATACGCAAAGGCTCTCCAACGACCTCCTTGTTTTTCAAGATGCGCTCACTCCCGTCATCGTCGATGAACACCACTCGATGTGCCAGAGCTACGTCTTGCATCGTGCATGAAAGATCGTAGTAATGAACCTGTCCTGCAGGTTTCATCCGAGCTGCCGAACGTAGGTTGTGGCGACGAATAATCAGTTCGAGGTATTTCATGGAATCTCCTGCGCATGCTGCATACGATACCTAGGGTTCTCCCACAAGGATAACTTCTCGTTCCAAGTAGGGTTCTTCAACACCCCGGTGCTTTGCGTTTCCTTGAACATCCACTGCACTGACTCCTCATAGTCTTTGCCCAAGATGGCATAGTTCTGAAGGTTGATGACCGGGTCCATGCCGCGCATAATTAACTCGGCCGTGGCATCGAGCGAAATAAACAGCGCGCGACGAATTGCGTACAAGGGTATGCGACCGCGATAAGCGCATGTGCCCATTGCTTCGAGGCTGCGCTCAGCGCTCACCTTGTGCATGTCCTTGCGGTGATCCTGCAGGAACATGCTGATTGCTTTGTCGCCTGTGACGCCTCCTTCAACCAACTGACCTGCCGCCTGGCGCAGCCACAGGATCAATACGTCTTCGTCAGCACAGAACTTGTCCTGCTCAAGAAGCTCTGTATTGATTTCGTAGATGACCGTCTTGTAGACGTCGTTTTCGTGCAGCGCCTGTTCTGCGAAGAACAACGGGTAAGCACTCGTCAAGTAGATGTGATCGGGGCTCGATTCACCAAATGCATGAGCTGGCCCGACGTTTGGGTTGCGCACACAGGTTGCGGCGATGCGCGACAAGCAGCGAGGAAGCAGTCCGTTCTCTGCAATTGAATCGTGCCGCGCAGCCGTAGTGCCGTGATAAAGGAACTTTGGAATCATTACTTCTCCTTCGACATTAGCTTATTGTGTAGCATTTATTGTTGAGAAGCTCGATCACCCGAGACTTAGGAAGAACTGCTACGCCTTGACCTTTCACAATACCGTCTCGCAAGTGTTGAATGTAGTTGCCGTATCGAGGTTCAGGTGAACGCTGCGCATCAAGGAGTTGGTGATACTCAGAGCTTCTTGAAGAGACGTCTGTAATAAGGACGTGCTGCTCCGGCCCGTAAGTTCCTTTCTCGTACACCCACACATTGCAGATAATAGTTTTGTTAGTTACTGGATCAACAACCTTGAACAGTGGATGCGTACTTTCGATCTGCGTGTTCGGTGCCAAACCTTCTAGCAGCTCCGGTGTCAATTGCTTAAAGTCTGTCATTCGACTCCCCATTCAATGCGAACGTGATTGTCGAAACAGCCGAGCAGCTTGTATGTGAGTGCAAAGAACTCTATCACTTCACGAATGCACTCAAGCTGCACCCGACCATAGTCTTGATTGACCCGAGTGCCTGCATCGACAAATTGCTCTACCAGTTTTCCAATGCGATACAAGTCGTTGAATCGAATTGAAGGTTGCAGAGGTTTCGGACAAGCCGCTTCGAGATACACATAGCGTGCCGCGTTAGGGTTGATCTTAATTTTGGTGAAATTCAAAAAGCACTCAGCATCAATCTGCTTCACTAGCACGAGATGCTCTCCGCAGTATAGGTCTGGTGGCAGCGTGGTTTGATTTACGGCTAAGAGCTTCAACGTTGTTTTCATGCTTGTCCTTCGTAGGTTGTTTGAATCGAGGCGGAAGACCCGCAGCGAGAAGTGCTTCGAGGCAGCGCCTGTTGAAGTCTCGCTTCGGAATCTTCCTGCTAATAAGTGGAACGATCACATCGAGCTGCTTTTGATTGAGGAGCGCCTCGGTGTCATTCGGCCCTTTCAGATATACGTGCAACATGACTGCCTTATGTCGGAGGGTACTCGGAGAACAAGCAACTGTTAATCTTGAACAGCAGCTCATCCACGGGTATCGTATGACCGGAACGCTTCTCAAGCTCGTCACGCAACCGAAGAAGCGAACTGACGATTGTTGGATGAGGTTGTAGCGGTTGCTCAATACGAGGTATTGTCTCTGCATTGAACGGGTCGTATCCCTCACCGGCTGCGGTCATGTCGAATGCTAGGTCGAACATGCCACGATGGGTGAAGAAGACGTAGTTTTTCGGTCCACGGTTTGCACCTGTCCATTGTGCAGGTGTCGCAGTAGTGACCTGCACGCCTTCATTTGCGAAGTCTTGGTCTGCGACACCTGCGCGGTCAATGAACACCGCCTCGTGCTCTTTGCACATCTTGATGACGAGGGCCTTGTTTGCGGGGCTCCACCCCGTGTTTGAAGCTACTCTAATACGCATCATCCCTCCTCGACCATATCAATGATGACTTCGCAACCTGCAGCGGTCAGAATGTTGCGAAGAATGTTTGCGGTAATGTCACCGGACGCCTTGTTGCGCACCACACCGTTACAGCCTTCAAACACCTCGAGGCTGTTCGTCTCGAACTTCTCATGCCCTGCTGGGTAGTTCGAGACGGTTACGCTATGTTCGTCGGTGGTTAGATAGATTCTTGGTTTTTCCATTTCTCACTTTCCTTTTACAGGAGTAACGTTGCCTTCAACGGGTGTCTCACCGATGACTGCACCGGGTACGCGCAGCTTGCATGGGACTGGCTTGCCTGTGTTCGGGTCGAGCCGTTCCTTGCCCCAGCTGCCGTTGCCGTTTGCGAAGTATTCATGCAGCGTTCCTCGCCAGCAGAACTCGTACACATAAACGGCCGCGCCAGTTGGCGACAAGTCAACGGCGCCCACTAAGCGCGGCTGTGAATCGTACTTTTGAGGGGCCGGAATCTCTTCACGACAACCGGCAAGCAGCAACGCTGCGGGAATAATGAATAACTGTTTCATTAGGCGGCCTTCTGTTTGTCACCGTCATAAACCTTGAATGCGGGAACCTTGTGTGGACGTTCCTGCGCTGGCGGCTGCTTCACTGCCTTGCCCTCGACAAAATAGTGAGGATGAATCAAGCGCGGCTGCACATCCTTTTCATACGAAGCGGGAGGTGCTGTGTACAAACCCAGCATCTTCGGCTTCATGTGAACGAGGCCGAGCGTCTCAGTTGCGTAGTCAACAGCTTCTTGAAACGACTTGAATCGGAGGATCGGATACATCAACGTGTGGTCGTCGTCCGAAATCGGTTCTCCGTCTTGCGAATGCACTGTATGCCATCCGTTGCCTGCGTCAACCTCAAGCTCGAAAAACGGCGACACGAACACGACACGGAACTTCAAGTTGCACTGATACCGAGCATTGTCCTTACGGCGACGGATGAGTGCAAGAATAAGGTGCGCGATCTTTTTCATTTGTTACTCCCTCAAAGTGAATGGTTGGTACTGGTTGGTGAATTTACTGCAGGTGAATCATTTTGGCGTTTTAGGTTTGGCGGTGATTACATTAACCTCCATTACCTTCTGCCCGTTGTGAGTGAGTGACGTTTTATGCTCGCCGTCATCCGCCCAGACGATGTGCGGGATGGCCATGCGTGTCGCAGCCTTGATACCGTCGCCTTCGAGTTTCTTTCCAGTCTCTTCCTCGATGCTGGCGATCATTGCGGTGCGCCCAAGACGGACTGCACGAATGCTTTCCTTCAACTGATCGAGACAATCATCAAGGCGATCATCTGGAATGTCGAGCAAGTCCGTCATGTAGCGGAGGACGTAGCGGTTCGGAGCGTCGTCAAATGCTGACCGTCCTGTTGCAACCTGCGCCACACCTCGATCTTCCAAGCTAGCAGGAGGAGCATTCGGTACGGCGAGCACCTGCGCCAGGCGATCTTCCCCATCTTCCCCATCTTCCTCTTCCTCCTCGATGCCCAATTCATCCAGTTCGCTCTGCAAACCGGGGTTGTAATGCTCGAAGGTTGCTGAGAGTTGCGAGATCTTCACTTCGCCGTCCACAGCATCACTTTCGTAGGTGATATGGTCAGAGTATACGCCGGTGACACGCACGTATTCAGGAGCAGAGCCTTCGCCCATGCTATTCTCGAACTCCTCTTCGGCGTCTTCAGTGAAGCTGAGGAGAGTCCCTTGGGTGACCGGCCTGCCTTTAAGCATTGTGCTTTTATTCATTTTAAACCCCTTATGGTCTGCGGCTCTTGGAGCCGATTGTTTTAACGTCGATGCCTTCTGTAACGTACTGGGCGGGACCCTTGTTATACATCGGCATCAATGATTCACTCTTTGCCTTGGTCTGTGCTGCGACCTCTGGCGATTCCTCGGCTAAGCTGCGTGGATCCATTGCCGAACGCTTCAATGCAACTGCACCTTTCACAGTGTCCTTCTTCGACTTGGCTTTACGTGCCTCCTTAACACGTTTCGCCACAACCTCGTCGATGATGACCTTCGTCTTCTTTGCCTTCTTCGGCGCCGAAGCCTGCACAGTTGATTTCAATGTTGCGTTCGACCACTTGTCCTTCAGCTTGTTCCAGCTTTGCTGTTGCTCTTCGTACTGGCGCTTCTGTTCAGCCGATTTGAACTTCTTCGGCTTCTTCATGGCGCACTCCTTAAAGTATTTCTTTGCCTTCGAGGCGATTGTTGAACTCTTCCCAGGTCAATTTGACTAGGGGCCTAGACAGATCGTTGAGAGGGCAATCGAGGATCATCTGAGTAATCGAGGATACAGCTTCGGCATAACTCAGGTTGCCGGAATCGCCACCACTGATCGCAAACGCAGCCGTGTTACCCATGCCACCGTCTGATACATCGTCACCTTCCTCAAAGGTCATCACGTTTGCCGTAATGAGGTATTGTACCAACTTGGTGAACGTTGACTGCATAAATGCATCTGCGTCTTTGATATTTACACCAGGTATGTACATGAGGATGTAGTTGTACTGGCACTTCGTGGTCTTGAGTGCAAAGCCTAAGTGAAACTCCTCAACGTCAAGCTCTTGAGTGTTATGTCGATCTTCATCGCGTATCATCGGGTTCCTTTCTTGATCTTAGTCCAGGCTTTCAGGCTTTCAGGATTTCCTTGCACTCCCTTGCCTGACAGCCCTGCCATCGAGAAGCCCACAACAGCATCAAATCCAACTGGTGCTTCACACCGTCGAGGCCGTAATGAAGCGCTGCCTTAGCCATTGCATTAGCATAGACGTAAGCGCTTGTGTTCATTTCAGGTGTTACGTTCACCATTGCGAGGCGCAAGGCGTGAATGACTTCGGGTTTGACCTGCATGAGCTTGAGCCACTCGCGCAATGTCTCGCTCATTACAACGCCGCCTTCCGGCGGGTTGAGTACAACCTTTATGTATTTGGAATGGCCGCTGTAGTTGCCGACTGCTTCGTCAGTCATGAGTTCATTGCAGACGTATTTATACGTCTCGCAGTTATGCTCAATCGTGTCTGGCCAAAGTCTTGAGTAGGCCAGCATATCGGCGTATGCGTAGAGTGTGTCGCCTACAACGTGACGTACTATCACTTGGTTGCGGCGCATGTAATCGGAGGAATGGATGGTGGGAGCACGATCTTTCGTGGAGTAGGACATTGCAGCTTCCTTCAAGTGTAAGTTGGTAGAGGTCTTACTAGCCTTGGCTTTCATCAGCGGCGGCTTCAGGCAAATACAGCTGGTTTGATCGTAGCGTATCGACAATCGACTCTACGAGTCCGACGCCGACGCCAGGTAGTTCAAGTAAACCCTTTTCAGTCATACGAAGCAGTTGTGCAATGTGCGTGATACCGTGCTTCTCAAGCGCAGTAAGCGCACGTTGCCGGAATCCGTAATCAATCAGCGGCTTGTTCAAGCGACGTGCTAGGTGCATTGGGTTCTGCACTCGGGTTTTCACAACCTGAGCATCCGGAACTCCTTCGCCAGAAGCCTGAGGCGTTTCAGCTTTCTTTTCAACCCAACCGCCGACTGGCATGTTCACGCGCAGACCATGCTGGACTTTCTCCTCGTTCACGATCTTGTCAACGTCTTCCATCGAGTGCCCGCTAATCAGGAGAGCACGTACCGAAGCGCGAAGCATTTCCTGCAATGCGTAGTTCATGTTGGATTTTTCAAACAGTTCCTTGTTGTTCATGTTCTTCTCCTAGTTACGCTGCTTGTTGGTGAAATCGTAGGGCACGCTCGCGTTGAACGCGCAACACTTCAGGATTGTTTTCACGAACCCAGTAGTCCAACTGCTCGATGTTGGGCACACCTTCGATGCGACGCGGGTGCTCCTCGTCTTTGACATATGCCCAGCCTGAAACCTTAGGCCACGGCTCCTGTCCACGTTCGATATTTACATTCTCTGCAACGTAGACGTTGACGCGGCCTGGCGTTAGGAACGAAACGCCTTTCTCGTCCGGATGTGGACGTGCTGTGGTGCTGCACATGCTGCCACTCATTTCAAAGCCCGAGTGCTTCACCAAACGATCATCAGACCGAATAAGCCTCACGAAAAACAGACGAGGCATACCCGTGTCAGCGTGCGGTTGGTAGCCGGTAATCATTACCTCGACTTCGCTACCAACCGCAGGGTTTCGCTCACGCTTCGGAAACAGTGCTATGACAGCACCGATCTTGGCGATCACTTGCCCAGGTTCACGACCTTGTAACACGGTCACTTTCATTTATACCTCCTTGTGGTTGTTGTTCAATGTTACTGATGCACCTTGCGTGTTGATTTCTTGCCGTTGCTCGCCTTCTGCATACGAGCATAACAGAAATCACCTTCCTCAACTACTTCAAGTCCGAATCGCCGGAGGAAGGATTTCTTGAATCGCTTGCTTTGTTCGGGTGCGATGCGACGTACACGAACGCCGGACTCGATTGCGTGCTTGAGTGCCTTTTCGGTCACGCCACTCTTGAATGCAACCTTGTCTTCCTTCTTGTACTGAATCGAGTATGTTTCAGGTGCTTCGGCACGCGAAGGAACATATTCAGGTACGAACATGCGAGTGCCTTCTGCGTACAGCTTGAAGTTCAAGTGCTTCGTCGGAATCTTCTCGCCCTTTTCGAGATCGAGGACGAAACGAATGCGGTTCTGGTACAGCTTCTTGATGTTGGACTTCGAGCACTTGATCGACGCCGGTGTTTCGTGATCCCCTGCTGAGAACTCGTTCTCAGCAAGCGGCAGGACTTGGTTGACTTTCAGCAGATTGTCGGTGATAAACAGAATCATGATCTTCTCCTAATGTAGTTGATGAACATTACTTCTTACTGGTCACACGAATAAACTCCGAGTGCGATCGCACTACGGTTGCTGCAATTTGAATTGCATACGATGGCGTTTCGTTGTGCCCACCACCTATCATACGCTGTCGATACTCGAACAGCATCGAACCATTTGTGACTTGCATCAAATGGCATCCCTTCTTTGGGAGCATCTTCACCAAGTACGCCAGAACCTTAGTGCCGTATGGGAACAACTCTTTGAAACCCTCGTCGAAGTAAAAATACAACGGCACTGAATCCTTATCGACGATGAACTTTCCATCTATTGCGTCACCGCTCTCCTCGTCAAACTTTGCTGCACGAAACACCTTGTTCTCAGGTGTGTTTAAGTACGTGTACAGTGCGTTGAAGAATAAGTTGAGCGAATCCGCTTCACTCAACGCGCCGACCGCTTCACGATTGGCCTTAGTACGCTTCATAAGGCCGATGCGGTGTTTAAGTTCATTGCTCTTGCTGACTTTTGCTTTTTCTGTCTTTTTCATTTTAGCTCCCCTGAATTTCGTCGAACAGCTTAAGTGCGGCTTTGTCTTCGTAAAATACCTTGCCGCATTCACACTTGATTTGAGCAGTTGCACCTAGCAGCTTCCTAGCTGGCTTCACTGTGTGCGTCCACATTCGATGTGAATCTAGCCCGTTTAATATCGCGTGTGTCGCATGAGCTAGGTTTGCCCAGATGACTTTAATCAGTTTCATAGGACCTCCTATCACGCGGGTGCCAAGCATTCGATCCTCGGGCGTGAGACCTTTATATATTCCTGAGGTCGCGCGACTGCCCCAGGATAGCCGCACACCGAAGTCCATTCAACGGCCAATTTGACAGGGTTGCAGAACCGGCCGTTCTTCTGCAATTGGATTGATGGGATCGATAGCAGCTTCACGCCGTCCTCAATCACAACTCGAATGCGAGGGTCACCTTCAACCTCGCGTCGTTTTACTCGCCAGCCTGTCTTCCGGTCGAAGCTGCATATCAAAATTCCCATAACCGTTCCTCAAATGTTAGTTGTTAGCAACAGGAGATGTAAGGACGAACGGTGCCTTATCCCTGCCTATTTTGTTACCAGATTCGTCGTAACAGAATCCATCGCGACAGTTTTCAAGAATCAACGTGCCTGTCTGTACAACCTCTCCCTTGACAGGCTCGTTGGCGCGAATGTACCAGCTCGTGATCGCCGATGCTACGAAAGCGCTCACGAACGTCAGCAGTGCGATACGTTTCAGGCGACTCATACCTTCAACTGCTCTTCAGCCCAAATCTGGCAGTCGTTCCAGGTGTACTCAAGCAAGTAGTACACGATTTCACCCATCGTGGGTTCCCCCGCCGCCTTCGCTACCTCGTCGCAGGACTCGCGGAGTGTCTTGCGGTAGAACTGAGCATAGTCAACCATGTCTGCGTAGGAGTTGTCAGGGTCGGCCTTGCGTTCAGCTTCAGACTTAGCTGAAGCTTCGGCTGAGGCGGCTTTATCGTAGGATTCTTCACGAACACGCATGGCGTCGAGAAGCATTTGAGCAAATTTCTTATTCACATTTTCTCCTTGTTAGTGAAGTCTATAACCATGCCTTATTTAACCACACGCGGCCTGAAACCTTCCAAGCACCTTGGAAAGATTTCGAGCAATTTTTCGTTGGCTTGGCGCAGTACGAAGCCTCGCATTTCAGCACGCAAACGATCATACAGCTTATTGCGATCAAAATCGTTCATGTGTGCATCGAATTGATAGTGCTTTGGAAAATTATCGACGGTCATATCAACCAGCACTAGATGCTCAGAGCTTTGTGTCGCCTGGTATAAAACTACAACTACGTTTTCGCCGCTCTTATCGGTGACGGTCAAACCCAACTGACTTCGTCCTTGTAAGATGGGTTCCGCCTTCAGCGCCAAAAGCTCAGGGTTTAACTTCAAAAACAAATCTGATGCTTCATTCGGCTCTTCGATGACGATAAGTTGATTCTCGATGCTGTGTGGCATTTCGTTACTCCTTCAAGGTTGAACGGGGCAGGTGCCCCGCTCTTTTGCGCTACAAACCTTTGCGCAGGGTTGTCATCAGTTCAATGAAGTCTTCCCGATGCTCAAGGGCAAACTTAAGCAGCTCTCGGGCGTTGCGTATACCCATGAGCTTGTTCAACGACCTCAGGTGGTCATTGATGAACGAGCGAACCCGCATCGACGAGCCAAACAGCGTCATGAGGTTGCGCAGCATTTCACAGACCGTGGTCTGCCGATCCAGGTTGAGCTGGACGGCAATCGAGTCTTGCGTATAGCCACTGATGAACAGCCTGACAACCTGATAGGCTGTCTCAGTTATGGTTATAGGCTCTGTGCTGAATGCGTGATCGAGATTGCGGTTCAGATCTTGCAATACAAACCCGTATGCCGCACCTACCTCGTGAGCGTCCACGCGATCAGCTGAGTACCGAAGTGCCGTTGACAGGATGTGCCTGTAACAGTCCTCAGTTAAAATTTTCACGATACCTCCCCAAGCTGGTGAGCCATGCTGTACCTTTCAAATGATGATTGATGAATTTCCTACTTGCGCAACCTGACGGTTTTGCGAATCGTGTGGGGCAGGTCCCCCACGCCTCGATTATAACACACATTCCCTGATTTGTCAAATCGACGGGCCAGGAACGGGCATACGTCAGAACCGTCAGGTTTGCGGAATCCATGCGACAAAGGGAGCCACGATGGGCTCCAGATGTTATTGCTTGTGTGCGAGGCGCTCGATAATGATCTTAGCTGCCTCGTAGAACGAATCAGTGTTACTCTCACGGTCGGACTCCCCGGTCGGGCCTGTCACAGTTACTACGTGTGGGTATGGATACATCTCGTGCTTATAGGCAAACGTGAACTCCCAGCCATCCGGCAGTCGATCACGCAGGAGGTCTGTTGCATCAGCAATGCGCGTCGCGGCAGACATGGTGTTGACCTCTACCAGCTTGACGCCTGTGATCTTAGCGATGAAGGCTGTCTTATGCTCTTCGGAGAGATTGGCCTGAGCTTCACGCACGTTCTTGATGAACGCATCGGCAACCTCTTGAGCGGTGTGCTCTTCATACGTGCCACCTGTTGCGCGATCATGTGCAATACGCACTTGCTGCAAGTCGCGCATGTTGTGTCCTACGATATAGGCTTCTCGCGCAATATCGCTGGTGATGATAAGAATCTTTTTCATAATCGTTTTTCTAATCGTTGTGAGACAACGGGAAGCCGCATAGGACTTCCCGTGTGTTACTTACTGCTTGATATATTCAAGGTGGTTCTGCTCGTTGCGTCCGAGCTTCGCTACCTGGAGATGGTCTTCGAGATTGTTGCGGTCATGGATATCGGACACGAAGCGGCCAAGTGCAATTCGGTCGCCACGTTCGATAGTGTTCCATGAGTCTTGTGTGAACAAATCCTTGACTTCAAACACGATTCCGCGAGGAACCATACGCATTTGGTCAAACACCTGTTTCCCCATGGCTGTGATCCCACCCTCTTCAAGAGGGACTGGTGTGTAGTCATCGAGGCGCCGCTCTTGCTCTGGAGCCACTACAACCACTGATACAGACACGTTGATTTGCACACCTTGTTGCGCTAAACTCATAGAGTTTCCTTTCACTGCACCTTAATGACGGGTGCGAAGTAGGTTGTACACGTAAGCGTGTAAGGCTTGCCGTGGTGTGATGTCCATACGGAACACTACGACCTTGGCTTGCATGGTAACGGTCATAACGCACTCTCCTTTCCTATTGAGCCGTTGAATACGTACTCGAGCTTACGGGGTCGGTACGTCCCCTTTTCGACCCGGGTCAGGTCGAAACCGAAATGATTGACGAATGGACGGCTGAACTCGTCTAACATCTCTTGACTAACGCTGCACACAGGCTTGTCACAATCGAGCTTGCGTAACATGCGTTCTGTTAAATGGATACCGATGCCTCGGGATCGGTAGACCGGATCGACGCGAATTGCCCTCAGCTTTGTTTCCTCTTCAGTGCGCTTACCCAACGCGACACCGACGATGCGATCATGCTCCTTGGCGAGTAAAAGCGTGTCATGACCTGTAAGGATGCCTGGGAGTACCTTGTTAGTCAACCAAAACTCAAAGCCTGGGTAGTAAGTGCCTAAACTCCGAAGTGTCTGAAAGGCAAGCACAGCCTCGGTTAAGGTTGTGCCCTGTTGATATGCGATCATTATCCCTCGACCTCAGCCGGAACTTCCGGCGCGACGTACACCGCAGCGTCACTGAACTCCGTGCAGTCGCTAATACTTACACGCAGGTCGTAGAACGGATGCGGATCATCAACGGTGTCCACTTGATGCGACAACCAGATATCTCCCAGGCGGGATGCGCCCGTCACACGATAGCGCCAGTTCTTATAGGTGCAGAACAGACGCTTGTCTTTGAAAAAGGGCTTGAAGAGCTCCTTAAGGCCGGCACTGAGCGTAAAGTACAGGAACATGAAGCGCGCGTACGCCTGAGAGCGCGGTCCGTAGTCGATGAAGAAGTTGACGTGCTTTTCTTCCTTGTTCTGCTTCGCGTACATGCGATCTGCAACGCTGGCCATCTTCCCATACATGGCTTCAAATGAATCGAGCACCTTGCCCCTCTCCGCCTGCGCGATCTTGAGAGTGTCGGTTGTGAGTCGATGTTCGACGATGGAACAAGCGCATTCAAGCAGATTGACGAGCGCGTTCGTGTCGAGCAATTCGAGATTGACGTATTTTTCAGTTTCAAGATGGCTGTTGTTGGCGCTGTTCATGTTTTACCTCGTCGATTTGTTCATGCAGGGTTTGAAAATCGGTCTTGAACTTACGCAGCAGATCGTGCTGCAAGTTGAAGTGCAAGAGGCTGCCGGCAGAATTGATTGCGTCCTTCCAATCGTTGCCTACGTCACCACATTCGGCGAGCATGGCTCCTGTGAAGCCGCAACGGACAACTGCATCCCAAGAGCCTCGTCCGTTCTTCACAGCCCGAAGTTTGAAGATAGCACCGATGCCGTTTTCGTCAGGAAAGTTAGATGCAGTTCTCGGGCGATTCGGGCCGTGATAAGCCTTGTCAAAAAGGTCAGCCACTTCTTGATTGGGGAATACCAAAACCTGTTTGACTGCTGGGTCGCCTTCCCAGTCATGAGCTTGCGTGAATACGAGCATGTTACCTCCTTGAGAGTTCGCGTTTGCGGCGGGCAGCTTCCGCATGTTGAGCTTCGGGTGCAGCGAGATCAATCTCGGTGATACCCAGTTCCTTTTGGTATGCGATCAAGAAGTCACCGAAGGCTTCCACCAGCGTTCGACCGCGTCCTACTTTAGGACTGCCTGGTGCACCTTTCGGCTCGACTTGAAACTGCCCTTTCGTAGGGCTTGTAACGAGTAGTTCCATAATGTCACACGATTGATGGGTTGTTGGTGAACACTCGAACCAGCTTCTTCATCGTTGCATCGAGTGAATTTTCGTTTCGCTCGCTTGGGAGTACCTCGTCAAGGGCTTCAGCGATCTCTCCCCAGGTGAGATGCACAAGCTCGGGAGCTCGAAACGATGTGCCGTTTCGTATGCGCTTTAATCGAATACCTAGGTCGCGGTAGTCAGGTTTCGCAGACACGATCTCCAGAAGCTGCTCGATTACGGCTTCGGGCTTTCGAGGTTGCGTTACACCGCGATGCTCTGCTGTCAACGTATCGAAAATTTCCCGTGCTCGATCCCGACTGCAAGTCAACTGCTGATTCAAGTAAGAGTGATACTCGGTGAACAGCTCGTCGCTTTCAATGTCTCGTTCTATCTCAGCACGGCGAAGTTCATGCACCAACATGAGGCTTCCAAGTGCTATCAGGTGGGTTGCGCGTTCACGCTCACGAATTGGTGACATTTGTCTTCTCCTTAGCTACTTCTTCACGAATTTGTTGAAGGGACTTGAAGCCATACTTTTGATGATGTTGCAGCATCCGTTCAGTGCGTTCCTCTCGCTTCAACTTACTGAACACGGCCTCGCCCGCATCGATCTCTTCCCAGGTAGCCTGATCGTACACAGGCTGCTTCTTCCAGTCAAGAGCACCGAACCATCCGATTCGTACTGCAGCCCGCATTGCAGGGTTGATGTTGTTTTCATCGCACCAGGACTCGAAGATCTGATCTGGGTTCGGTGCCCACATTACGCAATTCAGTGCAGGGAAATAATAGAGCTGCATGGTCTTGCGAGCGGCGTACTCGTTCTCAATGAACTCTTTACCGCGCAAACCCCTACGCACTCCATCTTCCCGAGACTTGTTTAGTACGTCAAAGAAGTGGCGTGTCTCTTCTTCAGTGGCTTTACGATGCGTGAGTGGCATTACCTTCTCCCAAGTTGAGACCTCCGTTATTCAAGATATCCGCAGTCATTCGCTTACGGTCATCGTCGTAGGCATCACGTACCTGCTGCCAAGGCATGATAGGGAAGTTAATGAACTTGTGATATGCTTCACCATCGAGTGGTGTGCCGTTGGGCACGTAGGTATCACGATTGCGGTACCACGTACAGTCACTAAGGTTGACGATCATCTTGGCTTTGAAGAACAAAGCGACGGGAAGATCGTCACGTTTGGCGATCGTCTGAAATGCAGCACCGCTACTGAACTCGAATGCCCAGTTGACATCCGTCTGCATACGCTCTTCGTACTTGCGTTTGCGATACTCACGCAGCTCATGATCGAACAGCATTTTAGCTGACCAGCCGACGATCAGGCCGATCAAGACTAAGCCAGCTATTCCCCACATAGACATTTGGATCATCATTTTTATTCTCCAGGTAGTAGTAAAGCGATTTCACGATTGACTTTGCGGGCGTAGCGCACAGTAGACCAAGTGCCGCTACGCAGCTGTTCTTCTCTCTCGTAAGGTGTCGCTACGAGGGTTGAGCAGACCTTAACTATGTCCTTGTTGCGATCAAGATACTCCTTCTCAGGTAGTATCGCGTCATAGTCACAGTGCGCTCGTTTGTTTGGGTTCTTCGGAGGATGAATCACGATGCGGCAATCAGGACACACCTTACGCACTATCTTATGCGCGTCTGCGTCTGCCCCAATACAGTCACCATGATGGAATTCATCCGGCTCGTACATCTTCACAAAGGCTCTGAAGGCGGTGCGCTGGTATAGCGTCATGCCCTGCTGAGTACCTGTGAAGCCGAGTATCTTGATTAGATTCAACACGGCAACCCCTTAGGTATCTTCCTCGGCGCATTCGTACACAATGCTGCGAAGTGCCTCGAAGTGCTGATGTGATGCGTATTGCTCGAGGTACTCGTCAAGCAATTTACGTACTTCATCTGCATCGAGTATTTCCTTAGGAAGGGTTTCGCGGAAACGTCTGTAGATTTCACCGGCCCGAACCTGAAGGCGTGTACTATACTCTTGCTCAGCATCTTTGCGCGCCTTAGCTTTCGCATTTAAGGAGCCAAGGAAGTCAATGATGAAGCGAGCGTCTTCGCCAGTCCATTTTACGCTATCGCCTGTATGTGAACGAATGCCCTGCACATTAGCGTAAATGAATTTCAGCTCTTTACCGCTAGCTATGATCTCGTAGTTCAGCTGAGACTGGCTCTGTTCTACAGGAAACGGGTTCCCAACTTCCCAGGTAAATAAAGCAGCGGCTTCAGGATCGAGAGCGCGTTTGTGGATTGAAGTAAATGTCAACATGATTGGCCCTTGTTAGTCAATTTCTTTCCGCGATTTCTTCCAGCCCATGCAGTCGAAAAGCTGAAGTCCGATAGGCTCTCGTGCGCTGAATGCTTTGCCTGCACGATTCTCAACTCGAATCGTCAGCTTTACCGCAAGCCGCTTTTTCAACGTCTTGGGTTGCACGTCCTTCGTAGCCATCCAACTACTTTGAGCGAGAGGCGTATAGAAGCCTCGTGCGAATAGCAAATGCATCGAGGTGATCTGGTTGTGATACTCCTTGCCCTTAGGTCCGCTGACGCTTGTAGCGATAAACCTGCGCGTCACATCGTCTTTGCGCGAACGAACAATCTTGCCGTGTATCAACAAGGACTTGGGCACTTCGCCACCCCAGTCTTTGTATTCAGCATTATTCAAATGCCTTGGCACACCACTCTTGCGCAAGATCGTAATGATCTCTGGATCGAGATCCTTGACCTGCAGCTTGAGGTTGCGATATTCGAGGATGAGCGTCTTTCCCTTGAAGATGGGTTGAATGAACACCTCCTTCGACTTGCGCTTCAACGCCTTCTTCTTTACTTCATGTGCCTCTTCAAGCCAATTAGTCGTAGTCGATGCCATTTGGATCCGCCTTAAAAGGTTCTAAGAGTGTCTGCGTTAAGCCAATCTGCGGAACGCTCAAATGTTGGAAGCAGTCTCATGTTTCATCCTTTCGGACAGGAAGGTCGACGATCTGAACTGCACTGCCGTCAACAAAGTCGCCCATCAATAGGGCTTTGCCGGCGCCTTTCGGCAAATGCGCCTCGTCAATGATGTTGATGCCGATGTCACCGAAATGAAAGTCGCCCTTAATATCCAGGCGACGGGGCTTCAGCGTATGCATGATGATCGGCGCAGCTGGCAGAGGCTCTTGAGAGGCACTGATAGCGATAATCATGTCAGCCGCACCTATGTCAGAAGGCCTCATATGTATGGCCTCCGGTTTCGGCATGAGAATCATAGGAGGCGGAGGGTTCTCCTGAAAATGCCTTACTAATCGGCTAAGGCTTTGACTAGCTGGTACGAATGTTTCGAGGCGCGCGCCCATCTTCTTGATCGAATCAAGAACTTTCAGTTGATGCGGGTATAGCTTGAAGCCTTTCGCTCTTGCACGAAGAGCTTTGCGGCGTTGATGAGCGTTCATGTTAACTCCTTATAAGAAGGCATAGCACGCCGACGCTCAGAATCAAAAAACCAAACTCGGCGCATAGAGTGATTCGAGCGAGTACTGCCGACTGCTTTGACCGGCGCACCCTCATACCTTTGCTCCAGATACAGTACATGCAAACTACGCAAGCCATCCAGGCGAAGAAGAACCAGTGCATGTGCTGAGCTACCCACGTTGGTGGGTTCACGAAGCTTGAAGCTAAGAACACCATCGTAGCATGAGTAACGAAAATGCCGATGAACAGGACGATGCGATTATGCCGCGTGATACGTCCGCTGTTCACCAGTTTGCCGATCAACAGGCCTGCACTGGTGCTTATCGCAATCCAAATCAACGACACGAAGAAGTTTGAGAACTGTTCCATTCATTACTCCTTATCGTTCGCGCCACGAGGACGGGATGCCGATGCCTTGACCGAGGTCAACGGTTTGGCGATCTTCACCCATGCTGTACAGCGGCCCGTCATCCTGAATCTCAGGAAAGCCTGCGAGCCGTACCTTGACACCTGCACCTACGCCGTTACTCGACAATGCGCCGGGGATGATTTCAATGGATTCCTCTTTCAAGAAACCTTCACGAACCATCCAGGCGCCGTCCACGTGCTGGCACTTGTCGTGCAACTCCTGCAAGCACTTCTCTTGCTTTGCAGGGTTCTCAGCGTACTTGACGAACTCCTTCTTTGCCAGATCGTAGATCATGTTGAAACGATGCAGCATCAGCGGCGTCAGCTCGCCAGTGTAGCTGATGAACGAGAAGCCAACAGGGGCATGTACCCTGCGTGGGTTGAGGCGCACACGAATCAAGTAGGAACTTTCTTTGCCCATACTGCCTCCTATTCGAGGATGAGGATGTTGAATGCCTCAACTGCCGCGTGATTGCGCAGCAGTTCAAGGAAGCTGACTCGAACTCCCGTGCGCGGTACGTGCGGGAGGACCTCGGGTGCTACGTGTCGAATGTAAATCAATACCTCCGGGTATGTCTCGACCAGCACAAGCGTTACATCGTTCATCTTGTGCTTGCCAGCTAGGTAGTCCTCGACTGTGCAGACGTCAACCTTGTCCTGCAGTTCCCAGCCGATAATGTCCCGCCGCCATTGTGTTTCGATGACCTTCGCGCACACCACACGCGACTTCGGGTGTACACGAAGTTCATTCGCCAGTGCTTGGCGTGCACCGGTCATTACGCTTGTTTTCATTACGAGCATGATTACCACTCCCCGCGTTCTTCGTCTTGCATTGCGCTCTTCGCGGTCAGCATGCGAACCATTGTGAACATTTGCTTCGGTTCTGTGAATGTGCACTGCATCGACGCCGGCTTGTTTTCAGTAGCAGCAATGACCTTGACGCCCTTGGGATGCTTGTACTTCAGCTCGGTCATGAACGAGTACATATCCGGGCCGCTGCACAATGCTGCAGCGACGTCTTCGTTCAGCGTGTGTTCTTTGCGTGTGGTGCGAACGAAGTAGAGATTGCCTCGTGAACTGCCACTACCGTCAGAGTGGGGATACTTCTTCAGCCACTCAGAGAACTCACCGCGATACTTGATTAAAATGGTGGGACGATCCTTCTGAATCCACTCTTCGTCGGGAATATCATCCGGGTCACGGCGAGGCTGGCTCAAACGAACCGGACGCTCTTCCTCGTCATCGCTGCGGTCTACGTCACCATCACCCTCGTCTTCATCGTCATACCGGGAAGAACGAGACGATACGGACTTCTCAACCTTGTTGTACGGGTCTTTACCGTCCTTCGGCTTGAAGTCATCTTCGGGGAAGCCGCAAGGGTCACCATACGGGTATGCATTGCGGATAATGTCGATCACATGGGCGATGAAGCTGTGTGGGTTGCGCCAAACATCGTGGTCGATAACCGAATCGAACAGCGTATGCGAGAAGCGATGCGAACGCGCCCTCACCAGGTACGCTTCGATCTCCTCGAACGTGTTAGCGTCATACGCATCCTTGAGAAGACGATTCAGGTATTTGTTCTTCGTGCGGTCGGTCTTACTACGGCGACCCAGCTCGTTGTACAGGATGTGCTTCCAAACAGCGGGCAAATGACGAGCGTAGAATTGCTTGAACTCCTCAGGGTCAATGACCGCGCCATGATTGAGTGTCCAGAGTGCGTCATCCTTACCGCCGACGAGTGCGACAACATGCAACGGGATGCGTTGCTCTTTCACTTCAGTGTTGATGCCGAAGAATGAAGCCATACGTGTGAAACCCGGAACACATGCTTCGCTAGCTTTGAGGATGTTCAGTGTGGTGTACATGATTTATTATGCCTTCCCAAATATAGGTTGTGAATTTCGTACAAGGTTGAAGTGGGTGTGCGCCCCTTTTTATCTAGCACACCCACTTAGTGCATCTACTGCTTACAGCTTGGCGATGTGGTCACGCAGATATGCACGAACGTCTTTCGGGTCTGCCAGGTCCCCCACGTATTCGGTGAACAAGCGGCTGCCGGTCGGCGACGAGGCGTACTTCACAGCTTCATCAAACGATTTCTGCTTGTTGCGAATGATGCGGCCGATTGCGACGTAGAAGGCCCCGAGGACTTCAAAGTTCGGTGTAGTAGGTGCTGCAACGCCAGCCAGATTGACCAGGTCGAGCGGAGGGTTGTTCTTCGCACCACCTTGAATCGCATCCGAACGAGCAGGAGCTTCTTCAGCAGCGCCGCCTGCGAGATCAGTCGTCGAGGTGTTCGCCAGGTCAACTGTCGGGTTTGCAGCGGTCGGAGGAGCGATTGCAACTGCGCCTTCACCGTTTTCCAGCTGCGTAGTCGGCAATGCGTCTGCCTGGACGGCTACTTGTGGGAACACAGCCAGGTATGCAGCGTTGTACTTCGGCGTGATTTCAGCCAGTGCCTTGGCCTTGCCGTTACGCAGGGCGCGCACGATGAACTCCTCGTGCTCTTCAGCGTTCTTGTGACCGAACTGCGCCAGGACTGCCTTTTCCATTGCCGGCCACTTCGCATGAGTGGAAGTGACGTTGAACACCCATTCAACGTCATCGACAACGTTGCTGTTTGCGATGGCGAAGATCGGGAACTTGTCTTCCGGTTTCCATTCCGGGTTCTGACGCTTCAGCCAGTTATCGACAGTGTTGACACGGGAAGTCATGGCGTGGCTGGCGCGGAGTGCTTTGATAGTGGTAAACATCTTGGTATTTCCTCTCTTAGTTATTTATGAAATGGTACTACAAGTTGTGACAGCAAAAACTACTTCGATTCTTTTTGGCAGCGATTGACCTCCTCTAACGCATCACGGCATTGCTTCTCAACACCGATGAAGTATCCGAGCATAGAGTCTTTAGCCGTGCCATTAGGCATGTGGCGCTCGACCATGCGAATGCTTTCAATCGTGTTAGTGAGTGCCTGCTTAATGATGTTGATGTTCATCTGAACCCCTCATTTCTGGCTTCGGTAACATGCCTGAGGTAATCAAAAAGTCGATGGTACGTTTCGTCTCACCCGTCGTACCGTTGATGCTGGTGTAGCGTGTCGGTATAGTTTTGCGCAAGTGTGTATCAATCTTATGCGCGAAACGCGCTAGGCCGATTACGCGATCACATGTCTGCACCTTCTTCACAACCTCGGCCTCAGTCGTCGATTCAATGAACACGAACTGCAAATGCGGGAAGCATCTTTCGATCGCTTGAGCTTGAACAGACATCATACCGATGATGCCTACCCTTGCCTTGCGCGTTTGCAAATCACGACGCTCTGTGCCCGCATAAGGTTCTTGTCGCAATGAACGCTCGATCATTACTGCGTCGCCCTGGTACATAGCGTTGCGCTGGATACCTTTGAGCAGCTCTTCCATGCGATCAAGCTGTGGCTGTTGTTGGCGTACGACCTCAGCAGCGATCAACGCGATCAACGGCTTAAATGCCTGTTCGTAGGCATTAACTTCAGCTGCTGCCGGCTCCTGAACTGGAGCGACCTCCTCTTTCTGGGATTGCGCTGCCTCTTGCACTTGCGCATGATAGTACGCTGCGGCCTCTTCCAATTGACGCTTGAAGATGCTGATCTGAAACGTCTTGCGATGCTTCCAGTTGTCGATTACAGCGTTCTGTGCGGCCTCGATATGCTTAGCACGAATGCCGTTAATTGATCCTGTGCTTGCGATCATCAGGCCAGGATTGTTTTCATCAATGTGCTTTACAACCTTGACCCAATCGCCCAACACCCAGTTGCTACGGCGCTTGACGGTTTCAGTGGTAGGAACGTTCTTCATGAGGATCTTTCTAAATGGTTGGTAAAGGTTTTACAAGTGCGTCGATTAAGGTTGACGCAAACCCAGGCGAACAACAGCTTCAAACGAGGAGCAGAAGCGCAAACGATACACATAGCTTTCGTAGAGCTTATGCACCTTAGCTACGTCTGTTTCATGTGAACAGAACGTAGCTTTGAACCAATCGAAGGTCGATTCAAGGCGGCCTGCAAGAAACTTCTGAACGTCGAACGGGCGATCTGCAAAACGATCTGCCCACAAGTCGTGCGTGTGTTTCTTGAGCTGACCGATTGGTCTTCCATCTTCAACATCGACAGCGCGTACCAGCCAGTTGTTGATACCGTCGATAAGCTGTGCTTCAACTACCAAGTACCAGGTGCAGCTTGCTGCATCATAGTAGTAACGGTTGACGTAGCGGCTATCTGCTACTGCGATTTGATTACCGGAAGGAAATCCAGCCGGGAGCCCTTCAGCAACAGGTGCTGTTGAAGAAGCGATTACGGGGTTGTGTGTGGTCTTCATCATAAATGTCCGCATGATGTTAGTCAAGTTAGTTTGAATCGACGAGGCAATCGGGTCGCGCTACCATGTTCATTATCAGCAAAGTTTCCTCTACTGAAGCGCACACAAGATAGGGCCAATTGTCTTTTGCCAAATGGCGATACGATCTGTGTAACGGGCAATGTTGTGATGTACACGTTACGTCTTTGAACTTCATGTTCACTAGTGTTTGAGCAATTTCGCCTAAACCTATGAGAGCTGCATCTCGAGTTTCAAACTCTTTGATGACGTTTGCACCGACGACCTTTCCGCCAATGATATTGGCGATTATCGCTACGTGCATAGTCATAGGATTGTATCCGGCAACCATGAAAGTCTCCTTAGAGCCAGTCAGGTGGAAGTCGATACGCACCATACTGAGTACGACACCTGTCGAGATCGAAGTCGGTGATACTGTGAAGTATGTCACCGCATTGAACGACGAATCGAGTGTGATTGTACTTACGAACCCTCAGTAAGTGGTTGTGAAACACGCTGCTCAGCAAAGTGGCGAATGTCAGCGCGTCGTGCTTGTTCTTGCAGTACAAGTTGTACAGGACTGTACTGTCCGCATCCGGTACGCTGATTTCAACACACCAGTAATCGGTGTTGTCGAAGTCGAACGCAGGTATTGGTTTGCAAACCCGTTCGATGCCTGCGTCCTTCAAGCTTGTTACAAGGTAGTCTGCTTTAACTGGAACGGTGCGAACGTAAATACGAGCGAGGTCGTTGACGATAGCGTACCAGTGAACGTACCGGCCTTGACCATCGCGTGGTGAATCTTCACCTGAAGGCGATGCAAAGCGAGTAGTAAGTGCCATGAATAAGTTTTTCATGATCGGTGCTTTCTTGTGTTAGGTTGTGGAGGTCCTACTAAACTACTAGCACTGCTGATACGCTTGTTGCATCACCAGTGCGCAAAGGTCGCGCAATTTTATGGAAGGAGAGCGAAGTTCGATGTTGAACTCCACGTTATGAAGAAACTGCATCTGCACCATTTCGGCGAAAGCGTAAAAGCCGAAACCATCCTCGAAGTGCTTATCCCATTCATGAATGATGATAGCAGCTTCATTTTCGAGAATGCTGAGTTCAGTAGTACTATGCGTTCGGATGATTGAATCGAGAATGCCTGTGCATTCAAGCGCTAATTGCGGATCAGCTTCGACTGCATTAGCGAGCAAGTAGCGAAACAGGCGCGAAAGGTTCGCGAATTTGAAGAAGTGGCTCATGGCTTGTCCTATCTTGTACTGGGTTGTAGAGGTCTTACGATGGAACTGCGTACTACGGTTTCAAGACCATGCTAAACATTAGATGGCCGTCGATCCAAGTTGTTAGGAACTCGCCTTCGATGCTGGTTGTAACAGGTATCTCAAGATTCTTACTGAGCTTTAGAGCAAGCTCTGCTGCCTTGACCCTATCAGACATGAACGCGACAACCTCGAGACTGAAGTCGTACTCAATACCTTCCTTACTGGAAACGTCTAGCTTAACAGTCACCTGATCGTCGAGGTCCGGTAGTTCGTCGGCACTAGAAATGTCCTTGACCTGAACACCTGACATGCCCAACAGGCCGACTAAACGCGATACATCCGACTTCACAGTCTGCGTGAACAGCGTTCCAAGGTCTGTCCAGATGTTGAAGTTTTGAACTTGCGCCGGGTTTGTTGCATTCGTTTCCATGATACTTCCTTTACAGTTGGTGAATTCCTTACTTGAACTTCGAGTGCCCGCATGACGGGCATTTCAAACATTCACTCAGGCTGCCGTGACTGCCTTGTCGCCAGAGCACCATCGGGCCGAAACGCCATGCTTCAACCCGCCTGTAGTCGTATGACAGCGCAACACCTACGACCATCGGTGTCTTGCAAACCTTGCAGTTAGCCACTGGCCTTCTCCTTCTTTAGGACTTGATCTGGCAAGTGATCGGGACCAACCGACACCTTCAACGCAGCGCGAATGTCGCGCAACTCAGTAAGGCATTGATCGAGTACCTCCTTTGCAACGTCAACCTTCGGCGGCGTCCTGCCCAGTGCTGCCGATACGTTCTGCAACCTCGTGATCGTACCTTCAAGGTTGCGGTATGCGGTAATGCGCTGCTTTTCAGTGTCGTACTTCAAATGCATGTACGCATCGGCGTCACTCAGTGTGTTCTTAGCCATTTGCAGGCTCCCGCATCAAGGTTTGCAGGCGGTGTTGCAGGCGACCCATATCCTTCACACACTTCAACCCGACGGCCTTCTTGCCGTTGTCGGTGAGTGCGTATTGCTCCTTGCCGACCTTTGCGACAAGACCGAGGTTGACCGCGCAACGCACTTCCTCAGGAATGAGTGTCATATCGGTGCGAAGGATTTCCTCCACCGTGGGGTTTTCATACCACGTAATGCGATCCAGAATTGCTTCGCACACCAAAATCTCGCGGGGATAAATGTCTACGAACTGGTCATTGATCTTGACGTCCATGATGTTCTCCTAACTGGTTGGTGAATTTCAAACAGTGGGGCCGAAGCCCCACAAACCTGCAATCAGTCTTGCACTATCACATCGAAGTGCAAATCGTCCTCGCCTGGGAGGTGACTAATGTTACGGTCAAACTCCGTCATGCGGTTCGGCCCGAGGTCCCACTCGTAGCCTTTCAGGGCGTAGTCATTGTCTTCGCACAATGCCCAATCGACCTTACGTTCGACGAACTCCTCGAACGCTGTCCGATCAGCGAAGAACGCAATGTTGATGTACCCGTCCCAGCCAACCGGCCACGTATGGAAGCGGTAAACGGCTGCGAACACTGCGTCGTTCGGCCACGCGATACCCAGCGTATTGCACTTGGCAACGTTCTTCATGACTGCTTGTGCTACCTGTTGTCCTACGCTTGTTGTGGTGTTCATATACTCTTTCAAGTGATGGTTGATAAATTTCCTGCCTTTGCAACCTGTGGTTTTTGACGTCCCGTGATTCCGCCCTATTGTGCAAACCTGATGGTTCTGAATGTCGCGGTGCAGGTCGTATCCACGTCTTCATTATATCATGTTTTTGGCGTCCTGTCAAATCCGACGCACAGATGAAGATAGGCGCTAAAACCGTCAGGTTTGACGATTTTGCGCCCAGGGGTCATTTCTTCGGTTGTGATGCGATACGAAACGAGTGAACTACCTCGTGTTTTTCAGGGTCGATTTTCGACGTTACTTCAACGACGATATCTGATGTCTTGAGCAGCGCCGGGTCGGCTTTCTTGACGAACAATCGCAAAGCCTTGTCCAGCGTATAGTCGCCTTTCTCTTGATTGGCGGCCACGGTTTCATTGAGGCTTTGCAGGAACGCATTCAGCGTAGCGATCCTGTAATCACCTGCAATTGATCCCGAAGTCTTGCTGTTCGGGATTTTGAAGTCACCGCTCAAGTTCAAATAGATAGGACCTTCTGTCTGCTGTGTCTTCGGCATTTGCGTTCCTCAAGATGCTATGCGGCCACAGGCTGCTTCTGTGCGGCTGCCGCAATCGTCTTGCCACGCGACGGCTTGTTCGCAGTAGCCGCCTCGACAATCGAACGAAGGTACTTCATCTCGTAGTCACTCGTGCCGAACTTCTTGCAGATCGCTTGCAATGCAGGAGTCTTACCATCGTCCTTCGATTCGCGGAATGCCTTGAATGCAGCACGATAGTTCTCACCAACTTCCGACTTGAGAATCTCTTTCAGCTTATCGCGCACACGCTTGCTGATAATGACGCCCTTGATGCCGTCAAGCATCTCCTCAAGCTTCTCGAAACTCTTGCCCTTGTACAGGTACATGGCGACTGCTTCCTTGACCGGGGTCTGGTGAGTAGCACTCGGTAAGGTGTAGAGGAATGTCATCAACGGATTCAGCAGAGAACCACGTTTGACGTTATCGGTCAGCATCGTCAGGTATTCAGCTGTCTTACGCTTGACTTCCTGCGCATCGACTTTGCAGCCTTTGCGATAAGCATTCAGATCGAGTTCCTTCTTGAGGATGAAACCCAGGCCGGCGGTCGCTGCATTGACCTCGAAGTCCAGAGGGACTATGTTTGCCAGCTCACGAATACGCAGCGGGGATGCGAACACGAATACCTGAGCGCCCTCGTACTTCTTGGAGTTCAACACCTCGACATTGCGATAGAAGTCCATCACCGTCAAGATGAAGAGGATCGGGCGTACAGGCTTTTTGCCTTCTTTCAGAATCGTACCGGATGGCACGATAGCAACTTCGGAAGAATCCTTGATTACCTTCTTGGTAGTCAAGAAGCGAAGTGCCTGATCTGGCGAGTGATTTGTAATTCCAAAACAGTGCATTTGAGCTACCTCATTAGTGTCATTGATCTATATTTACAGTTTCTTAGCTTTGCTTTTCTTCTTCACGCCTTCCTTCTTCGACTTCTTCACCTTCTTCAGGCGTTCAGTCTTCTGGAGGGATTTGGTGAGTTCTTCCACCACATCCGTCATGTTGGCGTATGGATCAGTAATCAGCTTTGATACGCCACGCTGCTTACATACAATCCACTCACTGCTACCGTTAATGTACTCGTCGTGCGGAGTAATCACGTAGATGTGCGGTACAACTTCCATAAGGGCTGGAAGGAAACGCTCGACGAAAATTTGACGAGAGACGCCATCCATGTGTGCTGTCGGTTCATCCAACACCACCATGTTCAGGCGACGCTCCTCAGGGATCAATGGAAGCAGCGCGATAAGAAACAGCAGGCGGAAACAGTCCGATTCAGCACCTGAGAGGTTCCTAACGTCTGATGCAACTCCATTACCACGGTCAACACGAATTGCCAAACCAGTCTCAGAGGCCTTGATCGAGAACGTGAACGGCTCCGCGTAGATCAAATTGCGGTAGTAGTTCATGTTTGTTTCGAGCAAGCCACAGATCTGATTTGCAACAATCGTCTTGAGGCCTTTGGTGCTGTATGCCTTGATTAGGACTTCCAGCACCTTCTTGTCTTCCAAGGCAGGCTTCAGCTTGGCTATTTCAGCCTTCACTTCTGCCAGCTCGGATGAATACAGGTCATGCTCTGATTTGTAGGCAGCCTGTTGTTCGATCACATGGCTAATTTCAGCCAGCTTCTTACGAGCAACAGTAAGAACGCCGGAAATCTTTTCGATCTCCTCTTTGACGCCTGCTATCTTCTGTTTGACAGTCTTCACCGATTTGTATTCAGCGAAGTCCGGATGCTTTTCAAGCAGCTTGTTCTTTGCCTGAACGTGCTTGAGAATGTCGGTACACAGATCGATCTGCTCGTCCAACTCGTCATACGACAAGTCTGTTTCGGCCTTCTCTTTCGGTGCCTTAGGTTTCTCGACATCCCCTAGCGAGGCGGTCAACTCGGTGTGACGTTTAATCGTCTTGAGTTGCTCCTTAGCTTCCTCGATACGCTTCTCAAGTCCGTCCTGCTCTTCCTGCAAGCCTTTCAGCTCTTCTGGATCGAACTTGATTTCCTTAGCTTTCGCACGAAGTTCTTTCAGCTGTCGATAGAGGTTTTGTGCATCTTGCTGCTTTTCCAGCTTCGGTAGTTCCTGCTTTGCCTTCTTCACCACCTTGCGAATGTTGTCCAAATCAACTTCGGACATACACGTTGGGCAACTGTTGCCTTCAAGGTGATCGTGATTCAGCAGCGATTGCAGACGAAGCGACGTGCGGTAAGATTCAATGTCCTTAGAGTAATCAGCTTCCAAGTCCACTTTGTCGGATTTGCCGACGCCGTGTTCCTCCTCAAGCTCCGTAGCAATGGGTTTGGCCTTCTTAATGATTCGGTCATACTCGGACTTGGTCTCCTCAATCTTCTCGATTCGACCCTCATTGCTAGAATGCTTGAACTCCAAGGCCTCGATCTTGCTTTCCAGTTCCTTGCGTGTAGCCTTTGGGAGCTTAATAGCATCGAGTTTCTCCTGAATGGTTTTGATCGACTTCTCGTAGGCCTTCAATAGGCCACTGTATTCTTCCCAGCGGCGAACGAGCGATTTCTGCTCTTTGAGCCAAGTGACACGCTTTGATGGGTGTTCTTTCGATGCGTACTTACTGCGAAGGTCGTCTAGCTCACGTTCAACCGTCAATAGCGTTTCGAGCAGTTGCTGAGTGTTAATCAGCTCGTACTCACGCTTCACATCCTTTTGAACTCGTTTGTCTAGGTCCTTGTACTCTTCCTTCGCTTTCGCAAGGTCTTCCTTTGATAAGAGCTTGCTTACCTTTTTGACCTTTGCGCGTAGTGTCACCAGCTTTTGCTCGAGGACGGAGAGCTTGACCTCGTTGTCCTTGATCGTTCGCAGCTTCGTGGCGAAGTACGTTCGCATATCAGCATAGCTGTCGAGTCGGAAGATGTTCGACAAGTGCTCCAAACGATTGGAGTCCGTATCCATCTGCATCAAGAACGGACGCAATGAGGATACAAAGCCGTGCGAGTAGTATTCGATTTCAGGGAGCGGGAAGATGTGCTTGCGAATGTATTCTTCCGCGAGAGGGACGGTACGGATTTCGATGTCCTTACCGTCCTTGAAAATTTGGTACTTCGAGGGTGTCTGTATGACGCGATACTGGTGGCCATCACCACCCGTTTTCAAGTCCCAAGTGATCTTGGACTTCTTTGCCAGAACTTCCTTCTTCGCTTTCTTGCGCGTTGCAGTTGGAGGTGAGGCGTAGGCAACGGTGGGGATACCTCCGAAGAAGAGGCTCTTACCCGATCCGTTGCCTGTAGGCGTAGCTGGGTCAGCATCCAAATTCGACCCACGCACAAATGTTACCGGATTCTGATTAAGCTTTGCAGACGCCTTCTTAAAGTAGACGACGTTCTCATAGCCTAAGCCTTCAATTTCAATCATGCTACTACGCCTGTATGGTTATCGTTTGTTTGCCATGCGCTGGCAGATAGCGTAAGCATTCCATGCCGCGATTGCTGCGAAAGTGGATTCTTGGTGATCCCCACCTACTGGAGTAAAGCCGCACTCCTCACACTGAACTGCACAGTGCTTTGGAACAGTATAGAGTGAGAGGCAAGCTTGATCGCAGCGTGGGCACGGCTCAAGCTTCGGTAGATTGTCCGTTGTCATCGGAATGCTCCAGGCCGATGGTGCCTTGGTCAATCATCGAACGCACATCATCGAAAGCTACGTACACGCCGTCTGCTTGTTGCTGGATAACGACCTTGCCTTCGTCTTCAAATACGGAATAACGAGGCAGGTCATTGATGGCCACCACATGGTGATCTGGGCAACTGAGTGTGCGAATGTTCTGCGCAAAGTCGTACACGTACTGATTCAGATCGTCAGGACCACCGCGTTGCGGGCGAGTCTTGAAACCGTGCTTGAGAGCAGTTTCAAGGATAGTTTCACGAGTGAGTTCAGGCTGCGTGAGAACAACTACACTAACCGTTTCCACGTCTTCCTCCCGAGCTTCCTCGACGCCAACTTCAGAGGCGATCAAGTTTTCATTGAAGCCACGATTGCCGAAATCTTCAGGAGTACCGCCGTCACTGAGCGCGTTGCGATTGACGCTCTTGAACGCATCGACGTTGATCGGGTTTTTCTGAATGTTGTCGATGATTGCGGCCATAACATCAGGCGTAGTTGGGGTCACATCAGTACCAACGTCCAGATGCAGCACTTGACGCTCTACAGGCTGAGCGGTATTCAGCATAGCATTCAGATGCATGATGCGGTCGTGAGCGGCCTGCAAAACAGAGCGCAGAGTTGTGCTATGAGCTGTCTGTTGCAGACACATATTCGCCAGCTGTTCGTTAGCGATATCGCCCATTGCGAGGGCATTCAGATTGCTATAGTCTTTTGCAGACACGGTTGACTCCTATAAAATTGAGTGTTCTAACATGAATTATTTACAGTTTAAAGGCGAAAAAGGGCCCAGGCACGTTAATGCGAGGACCCTTTTGGCTCAGTCTTCAAACGGATACAAGTCGTCGAAACGACCTTGGACGACGATCATGATGACTGCAGACATGTACGAAATGCACAGCGAGTTTTTGATCGTCACCAGGAAGGACTGTTCAGGAGGAATCAACCCCAACGCCCGTAAAGGGATTATGCAGATAAAGGCGAACGCAAAACTATCCTTTATCCACCTTGTGAAATTGGGGTTGAACTTCTTCATTCCTTGGCCTTCTTTTCCTTGAATGGGAGTATGTGCTCGATGATAAAGTTTCCGATCATTGACTGCAGCTGCACCGTCTCGTCGATACTCATTGTGTTGAAGCGATTCTCGACTTCAATCAAAGTGTACTGAAGCTTAATCAACCCGTTCAGCTTGACCTTGACGTTGTTCTCTTTGGCGATCTTGGCAAAGATCTTTGCATTGTACGGGCTGTACTTTGCAAGGCCGACTGCGTTATCGAGAAGGTATTGAATCAGCCAACGACTCTTGTTCAACAAGCCTCGTGCGTTCTGTGCTGCACGAGTCTGATGCACTACGTCTTTCAGGTCGCCATTGAGTACCGACGCCACAAAGTACGCAGATGCCTTATCGAGGTCCGCTTCACCAGCCGTCAACACCTTCGACATGATGGACTTGGCATCCAGCTTGCTGTTCTCACGCAAGGCATAGATAACAGACTCCAACATTTCGATGCCGTCGCGCATGTGACCATTCGACATGTCCGCAACCGCGCGAAGGATTTGCTTGCCGTCCTCGCGCTCTTTCAGATCGAGGCCTTCCTTCTTTGCGATATACGACAGGCGCTGCATCATCACTTCCGGCTCGATCAACTGAACAGGAAGCTTCTTGCAACGACCAACGATAGTCGGCTTCAGCTTTTCAGGATTCGTGGTGCAAAGAATCCACATTGTCCGTGTCGGCGGCTCTTCGAGAGGTTTCAGGAACGCCTGCTCTGCCTGGGTTGTCCACGCATGTACTTCGTCGATGATGAAGATGCGGAACTTGCCAATAGTCGGCATGTTCTTGGAGGATGCGATCAGCTGGCGAACATCGTCAATGCCTCGCGTTTCCGCCATGTTGATCTCTGCCAGATCAGGATGCGAGTCACCATAACGGCATGACGGGCATTCACCACACGGCTTGAATCCTTCGCCGAGATTCGAGCAGAAGAGTGTACGTGCGATGATACGTGCTGTAGTGGTCTTACCACAACCTGAGCTACCGTTGAGTAGCATCGAATTGGAGAATTTACCACTCTTCAGCATGCCCTTCACTTGAGAGACAATCGCGTCTTGGCCGACGAGATCATCAATGCAACGAGGACGATACTTGACCGCCATGCTTTCAAGCGAAATGTCGCCGCCATTCTTCAGAATGACAGAACCTTCGCCCTTGTCCTTCTTCTTTTTCTTCTTTTCGTCTTTATCTTTTGCCACAATAAACCCCTTGTTGATGTATCGAACGCTTTCTATTTACAATTCGAGAGCATTACTTGAGTCCGTCCATGCGCTTCTTCTTTTTCTTCTTGAGCTTGTTGCCGCCGTCAACGTCAACTTCCTCGTCACTGATTTTCTTCTTTTTCTTCTTGACCTCTTCCTCTTTCTTTTCACGCTTCACTTCAGCGCCACCACCCTTAACAAGGCGAGCCATCGTGATTTCGTAGAGAGATTCTACCTTCTTCGGTAGCTTACGGCCCTCGAACTTATGCGCGATGGCTTCAGCGAAGAACTCTTCAGGGCTCTTACGAGCGTAATCGGTGATGCACGCCTCGGTCTCGGACATTTCGATGAACGACGGCCAGTACTCCTTAATCGAGTCGCCGTTCTCAAGAGCCATTTCAAGGTGCTTGACATTGAGGCCATGCACTTCGTTGATGTGCTTCAGAACCTTCTTGAGGACTAGCTTTGATTCGTCATCGGCTTCTGCCTGGAACGCACGAATACTTTCTGCGCTTTCGATCTCGCCAAGGATGTCTTCGAGTTCTTTCTCCTCGATCTCTTGCAGCGTGACGTATTCATGGTACAGCTTGACCCATGCGAAGCGCATCTTGGCCGTCATCCCGCGATACCACATGCCATGAGCGTATTCGTGGAACACAATGTAGGAGAAGCCTTCAAACGTGTTCTCCGGCTTGACGCACAGGATATCAGTCTCCGCCTTCGGACGATATTTGTAGTAGCCTGCGTACTTGCCTTGCGGCTGTCGTACTTCGACTTCGGCTTTGAACATGCCGGTGACACGCAGCTTCTTCAGGTGCTCTGCAGCAACCTTCAGTTCATCCTTGAGCATCTTGATCTGGTGATCCTCAAAGAAATTGTACAGACGTACCGAACCCCAGTATGGGACGTCAAGGCGGCGCACAAGTGGCTCGATCTTCTGACCGTACACAGAACCGTTCTTGGGTCGCTTGCCCAGCACCGCCATAACGTCACTGCGTTCAAACTTGACTACCGGAGGGCTCTTCTCGTCCTTCTCCTTGTCGCGTTCGAGTACTGCCTTGAATGTGTCACCGTCAGCGAAAGTACATTTCGCCAACTCTGATTTATTGCCCACACTCAGAATAATGTAGGCGCCTTGGACAAGTTTTGTCATTTCTAGGTATCCTTTTTGCCCCACTTGGAACGTTCGTTCGCATAGAGGTCTTTGATTTGATCGTGTACTTTCTTTTCGAGAGGAATAACGACACCGCCTGGCGTCTTCCCATCGTGAAAGCGTAATTCGGGAGCGTCACTTACCAACGTGAAATTTCCCTTCTTAACGAGAAAGGGATTCTTCGCGTGCTGTTCCTTCGTGCCAGTAGTGAGCAGAATCAAAACGTCACTGATAATGTTCATAGGCTTACTTTTCGGTATCCATCCTGAAATCAGGCAGCGGAACTTTCGCAATTTGGCGTTGAAGCTGGGTAGCACTAGAGTCTCCGAAGTTACCTACTTGACTACCTCCGAGCATCAATGCCTTGAAGTGGGATTGAATGTCTCGGGCTACGTCACCGATTGTTTGAGCCGCATCAACAAGACGAATGCGGTTCATGTTCTCCTGCCAGTCGCACAGGTCCTGCAACATCCAGCGCACCTTGTCGAAAAATGATCCGGGTTCCATCTCAAACTTGTCGAGCTTAACACGCTCACCTTTAGCTACGCGATCTTCCATGCGCCGGTATGACTCACCGATCTCCATATCGAGCATGATTGTCAGATCAGGAGCGAAGCCCCGCAAGGTCCATCGTTGGAGTTCCTTCATGCGGTCAACAGGGAAACCCCGACCACCGCACTGGTACGCATAGGATGAATCAAAGAACCGATCCGAAATCACCCAGATGCCCCGCTCGAGATGCGGCTTGATTACGGTTTCAACGTGATCGACACGCGCAGTCCACATAATCATTACTTCAGTTTCAATGGGCATCTTCTCCTGGATCACCATTGCACGAAGTTGCTCTGCAAGAGGAGAGCCACCAGGTTCACGGGTGACGATGTGTTCGATGCCTCTAGACTTTAAGTAGTCTGAGGCCATTTGTATCTGTGTGGACTTGCCTGCACCGTCCACGCCTTCAAACGAAATGAATTTGCCCTTCATTATGCCCTCTTCGCAGCATAGTGCGGACCTAGAAGAGATATCAACTGGTCAGCCTGTTGTTTCGTCAATTGACGCTTTTCATCACCGAATATCAGCAACAGCTCGCCGTCGGAGAATAAGGCTGCGCGGAAGTTATCCGTGGCAGCACGAGGGATGGAAAGACCTGCGCTGCCTGACGAAATTCCCGCGGTCAGGGAATCGTCGCAAGTGCCTTCATCACCATCACTGTCTTCATTTACAGTAATGTCGGGCTCGCTAGGAGGAGCATAGGGTGCGGTGACGATCGAGCCATCGGGCATCGGACAAGACATTCCAACCTTTTCTTCTGCTGCTTTGACTTCGGCGTTCTCACGAATCAGCCGTGCGATCTCTGACTCAGTCTCGTCTTCTGTCAATTGCTCGGTAGGAAGATGGTCGAGCGGTGCTGCATCTTCAACTTCCTCGGCGTTGTACAACGGAACTCCAACACCATCGTCGGGGTAACGTGCTGCGAATGGATAGCGGTATTTCTTATTCCACTGATAGGTGTTCTCGTATCGAGTGGCACCTTCAAAACGAATGAAGTAGTCCTTACCGGGCAATTGAGAGCTGAGCTGACTGATAACACGAGCTACGTCCGTGCGTGATACGCCTGGGCACAGGGAAGTCGCACCATCAATACTCAGACGTACATCACGGTACTTGAACATCGCGCTAGCGACCTTGCTCGTGATTGCACCGCGCCGAATACCTCCGGGTTCACCTTCAGGATCAGGACGCATAGGCAATGCGGCAGTCTCACTCGGAGGAACGAGCAGCCCACTTCGCGTCTTAACCTTAGTTAAAACAGGCGTAGCCGAGGGCTTCTGCTCAGGAGGAATAGCCGCCTCGTGATTCGGCTTCGCTCGGAAGTCGGTCTTCGCGTATTCGGGTATGTCAACACCCGGTGGCATTTCAGGCTTTACACCTGACGCTGCAACAGCACGAGCGGTCAGTACAGTCCAATAAAGAACTTGACCGTTCGGTGCTGGTGAGCGAAGGATTTGAACAGAGCGCCACAGACGCCCCAAAGCCATTTTCACAGTGCTTTCATCCATGATATTGGACGCAACACCTTTCAAATGTGCCAAGGTGGTTGTAGGCTTGGCGTGCAATTCAATCAAACGTAGAACTGCGTCGTCAAACACTTCAAAATCTTCTGAGGCACTCATGTTATTCTCCCTATTAGTGAATCAGCTCCCGATCACTTAGATACGGGCGCCTTGATTTCTCCTTGGTGTTCGTAATCAACGATCTCCAAATGTGGCCATTCGTACTCAAAGAGCGAGGCCGGCTTGTCCGTGAACTTCAAACGCGGTGTCAACCTGGAGGGTGTACGTGACAGAATCTCTTCGACTTGAGTGAAGTGATCGTTGTAGATGTGACAGTCACCACCGACCCAGACAAACTCACCGGCCGCCATGTCCAGCTGATGCGCCATCATGTGTACCAGCAGCGAGTACGAAAGGATATTGAACGGCACACCGAGGAACGAGTCCGCACTGCGTTGATACAGCATACAGTCCAAGCGACGTTTTGGGATACCGATTGTGTCCATCACTTCGAGCTTCTCTTCCATCGAAGTAGCTCGCGCTGGGAAGAACGCAACCGGATCGTCGATCAAGGACAGGCGCTCCTGGAATGTCAGCTCGACCGTGTAGAACTGGAACATCATGTGACACGGAGGAAGTGCCATCTTGCTGATATAGCCTGGGTTCCAAGCGTTTACCACGATGCGGCGTGAATCAGGGCTCTTGCGTAGGATGTCTAAAACTTCGCTGATCTGATCGACTTGCACAACCCTAACAGCAGCACCAGTGTATGCGTAAGCACTTCCGTCCTCATTGAAGGACAGCGGCGTCCAGTCTTGAGTACCGACGATGCGTTGCTGAATTTCACCCGGCCAGTGGCGCCACTGAAAGCCGTAGCCTGGGCCAATGCCGCCTGTCTTCGGGTCTGCCCATTCTTCCCAGATGGTGTCCTTCTCCGACCAGTCGAGCTTGCTGTGCGCCTGATTGATTTCACGCAGGCGGTGATTGCTAGTAGAACCTTCGAGGAACCATTTCAGTTCGTCGAATACGGTCTTGGCCGGAACGAACTTAGTGGTCAGACGGGGAATGTAGCCGCCGAACAGGTCAAAACGCATCATGTAGCCGAACGCTGATCGTGTGCCAGTGCCTGTGCGATCCATCTTGTCGCGACCACGGGTGTAGATGTACCGGAGATAATCCAGGTACGGCTGTTCGAGGGCTGCTGACATTGGGTGACGCCGCGCAGTAAACTCTTTCGGGGCGTGAATAAGATTCGTCATGTGGGTCTTCCTTAGTTTTATTATGGGAACGGGAGCTCTAAGGCTCCATGTTCTTTACGACTTCGGTTTGTCCAGTGCGGCACGAACGAAGCAATCTTTCGCTTCAAGCAGTTTGCGCATGCCTGCGCTCTTCTCAGGTCCGTCCGGAAGCTCGGCTTCCATCTGCTTTGCGAGGTCGCCAATTGGCTTGCTCACAGCCTGCAAGTGCGAAGGCAAGTGCGCGTACTCGAAATACTTGATTGTAGTGCTGGGCATGATTACATCTTCCCGCTGGAGCCGAAGCCACCTTCACCGCGATCAGTTTCGGTCAGTTGGTCTTTGGCTTCAACCACTTCCCAGTTGATACGCTCGACACGGGTGATGACGCCCTGGGCGATGCGCTCGAACGGCTTGATCGTGATCGGCTCAGCGCTGTGATTGATGAAAATCACACCGATGACACCACGGTAGTTTGCGTCGATAGTGCCCGGCGCATTCAGGACCGAACCGCCGAACTTGGCAGCCATGCCACTACGCGGACGCACTTGCAGTTCGAAGCCGACAGGCATTTCAGTAGTGAGGCCGGTGCTGATGATTTGGCGCTCGCCCGGCTGAATCACCAGGTCAGTTGCGATGAATGCACGAAGGTCGAAACCGGAGTCACCGATCTTGTTGTATGCCGGAAGGAGGTCAGGATGTTCAGCGTGGATCTTGAAGCCAGGTGTCAGCTCGTTTGTCTTTGCGCGCTCGAGTGCGTTGGCGATATACAGCATCATGCCGTCAAAAAGTTTCATGTCAGTTCTTTCTTAAGTAGTTGGTGTGGATAGTTCTCCAGCACCTGTTGAAAAAGGATCTCGAAGCAGGTTTCCCAAGTAGGATTGTTACGTGCTTGTTTGATAGCTCTCTCACTTTCCCAGATGGCTATCCAAGAAAGTGCTTTTGCAAGTGTCGGCTCAAGTGTTGCCCGTTCCACCAACTTGCTTACATGAGCAGGTCCTAGCAGGAGATCGTGCTTCCGCTTTTCGATCTGTGCGTGACGTTGCTCTAGGAGAGTGTTACGTTGAAGCATCTGTTCGACAAGCTCTTCGCTGCATTTCTTGCACGAACAAATACCCCAAGTGACTTTTGTACAAAAACTCATAACATTCCTACCCTGTTGTTTAGGTCTGTTCTTCCTAAAGTATGCTTGCCCTAGCCACATCTATTTCAATGCAGCTAGTGCAGCCCGAAGCCGTTCAAGTTCAGCAAGCAGTATCCAAAACTCTTCAGGCACGTATTCGCCCATCGCAGAAGTCATCTCTTGACCCTGCGTCGAGCGCCATTTTGCGATCTGCTCATTCGAGATAACTGCTTGACTTGAATCGAGTAGCGATTGAGTGGTACTCATTTCATCCACATTTTGAATCGCCACAGGCTGTGCATGTCGGGCAGCCGTCCATGAGGATGACAGCTACTTCACCGCACTTCGAGCAAGCGGTCGCACCAGTGAGGGTACCGCCGGCAGCAACGTGTGCCTCAGTCTTCTTGGCGATGAACTCCTTCATTTCAGGAGATACTTCGTCGCTGGGCAGAAGCCCGTAACGCTTGAAGTGACGTTCAACCACCAGGCCGATCTCAGCAACAATCGAAGGAAGGTGCTTGCGGTGCTTCGACGAGAAATACCCGCCGTTCGGATCAGATACGCCTTTCAGTTCTTCAAGCAGGAACAACGGGCTACCGCCTTTGCGGAAAACTGCGCTAATCAGTAGCGTGATCGTAGCGATCCACTGGAAGCTGCTGACGTCCTTCGAGTTGATGAACACCTCGAACGGGTGCACCGATTCATGTTCCGTGTCTTCGTTCAGCGTGATGTTGTTGATCGTGACGTAGATCGCGTGGTCGATTGTCGGCGGCTTGATCTTATATGTCCAGCCAGGCAGCTCGTCCGGCCTCTTCACTGTTTCGTTCAGGGTCTGGATGTTCGCCGGTATCACCTTCGTTTGCACCACTCCCACCGATTTGATCTTCGACGAGATCTTGACTGTTTTGTCTGTCATTTACTTCTCCAGCATAAGTTAATTGTCTCTGTACGAGTGCGATTAGTTCAGCACCGTTATTACAGGGTATGGTATTGGCCAGCACAGCATCCCACTCTATGTTGACCTTCTCGGTCAACTCCCGAATCAGAGCCTCTAGACGTTCTTCCTTAGTTCCAATGTCGATGAACATATCATCTTCATTGTGAGGCGGAACGTAGTATTCAAAAGGACCGCCGCGACGAAACACCTTGGTGAGAATCATCCCACTGACTACGTCTTGATACGGTTCAGTCTTCTCTGCGAGATACAGTGCGCGTAGTAGCTCGAGGTCGTCTGAGCGAGCCACGGCAAGAAGCTGCGGCCCGCGATCCGGAACACTGGCTACCAACTCAACGAGTTGAAGCAAGACCATGGTTAGAGTTTCCCGTAATAACCTTCTTTGATCGCAGCATACAGGTTGGCTGCGGTGGACGTCTGACCTTCGTACTCGATGATCTCGTTACCGAACGCAGTGATCGAATCACCGTTGTCGAGCTCGAACACATACTGCGATTTCCGCAAGTCGTCTTCCTTAAGAAGGACGCCGACCTGGCCTTTCGGATTCGGACGATAGGTCGTGCAACCTTTGAGACCCTTCTCGTAGGCGTACATATAAACGCCCTTGAAGTCCTCGAAGGAGATGCTTTGCGGTACGTTCACCGTCTTCGAGATTGAGCTGTCGATCCACTTCTGAGCAGCAGCTTGCATGTCAACGTGCTGCTTCGGAGTCAGGTCGTCAGTGGCAACAAAGTAAGCCGGCAGCTTGTGCTCTGCGAGAGCGAGGCTGTTCATTTCGTCCACGGTCAGATCGCCATCCTCAGCTACATAGCGAACAGGCTCAGCTTGCGGGTCGACCAAGGTCTTGTATGCAAGGTATTCAAACGAGCATACCTGGATAGTGTCTTTGGCTTTCTTGCCTTGACGAATAACGCTGCGTGGGTAAGCATGAGCAAACGTAGGCTCGATGCCATTCGATGCGTTGTTACCAATCGAGAGGCTGATCGTGCCCGTCGGTGCGATCGAGCTGTGATGCGAGAAGCGGGAACCGTTTTCCGCGAGCATCTTGAGGATCAGACGGCCGTCCTTGTGGTCACGCCATGCATCGAAGTAGTGTGATTCGAGGAACAATTCACGACCAGTGTACACGCCGCTCTTCTTGCTCGCGCCGTACTTCTTCTTACCGTGGTTGCTGTTGTATTTCAAGTGCGAAGAGATTTGTTCGCGGGTGTAATGCGCTTTCAGTACAGGAGCTTCGCCCTTCTCTTTCGCTAGCGCCGCACCTTCCTCGAAGCCTGCAAATGCCAGCAAGCGGGAGATTGAATCGGTGAACGAGATAGCTGTGTCCGAACCGTAGTAGTCGCACTGCATTGCGAGAGCAGAACCCAGGCCGAGGTAGCCCATACCGTGACGACGCTTGTGTTCGATCTCGTGACGCTGTTGCGGCAACGGAAGTCCACTGATCTCGACCACGTTGTCCAACATACGGGTAAAGATGCGAGCGACTTCGTAGTACTTGTCGAAGTCGAAGCGCGATTTGTTGGTGAACGGGCTAATAATGAACTTGGTAAGGTTCAACGAGCCGAGCAGGCAGGAACCATACGGAGGCAGAGGTTGTTCGCCGCAAGGGTTCGTAGCACGCAGATGCTCAGTGAACCACAAGTTGTTGTACTTGTTGATGTGGTCGATCAGGAGGAAGCCTGGCTCAGCATGGTAGTAGTTGCTGTCCATGATAGCATCCCACAATTCGCGGGCCGGCATTTCAGCAGGCTTCTTGTTGCCTTGCTCGTCCTTCACGTAGAACTGTTCGCCGTTCCACATGAACTTCCACATCGCGTTGGTTTTAACCGCCTCGACGAACTCGTCCGTAATCAGGAGCGAGAGATTGAATTGCCGGAAGCGTCCATCTTCGCGCTTTGCTTTAATGAATGCGAGTACATCAGGATGTGTAACGTCGAACGTTGCCATCTGTGCACCGCGACGGCCACCTGCAGAGGAAACGGTGAAGCACGTCTTGTCGTAAATGTCCATGAAGGACAGTGGGCCAGATGTAGAAGCACCTGCGCCTGACACGTAAGCGCCATTCGGACGCAACGTGGAAAATTCGTAACCGATACCGCAGCCTGCCTTGAGTGTCAAACCTGCTTCCCAGTTCTTCATCAGGATGCCATCCATAGAATCGGGAATGGTATCCGACACTGTGCAGTTAATCAGGGACACTGCACGCTTGTACGCTTCCGCGCCAGCGTTAGAGAGAATGCGTCCGGCAGGAGTCGCACCCATCTGCATTGCCTCGAAGAATAGCTTGACCAGTCGCTTGCGATAGCGAAGCTTTTCACGCGACGCGAGTGCAACTGCGGTACGGTACTGCGAGGCTTCGAGGTCTTGGTCGATGATCGCACCGTCAGCGTCTCGCACACGGTACTTCTGATCCCATATATCGAAGCTGGCTTCTTGCAGCGGTATGTTGACGTATGGCGCCAAGATAATAGGCGACTTGTTGTTCTGAGTCATGCTGTTCCTCATTTATCGAAAACTACTTGCTCTTCAGCTTCTTCTTTTTCGGCTTCGGCTCATCCTCGTCTTCATCTCCCAGACGTGGCCTCAGCTTCTTAGATTTAGCTTTTGGTTCATCGGAGGTCTCAGTCTTTTTCTTCTTGACCTTGACCTCTTCTTTCTCCGAAGCCTCAACAAGTTCCAGATCAGTTTCCTGTTGCTGCTTCGCCTCAATTTCATCGTAAAGATGGAAATACGGTTTGGCTACCTTCTTGATCCCTTTGAAGATGCCCCGCGACAACTCACCTGGAATGTTCAAGCCCTTTGTAGTGGGTGTCCACTTCTTGGTCTTCTTATCGAGGAAGAACTTACGGATGCTAAGGATTGGGCGTCCTTTGTACATCTCGATCTCTACCTCGTAACGTTCCGTACGGGATTTCTGGATGATTGCTTTGTCGTTAGGCATGGGAATATACCGAAAAGGTAATGATTTCGTATAATGTTCTTTACAGTTTCGGTGCGACGTACTGAGGGCGCCAACGCGCCTAGGTCAACAGGGCAAGATGCTTTTCGAGTTCGAGCTGAAATGGATGAAGGCTGCATCCTTCGACGATTTTCAATTCCTGGGTATCCAGAACGTACCACCAGTTGATCCATGCGCGAAGGGAATCGCTGTCTACATCACGACAGTACCATTCTGTACCGCCGTATTCAGGAGTTTCTTCGACCAGCCCGGCGCGCTCTTTTGCCTGTTCGACCGTATCACCGGACCCGATCAGGTCACGAAGTCCACCGAGAGGATAACACGTAGCACCAGCAAATAGGAGGAATCGTTTCATGTCTGGCCTAGTGAGTAATGAGGATATTGCGCGGCGTATGAGCCACACGCTTAATAAAATTTCGTGCCTCCACTACATCCTCGAGGAGGCGCTGTATCACCACCTTCTTGCAGTCAGGGTTGGTCACTTCAGGCAAGCCGAGCGCGATTCGGTGATATTTAAGCACCAAGTCCATTACGTGGACTGGCGAATTGGCTAACGCCTTTTCTGCGGTTTTGATGGTTGGGCTGTAGATGAACTCACGCTCGTCCTCAACTTCTCCGAACATACTGCACAACAGGATGACCAGCTGGATCGGGCGGGCGCCTGTGAGTTCAAGACTTCCGGATTGCATTTTCATGTTTTTCTCCTCAGATTTTCTTGATTGATTTTGCGACGATGTGCGCAGGGGTGCGCGATTGCGCGAAAGGGGGCGGGGGTCGCGACGCGACGCGCGGCGGCAGAAAGTTTTCCAT